ATACCACAACGCAATCAGTGATGATAATCGTGATGGTTTAAAAAGTTTGCAAATGGCCTAGTTTAGCAGCGAAATATCTATTAAAATAGATATACGTTCAACGATCATCTCCTGGCGGGAGAGTAGATCCACAAGCTAATGGTGGAAGAAAAATACTGGCCCTATATCAGAAATAGGGAAGACATATGATCTAGTCACTCCTTGTAATGAGGGTGGAATGGAATTGACCATCTGATATTGAGTTGCGTCAATATCAAAAGACAACGGTTATGGATTATCAGTAATTGGTAAATTATTAGAAACTCAAGTTAAGCGTAATTTATATTATGAAATTAAGGATAGAGTTCTTGAAGAAACTACAGATGGTAATAGAATTATTAGAAATAAACGTAAAACAAAAGTATATGGTCTTACATCAACAAATATAGTTCGTGATCATCTTATAGAAATTCTTAGAGAACGTGTAAACTATCATAAAGATAAATTTATATCTCCTTCTATATACCAAGAAATGAGAGGATTGGAAGTAAAGCGTAATGGTAAAGTAGAACATTCTGATACCACACACGATGACCAAATATTCTCCTATCTTGTAGCATTATATGTTTGGTATGAAGGAAAGAATTTAAAAGAGAACTTCGGAATTATAAAATCTAGTATTAAAACTGAAGATGATATTGATGAAGTTCTTGATATGGGTATAGATGAGTATACTACAGATATTACTCAAGAAATAGAATACATCAATGAGCCTGATGAAAATAAAGGTAAAGATGATATTCGTACCCAAATGGTTGATATGAAAAAAGCAGGAGATTTATTATTTGGAGATTATATTTCTAAGCAAAGAAAACAAGAAACTCAAATGCTTAAAGAAATGCTAAATGATCCTGTTGTAAGAGAAGCATATGCTAGAAAATATAATATCAACCCTGATGATGTAGAAATATCTGATGGTACAACTATTGGTAACGAGCAAGGATTACCTCCTTCTTTATTCATAGACTTTAATAATCCGGAAGAAGAAATGAGTTCTACTTCTGTTTATAATAGTTTAGATCATGGAGATATCTATTACCAAAATCATAGAGAAGATAATGGTTTGCAATAAGTACTTCCCTTACCGTTTTATGCGGTAAGGGAAATTTAAAAGTTAGAATAAAGTTTACAAGTATATAAGATATTACTGCTATTTTACTTACTAAATGAGGTGTTTATATGCTGGATTTTATTACCAATAATCAAGAATATGAATTACAATCAGATAATCAACTTGCTAGTATTCTTATACAATTTGATAGTGATTATGCTATGAATATTGTAGAAGATACATTAACGGCAATGTTTAATAGATTTGATACAGTTCCCAAACCTAATACTATTAAAGCATTTAAAACTATCTTTAAGCAATTATATAATGCCTATCCTTATGATCAAGATCAGATTTCTGCAAAAGAACAGGAAACATATCTTAATATTATTGATGCGGTTTCTAAAAAATATGATTTCCAATTTATTAGAAATGATGAAACTACAGATTTTTATCCTATTGCTGATTTTGTATATGATTTCTATGTAGCTAAGTTTAATCAGTATATTGTAAACTTCTTTACTAGATTTATCTATGAAGAAAGAGAAAATATTTACTCTGCTTTAAATATGGAAAATCTTAAATACAACAAAGATGCTAGTTCTAATTACAATAAACTCATCTTTAGTAAAGATCCTGCATTGATTACAGTAGCTGCTAATCTTCCTTTGGTATTATCTTTTATTAAAGATATGGAAGTACCTGATTCTACTGTATATGGATATGCTTATGGAATGACCAACCAAGAAGTTATCAATTTATTTAACAAAAATATCATAAACAACGTAAGCCTGTTTAGAAGGTATAATTCTCTTATTAATAATGAAATATTAAGAGCTGATATCATCACTCATGTTCGTTTAAAATTACAACAGGATTATGTGCAAGCTTTAGATCCTAGAGTAATTGAAATGATGAATAAATAAGGGAATAGGAGATATATAATGGAAGAGAAAAAAGATATGAGTGAAATGACTATAGAGGAAGCTAATAAAGAAATAGATTCTATTGTAAAAGATCTTGAAGATGAATTAGAAGTAAGTATTAAAGAAGAAACAAAAGTTATTGAAGAGAATTTCAATATCACCGATTCTATGTTTTTTAAACACAGTAAACTTGATACTAAACTTGTAAAAGTATTAGTAGATATTTATTACATGACAGATTTGAATGCTAGAGATAGAGCTATGGAACTTCTTGTACAAGAATCTGATCATTATGATGAAGAATCTAAAAAGATTGTTCATAAAGTAAATAAAGTATATCATATTGCTAACTTTGAAGATGATGACTTCATTGAAGTATATAAACATGTTTTAACTTCTAATCTTCTTAAAGTATATGGTAATGAAGTTAGACTTAGAAGAGCTTTTGAAGATTTATATCTGGCAAAAGAAAGATCTGGATTATATTTTAATGCATTCCTTCCTGATTTGATCAAAGCTGTATTGGTTCATTTTGGATTTAGATTCAAAAATGGGGATGAAAAGAAATATAACTATGCAGCTCTCTTTACAATAGCTCTTTCTAAATTAGCTAGAAAGTTGTCTCCTTATGATGCTGTAAGCAATTATATGATTATGCTTACTATGAAAAATATTTCTAACTGGTCTTTTATGACTTCAAAACAATTAAATGAATACCCTAAAGCTACAGAACAGATCAAGGGATTCTTTAAATTCTTATTCCTAATCTACACTTCTGTAGAAATTTCTGCTAAGAAAAAAGAAAATGTAGATAATCCTACTTTAACAGCACTAAAAGATATTTTTAAAACTACTAATGAAGAATAATTCTTAGGGTAAGGGCTTAATGGCTCTTACCCATATTATTTTTACATCTTTATAATATGGATGATTTTATAAAGGAGGCATAAAAGCTATGTCGGAATGTAAATCCTGCAATTCTGGCAAGTATTATCTTGAAGAGCATGATAGTACATGTTATGATTGTTCTAGTGTAAATAATGTTTTCACCCCGACTCCGGCATATAACGGCGGAGTTGTTGGTGGCCGCTGTTATTCTGATTATACAAGTACTAAAAATTCTAATATAACTCCTGGATTGATGAGTGGGTTATATAGACCTAATGGGCCTTTGAATCTTTCCTGTAATTGCTGTTCAAATTCTATGGTTACAGGAGTCAAAGTTTCTCAAAAAACTATTATCACTATTACCGTACAATATACAGATCCTGAAAAGAATACTTCTATTGACTTAGAAGCTGGTAAAATGTATATTTTCGATTATATTGAAGATGGAAAACTCTTACGAGTATCTGGTAGATTATCTGATATCTATAAAACATATGATTGCAACAACAATGTTTTATTTAAATTGAAAGTAGATTGCTCTGCTAATTATGTAACAAAGACAGCTGTATTCAAAACAGATCAGATTCGTGGAGTTAGCGAATATTCTGTTTATGTAGATCAAGATCCTACTATCGATAATAGTATCCATAGATATGGTACAACTACTGCAGAAGTTATCAAGAATGCTGTTATTAAGAATGCTATTGCTGATAAGAATGGTAATATCTTAGAAGGTACTATTGTTTCTGGTGAAGTTACTGGTCATACATTAGATGGACTTGCTCAAGGAAAGAATAATATTGGTATGGAACTTACTGTCATTAATGGTGACACTATTAATGGTGCTATTATTGAAGGTAAAATTCTTAATGCTAATCTTAGAGCTGGATCTGTTGATGGTAAAACAGATGAAAAGACTGGTATTGTATCTGATGCTACTATTACTGGAACCATTACCAATGTAATTGCTATTAATACAATTATTAAGGGCGGTAGAACAGAAAAAGGCACTATCATCAATCCTATATTAAAAGACTCTGTTGTATATGGTGCTACTGTTACTGGAGATAATATGATTACAACTGGTGGTATTACAGTTGGAGATATTACAGTTGGTGGTACAGCTGTAGGTGGAACTGCTACTGGTGGTACAGCTACTGGATGTATTGATGGTAAATCTTATACTATTGAAGATGGAACTACAACAGGAAAGATTACTACAACAGGTGGTACTCTTGTTGGAGGTACTATTATTGGTGGTACAAAAGTTGGTCGTACTATTGTAAATGCTGTTATTCAAGGTGGTGTTTATACCAATGGTACAACAACTGGTGGAGATACTAAGGATGGTACTATCATAGCAGGTAGATCTGATGTAACTCCTATTGGAAGAAACGTTGGTAGAGGAAATACAAGTAAACCCAAAGTTATCAGACAGTTCGATGTTCCTGTAGAAGGTCATGAAAATCAATGCCCTGGATGCCTTGATGATAATGTATTGTTTAAGAATGGGCTTATTTTATATGCCGATAAGCATTTCAATAGTTTTGGTACTAATATGAGTGAAAATTGGGAAGAAAAAGCTGGAGTAACTCACGAATAATATAATTTCATCCTAAGGGGTTAAAACTCCTTAGGATGACTTATTTATAATGAGAGTTGTGTATAGTAATTATTTTTAAGAGAGAGGTATGATACATGCAAACGTTTATTAATGATAATCAGCTTTTTTCTTTCTTATTATCTAAAGGTATCAATTATAAATTATATCATTATGATGCTTCAAAAGATCCCAATGATTCGGTTCAACCCCCTAAACAAAAATTTATGGAGTATTTTAATAATACTTTTTTCTGGGAAAAATTATTAAAAGATAGAATGAGTTCTGTAATTCATTATATTACATTCTTCAAAAAAGATAAACTTTCTTACAATATCTTAGCTGCATTCCATGATAGTGAAGATATCTTTTTATTTGATAAACTATTAAAGATAGTTTATGATAATGCAGTAAGAATAAAATATGATAATGTATTAGAACGGATTATCATGAACACAATATATGATAATAATATAGATACTTTTAAAGCTGTTGTAAAATTTATAGAAGATAATGATAAGATAGATGAATTATTTAAGAGTGAAGATGTAAAAGGATTCTTATTAAATGAAGCAGCTAAGAATGATAATATTGAATTTGTAGAATTCTTTTTGAATAATGGTGTATCTGGAGATGCTTATGATAATATGGCTTTATCCAGTGCTATAAAACATGGTAATTATAAAGTTGCTAAATTATTAATGGAACATGGTGCAGATATTAATAAGAGATCTAAGTTGAACTTTATGCTTATCGATAGAAACGATAAAAATTCATCAGATGAGAATGCATTAAATAATGATGAATACAGATTATATCTTCTTGAATCTTTAAATAAAGAGGGTGAAGAATAATGGCAGAACCTATGCCGTATTTTTGTAAAAAAGAGGGAGATTCTATTATCTTCTCTGCTAAAGATAGAGAAATGGTAGCTTATATTCCTGAAAAGTATTTTGATAGAAACCTTGCTGAACAAGAAGGGGACCTTATAAATATAATGGGAATGTTTAACTATACAATTCAGAGTGTAGATGGCAAAATGAACGATGGATTAAAGTTATTTAAATTTCCCAGTATGTTTGCTACTAGACCTTATGCTATTGAAAAAGTTAAACAATTACAATTAACCAAGAATTCTGTTAAAGAAGATTATAGATTGTTTAAATATAAAGAAGGAGATCAGATTATAGTATCTACAAAGTTAGTTAAGTTTGTTGGTAACTGTGAAAAGATGTTGAATCTCTGTTTTATTCTTGGTTATATTATCAACACAATCCCCTATGAAGAAATACAGGATTTTATTATTGATAATATGACTATCAATGGGTTTTCTTATGGAATCAATAACCAAATGTTTGGATTAGCTATATCTGAAGTTTGTAGATCTAAAGATGATGAATCGATTCCTTTTAGATTATCAAAAACAAATGATATGCATGCATATAAGTCGATGTCTTTGAAGAATGTTTCTAAGATTATATCTCCTTATACTGCTTTAATCTCTGAAAACTTTGATGAATCTATACTTCATGCAATGATGAATGATAATCCTAAAGATACCCCATTGGAGCAAATTTTGGTTGGAGAAGAATAGCCAATAAACCAGCTTCAATAACATTATATTAAAATCTGGGATCCTTTTCTTTAAAAAAGAAATGTTGTTCTTAGATTCTATATATATAGAATCACTAATAATAATTTTTAATTAAACCATTTCAAATTATTAGTTTTTCGAAAAATTAATAACTTTCTGTAAAAAAGGAGGAACTAAATATGCCAGCTCCTGGTGTAACCACTATCATTGACGACCAGTCTGAGATTTTGCAATATAGTGATACTGTAAAAGATAGTACTGATCGCCCGATAGCCATGGTTGTAAGTTCTGCTGATAAAGGACCTGAAGAATGGAAGCATAAATTGTTTGGTAGTGATTTTTACGATTATTATGGAAGAACTCCTTCCTATACTCGTCATGGCCAAGCTTTGATTCAAGCTGCAAACTTTATCGATGCTGGTGGTTATGTTACATTCAAACGTATTGTAGCTACCGATTCTACTCTTGCTAACATTGGTGTTGTAGCAGAAGTAAAGAATGAAAAGAAACAAAAGACGAATGACAACGGTCTTCCGTTGTATACGAATCCGACAACAAATCGTCTTACTACAGATGCTAATACAAATGGTATTGCCAATACTCCTGTATTGGAAAACTTTGTTAAGATTACCTATCGTTTGAAATCTGTTGCATCTGATGGTAATGATGTTAAGAAATTTGGTAAGATTCTTAAGGGTGACTTCGGCCATAAGAATGAAATTGGTGAAGATGATGAATATGTATTATTCTTAATCGCTGATATGGGTCGTGGAAGCTCTAATAAATCTTTCCGTATTTATACAGATGCTACTGCTTCTCATCCGTTGGATTACGTTCGTTATTTTATCGATATCATTGAAAATGGTAATACTATTGAAACAGTATCCTTTACAATGAATCCGAATATCGTTGAAAAAGATAAGAACATGTCTTTGGACAATGCTATTGCTATGCGTTCGAAACAAGTTCGTGCTATCTTCTTTGATGATGAATTTGAAGCATTTGTAAATAATGTTGGGTATCTTATTGATGATACAGAATCCTTCAAGAATGCTGACGTATTATTTGGTACAGATTTGAATGGTCGAGACTACACTAATTTGGCAGTTGATATGTCTGATGGTGTAAACCTCTCCAGCCTTATGGGTATTAAACTCCAGAACGGCTCTAATGGTGCTTTTGGTGATGCTCCTGTTAAATCTGCTGAATACGAAGCTGAAATGGTTAAGGCATTTGATGGGTCTTTTTCGGATGATATCTATGACTTAGATAACAACCGTATTGACTGTATCTTTGATGCTAACTACCCTAAACAAGTTAAACGTGCTATTGAACGTTTGGCCGCTTTCCGTGAAGACTTAGTATACTTCCGTGATATGGGTGTAGGTATTAGTTCTATTGAAGAATTGCGTATTAAGAATCAGGAAAATGCTAAGAGTCGTTATTGTGCAACATATATGAACTCTTATGAAATTTATGAACCTTATACACGTAAACAGATTCCGGTTACAGTAACTTATGACCTGTGCCGTTTGTTTGTAAAACACTTCATCAATGGACGTAACCGTCCTTTCTGCGGTCAGAAATATGATATCATCGTTCCGATGGAATCATTTGTTCAAGGTACTTTGAACTTCTCGCCTAAACATACTCCTCATGTAGATCAGTTTAAGGAATTGGATGACCTTCGTATCAATTACCTTTCCTTCTACAATGGTAATATCTTGACGATGAACTCGGAATATACTTCTCAGACAGCTTATACACAACTTAGCTGGGTTAACAACGTATTGGCTGTTCAGCAGGTTATCAAAGCTATTCGTGAACTTTGTCCTAAGATCCGTTATAGCTTCCTTGATGGTGATGACCTTACGAAGTATAAACGTGACGTTAATGACTTGATCGTTAACCGCTATTCCAATCTGTTCCAGTCGTTCGAAATTCAATACGTATCGAGCTCGCTTTATAATTCTAATAAGATTATTTATGCTAGCTTGTTTGTACGTTTCCGTAATTTCGTTCAAACAGAAATCTTCAAGATTATTGCCTTGAATTCTTAATAGGAGGGTGTAAAATACTATGGCTAAAGAATCCGTAAGTAATATTTTTGACAGTACCCTCAATCCTCGTGATGTAACCAAATATACACTCATGCGTGGGGTTACTGACTTTACAAACCTGGCTCAGTTTGACCTGTATGAAACAGGTTATTCGTTCTTGATTTGTCTCGATATCCCTAAATTCTTGACAGCGTTGAGAAGTCGTAATGAACAGTATGATACTCTTATTCGTAACTACCGTCATATTCTTGAATATGAATTCCGTGGTGCACAGGGTATTGAAGATATCAGTGCAGAAACAAACCAGTTGACTAATGGTATTACTGATCTTAATATCATTACTCGTACAACTGAACAAGGTGGTACTTCCTTTACGATGAACTATTTCGAACGTTCTGGTTCGTTGATTACCAAAGTAAATGAATTGTATCTCCGTGGTGTTAAAGACCCTCGTACTCAGATCAAACGTTATAATGGTCTTTTGAAGTATCCTGAATATACTGGTAAAGACAACTCTGGTCTTATCAAAGGTTATCAATCTGAAATCTTCCATTTCTTATTGATCGTAACTGATAACTCTGGTTTGAATGTTGAAAAAGCATATATCTTGGCATCCTGCCAACCTAACCTTGCTAATACATCTAACCTTTATAACGTTATGCGTGGGGAAATTCAGTTTGCTGAAATTCCGTTGCAGTTCAATGGTTTCCCGATTCCTGGACGTATCGTTAACCAACGTGCTACAGAATTCCTTGACTTTATTAACAAGCATACATGCTTTGATGAAATGGAATTCGGATATAATATCCTTAACAAATCTATTCATCCTGAAGCATCTGCTGAAGTATATGCTGGATCGTCTGATGCAACAGTTGCAGATTCTCCGACATATGATTCTATTGTTAACCTTAAAGCAACGATGTAAAAATAATATCTCTATACTGGTTAATTCCAGTATAGAGATTTTTATTGTTTGATTATTTAGTATACTGGATACATTAAGGTAATTGTCTTAAAATGACGTATTTTAGGAGGGAATTTAGTTGGCTGACGATAAAAACAAGACTCCGAAATCAGACGATATGCCTATTTTAAATACTAATTTAAATAAAAAAATTATCGATGATGTGCAGAAAAGCATAGATGATCTTTATAAGAATACATATTTTACCAATAATGATAATACCAAATATATTGACTCCATCAAGAGAAAGATGGATAATGATTTAGAAACCCTTATTGATAAAGCTAAATCTAGCAATGGTGGATTAGATATGTCTGAGCTTTATGCTAAGACATTATTCCAAAATGATACAGATCAAATAAATGAAATACGTAATGTATTAGAAGATGAAACAATGCTTACAGATATCATGGATATCTATTCTCAGAATACTGTAGTACGAGATTTAGATAGAGAAATAGATACTATCTGTAAGTATATGCCTAAACTTGACGAAGCATTGGATATTAAGAAAGATAATATCTTATCTGCTGATCATTTTAATGATGATGCTGTTCGTATTTCTATTGAACGTTTAAGTTCAGATGGATCTAATAATGGGAAATCTGAAGCTGATGGATCTGATTTGAATTTATTCCAGAAAAAATATAGATTAGATCAGTTTAGAGAAAAGTTATATTCAGATACTGCTAAATATGGAGAACAGTTTGTATATATTGTTCCCTATAAATTAGCATTAGATAGATTGTTGAAAAAGACACCTTCATCTAATTTATTATCAGAAGCATCTATTTGTACTGAAGAAGAGATGAATACAAGATTTGAACAAATCAATGAGACTCTTCGGTTTAAATATACTGAATATAAAGATGAATCTGATTTGCAAAGTAAACGTTTACAACAAGTCTATGATTTAAATGAAGATACAAATATTCCTAATTCTGCTTTATCTGGTTATGAAGATAAAGGAATTACATATAAAGGGATAGATATAGAAATTAACAAAACTGGAGTCATTCCAAGTATCCTTGCACACGAAAATAATGCTAGACGTATTATAAGAGAAACAGCAACTCTATTTGGGGAGGCCTCGGTTGAATCTGGACTCGGTTATAATAAAACAACCTATCTTTCCAATTCTTTATATTCTAAAAATGCAAATGATAGATTAAAAAGAGCAGTAAAAAATGGAACATTAGAAGTTCCTACAAGTTTAGCAAATGATGGATTAAAAGATCTTAATGAAAAACGAGGTTCTAAAAAAGAATCTGAATTAGAACTTCCTGGTGCAGTATTAGAAATCTTAGAACATGATAAAGTTACTCCTGTATATATTAATAAGAATACATGTCTTGGATATTATTACCTCGAAGTAAACAGTCCAGATGGTTCTGGTGATGAAGCAAATGGTATGACCTTTACTTCTACTTTAGGTGGGTTACGTCCTAGAAGAACTGCTAGAGAAAATACAAACACTGCTATGAATAACAGTGCTCAAACTAATGAAGTTCTTTTAAAGATTGCAAAAAAGATTTCTCAAAGAATAGATAAAAACTTTATTAATGCTAACCAAGATCTATCTAAAGAAATATATTCTATTCTTAAATACAATGCAGATAATGGAAATGGTAGTACTGCTAAAATGAGAATTACCTTTATTCCTCCTTCGGATATTATTCATTCTTATTTTGAATTGAATGATAAGAGCCATAGAGGAGTATCTGATTTAGCAAAATCTATCTTCCCTGCTAAGTTGTTTACTTGCTTATATATCTCAAATACTATCGCTCTTCTTACTAGAGGATATGATAAGAGATTGTATCATGTAAAACAGACAGTGGATACTAATATCACTTCTGTATTGCTCAATGTAATCAATCAAATTAAACGTTCTAACTTCAATCTTAGACAGATTGAAAATATGAATAATATCTTGAATGTAACTGGTAGATTTAATGACTTGGTAATTCCTCAAAATGCTAATGGTGAATCTCCTGTTAGTTTTGAAATTATGCCTGGTCAAAACGTAGAAGTAAAAACAGAGTTTATGAATATGCTGGAAGAAATGGCAGTAAATCAAACTGGTGTTTCTTTGGAAATGGTAAACAGTAGATATCAAGAATCGACAGCTACTCATCTTACTATGAGTAATGCTAGATTCTTGATCAAAGTATATAGAAGACAGAAGTTATTTGAACCGATTCTATCTGAAATTTATACAAAATTGTATCAATATGAATATGATACAAAAGTAAATGTATCTGTAGAGCTTCCGCTTCCTATTATGCTTAACTTTACAAATACTTCCCAAATTCTTTCTATGTCTCAAGAATTAATCAATAGCATCACTCAAATGAAATTTGGTTCATCTCAAGACGAAACAGCTAAGATGTCATTCTCAGCTATGCTTATGGAATACTACTTCAATTCCTTCTTACCGATGGACAAAATAAATGAAATGGCTGATAAAGCTAAAGTACAATCAGCTTCTGATCAAGTAAAAGGTGCAGAAGAAATGGGTGGAGACATGGGAGGATCTGGCGGTCAACAATATTAATTTAACAAATCCACTTAACTAATTAATAATGATAAATAGAGTGTTTGCCTCTAAACGAATTTTTGAAAAAAAAATAAAAAAGTAGTACATCTATAAAAATTGTAACGCACCATTTCATCCGTCAATTTGTAATACTTATATAAAGCAGACACTCTGTTTGTCATATTCATATTGCGATAACGAAATACTAAACTGAATCTAAATATTTAGGTCCTACAGATAACTGATTAGTTATCGAGAACTTCCAAACTAGAATTAGATAAGTTTAGCATGATGAACGTTGGGGAGGTATTCTTCAAACATCGAATATATTATACCTAGGATATAGCTCTTCGATAAGTATATCTTTATTTCGATATCAATTTTTAAAGGGTCAACCCGTAATACGAATCTTTTAATGCTAACACAGAGATTGTAGGGAAGAGCTTAATGGCTCTTCCCTATAGTCTTCGTAATTTCTATAACTTGTTTTAAATTTTTATTTGATTGAATTGATTCTAATTGCTTTTGTTCATTGGTAAAGATTTCATATAGTTTTTTATTTATTTCATAATCTGATAACTGTATCTCTGAACAATCAGTAGCTATCTTTTTAAACAATGGTTTCTTAGTAGTATAATAATATTTTAAAGTACTAAATCCAACATCTACAACATCGATATATCTAGTATTATCTGATCTAGTTCTACCAAAAGTTTGTTTAGTAAGGACTTTAGATTTGAAAGGTTCATTAAGAACAATAGTCATTTCCAACCCTTTTATATCCAAAGCAGCACCAGCTGACTTTGTGGTTGTAAGTATGATTTTATTTTCCAATTCTCTTTGTTTTACGTCTTTAGGAACTAAAGAAGAGAATAATCCTATAGGAAGATTGGGATAATTGTATCTAATCCAATAGAAAGTTTTTAATATAGCAGCATTGGTTCCTATATAGATAAGAACCTTTCCTTCAGGAGATACAGTTTGTTCTATCATAACTAATAAAATCTTTAGTATCTTATAATAATTTTCTTTTGTGGTTAAATAATCAGTATACTTTATCCTATCAAATCCATATACATTTGCACACTCTTGTATATCTTGAGGTCTAGGATGAGAATTAAATAAGATCGAAATATACTTTGTATGAGGATCTTTATCCTCATCGAATAAGTCGATAGATGGAACTGTTTTAAATGCAGCTTGGTATATTCTATTATCAAAATAATCAGATTGTATAGGAGTTGCTGTAAGATAGAATGTCTTGTAAGTATCTGTAAAGAAATCTATCATACAAATATTATCAAACCAAAGATGGGCTTCATCATATATCTTAACACCAATTTTTAATCTTCTAAACAGTGCACCTACCATATTCCATCCATGTTTTTTAGCAAATGATTTTAGTGTACTATGCGAACATAAGAAGAATTTAATTTTAGATATATCTTTCATTCCATTGATAAGCTTTGCTATAGTTCCCATACCTGCTATAGTATAGATTTCATCATCTTTTAAATCTGTGTATTCTTTAATCTTTTCTCTCCATTGATCTATCCAATCTAATGAAGAAGTAATCATCATTGTTTTAATAGATAGATAAGCAAAGGTTGTTACTGCTACATATGTTTTACCTACACCAGTATTTAGATTTAATTGTAACTGAGGTTTATTAAGATTCCTTCTATAAGGATCCATTCCTAAACAGAATCTGATTGCTTCTTTCTGTTTTTCATCTCTAGGAAGATATTTTAATCTTACTTTAGGAATCTTATCATATGTATCAGGATATACTTTTCTATAGATATCATCACCAAAAGCTCTATCTATAAAATATTGCTCTAATCCAGCAGGAAGATATAGATCTTTATTTTCTTGATCATAATACATTCCTTTGGGTTCAAATCTATGACATGTTTTATTATATATTGAGAATTTTCTTTCTATATATTCATTATCTCCAATATCATAATTATGAATGATAGTAGCAGTATGTCTCATCTCTATTTTGCTAGTAACTTCTTTATTTTGCATTATAGAATCTCCTTTATAAGAATTACTATATCGTTTTGCATTTCATAATTATTGTATATACCTAACTTAAAATTACAAAAAAAAAGAGAAGGGAACTAATCCCTTCTCTAATAAACTTTTTTTAAATATGATAAATTTCATATTCAAGAGCAGCGTTTGCCTTTTTACTAGCAACGTAGTTTTCTCTCAATTGTTCTACATTGTTTTCAAAGTCTAAAATTGCATCACCTTTGAAATTATTCTTTGTAATGAAATCTGATATACTCTTAGATACATCTTTGCTATCAATACTTGAAGAGTAAAGATGATCTTTGAATTTGTATCCAAGTATCAAATTAGTTTTGAAATAGCTGCTATCTTCTATAAGCTTTTTCAAAGTAAGAGTTAGTTTAGATTTATTTATTATGCGATAGGAAATTATGCAGAATTCTTCATAGTAATTATTTCCATATCTACTAAATTCGATGGCACATAACTTATTACCATCATACACCATATTATCATCTAAATCAGTGATAACTATATTGCCAAACTCTTTAAAACAATATGAAGTAAATATCGTTTCCACACTATTTCTAGATACTTCTCCACTATTACCAAAATTAATATCTAACATCGTAAAATTTAACATAGTTAATCTCCTCCCACAATTCTACAAAATAAAGTTTAATCAAATTCATTTTCAGAATAACTAAATTCAAATCCGCCTATATCTCCCCAAACAAGATCATCCCTACTAATTTCAGCAAAATCTAAAAGGAAATCCATAAATTCTAAATACATTTCATTTGAAGAATCCCCTTCTACTATAGTCCCTTTGAATTCATCAGGAACAGATTCTAAGTGCTTAGTTAAAGATTCTTGTTCAAAACCTTCAATGTAATTCACATAATCTGATTCGATGACGGTGACTCTAAAGATATTATTACCCTCTGCTAATTTCTTAATAATCTTATTTAGACTATCATAAGCAGGAACCTTTTTATCTTTATCATCAGGATCAGTATAAAAAGGATAGCAATAAAATGTGATAGAGTTGGTTTGATTATTATTATCTCTACCAACTAAGAAAATTTCCCAAATATCTTTATCATCATATTTGAGATCAAGGTGTTTGTAGACTTCGATCTTATCTACAAATGAAATAAAGAATCCTTTATATTCTTTATTTCCGTGGGTTGTTGATGTTGATTCAAAATATAACATAATATCTCCTCCTAAAATAAAAAATAGAATTGAAATAAAGTTGAATAAATATATGCTAGATACTAAAGATCTATTCATATTTATAGTATATAATCTATATAGGTTTTGAACAGGTTAACATAATATTGAGTTATTTGTTATCTCTCCTTTTGCTAAACTATATTGATCTCCTGTATGTAACACTTATACGCTCCTGTATGTTGATAATGTTTGTTTTGTTATACTTTCTTTTCATTTTGTTTTTCTTACAAATAACTCCCCCAATAGCAGAAATGCTATTGGGGTATAACTTAGTCATCAATTTCAGTTTTAGGTCTATCTCTAAATGCAAAGTGCTTTCTAATGTCTCTAGGTATTTTATCAGATTTATCTTTGGTAAAGATAATAGGGCATTCTCCAGGAAGCATTGTAGATTTATTTACTTCAGACCATATTTCATGATCTGCAGTTAAGAACTTCTTAGGTTTAGCCATGAAGAACGGATCTAATATACTAGGTTCTGTCTTAGTATGATTTACAGGCTGGAACAAAGCCCTTCCTAATTTCTGATAATCAAGAGTTACAATAATAGATTTGTTATTCGTTAATGCTTCATTCAAAGTAAGTATTTCATACTTAGCATCAGGATTAGACCAATCAGGTTTCTTAAGTTTATCTTCTTCCGAACAAATTTGTGAAGATAAAATAGTTTCAAGATGGATAGATTGGCATTTTACTCCACCTTTTAAAGCTGCATCCTGAAGAGATTCTACAATAGTATCTTTATCAAATGATTTAGTTACATTCTTCTTATTAATGATATCTGTAAAGATATCTAAGGATTTACCTAAGTCATTATTTTGAATCTTGAGTAAGAAGAGTTCAATATCTTGTAATTCATTTAAAGGAATCACAATATCTGTATTTTCTGTATCAAAAGTTAATTCATTTTCAGAAATCTTATTATAGATGAATGAAGATAATGCATTAGAAAGATACATCTTGTTTTCTATAGGATTCCCATCATCATCTACTGCTGTAATTATAAACTCTTCTTTCTTAGGAGATACTATATAGAATTTGGTAATAAATTGTTCCATGAACGGACCACTATCTTCAGTAGCATGGGAATCATTACTGAATTTATTGTGTTCAAAGAATTCATCATCTCCTTCTACTTGGAGATCCTGATAATCAATCTTGAACTTCCATCCATTCATATTCTTATTTTCAAACAAAGACTCTTTAAATACAATAGTATTTACATTTTCTATTTCCAAGAAAGTATGGAAATTAGAGTTCCAATTTACTACTTCGATAACTGTTTCTAATAAATGCTTAGCAGACAATCTCTTTTGAGTATATTGAGACGTTACATGTTCTGTAGCAATACGACCAATAGAAATATCTCTATTGGTATAAGCTAAATCTCCATAGCATTTATAACAAATACCATGCCCATCTGCATTTGATTTACATGTGATGGGACTTCTTAAAAATACCCTCTTGCCAATGAGGGTCGAATCCGAAGTGTTGATTTTGTATTCCGCTCCATATCGTTCAAAACGATAATATCTTCCTTCAAGAAGCTTTAAGTGTTTAGCATCTTTGATAAGAAGATGTATAAAATTATTAGTACCACAATCAAAATGAGGATCACTATTTAAGAATGTATCCATATTGTTCAATCCAAGAATTCTGGCAAAAGCACCAGAATCCCCAACATTCTTTTTAGAAATAATCTGAGCTACACGAGAAGCCCCATTATCAATGTATTGTGCTACTAATGTATTCAAACCACCATTGATATATGATTTATTAATAATATCATGGTAGATAGAACCTTGTCCATCAGGCTTTGTGCCTATATTGATATTGTTTTCTTTATATTGTCTAATATTAATACCTTCTTTTGCTCCAAAGGCATATTTAAGACAATGATCATACCCAACTATTTCTTTAGATTTCATGATGTAATTATCAATAGCATCATGAACTAATTCCATACCTCTATCTTTTACTTCTCCAATAGGAACTCCGCTTAAATCTGCATGAAGTAAATCATAATATGCTTTACTATGTTGCATAATATCAATATCATCTTCTAAGTTAAGAGTATTAGCTAAGAAGAGAGAAAAATCATCTACATCAGAGAAGTGGAATAATGTATCAGCAATTGCATTGTTTAAGATTCTATTTTCGATTTCAATCTTATTAGGTTCTACAATGTATTTGTCTATAAAAGCTTTAATTGTATCTCCTGTTGTATGCTCTTCAAAGAACAAATGTTGAGGTTGAATTTTCTTATTTATAAAGATAATAGGAAACCACATTATCAGATTCAAATAATAATCTGTGATCATAAGATCTACAGATTCATTTTTGTTTCCATTGAAATAAACGGTAATATATAAATTTTGAACTTCAGGGGTTTCTATTCCATCTCTAAGGATATTTAAAATTCCTTTATAATGAAACTCCCAATTACTACTATCTATAGTAGTTACATCTACTTCTAATTTCTTATTTTTAATAAGCTCATCATACATGTAATAATTTTGGAAATTGGTAAGATTACTTTGTTCCATCGATCAAAATCCTCCTCATTTGCTAAACCCCATGTAATATATTGTGAATAGAATTGTAATTTCTTACTTCAAAATTATAGTATGTATTTTAAATTATATTTAAGAAAATATATAGGCTATGGAACTTAATCCATAGCCTAATAAATTATTATCGATTAATCTTGTTGAAGTTAAATGCATCCGGTGTAAGTTTAATCAAACGCTTCTGACTTTGCATAGCGTTACGACGAACACGGTTCTGATACTTTGTATAAATCTTCTTAAGCAAACGACGTTCGTTAATACGGTTCTTACGAAGAGCTTCCCAGTCAGCATCACCCTGTTCACGAGCCATCTGAATGGAAGCCAAATGAATACGACGACGAAGGTCATCCTTACGGTTCATCTTAACCAAAGAACGACGACCCAATACGCCAGCTTCTACTAAGTTGTTGAATTCAGAAGATTCTGTATAAGCTTCGAATTCAGCGTCAGACATGCGGTTCATTTCATCAACCAACATATTTTCCATCAATGCGTCCTGATCAATAATGCCAGAACCATCAATTTCTTGATCAAAACTTTCATCTAAGAAAGAATCATCTTTTTTGAAAAACATCTTTAAGTACCTCCTAGGATTTAAATACTTTTATTTGAGAGAATTCTCTCCGCTATATTAGCCTTATATAACTAATACAAGGAGTTTATTATTATGTTTTAACAGCAAATTCTTTATTCGTTATATATTATTAAAATGAATAGAATCAGAAACTATGAAATAATCTATTATAAAGGAGAAATATAATGGAAGAGAAAGCAGTACCTAAAGGAATCTTAATAAATAAATATAAAGAATCTATGCTTCATATTCTAGAAAGAATAATGCCTAACTTATCTAGAATGGAATTGATTCAAGCCATTGATTTATCTGTAGAAAAGAGCTATAAAGAAAATAAACTTAGGGTAAATAATAATTACACTAAGAGAGAAATTATTACAGATTATTTATCATTGGCAAATGATTTAATTAATGATAAAGCTATCATGACTACAGAAGGAGTTTTATTTTGTAAACATGGTACAGTAAAAAATCCTTTTTATAATCTGATACAATATCTTGTTGATAAACGAGATGAAGCAAAAAAAGAAATGAAGAAGCACCCTAAAGGATCTGAAGAGTTTAATGCATGGAATTTAAAACAAACTAATTATAAAGTATCTTGTAATGCATTGTATGGGTGTGCTGGTCAGTATAGTAGTATATTTTATAATCTTTATCTTTGTACAGCTGTAACTGGACAAGGTCGTGGTTGTATATCAGCATCAATCACCATGTTTGAATCTTTCCTTGGGAATAATGTTAAATTTTCATCTCTTACAGAAACATTGCAATTTATAGAAAATATAGTAGAAGATCAAAAAAATCCTAAATTCTATAGATTTAAGGATTGGGATATACTTGATAGAAATATAACCATCGAAGAATGTTTCTTAAGAATAATAAAGAATTGTGGTGGAGATGGATGGATCCCTTCAAATGAAGCAAGAGATGCTATCTGGAAGACAATCTGTAATTTAGATCAAAGATGTATCAATGTTCTGTATTATAAGAACAATTTATACAGATTCTGTGAAAATAAAAAGATAATCAATCTTATTTTAACAATTTTAGTTAAGTTAGAGAAACCTTTCTTAGATCCTAACAAGATTCCTAAAGAATCTGAAGAGGAATTGGTTTTATTAAAAGATATCATGTTTGAGTATGTATACTATCGTCATATGTATATAGATAAACTTCCTAGAGTTTATGATATGCAACGAGATGTAGTTCTTATAACGGATACAGATTCTTGTATTATATCTCTTGATGAATGGTATCGGTTTGTACTAAAATATACAATTGGAATTCCTATGAAAGTAAAATATACTTCAGCTCAATTAGAAGAGGAGGGAGATAAGTTAATCAAACAGTATCAAGAAAATCAACCTAAATATGATTATGATTTTTATAATGATAAATTGGTTGAAGCTAAAAGAAAGAAATATCCTTTAGTAGTAATTGAAGAAGATTCTCTTAGATATAGTATTGTGGATATCATGTCTTATATAGTAAGCCAATTGATCTTAGATTATATGGTCTTATTTAGTGAAAACTACAATACAAAAGCAAGCAATAGAGATTGCCTTCTTATAATGAAGAACGAATTTTTATTCAAATGCTTACTTCTTACAAAAGGCAAAAAGAACTATGCAGATTTGCAGTTAGTTCAAGAAGGGAATATAGTTCCTGAAAATAAACAACTTGATATAAAGGGTCTTCCTATGACTAAAGTAGGGATACCTGAAACTACATCTAATAGATTGAAGAAGATTCTAGAATTTGATATTCTTAGAAATTCATTCATTGATCAGGTTGATATCATAAAGAAGTTTGCTATTCTAGAAAAAGAGATTTATGAATCTCTTAAGAGTAAGGATAAATCTTTCCATAAACCTGCAAGAATAAAATCAATGTATGCATATAAGAAGCCTATGAGTATTCAAGGTATAAAGGCTTCTGTAGCATATAATGAAATCAAAGATAAGGAAGAAGAAAATATAGACTTAGAAGGAAGAAATTCTATCCTTGTTATCAAAACCAATATAACTTCTAAGAATGCAGATCTAATAGCAGAATCTCATCCTAATCATTATTTAAGATTAGTTGAACTTCTAAAGGATGAAAACTTTAAAGGAGAAGTATCTTCAATAGCTATTCCTTCAGATGTAGAAATACCTGATTGGATAGTTCCTTTTATTGATTATATCAGTATTATTCAAGACAATCTAAGAAGTTTCCCTTTAGAAGAAATTGGTATTAGTAAGTTAGATAGCAAGAATATAACTTACACAAATATTATTCAGTTCTAATATGATACTCACCAGGATTCTATTTCCTGGTGAGTTTATTTTTTATGAGGTATAAAAAATGGATGATGATAAATTGATAGCTGATCTTATTTTTTCTAAAATAAAGAAGGCTGAAGAAACTGAAGAGGAGAATGATATTTTAAATGCTATATCTTCATTCTCTCTTATAAAGATAGATAACGAGACTTTAAATAATGAGATTATAGTCTTATTAAGAGATCATGGGGTTAGATTAGTATTTAGAAAAGTAAAAGATGGAATGACAGAACACACTTATTTTGCCTTAGAATATAAAACCATTGCCTTACAAATTCCATAGTATCTTTAAGATACTATGGAAAATCCTCCATAATTATATATTATAAATATGATGAGTTGTTATACTTATCATATTTAAAAAAGTTTATTTAATTCTTAAGAATTTTTTATAATGGAGGAGAATGCTATGATGGATTATTATGTAATGAATATAGGAGGAAAAGATATTAAGATCACTTCCTATGGCAAAATGCTTCAAATGGAACAAGGGGATTGTACTAGAGATCATTTAACACAACTCCAATATATGGCTTCCTTATTTAGAAATCTTGGATATGACAAGATTGATAAGAACCTTAATTGGTTAAATCTTCGTACTCCTTTTGAAAAGGTAAATAAGAGTATAGACGGAGAGAAGTATCTTCCTGTAACTTATCATAATCTATGTATTATGGGTCCTATGAGTTTAATGGATCTAATAGATATGATCTATATTTGGGGTAGAGGAAAGGCTGAGTCTGGTAATATACTGGATTATATCCATTCTTATATTCTCCCTGATGAAGATACCATATGTTTTTCATTAGAGAATAATATAAAGATCTCTAGAACAAAGGTTGTAAAAAATAAAGTGGATAGATGGTTATCTACGAATATTGAATTTCGTAGAATGTATAATTTAGCTATCAATGATGATTATTTTGAGAATAGTTTTATAAACTATACTAAGTTCTTTAAGATGGCATTTATTGAAGATCCTATTCCTTTGTTTGCAGCAGGTATTATAGAGCCTGATTTTATTAGTGATCTTATTCGTAGATCTGAAATAGAAGCAGCTAAGAAAGCAAATAAACTTTTTGCATCTCCTGCTTTAAGAACAGATGAAGCTATGTTTGATTATTTCATAGAGATCTTTACAAGATATCAGAGAATCATTTCTGAAAATTATTATAAGAAAGGAGCATATTATTTTACAGGAGCAGAAATCATTAGAGATGAAAAGAAAAGTGAAACGATTTATATAACTACTCCTAGAAATAAGATTGAATTTATTAACTCTAGAGATGCAGTAGAACGGGTTAGATTCGATTTAATGAATCAAAAAGAATGGGATCTTATGAAACAGTATTATCTAAATGATCTTGAGGTCACAGGAGAACTGAAACAATCTATATTTAAATATGTAGACAAGAAGAATATTCAGACCTTACCTTTAGACTCAGAAAATGATAAAAATGCCCTATTCAAAAATATCTATTATGTAGTAGATTTGTTAAGTAAAACTTATCCTGAATCTTTAGATTTTAAAGATAAGATTGTATTAAGTAAAGGCTTCTTTGTATCTCCTGATATATTTGGATTGTACAATAAGTCTACAAAGAAGTTTATATTGGTAATGAAAAATCTAAGTATCTTAATTACAGGAATAAAAGATGCTGTGGAGTATTATGCAAGTTTATATAATAAAGATGTACTTTTAGATGAAAAAGAAATTGGGGATGGATTGAACTCCATAGAACCTGGAAAGGTGGATTATGAAAGTATGAATAAAAAATCATTCATTGGAAAGAACGAACCTAACCCTGGAGATATAATTCCTAAAGTTCCTAAAGTAAATTATGGTAACTATGTAGATCTTAATAAGATTCCTGGGGCTATAGTTCCTAATAAAGGATTAGGAAATATTAAAGAAAATAAAGTTCCTAGCTTGATGGATGTTACCGAATTTGAATAATGTAAAAGTAAGAAAACTCAAATGTATATTATTATGGTGAAAATACAAAAAAGTTGTTTTGGATACAACAAGTATCCAGAAAAGGGGTATAAAAATGAGAATAGTAAAAGATCTTATAATTTTCGCCATGATTATGGGTGGGTTCTTCTATGGGATTAGTGTGATTAATTATCATGCTAGTTTATTAGAAGAGGTAGAACGTACTACTGGCAAGTATACTGACCAGTATTACGATAAACCCAATTTAGTTACCTACGATGAGGAAGCTTATCGTAGAGACATGGAGGAGCATCGTCAGAAGCTTCTTCAGCAAAAGAACGATTCCCTGTTTAAAAACGGGGAATATAAGGTTCCCAAGGGCTTATAATAAGCCCTTGTTTTTTTTTGTTTCACATTAGTATAATAGACTTTTTAATGTGAAAGGATTAGTGAATAATATGCCAATGGCAAATGAAATGACTAAACTCCTTAATAAGATAGAACGACGTTTAGGAACAATGCAGATGAATTTACCAGATTATCTTTCTAAAGATAAATGGGCAAGGGAAGTTATTTGTAATGAAACCTTAGATACATTCTCTCGTTATTTTCCTAATAAAGTTCCTTATCAACTTGGTCCTGAAAACCAAAAAGGAGATTATTGGCTCATAGATGAAACAATATGTGAAAGTCAGACTATTATTGGATGTGGGGATATAGATTGGCATAGCTGGTCTGCCCACTTTCCTGGTTTGACCTATGGTGGGGTAAATACATATGATATGATGTCTTCATCTGTTGATTTTGGGACATATGCAGATATTGTTCAGATGGCTGACCATATATCTGCTTTTGCAAATGGTATTTATGTAGAATGGATCCCACCTAATAAAATTAAATTAAATGTAGCTATTTCTGCTAGTTTTATTACTAAGTTCCAGCGGATACCTATTTCATTATTTGTAAAACATGCAGATAATTTGAAAACAATCCCTCCTACTCAAATGGAAATATTTGAAAGATTAGCAACAGCTGATGTAGCTACTTACTTATATGAACAATTAAAGATGTATGATAATTTAGAAACCGTATATGCAAATATTGATCTAAAATTATCTTCTCTTGAAGAAAAAGCAAGGGATAGACAACAAGTAGTAGAAATCTTTGATCAAAGCTTTGTATCTGCTGCTAATAAGAACCAACCTATTATGCTTACAATTAACTAAAAAAAAATATAGAGAATGCAGATTACTGCATTCTCTTGTTTTTATTCCTTGTATCAAAGAATGAAAGCTCTTCTTGATTTATGCTCATATCATACATATTATATCCAGGGATAGGAGTAGGCATTGCATTAATCATAGTACAAGCATAATTATAAATCTGAAAAGTCCTTATAAGATTCATAAACTCCAACACCTTTTGGAAACTCATACTTATGATATTATTTTTGTTATTTAGATATAGGTCTAAACAAGGTTGCACTTCTTCATTATAATACTTATGCAACCCAGGACTAAATATAATATACTTATTTCCTGGTAAATCTATAGTTACACCTTCAGATTTTTTTGCATATAGTTTTCCTTTTCTTGATTCATAAGTATTTTCTGGATATAATACAAAATCTTCTAACTTCGGTAATAAAGATAATCTAAGCATTTCTAAATGACCAGCATTCAACATTACAGATTCTCTAAAATCTGATTTGTTTCTTCTAAGATTTTCTATAGTTAGAAAACAATCAAATCCTCTTATTATTTTTCTTTTTTTAAATCCTTCATTATCTGTATATTGTACTTCTCTATAATAATATTTTTTTGTATATCCTTCCCCAGATTTTACAGGAATATATAAAGAGACATTCATATTCATTGTTGCATTAGGACCAAGAAACATAATATGATCTTGTATCTTAGTATACAACAATATTACATCTCTCATCTGTCTTTCATCAGATGTAACCAATAAACCCACCCCTACATTCGTCTAGTAACGAATATTGTGTCTATCTTACATTTCTTACTTTTCTTTACTATAATAAATCTCATAAGATTTACTCCATTGAATAAAGAATATATGAAATCTATCTTATTGGCACAAAGATATACAGAATCATTCTTCGATATATCTAAGATAGATTTTGAAATATAACTCATATACTCAGGTAATGATCTTCCATCCATTCCTGTAGGAACAAATCTAAATGCTCCATCAGATGTTTTATGATCATCTATAATAGATCTAAAGCTTTCATTATTTGTTACATCCATGTATGAGATATCTTCATTTTCTGCTTTTGAAATATAATTTATGATATTCTCAAATATAGGAGTGCTTATCTTATTCCGTTCTCCTAGACAACCTAAACTTACCATAATATTTTCTCCATTTATATTTTGGTAAACAGTTGATATTCTATGCACATAACCTTTTTCAATGTCTCCAACTTGTTCATATCCTATTAATATAGATAACTTATCGGTATTTAATCCATTTTCTTTAATATCTTTAAAGAAAGGATTTAAGTTTTTACTAAAGAAGGAGATATATTCTACATTTAAATCTTCAGGAATGGGATATATTACATCATATAATTTTTCAAATATCCCTATATTAAAAACTGAATTAAAACTTTCTCCATAGATCTGAGGCATATTATACCCAAAGGTGTTTTTATAATCTGTATACCGATACTTATTGAGCATCTTCGAAGGAATATGAATTATTTCAGATTTGAGATTCTTAGCTTCTACTAAGCATCTCATTAATTTTTCACCATCTATTACAAATTCTTTAAAAATACCCATTATAATAAGTCCTTTCTAATCTTATCTACTTCATCCTTAACCCAATTAGGCATAGGAATATCTATAGATACAATTTTATTAGGATTGATAAGATCTATAACTTGTTTCTTATCACTAGATAAATTAATCTTAGGAATCTCTTGCAGAATTTCTTCTACATCCATCATTCCTAACCACCTATGACAAAACTCAATATAATTATAAGATGCAAGATTTTCCGTAAATGTTCCCCCAGGACTGAGCTTAAGATATTCGGGGTCTTTGTAAGGAGGATTATCTATAAAAATCTTACCAACTTGTGTGTTGGTAGCCATATTAAATTCTTGCATCAATGAAGGATACAGACGTTTGTAATCGAAGTCATTCCCATTGTTATATTTATAAATCGGTTGACCATTAATTCTTACTTTATTCTTATCAGAAATCTTAGTAGGATCCGCTACGAATGCCCCTGAGAACTTTTCTTCAGGTTTCTTTCCAAATCTATTGATATTATTACCAATGATTACTCCCTCATGATGTTTATAAAACTCTACAGCTTTTGTTCCGAGATAATTGGTTTGTCTAAATATCTTTTGAAACGGAGTATTCATTTCTATTACATTATTGAATACATATTTGAGATCATCTGTTTGTGCTTCTATACATACTTGAACAACAACGTCAATGATATTATATAACCAGAATATATAGAAGTTTAGATACGGTAACTTTCCAATATCTGTTGTTATTTCATGATAATCTAATTTTCTTACCCCACATTCTAAAGTACCTACATAATCTAACTTATTAGATTCAATAGCACTTTGTCCTTTACGTCTAGATGCATAAGTTATCATCTGATCAAGATATGTTGATCTTGCAGATATGTTGGCAAAATCTCCACGTTCTTCAAGATTATTAAGATTCTTTTCATCAAGAATATATTCACAGAATCTATATTGAGGAGGAATATCTTGATCACAAATTACATCTCTAGGATCTGCTCCATTTGCTTTTAATCTTTCAATCAATGATGGTAAGTCATAAGATATATTATATGCTGTTACAATATCAGGAGATAATGAATGAACTAATTTAAAGAATTCTAATATAAGACTTAGCTCATCATCAAAGAACCCAACAGATAATTCTACATTATCTAGTTTATATTTACTTACTTTTTCTTTACTACCAAGATCATATTCTATGAAGGATCTTACTTTTTCTTTATACTTTTTAAAATCCTTCTTCATATCATCTTCTAATTCTTGAATTTGTTTATTTCTTTTATTTCTTAAAACAAAATTATATAGTGTATTTGTTTTTGAATAATACCCAGTAATTGCATTTACAGGGCATTCACCTATCGTTACATTATCTGAGATTGAATCAATAATATCAGATTCAATATCAAAGAAGAATATATCTATAGGTATAACAGGGTTCTTATATATTTCTGCAAATCTACTTCTTGTATAATTCAAGATATTCATATCTGCTGCAAAAGATCTAGGATGTGCAAAAAAAGCATCGTTCAACCTAAAGTTACCAGAATACATATTTTGCTTATAGAGATCTTCATTACCAGTCTCTTTAGCAATAGATAATTTTATATCTTTATACTTACAAGTAATAGGTTCAACTTTATCTTTTTCAATAAATGCAAGATTGTGTTCGGTTTGATATTCTTTCTTTAATAAGTACCAAGTATATTCAGGTTCTACATCTATTCGTATTTCTTTCTTTCCTGTATCATTATTCTTAAATATAATAACCAAATAATCTTTATCGTACTTTCCCGTTTCTTCATTTCTAATAGGTCTAGTATAAAATACATTCATTATAGTAAGATTAGATCCTTCAGGATATCCGATTACATCTTTTAAAAGCATCTTATTTCCCCTTCCTATATATCAGTTATAATTAAGTTTCTAGTATTTTATATCTTCATAATTATAATATGTATCTAAATTAAAGTTTGCTTAAAATAACAGGTTAGTAATTAATTTAATCTTAAGAGGTGGTATTATGTCTAAAAAAGAGGTTATTACCTTAGATTTAATAGATGATAGCGAAGACGAACAAAGAACTTATGGTCTATCTGAAGAAAATCTTATTGAAAAGGATTCTTCAGCAGAACCTACTGTAATAGATACTACAGAAGAGAAATTAGCTTCTAAAAGAAAAAGAGGACCTGGTCGTCCTCCTAAAGATGCTCCTGTAATCACTTATACAAATATTGTAGATGATGAGGATAAATCTTCTAAAAAAGGAAAGAATGCAGTAATTAAAGAATTAGAAAAAGGATATAGCGATACAGGAAAGATGTTGTATGAAACCATAGCTCAATCAGATATGATTTATACAAACATCGATGAAGAATTAGCCCAATTTAAAAGAAGTAAGATGTATGGTGGCAAGATGCGTCTCCAGCATATGTCTAACTTTATGGGAGTTCAAATGGGTATTTTAAATACCAAAATTTCTGCTGTTAGAGAATTAGATGCAATTAGAAATAAGATTAATGATATTGCACTTAAGAAAGAACAGATGATGAAAGATGTTAAGGATGAAAATTCTGATAAGGTTATTACAGATGCATACTATGCAATGCTTAATGCACCTAAATATGGATTACCGATGATTAATCAACCTTTAGCTCCTCAGTCTATTAATACTGGAGTAAATCTTTCTGGTAGCAAAATAGAAACATCTAATGTTGGAACTCCTGGAGTTGCTAGCACAAATGTATCCTTGACAGATATTGTAACTGTAGATGGTAGTACAGCTAATATAGATACTTCTTTTAACCAATATAGAGCAAATTTAAGTCCTGTACAAAGAAAAATGATCTCTGAAAAAGATCCTAGTATCCAAACAGTTGTTGTATATAATCAAGCCACAGGATCAAAGTATTTTGACGTTGTAAATGTGCAAACAGGACAATCTATTCCTGGTATTGAAAGACCTGCAGAATTCTTATTAGATAATATGAGAATTGACCAACGAAATGGTAGAGCAGTAAATTCTAATGCTAATATGGATTTCCCTTTAGTAATTACTGGAACACGTGCTTTTGATGAATTATAAAAAGAATGGGTAGTAGGTTAAGACCTACTACCCAATAATTTAATTAATAATCAGCGATATCGACTACATCATCTTTAACTTCAGGTCCATAATATAAGAAGAAACCATAATATGTGTCTCTATATGGTCCAAGACTCATAATATTATATGTTTTTTCTGGAGTTATACCAACTGTACATTTATATGTACAGTGACTTCCAGATATGGCATTTCCTTTTTTCCAAGTACCATTACCAAATATATAATCATTATCTAATGCTTTTAATGTAAACGGAGCAATTGGTGGTGGTAGATTTTTTTGTTTTTTTGTATCATACCATTGTATAGCATTAGATGAATCAAATATACCCAAAGACATACTTGAATAATGAGTATCATACCTTACAAATGGTTTATCATTTAATAACCCATCTTCACGCAAAGTTTTTTCTACACCATACCTTTTTAATACATAGATATAGTTATTCATATTTTCAAAATAGACTCTTTCATCACGAGTATATGGATCATGTATATAATATACTCTTAATTTATTTACCCCTTTTGGAATTTTTATTTCTTTTAACCTTCTCTGAGTAAATTCATCTAATATCTTTTCGCATGGAAAAAATGTATTATGATGCCTATCTTGACCAGTTATAAATGCATTTAGGTAATATTTTAAAGTAGGAGGAGTTAAGAGCCTTATTTCTATATCATTCTCAACATCATATATTTTTCTACCAGTATTTGTTTCAGCATCATCATTAAATTCATAGTATGGTTCTTCTGATTGGAGGGAATAATTCTTTTTAGGTCTTGTATGTACTTCTATAGTATTATCAGAAGAAGGAAGCATATAAAAATCTTCTGTATGTTCTGATCCATCATTAGTAATTGCTACTATATCAAAATTTTCATCCCCTACTAATGTAATCTTAATTCGATTAACGTAATCAAAATTACAAGACAAAATATCTTTACTATATTTATTTTTAGATATATAAGAGTTACCAATTAATAGATCTTGTTCCATATCTGTATATCTAAACAAGAATCTATCAGAAGATAAAATCATTTCATTAAATTCTTCTACCTTTTTATCTATTCTAACACTAGCAAACATAATTAAGTCTTTAATAAACTTATTTTGATCATTATCTACTTTATTATGAGTTAATTCATAAAATTCAAAAGCAGTCAAATCAGGAACATTTGCTTTTTCTTCATTATCTGATATAATATTATATGTATCATACATCATATTCAATCCAGGACCAAAATCTAAATCATTTCCATCATATTTAGATTTTACATAGATAGAACATGTAATATTCTTAGATACATTGATATGGTAAGGAAGAGTTGTTAGAACAAATTCTAAATCCTTATAATATAATTTTCTTATATTGTAATTATAATAATACCAATAGGTCATAATATCCTTATTATCATATAATGCATGATATTTTAAAGGATCTTTATTCTCAGGCTCTCCAAGATTAAACAACATATGACCATTACCAGTAAATGAATCTGTATATGCTTTTACAAAGAAGTAGTAATTTTCATGAATATCATTAAAATATATCTTACTCTTTTCACTAGATACAAAAGTTCTAGTATCATCAGCATATCCTAAATATTCATTCAAATCAGCAGTCATGTATAACGTATTGTTGTTGTAGATCTTTATGGTTTGATCTTTTAGATCTAATAATACTCCTATAGTATCTCCTTCCATAGGATATACAGGACCATATACGGTTCTTATAGGATAATGAATGGTTTTATCATTAAGGGTTACATTAGCATAGTAGTAATTATAATCTTTTCTAAACAAATCAATAGAGAAAGATTTATAAGAAGAATCAGTAATAGACTTTTCTATTTCTTTATGATCTGCTATACCAATCTGTATTGGTAAACCAACATACCCATTATCCATAGGTGCTTCTTTGCAATTAAATTCAAAATAAATCTTTTGATCAGAAGGAATAGGATATGGGAAATAAGCATGATCTGCCGGATTCTGATTTTCAGAGTATATAATAAATGAATTCTTATTATTAGGATCGTATAATTGAGCATCCCCAAGATTAGGTTCTATATAAGTTTTTCTTTCATTTAAATTAGACCCTAAAGGAGCTAGATCATTTTCTACATGAACAGTAATCCCAAATTCTACACCATACTTTATTCTATTAGAATAATAATTATTGGTGTCATTATCATTAGATAAAAACGAAACATTCCCCAATATCTCTAGATTAAATGGATACCGTTCAAAATAATATTGATTTAGACTAATATATCCATCTGGTTTGTATTCAAAAGGAGCAGAGCCATAATTGATATATCCACCTATATTTTCAAATACTCTAGAGCATATAGTAAAATAGAAATCATCTTCTTCATTGATTTCAAATTCTCTAGGAGCAAAAGAGTAGAAAGGATGACCATTTACATAAATATTTATTTGGTTATAATCTGGATCTACTCCTACTCCTATAATATCATTCTTAGAAGGGATTCTTTCTTTCTTACCCAAAACTTTATAATGTTCACAATATGCAGACTTATTGTATTGCTCATAGGTTTCAAAGTCTTGTCTTCTTGTATAATAAATACTACCTAGACTAAAATCAGTAGATAAGATACCAGAAGATGGTTCTTTATGTATCCCTACATAAAGAGGTAAGTGTCTATATAATTCATTTCTTTTAAAATCAGTTACTTTAAATTCAAAATAACTTTTAACGTGTTTCGGTATAGGTTTATTAGATAAGATAATAAAAGGAGTAGAAGAAGAGAATTTGCCATTGCTTAAAGCCATATATTCTCTATATACACTTTTATTATCATAGCCGATAGGAATAATTTTTATCTTTGCCATAAAACTATATCTCCTTATCAGATTTCATATTAACAAAATGTTGCTGGTAGGCATTGTTATATGCCTACCAGATTATATCAACTTATCTAATTTATCATTTATTTTTTGTATATCCTTATTTATCTTCACAGTATTATCTTTGATAGCAAGAATCTCTTCATTAATAGAATCCATATTTACTTGTTCTTTACTCATCTTCTTTTCAGAAGTTCTTAGTATAGATAATACTTGTTTATTTAAATTTGCTTTACTCATAGATGAAACGACTTCAGATAAAATTAGACATGAAAAAATGAAAAAAGATAATAACCCAAGTATTGAAATTATTATGATTTCTATCATAATATTTTATACCCCTTATTCTAGATTTACTAAAATGTAGACAGGTATACCCATATGGGCCTAAAAAACATAAAAATAAGTTTATTATGGAAAGAGGTAATAGCTTGAAAAAAAGAGGACTTTTACATCAATTATTTTTTGAAGAGAATACGTTATCGCTTACTAGGCTTATGGCACTTTTTAGTTATTTAGTATTTGTAGCAGGGTCGTTCTATCTTTTATACAATAATATAGATTGGGGAGGATATGCTGTATTTGCTACTTATACAGGAGCTGTAGGTGCTGCTATTCAAACTACTAATAAATTCATTAATAGTAAATATAATAGCCCATCTGGATCATATGGTATTGAAAATGAAGGAATACCTAAAGAAATTATTAATAAAGAAAAAATTGCACCGGCTAAAGTTAACAAGGAAGTAGATGATAAATTAAATCTAGGGAGCAAATAGCATATTTTTGAATTGGAGGAACTCTAATTTATGAATAACTTTAATAATGAATTAATATTAGAGATTACTCTGTTGGAACTTTTATTGTGTGGAACTATATCTCTTTTTGGTTCTTCGATTCATGTACTGTGTTTTAAATATAAAAACAATACTAAGCATAGTATAAGAGAACTAATATCTGAAATACTAACTAATGCTATTGTAGATACATTTATATCTATAGCTACTGCTCCATTTGTAATGGCTATATCCCCTAGACTTATTCTCATCCCACCTTTGATTTTGGGATTGCTTGGATCAGATTTCATAAAACTACTAACTTCTGTAAATGGAATATTTTCTCTATTTGAAAAACTATTTCGTCTTTACAATTCTTCTCATTCTAATAAAGAGGAAGAATCTAAATCTACTAATGATTCCAGCTCTATAGAAGGAATAGATGCTAATATTAATATAGATATAAATAAGAATAATCATAATAATAAACATAATGATTGTCTTATTTGTAATCTAATAATTAGTACATCTGATGCCTTAGTTAGTGAAATGGATATCGGCATAAACAATTATTATTCTAATAAAGATGCTATCGCTTTTTATACTTTGTATTTAGAAATAGATAAAGGGTATAATAATGTGAGGGATACTATAGTAAAATTAGAATATGTGCCTGTAGAAGTATATAGTAAAATTATGGATCTAGTAAAAAAGAAATCTGAATTTGAACAATTTTATAAAGACAATGTAAAAGGCAAATAAAAAACTACCATGTCCTATTAAATAGGACATGGTAGTAATATAGTGTTTACTCTTATTAATCTAAATATTATTGGAGGATTGTTTAATGGGAAATAAATATATAGGAACTAAAGTCATATCTCCTTTATATTCAGACTATAATAATTATGTATTGGATAATAAATATATTAGAAATGGTATCATTGTTGTTGATCATTTAGTAGATATAGTAAATAAAGATAAAATATGTAAATGCTCTTTAGTTCCTAATGCTATTATTTATTGTAGAGAAGATTCCTCTTTTCATAAATTAGAAGTTACTAATGAAGAAATAACAGAAACCAATTATAAAGATCATATTAAACCCCTAGATCTTGTTACTATGGGATCATTAAGTAATCAATTAAATGAATTTGCTAAAAACTTTATCCCTAAAGAAGAATCTGAAAGACTTGCATTTATTTGTGACGTAATGGCTTTAAAAAACATGTTTAAATTATACTATGCTCAAATAGATGAAGAAAATAAAGATGATGGTACTACTTCTTATACATTATATTTTGATATACAAGAAGAGGATAATATAGCTTTTAAACCTGACGATTTATCTTATTGTCTAACTGGAGATGGTGCTTCTTTAACCATCTCTAAAAAAGGGCATGAAGATATCATTTGTCCTTATGATAATGATAAGCATGGATTTACAGTAAAAAATATAATCCCTTGGGATTCTGAAGGAAATCCCACAGGGTATCCTACTGGTAAACGTAATTTAAAATTATCTCTTAAATATATTTCTGAAACTGATCCTAATGCAGAACATCCTAAAGATTTTCATTTTTATGTGGACTTTCCTACGATAGATAACATTCAAATGAAAATTGATGAACAAAACAGACCTCAAGAATCTGGTACTTTTGGGGTATTCTTTTTAAAATATCCTTTAGACAAAAAAGAGGATCCTAATTATTTCAAAAAAGTAGGAGAAGATTATATTCCTAAATTAGTTTATCCTCCAGGAGAAGATCAAAACTATTTGATGTGGGCATATTTGGCATCTATTGATATTTCTTATACTCTTGATAAGAAAAATGTTATTGCTCCTTATAAGCATAAAGTTAGTACTTTTTTTACAAGACCCTCAACATACTTTGGAGAAAAAAATGCTATATTTATTAGAACCAAGGAAAATGTAGATAGAGATTATACAGGAACTCTTCTTAACGTTCTTCCTATAATGGTAAATGGAGTATTGTATTTATTTAAGAAATATCCATTAGATCAAATAGATGATGAAAGCCTTAAATCAAGAATAACCCCTAATTCACACTTATCATTGTTCTATCATGTGTTCCCTGATCAAATAGCTAGTAAAGATTCTCCTCAAACAATTTTAATGTTAGACTTTATTGCTAATAATCCTAATAGTGTAACTTAAATAAAAATACGATGTCAGATTGAATTCTGACATCGTATTAAATTGACTTTATATGAATATATGGAGGTTTTGATATGTTTCTCGATGATGCATATGTAATAGATTCTTATAATAGAAAAGTATTAAAAGTATCTAATGATATATCTACTGAACTTTTCAATTTAGAAAAAGAAGATATAGTTACAGAAAATAAAGATTTTGTATCTATAGATGGTTATACTAAGAATCTTATAAAGAAATATTTAAAAATATCTGATACAGAAATAGAAAAGATTGTAAATAGAAAAGATAATACTACTAAGAAGAAAGAACGTTCTGGTTATTCATCTATCTTGGTATCTCAAGATAAGGTTAGTTTATTTATCACTAATAGAATTACCAACCATTTATACCATTATAAAAAAGATGCAATAAGTGGAGAATTTTCTTTATTTCAAAAGATCCGTGTAGGTAAGAAGCCTGTTGCTTGTTGTGAAGATCCTAATGGTAATATTTATGTAGCAAACTATGGGGATAATACTGTTTCCAAGGTAGAAGTTCCTACATTTAAATCTAAACTCTTAGGCAATGAAGAAGCTCAGGATAAAGTAGTTAAAACTATGGTAGTATCTGCTGGTCCTAGATCTATTGTATCTGATGAAGAAGGTACTATTTGGGTAGCTTGTTATTTATCTCATAAGATAGATCCTATTAATGATACCGAAATAGGTGGCATTGTAAATAAGATCGTAAATGCTACTGTAGTAGATCAGATAGTAGTAGGGAATAATCCTTCATCTATTACTTGTGATATTAATAATACTATTTGGGTTGCTAATGCTGGGTCTAATACTGTATCTAGAATCGTAAAATCTAAACGTATTGTAGATTTTGAAGTGGGGCCTAGACCTATGGCTATTGTAAATGATTCCTTTGGAAATGTCTATGTAGCAAATTATGAAGGAAATTCTGTTACTATGATAGAAACTTCTTCTAAAGCTATTGCTGCTGGGGATAATATTACTACCATTCCTGTAGGAGAAGGACCTAATGCCATAGATATTAATTCTAAAGATGAAATACTTGTAGTTTGTGGATTAGGAAATATTATTTATAAGATATATAATAAAAAAGTTATATCCACTATAAGAGTATGTGATTCTCCTGTAGCTATCGGAGATTTTACAGGATGTTCTACTTATAATAAGCTGAATATAATGGCTAAAGATGAAGAGTCTGATAAAAAAGATAAAGAATTAAATGATGTAATAGAAAAAACAAAAACTACATCAGAAGAAATAGAAGCCCTTAAATCTAAAGTAGCTACTAATACAGAGAATATAGAAAGTTTAAAGAATAATACTTCTCTTAAAACTGAATTTGATGAGTTTAAAAATACAGTAAATACTAATATAGAAACTATCAATACATCAAAAGCATCTAAAGAAGATTTAGATACCTTTAAATCAGAAACTAATACTAAAATAGAAGAGGCTAAAGCAAACGCTATATCTCCTGAAGATAGAACTAGAATTGGGTATATTGATACTCTTAAAGAGAATATGATGTCTAAAGAAGATTTAGCAAATCTTAAAAAGAGAATAGATATAGAAGATAATTTTGGAACTTTATTTATAACAGTTATTGATATAGAATTTAAAGAAGAAATTGATGGGGCAATATATAAAGCATATTATTTAATCGATTTTAGTATACATTATGATTATAATAATCCAAAATTACCGAAAGATTTCGAAGATATTCCTCAATCATCAGAGCATAACCCAATAACTTTTGAAAAAGATGGTAAAAAATTAACTGTAAATTATAATGAAGAATCTAGTTATTATAGATTAAAAATAATTGCATCTGATAGCACAATAGATAATTTTGTTAAAGATGATTTTCCTTTTAATTATGAAAAAGTAAAAATTAGTTGTAAATATCGAGTAAAAAATGAATACGACAGTAATGGAAATAATTTATGGAAACCAATATATGCATATAATAATATAGATTCTATACGAAATATCAGAGATAGATTATTTTATAGAGAATATAATTTTAGGTATGGTATTGCTTTAGATATGTATTTAAAAGATACAAATACTTTAGATTATATAAGTTATAATGGGAAAATGTATCCAAATATATTCTATAAATATACTGGTAATGATTATGATGAATCAAAGAAAACAACTCATGAAATGATGCCTGGGTTTGATCTAATGTTTGTGAATTATTATAGATTAAGAGAAATTACCATAGATAATATTTATAATAAATATTCAAGTGAAGGAATAGAATATAATTATGGTTATCAAATAATAAATACTATTTGGGATAATTCTTTGACAAAAAGTAATCCATATAATGATAATAGAGAATATCAAATATATTTATTTATAGCATTAGACGATTCAAAATTTAATGATTATAGATTATTAAGTAATTTAAAAGAAAAATCATCGGGTATTATAAAATATAATAAACTTAGAGCACAATTTGATGATAAAACATATTATTTTGATCATTATCCAAAAGAATTGTGCGAAGGTAAATTAAGTGATGATAATAAAAATCTCTTAATTTATTATTGTAAATTAAATATGACTGAAATATCTGATGATAGTCTAGACCATGATCATCAAACTATAGTGAAAATATTCTTAAGATAATATGCACTAAAATACTACTATATGATGTCAGGGGATAAGCTCTGACATCATATTAATTATTTTAAATAAAATAATTAATTTTTTATTTATTAAAAATGGAGGTAATCTATATATGTTTCCGAATGATTTATTCGTAATTGATGCATATAAGGCTAAAGTACTAAAGATCTCTAATGATGTATCATCTGAAATTTTTGATCTTGAAAAAGAAGTAGGTATTGTAAATCCTAAAGATACTACTCCTAAAGAAGAAAATCCTGTAGAAACTATTACAGGTCATGGAAAGAAAGATCCTTTTGCTAGCAAGCCTGGTTATTCATCTATTACTGTATCTCAGGATAAAGTAAGTTTGTTTATTACAAACCGAAATAATGGATATCTTTATCATTACAAGAAGAATGTCGGAGAAGGAAAGTATACTCTCTTCCAAAAAGTAAAGGTTGGTAAACAACCTGTTGCTTGCTGTGAAGATCCCAATGGTAATATCTATGTAGCAAACTATGGGGACAACACTGTTTCTAAGGTAGAAGTTCCTTCTTACAAAAACACTTCTGCTACAGAAAATGAAGATCTTCAAGACAAGGTTGTTAAGAATATTGCTGTAGCAGCTGGTCCTAAATCTCTTGTATCTGATGAAGAAGGTACTATTTGGGTAGCTTGCTATCTTTCTCATAAGATCGATCCTAAGACAGGTGCAGATCTTGGTGGTATTGTAAATAAGATTGTAAATACTACTGTTGTAGATAGTATTAATGTAGGAAGCAATCCTGCTGCTATTACTTGTGATACAAGCAATACTATTTGGGTAGCCAACTCTGGTTCTAATACTGTATCTCGTATTTTGAAATCTAAGAAAGTAGTAGATTTTGAAGTAGGTGCTCGTCCGGTAGCTCTCGTAAATGATTCTTATGGTAACGTTATTGTTGCTAACTATGATGGAAATACAGTAACCATTATTGAAACTTCTTCTAAGGCTATTAAAGAAGGCAACAATATTACCACTATTCCTGTTGGTAAAGGACCTAATGCTATTGATGTAAACATGGATGATGATGTTTATGTAGTATGCGGTTTAGAAAATACTATTCATAAGATTTCTGGTAAACAAGTAGTATCTGTAGTAGAAGTTTGCGACTCTCCTGTAGCCTTTGGTGATTTCAGTGGTTGTGCTAATTATAATTCACAAAATGTAATGGCTAAAGCAGATAAAGGAACTACAGAAGAAAAGATTCAAACAGCTCTTGATAAAGCTAAACAATCTGAAGACTCTGTTAAAGAAATGAGTGCACGAGTAGAACATGCTCTTGAAGATGTAAAAGCGGCTAAACAGGCTGTAGAAGCAAAGACAGAACAAATTACAGAAGCTGTTACAAAAGCAGGCAATGCAGAACAAAAGGCTACAGCTAATACTGAATCTATCGAAGCTATTAAGACTGGTAAGCTTGAAACAACTGTATTCGAATCTTATAAATCTGCAACAGCTGAAAAGATTGATGCTGCTACTCATAAAGCAACTACTAATGAAGAAAATATTGGTCAGCTTAAGAATAATAAGCTTGATGTAACTGTATTTGAATCCTATAAAACAGAAGCTGATGGTAAGTTTGCTACTAAAGCAGAATTAGCAGCTGCTGGTACATCTGGTAGTGGTGCTGGAACAGGTACAGCTAGTTTAACTCCTGCTGATCAAGCTAAGATCAATAAGATTGATGGTATTGAAACTGATGTGACTAGCATTAAAGCTGTTACAGATGGTTTGAAAGATAAAACTTTTGTAGAAGATTCTGTATTTACAGCATATAAGTCTGAAGCAGAAGGTAAGTTTGCTACTAAAGATGAAATTACAACTTCTGGTACAGGTAATCTTAGTGTAGCAGATAAAGCTAAGATCAATAAGATTGATGATATTGAAACTGCAGCTAATGCAGCTAAAGCAGTAACAGATACTCTTAAGGATAAGACCTTTGTAGAAGATTCTGCATTCAATGCTTATAAATCTGAAGTAGAAACCAAATATGCTACAAAGGCTGAAGTTACAACTGCTGGTACAGGATTGAGTTCTGATGATCAAGCTAGAATTGCTAAGATCGATGGAATTGAAACAAAAGCTGATGATGCTAAAGCAGTAACTGATACACTTAAGGGTAAGACATTTGTAGAAGAATCTACTTTTAATACTTATAAATCTGATGCTGATGGAAAATTTGCTACTAAAGCAGAACTGACCTCTGCTAGCTTGAGCTCTGAAGACCAGGCTAATATTGCCAAGATTGATACTGTTGAAGCTACTGCTAATGCTGCAAAAACAGTAACTGATACTCTTAAGGATAAAACCTTTGTAGAAGAATCTGCATTAGATGCTAAATTTACAGAAAAATTACAACCTGTAACTCAGGATGTAACTTCTAAATACAATGAACTTAAGCAGTCTATTGAATCTGTTTCTACTGCTGGACTTCCTGAAAATGTAAAACAGGATATTCAGTCTGCTAAAGATGCTGCTGCTAAGTTAAATGAATTCGAATCTAAAGTAACTGAAGCTAAGAATGCAGCTGATAGTATCAATGCTGTAAAAGCAGATGTTGCTGCAGCTAAAGCTGTTACAGATTCTATTAAGGATAAAACATTTGTAGAAGAATCTACTTTTGATACTTATAAATCTGATGCAGATGGTAAATTTGCTACTAAAGCTTCTCTTACTGAAGTTAAGAATGTAACTGATGGATTGAAAGATAAGACATTTGTAGAAGATGCTACATTTACTGCATACAAATCTGAAGCTGAAGGAAAGTTCGCTACTAAAGCAGAAGTTGGTGGTACTGGTTTAAGTTCTGATGATCAAGCTAAAATTGCTAAGATTGATGCTATTGAAACCAAAGCAGATGATGCTAAATCTGTAACAGATACTCTCAAAGGTAAAACTTTTGTAGAAGATTCTGCATTTACTGCATATAAAGATAATGTTTACAAAAACTATGCTAATAAACAATATACAGAATCTGCATTGAGAGCTTTCCAACATGATCTTCAATCTTATCAAGAAGCTGATAAAGAAACTAAGAAAGCTTTGCAAGAAATGAAAGCTGTTACAGACGGAGTTAAAGATAAGACCTTTGTAGAAGATGCTATATTTACTGCATATAAGTCTGAAGCAGAAGGTAAATTTGCTACTAAAGCAGAATTAGCATCGGCTGGAACTGGATTAAGCTCTGCAGATCAAGCTAAGATCGCTAAGATCGACGGAATCGAAGCTAAAGCTAATGCAGCCAAAGCAGTAACTGATACTCTTAGTGGTAAAACCTTTGTAGAAGATTCTGCATTCAGTACTTATAAATCTGAAGCAGAAGGTAAGTTTGCTGCTAAAGCAGATGGTTTGAGTTCTGAAGATAAAGCTAAGATCGCTAAGATCGATACTATTGAAACTGCAGCTAATGCAGCAAAAGAAGTAACAGATACTATTAATGGTACATTTGTAAGAAAAGATGTATACGATTCTCATATAGCTAATAATGAAAGCAAGTTTGTTACTAAAACAGAATTTAATCCAGTTAAGAATATAGTTGATAATCTTAATAATAAGACTTTTGTAGAAGATGGTACATTTAGCTCATATAAAGTTGAAGTTAATAATACTTATGCACAAAAATCTAAAGTAGAAGAACTTGAAACCAGAATGGGTGGATATGCTACTGAAAATTATGTAGATATCAAAAACAATTTACTTGATAACAAATTTGCTACTAAAGAAGAAGTTCAAGCTATTCATGGGTTATCTGAACAAGATCAGACTAAACTTGCTAAATTAGACACTATCAATAAAGAAGTAGATATTCTTAATAAATTAGATGCACTTCATATTAATATTCTTAAAGTAGATCGTGATTCTAATAACAATACAGTTTATTTTATCTTTGATAAAGTAACCAATCCTATTTCTTTACCTAAAGATTTTGATTTGGATAATAGTAGTATCTTGAATTCAACTGATGCAAGTTCTCATCCTCTTAAATTTGAATCTCTTGATGGATCTATGAATTCAACATGTAGTGTTGATACTTTCAACGACTCTACTTGCTTTAAGCTTACATATTCTACTACATCTAATGGCAATTTCCCTCTTGGGGATAACTCTTTTGTTGCTAAAGTAATATTACCGTACAATCCTTCTAGCTCTACAGAAGGGGTTAACTCCTCAGTATTTAAAGAATTAGAAATATATATTAGAGCTATTGATGATGATATTTTAAGAGAAAAAGAAAAATCTGATAAAATTCAGATGTATGTTGCTTCTGGTTTGTTCCCTGTTGCTAGTAGAACAAATGGTGATGGAACATATGAACAATATAATGGAGATTATATTCCCAATTCTACCAAAGTAAATGCTGAATCTTTATTAGAACTTTCTGATTTTTCATCATCATCTGATATTCTCATTAATAGAAAGGGTTTTGAAAATATATCAAACATTGTTGAGGGAAATGCAGCAAGAACAATTTCTTTAAATATTCTTGAAACTAATATTTTAAGAGGGAAAACTGTTCATACTGATTTTAACACAGTATTCTTTATTTTACCTAAAGAATTAACTAATGGAGTAGAAAGTATAGGAGTATTTATGGATTATCAAAGACAGATTGTTCATAAATACCCTGAAGAAAAGATTACTAAAGAAGCATATAAGAAATATGATGTTTATTACTTCATTTCTAATACTAATATTACAACTGGTTTGTATTTAAATATTGTTTTATAATCTAATTTTTAATAGAGTAAGTGGGTTATCCACTTACTCTATTTTATTTATTTTCACATTATATTAATTAACTTTGATTGGAGGTAAATAAATCAATGAGTGAAGTAAATAAATTTATAATGAATGTGAATAATCAAAATCTTCTCATTGAAAATTCTGGTCCTCTTCCTGTAACAGATTCTAATGAAGTTAAAGGAGGGAGGTTTATTGTTAGAACTAGAACTGAAAGAAACCAAATTCCTTTAAGTAAACGTAAGGTTGGAATGAGTGTATATGTATTAGATGATAGAAAAGAATATATTTTATCTAATCAAAATAACAACCCAACTACATCAGATACAGATTGGACAGTTCAAGAAATTGCTAATGCGGTGACTGCTAATAAATTAGCTCATCCTGTAACTATTAATGGAGTTAGTTTTGATGGATCTCAAAGTATCAATATTGGTAGTGGAGAAGCATATAATAATGATGAAATATTAGCATTGTTTAATACTACTTCTGTTTCTATTAGTAGAGTTTATGATACTATCATGCCTAACTATGCAATGAGATTTGTAAATACTATTAATAATGAAAAATCTAGTATTGGTGAAACAAATATAACCAAAGATTTTACTATTAATAATGGTGACCCTATTAAAATTGAATTGTATAGAGTTGATAAGATTATTTCTATTCCTAATTATAAAATCTCTTATGAATTAAATAAATTGGATAGAAATTTAGATATTGATAAATTAGGATTGAAGATTTATAAGAACAAAGATACTGCTGATCTTATTCCTAATGGTGTATTTACATCAGATAAACTTGATAGTATAGTAGATAATGTAGTTGGTGATACTACTTATACTCTTAAAGATGGATTTAAGAAAGCTATTAAATTGAGTGCTATCTTTGATAATAACTTAGTAAGCTATTATAACATTGATAAACGATTGAATATGACAGAAGAAATAAAATCTATTTCTTTAGTTGAAAATGGTCAATCATTTAGAGTCAATGTAACTTTCAAAACCAATTCAGGAAATCTTGGAAATGTTGTTACTATTATCGTAGAAGTACCTTATAAGGTTCCTGGTAAAGATAATGTAGTTAAGTTTGCTTATAAATATTGTAATATATCAAGAGCATCTGCAGGATCTTTAGTATATACTGGTAATATTGATGATATCGGTAATAGCTTTTCTAGATATAATTTCTTAAATAATAATGATGGAGAATTAGATAACTTTGCTGTAAATATTATTCTTGCTCCGTCTGAATCAGTACCTGACTTTTTCCAAATTTAATATATAGAAAGGAATATTATTCATAATGAGTAAATTTCTTAATTTAGATAATTTAAAAACATTCCTTTCGGAATGTAGACGCATCTTTGTTGCTAAATCCCCTGGAATGGGATTATCTGAAAGCAATTTTACAGAAGAAGAAAAAGGAAAGCTTTCTACTGTAGAAATGTCTGCTCAAGCTAATAAGATTGAAAAGATAAATTTAGCTGGTAAAGAACTGTTTCCTGTAAATAAAGTTGTAAATATAGATGCCTACACAAAGAAAGAAATTAATGATCTTATTAAAAAGATTCCTAATTTCAAAATAGAAGTAGTAACAGCTCTCCCCACTTCTAATATAGATGATGCTACTATCTATCTTGTAAGAGGCAGTGGATCTGGGGAAAATATGTATGATGAATATATCCATGTAAATAATAACTGGGAACGTTTAGGAGGACAAAGCCAATCTCTTGATCTTACTAATTATGCTACTAAAGCAGAACTTCCCAAGAAAGTATCGGATTTAAAACAAGATATTCAATATATGGATTTTATTAATAATATCGATGTACACCCAGCATATACTTCTCCTACAACTGGAACATTGGACATTTCTGAAAATCTTGTAGTATCTAGTACTTTCGCTGATAATGTAACTAGAAGATCTAGATGTACTACTTATGGCGTAGTTGGATCTACAGATGCAAGCACACCGAGTACTATTACTATTAATCTTCCTGGAACATTAGATGTGAATAGTATTATTCCTGTATTCCCTAAAGAAAACCCATCAGAACAAAATGATAGATTTAATGCTCATAATTTAGAAGGTACTGCTTTGTTTACGATAATTATTAAAACTTATGGCAATTCTAAAATAGCATTTGGAACCGGTGCCGCCTCTGTAGTATTTAATAGAGAATCTAAATACTCCTCTTTAGAAGCATTGAATAATGATATTATTAAGACTAATGGTTTTATAATTCTTAAGATAAACTATATTGGTGGTATATACTTTATTGAAGATATCAAACAATATTACGTAAATTTTAATGTAAGTGCATCCAGAGGGGCTACAATAATGATAAACAATATAGCAGCTAATGGAACAACAGTACGAGTTCCTTACGGAGAACCAGTCAGAATTTCGGCAACCAATGAGCCTGGATACACTATAGTAGGTTTGCATGCAGCTCCAGCAAATAGTCCCGTGCAACCTCCTTCAGAATAATCAGATCTAAGACAATAAAATAATTTTATTTTATATTTTTTTAAAGGAGAGAATCACATGTTAGGATTGACAAGAAAAAGTAAATTGGTAAAAGCTCAAAATGAAATTGAAGAATTGAACAAAACCATTGAAGCTCTTACAGAAGAAATTGAAGCTATTAAAAAAGAGAAAGAAGAAATTGTAGGTAAGATTGAAATTGCAGAAAAAGCTGCTAAAGATAAACAAGAAGAATTAAATAAACAAATTGAAGTATCTCTTAAGCTTCAAGATCAGATTAAAAAAGTAGAAGAAGAAAAAGCTACTGTTGCTAAGAAACCTGCAACTCGTAAACGTTCTACAACTACTACTGCAAAAAAGAAAACAACCACTTCTGCTACTACTAAGAAAAAGACTACTACAACAACAAAACGCAAAACAGCTACAAAGAAGAAAGCAGAATAAGCTGACAAATAGTAGAAAACTATTAAGTAAGTAGTATATATTTTTGATTAGAAAGGACTTATAAAAATGCCTACTTTCACCTCCGCTCAATATAGGGCTTTGGAAGTTAGATATAAGAAAGTTGTTGAACTTTCTAAACAACTCCAAGCTAAAGTAGATGAACTTAGTAAAGGTCAATCTAGTGGATCTGGTTTAGTTAAAGAATATAATGAACTTAAAGCAAGTTTTGAAAATTTGACTAAACGTGAAAAACTGGAAATTGATGCTCTTAATAACCTGAGTGTTGCTCTTCAAACATACAAGGATCAGGTTGCACATTTTACTGCTGAAAATCCAATAGTTCCTCCTTCGGATGATACTATGACTGATAGAGTAGTAGAATTGTCTAAAGAGCTCGATGCTTGTAAAAAACAAGTAGACGACATGCAAAAACAGATTACTAGTTTAAATAAGTTAAATACAGATATTAGTTCTGAACTTGTAAAGAAAAACAAGGAATGTTCTGATATGAGTGCTGATCTTACTAAGAAAGAAGCAGAACTCAAAACAGCTAGTGAAAAGGTAACTTCTCTTCAAACTGAATTAGATTCGACTAAAGAAAACTATACAACAACAAAAACAGCTTTAGATGAAGCTAATACTGAAAAGAAAACCTTACAAGATAAAACTTCTGAACAAGAAAAACAGATTGGCACATTGAATGCAGATATTGCAAAACTTCAGGAAAAAGTTAAGAAACTTACTGAAGAAGGAGTACCTGCAGATGATGGATCTACTACTGAAGATTCTTACAAGAAGGTTTCGATGTTTACTGTAAAACCTCAAGAAGGTATTACCTTTAAAGCAAATGGTAAAGTTATTGATGGAAGTGTATTCTTCTTAAAAGGTAGCTCTGTTACTATTGAATGCTTTAAAGATGGTATAAAGACAAAGAATTTTGTCTATGAAGAATATTAATATTTGGAGGTAGCTTATAAATGGCTAACAAAGTACTTGAAAAAATTGATTTTACTTCTATTAAGAGTGAATTGATTGATAATGTACAAAACGTTGTTACTGATGAAGCAAAGAAATATTTCACCAAATGGTTGAAAGAATCTGGCATGCCTCAGATTAAAGAGGTTGTTGACGTATACACTGCTAAACTTAAAGAAGATGCAGCTAAAGAACAGGGTTGGTGCAAGATCCGTGATGGATTCCTCCTTCCTACTGTAATCCTCTTCTCCTTTACAGTTCTTAACAACCTTCTTTCTAAAGTAGTTGAAGAAACGAAATAATACTATTACCCTATCAGGTTATTCCTGATAGGGTATTGGTTTGACACTTATATAAAATACATTTTTAAACGGTGATTTTATATGAATAAAGAAAAAATATACTTACCAAGAGATCTAAATAGCATGGTTCATGTAGCTGATGGTGTTAGACACAATAGATATTATATACCTGATCCTACTTTACCATTTACTTATGAAGATCTTATTGAAAATAAAGATTGGTTTATCACTCTAGTACATCATAACGTATTAGAGCATATGAAAAATGATACATTGATAAAATATACGATTAAGTTTTTTAAAGATGATATTACAGAAACTCCTAGTCCTATAAATGTAGCATTACAAACAAAACATCCTACCAATAATAGTATTGTAAATTCTCAAACAGCAATCTTAGCTGGTAAAATTCCTGCAATATTAAATGAATCGTATTATGATAAGTCATTAATCTCTATTCCTATAGCTCATATTTTAAACTTAGATACAATGGCAGCAAAACCTTATTCTGGAGTAGTATGCTCCTTACAAATAGATATTCCTAAATTAAACTATGATAATCATATTTATTATGAATTCGAATCTGCTACAGATTATGAAATAATGAATAGAGTAGGGTTATTTGAATGGATTATCTCTGATGGTATTTATGGGGATGGAAATGTTTATTATAGAAAAATAATATATGGAATTCCTGGTGAAATACAAAATAAAATTATAATACCTGATGTTGATAAAGATGACGATGAATATGTTGGAGAGGATTAGAATATTATGGCTATTAGAAAATATTTTAATACACTTAGATTTACAAAGGAAGATGGAATTGTTGATCATGGATTAATAGGGAATAGTTGGGGTAAAGAAGAGTCTGGAGGATCTATTTTATTTAATTCTCCTTCTTGTATTCAAGATCCTTATTTAGATTTTAAATACAATTCAGCATCTTTCTTTAAAAAGAGTTCATATTTATTTAATATGGATAATATTACTCTTAGATTAGATGGGTTATTCTGCGTTAGTTTTTGGTTTAAATTACACGATTCTGCTATAGTAAAATTAGATACAAATAAGAATAAAAATAAATATATCCCTGGATTAGAATTTTCTGATGATAAAGGGAATGTTTTTAAAATACTTATAGGCTATTACAATGAATCTCCTGAAAAGATTTCTGTTGCTTTCTTTATGAACGGTGAATCATTATATGAATACCCATATAATATTAATACAGAATGGCATCAGATTATGTTTAGTAGAGGTGCTCATAGTTTAGATAGATTCTTCTTTGATGGAAGAAAAGTAGTAGAATATGAAAATACAAATATTCATATAGGGACAATTTTAACTGGTCTTAAATTTGGTAATCCTGATTATGGTCCAAATAGTGAAGATTATGAATATGAATTAGATCAATTGCAAATATCTGATGATTCTACATATGAAGATGATTTTGAAATAGGAGATTTGCGACAGATTGTTCAAAAGTTCCCACCAGTAGAACTTCCTGATCATTCAGAAGCTGAATCTATTTATATTAAAAATGTAAAGTATGCTGCTCCGTTTAATTATACTGATAATGAAACTGCATGGGATAAAATATTATATGATATTCCTATTACAAGACCAGTTTATTATACAAAACCAAGATATGCGGAATTAAATATGATCAATAAGATCAGATTTGAAGAAAATAATAGTATAGCCCATTCTAGTTTTAAATCTTACAGATATCCTGAAATAGAGCAATAAATAAGAGCATAGGTCTAAGACCTATGCTCTATCTTTTTAGTAATCAGTCATATCTATTCTTCTTTTAGCTATGTCTTCATTATATCCTATTACAAACCCATAATCACGCATCTTAAATCCAGAGGCAAAACATCTTAAATTATAAGTTTTACCAGGTGTAACACCCATAATTATATAATAGGAATACTCTTCGGGTTTTTTAATATATTCATTGTATGCAGGAATATACCATTTAGAATCAGTGTGAGAAATGTATGGATTAAACCATGGAGTCTTTGTATCTAAATTATAAATACCTGTTCCAGAGAAAGGAGGATATGTTTCAGCTACAGATTCACCGTTTCGTATTTTAGTTAATACATCAGTCATTGTTGCATATCCGTCTCTTACATCACTCCATTCATCTGATTTGGAGTGCCATGTATAGTTTACAACTACTCTATCTACATCATTAGGTATAGTTATAACCCTATCTCTAATATGAGTCCATAAATCTCTCTTTTCATCATATCTATTACCTGCACTATTGATAGGAATTAATCCATAAGCAAAGGATAATTCTGTAGCATCTGATGCGGTAAGAATTCCATTATCCATAATAGGAGTTGTATTAGATATACTAGGAGTACCAGGTCTATACCCTTTTTCAGGAATTATAGTAGGATTGATAGTATCTCCACGTAATACATAGATTATATCATCATTAGTATATTCTTTCCCATTATAAACTACACTAATTCTTTGATGAGGAACTTGTTGTATTTGTATAGCATATTTAGGTATATAATTTAGTTGAATAGGATCATTGAATAAGAAGCTCTTATAATCTATTTTAAACATCTTAGCATTAGATACATTAATATCAGCAGTAACTACATTAGGAGCTAATGCAACTTCAATGACTCCATTACCATTCTTTCCTCCTAAAATATCTTTAGAAAAGCTACCAACTGTATAGTCTTCAATATTCCCATAAATATATTCATTTACATATTTAGGAACTTTGTTTCTACTTTTCCTTAATTTAAACTTAGGAACTAATGAATCTACTTTAGGGCTAAGATTTAATACTTCTAGATTATATCTGGATTTGATATCAGTTGAGATTTTGTGAACAGTATTAGATATATCTAATTCATCTTTTCTATCAACTAATTTACCATTTACAAATATAGCGGTTAAATTTTTATTCAGATTTCTATCTATTTCATTTTTATTATAATAGATATAACCACTCATAGGAAGCTCAGGAATGGCTTTATTATATTTTGTTCCAGTATAGAAACATATAACGTCTAGAGTATCACTGCTTTTTATATCTAAAGAATCTGATAGATTTAAAATTCCTTTATAAATATTGATTGTATAATCTACTCCATGAATTAATTCTTTTCTATTAAAGAAAACCTTAAATCTATTTCTTATATCAAGAATCATATAATAAGGTGATAATAGATCATACTGATATTTATTAGTTTCACATTCAAAATTTAATTCCATCTTTTGAACGGCATATTGTCCTTTATTATGAGCAAATACGAATTTTAAATCTTTATCAGATGAAATCTGTAAATCGGTATTATCTTTAATTCTTATAGTGTAATTATCTATACGATCATAATATCTAGCTGGAATTAGCTTTCCTTCTTTATCTATAATAAAGAATTGCATTTCTGTAAATTGTTTATATGGAAATGGTATGGTTACATCATATTTACTATGGTATTCAAATACGTTGATTTTGGAATATATTTCATAAGGTTCTATATCTGCTTTTAATACAGTTATTACAACCTTACCATCTACTTCATTATTTCCACCAACTATTGTTTCTGTATCAGTAAATACAACATGATCATTATTTGGTTCATCAGAGCAATTAGGATCTCCACTTATATAAGAAGAACCTCCTCCTGCTTTGATATCTCCTCCACCACCACCATAATATCCAGCTCCTCCACCAGGAGCTCCACCTTTACAGGTAATAGTTGAGGTTTCTTTTAATCCATCGCCACCAGTATTTCTAGATCCATTAGATAATCTTACAAATTCAGTAGATATAGAATTCTTATCTAAACTACCACCATATCCACCAGCAGTTTGTGTACCAGACTTTCCAGAATATCCAGAATTATACCATTTATATTCTAATGCAGGATCTCCATTGCTTTCATTTAAAGGTTCTCCTTCATATCCTCCACCATCTAGTCCTTTTACTGGTTTTATAAGATAATCATCATTGCTTGTTCTTATTATAAAATCAGTTCCACCGCCAGCACCAGCAGCTATCATATAGAAATAGTTTTTATCATCACTAAAAATGGAGATAGCGGAAGATCCGCCACCTCCATAACCAACCATTTCATTCTTAGGTTTAAAAGAATCTCCACCTTTACCAAATCCTTTTCCACCTATACGACCTTCAGGTTTGCATCCTACAAATACCCAAAGATGATCAATATTACTTACATCTAGAATGCCTTTGGTATATCCACCTCTAGAGAAGATATTTAGATCTCTTGTTTGAGAACCAGCTCCATAGCATTCTACTTTTATAGATCGAATACCAGTAAGATTTATATATTCAGGTACTCCATCATTAGGTCTAAAAACAAATACTTTATTCCCATTGTTTTGCTCTACGATATTACCCATTATAAACTCCTTACTGTATTATTTTAACCGTGGCTCCTGCAGCTCCCCATGGTTTATTATTCATAGATTCAGTGTTTACTAATTCAACTGTATGGGAGTGAGGATATTCTTTAATATAAATAGTTCTTAATTCAGGGCAATTGGTAAATGCATTTTGATCTATATGCTTTACTGATGCAGGAAGAGTTATTTCCTTAAGTACATCAGATCCTATAGCATAAGCTCCAATACGCTTTAAACCTTTTCCTTGTTGTCCCAATTCAGGCTCTACAGGTTCATCTATAATCACTTCTTTTAATTTACTACAGTTATTAAAAGCTCCTTCTTCTATAATATCAATAGAATTAGGAATTGTAACTTTTGAAAGCTCTGTATTATCACTAAAAGAATTCTTATGGATTATACCACATGAATTAGGAATAGAAACTTCTTTTATCTTAGTATTAGAAAATGCCCCACTACCAATATAAGAAATATTGTTATTAAGAGTTAATGAACTTAATGAACTACAATTCTTAAATGCAGCAGGATATATTTCTGTTATTGTATCAGGGATGACTACATTGTTTAATTTATTAAATCCATAGAATTGATAAGATTGTACTCTAGTCTTATTTGAATCAAAGGATACAGTTTCTATTGAATTTCTATTAACCTGTGTATTTTCCATAATATATTGATTAGAAGCCTTATCAAAGGTTATATTGATTATAGAATTAGGTTCAAATGCATTATCTGCTACCTTAGCTGTATCAGGAATAAATATATTGTTTAATAACCCAAATGCATTTTCATCAACTTCTAAATTGGTTCCCTTTAAGATAATATTTTTTAATCTAGAACAAGATACAAAAGCATAAGAATTTATCTTATTCAAATGCTTAGAAAAATCTACATATTTAAGATCACTCATACCCTTAAATGTATAAGGAAGTATAATATTAATATTACTTTCTTCTTCAAAACGTATACCAATAACTCCTCTTTTATCTGTAAAGAAACTTGAGAATGTATTGTTTGGTTGAAGTCTTATAGATATAGAAGTAGCGTTATTTGCTATTAACGCATACTTAAGACCAGGCATATCTTCATGAAGAAAATCTATATCTGTACTATTATTAGGAGAAACCTTTTCCCAATCTACATAATAATCTTCTACCACACCTGATATAATATCTGTATCTTGTCTATCTGTATAATCTGTATACAAATATCCAGTTAAGAAATCTTGTTGTACAGGATATTCTACTCTACTGTATAACGTACCAGATATCATAGTTCTAGAATACCAGTGATTATAATCTTTTACATAAGTAAGATTTCCATATATAGCATCTATAGTAACGTCTTTGATTTTATCTGTAGGTATAGGAGTTGAATACATTTCATCAAACATGATATCATCATGATCAAATTTCTTATCAATGTATTCATAAGGCCCTTCAATACCATAATTATTCAAAGAAACTTTATGTTTATACAAATATAAAATGGTTATGGTTTTACCTACTTTGAATTCAGATTCGGCCCTATATGTAGAAATTATGGTGTTTCCATCTATCTTATATCTATTAGGATTAATATAAGTTCCATTTATAAATATAATAGTATTTTCTTTTGTTATTATATTATTAGCAAAATAGCTACTAGGAATAGTTACCCGATTATTTATCACTATAGGTAATTCATTCTTTTCAAAATCTATACGTTCAGTATATCCACCTTCAGATCCTTTATTTTTTATAGAAATTACAGTGATATTTCTTCCTTTAGTAAAGTATAAATTAGGATCTCCAAAGGAAATACTATTATTAGCAGCATTATAAGAATACTTTTGCGATTGTTCTAATGATACACTACCCACAAATACAATGAATGAAGACTTAGGACCTATAAACTTATTTAGTTTAAATACAGTTTGTCCATCATATTCAGCAGGTATTTGTTGAATATCTAATTCAAAATTAGAATCACTATTTATATTGAATTTAGAATTCTTCATATCATTAAATATAATCATAGTATAATTAGCATACTTAGCATGTCTTATATCTACACCATTATTGAATCTTATAGTATGATTATCAATAAGATCAAATCTATCTTTACTAATATAAGTAGTATTTCCAAATAGTAAGAAATTATTTTTACTTAATTCATATGAAGTAAAAGGAGGATCAAAGGATACTATACCATCATCCCCAGAAGATTTTGAATAAGAATAAACAAAGTTTATTCCTGTATTACCCATATATTTATTTTCAAGAAGTTCTCCTTCTTCTTCAAATTCAGCTCTTACATAAGGGAATACGAATACTAGATAATCGTTTCTATCTTCTGTTTTGTATAACTTAGAATGATCAAATAAAGTAATAGCACTTCCATCTTCAGATGTAGTATAATCATTCTTCTTATCCAAATAGATACCATCCTTATTAAATACAAAGAAATATTTATCTCCCTTGGGATAAGATTTGTAAGGATAAGGAACATTTACAACATATTGTTCATTTTCATCAGCATATACAAGATTAGAAGACATATACACATCATGATTATAAGGAACATGTAAGAAGTTATCATCAGATTCGATATAAAATATTTCTATTCTATCCCCAGGTCTAAATGTAACAGCAGTATATAACTTTTTATTTTTTATCTTATTAGTAAAGGTAGCTACATCGATCTTATAAATAGAATTATTTAAAAGAAGACCATTTCTAAATACTAAATATCTTTTAGGATCCCATCCTGTTTTAAATTCTTCTTCTAATTCTAGTATATTAGAATTGAAATTTATAAAGTATTTATGATATAAGAATTGCTTATTAGATCCTACATAAATAGGAAGATCGGCATAATATTTATTATCTTCTATTTTTATATTTCCATTAGAATCAGAAATATAATTTACAGGATACAGATTATTTTCAGATATCTCCACAAATAATTGCATATCTTCGTATTTAATACCGCTGCAATGATGACAATGATCTTTAAACTTTTCATTTAGTTCATCTAGTACCAAATAATCGGAAATTCGTTGTATCCCATTACCTTTAATATTAGATGGATCTATTTTTCCTTTGTATACTTCTTTTTCAATTACAGTAACAGAAGAGAACGCATCATGACCATCAAATGGATAAAAGAATACATTAACTGATCCATTTACCAAATTATACTTTGATGCTTCAGACTGTTTAAAGGTAACTGTACAGTTGATATCTTTATAGTTTTCAGCAATGGTATCATTGAATTTATTAACTATTTCACCATATTCAATATTAATAAATCCATTCCTAAAGAAAGAAGCCCCACGCATAGGTTCTAGATTATATCTTTGGAAATTAAGATCAGTAGTCTTTTTATTATCAGTTACAAGAGTATTTAAAGCAATAACTGTATTATCTGAGTTTATATTATAAGGGTATAATTTGTATTTGCTTTTATCATCAACGTCATAACCAAGACCCAAATCTAAATTATTGTTTTTATCTCTATAATCAATAGTATTTACTCTTACATAGAATCCATTCCCTTTATATTGCTCTAAAATTATTTGTAGGTTAAATTTACTAGAATAATAATTTCCTGATATAGATAAATCCCATCCATTAACTTTATTAGATTTAGAGTCCTCAGTAGGAGAAAATGTATCTATGATAAGATTGTCCATATTGTAATATTTTTTAACGTTATTTAAATATCTTTCTTTATCTCCTATAATAAGAGAATATATAGGAGCAGTAGACTTTTTATCTATTAAAGAGAACAATGCAAAAGGTTCTAAGTTATTTATTGTATTTACATCATTATCTGTTATTTCATAAGAGGTATCCTTTTCTCTAATCATAAAATATGGATTAGAGAACACAACCAAAGCATCAAATACAATTCTAGTTACATCATTATTTGAAGCTCTATTAGTGTATACAGAAGATAAATCTATAACAGATGATCCAGTAAAAGAAATCCCATCACGGTCTTTCCTTTTATGTTTATCTAAATAACTTGTCCCATCATTATATTCATAATCATATAGAGATCCTTCTTTGGATTCCAACTCTGAAATTGATATATTGCTCAATTTCATTTCAGAATCTAGATTCATACTAATATTGCTTGTAATTATAGTAGTATTAGTATTATTTCTAGATGCTATAATATCATTTATCGGCTGTCTATCCGAATTATCAAAATTAATATCAGTATTATAATTATTTGATTGAAACGGTATTTTAATAGTTCCATTGTATTTACTTAGCTTAGTAAACATATAATTTCTGTGCCTCCTAAGTAAAAATTATTACTAATATGTACCCCTATGCGAATTAACCGCATAGGGGATTTATACACTAAGATTTAGGTATAACTATAGGAACTTCTAGCTTACATGTAAATTCTTTAGCATCGAATCCATATGAGGGGGTCACTCTAGAGTAGATTTCAAAAGATTCTCCACTAGTGTCATGAATATCAACATAATCCCATACATATAATCTTACAAAACCTTTAATATCTGTAGGTTTCCAAGGAACAGATACTGTTATTTCTGCAGGGAATGTGATTTCATAAGCATTCTTATAAACTATAAGTCTACTAATTACCGTAATAGAAGACTTGATATTATATTCTCTAGTCTTAGTAGGAACTGTAAGTGTAGAAGTAAAGGAATTATCTTCTTTAGTGCCAACTGTTAGGTTAAATATAAATTCTCTAGTTACCCTATTTATATATAGAATCTTAGAATTTAAAGGTTGTAAGAAATTTACAATATTCTTACATTTTATAGCTTCCAATCTATCTGTAATGCTAGACTTGATATAGCTTCCATACATAAAAGTGGTTCTAGATTTGATATGGAAATAATATCCATTGGCTATAGTTTTATCTATATTAATATCACTTAGTAGTTTGCTATATTTAAATATAATATCATCACTATTAGCATTTTTAGTATTAAAAACAGTGCCATGACTATAAGCTATTATATTATAATATGGCATAGCAGAAATATCAGTTTTTAATCTTTTACCATTTCTAAATAAGCTTATATTATAAGTATCATTAGAATAGCTGATAGCTAATCGGAAATTATCTTTTTCAGCAATGCTATTAAGACTAAAACTAATCATAGGATAATTATTAGTCTTGGTTATGGTAGAAAGATCTTTCCTATATTCAGCTTCATCTCCAGTATATACATTACAAAGAGGCTCTCCAAGATTAGTATATATTGTTATCAGGTTTATATATTTAATATCAGAGGATGGATTTATTCTACTATCATAACTAAAATCAATGGTAGTTCTTCCTAAAGTTTCTTTAGAAGAAGGAGTATAGCAATCAGATATATCTACTAAACAAGAACCAGAATAATTAGTATTGAACTGAGTTTGTTTACCTACTTCTTTGATATATATATTTTCTTCTCCATCTATTCCAGTTGCATCAGAGAAATTGAATGGGATAGGAACTTCTATTGTTTTAGTATTACTAAAGGTAGAATCTATATCTCCACCTTTAAAAGGATATTCTAATTGTAGACTTACTTTATTTCCATCATAAATAATATCTTCATACCATTCAGGAAGAGATCCATTTAAGAAATATATAGGATAGGTTCTATAATATCTATCATGGAAATCATCTCTTTCCATATCATACTGATATCTTCCTGAATCATTTAAATGAACGGCTTTATTTAATTTTAAAACATTATAAGATTCACGATAAGCAGTAGCTCTTTTTTCATAGATAGGATCAAACTTCATTTGCTGATAGCAAGCCATATAATCTAAAGCTTTTGCTAAGTTTTCTCCATAATGCTTATCCTTATAATATCTTACATTAAAATCATCCATAAATTCCTGAAACTTTTCATCCATTTCATAGAATTCTTCATACAATCCTATATATCCATTTATAAACCATTTACTAGTTGGATGGATAGCATTGGCTTCATTTGATAAAGAATCTTTTAACCAAATACAAGAAATATATGAAGGGAATCTTTCTAATGGATCTCCAGAGTAGATAGATTTTATAATATTTCTATTATATATTTGGCCGAATAAATCTGGAGTATAAGTACCATTTTGATCAAATGCAACAATATTATCAAGAGTTATCTTATACCTTTTATCTATATTCAGATCATAAAGAATAAATCTTCTTCCTGTAGATAATTGATTCTTGATAACTTCATATCTTGTAGTTCTAGGATCTTCATATTCATCTACAAATTTATAGATCATAATTGTGATTGTTTGATCTTTTTTAAAAGTTGCATTTTTATCAAACAATATAAGCTTATTACTTTCTATAATATAATCTCTAGGAAGTAATTGCTTTTGATCCACATAAACGGTGAAATTAGTAAGATCATAATTCATATCATTAGGAAGTGTAATAGAAGGAGTATCTTCTTCTATAGTTATCTTATTTTGAATAGGTTTGATATGAATCTTACCATATTGAGAAGATTTAAGAACTTTTACAAAATAGATAAGAGCAATCTCTCCAGCATTTACTACATCTTTAGGATTTACTAAGATAACAGAATTGGACTTATCATCAATATAGTAATGATCAGGAGGTATAAACTTATCTCCTATAAAGAAAGAAGCGATGATTTGATAATTATCAGATATATCTATATTCTTAGATATTGGAATAGAAATAGTTCCATCTTTCTTTGATGTAAATTTAAATAATGTTGTAGATATGAATTCATCATCAGCCTGATTTACATCAAAAGTTAAGATATCCATAGAAAACAGATTAGTATAAATACCATTAATATTGTTGTAATCTAAGAATTCTATAAGATCATCACCTATGATTTTATATGAATCTGGATCTGCAGGAACTCCATTATTATATAAAATTATCGTATCATCAGGAGAAAGATAACTGTGATCCCACGAGCGGAAATACATTTGAACTGTAGTATCATCTACAATTCTTTTTTCTTCAAATTGACCATATCTCCAACTATGTTTTAATACATTAGAATCAGATAAGGTACTTTCTTTAAAGTTCAATGGTAGATTTTGTTCATATATACCATTGGTCATTAGATTACAGTTTAAAGGAGATTCTTTATCTATATAATAGAAATAGATAGCATTTTGACCAGAATCAAACTTCCCATTAATATTGAATTTGTAGATAGGAATATTATCAGGTCTTTCCCCTATTAATTCTTCATATATGATAGGGAAAGGTAATCGTACAAATTCTACTTTAGTAACCTTTCCTTTAATATTAGGATCTCTATTTTTTATAATCAAAGTATAATATTCATCGGATTTAATAATTTGGATTTTTGATAAGGGGATAAATTCTCCATTTATAAATATCATAAACCCATCTATCTTCTTATCTAATAAAAGATGATAAGCCAACCCTTCATTAAATTCAGAATTTTTAAATCCCAAATCATTTTCATGAATATTGTTTATTTTGATCACTGTATAATTTCTATATTTAGAAACTCGTTCTATATCTCTATTTATAAAATACTCCCTATCTTCAAACCAAGTAATTCTTACTCTTTGAGGTAGATATCCTCGTTGAGCTTCATTTAAAAGATAGGCAGTTGATTCCATTTTATGATCAATTAGATCTTGAGTTTCTTCTTCTAATTGATTATTGTTTACTATATTAGATTCATCTAATCTGTAATAATTTTCTATAGTATCTTCTGTTCCTATATACAGAGTAGGAGGAATAAAAGAATCCCTATATAAGCAACTGTCGATAATTGTAATGTCATCTAATGAACCTCCATTAAAGGTAGAAACATTTCCTAGATTATCTTCTTCATATCCAATATATAACTCATCACCAAATTTAATATCTTTGGTTATATTATTAGAAGTTACATTACAACCATCTACAAATATTCTAAAGATATTTTCATCTTTAGTAATTGTAAAATAATGCCATTTATTATTGAAAGTAAAATCACACACAGAAGAATAGAATTTTTCTGTTTCTGATAATCTTACTACAAAATATTCTGCATTTTCTATATATACATAACTCTCAAATTTATCGTTATTCTTGAAAGAGAATAACGGGACTTTAATGTCTTTATTTAGATTCTTCTTATCTATTTTATATTTACAATATAAGGTAAAATCATTGTTTCCATTAATATGTGATTTTATTTTACTGGTATCTTTTAATATTAATCCAGCAGATCTATCATATCCTTTAAAATAAGCACAAGTAGATCCGTGGATAATGGATGAAGTATCTTCAAAAGATACTCCACCCATATTTATTATATCAGTATTATTGCAACCAGTTTTATCGAAATGGAGGTTCAATAAATATTTTGACATAATACATCCCCTCTATATTTTATGCTATTGTTCCTAAAGTAGAAATAACGTCTTTTGTATATTCTACCATATCTTTTCCACAAATCTTTTCAATAGTTTTCTGATTATTCAAATATCCACCAACGTATGCATCAGTAATCATAGCAGAAAAAGCAGGGAAATATTCCATACCAAATACAGTTCCAGGACCATATTGCATCATCCATTTTTCTACTACCAAATCAAGAGTTACTGTTTTATCATTCAGATGAAGAGTATCTCTCATTGAATTTACAAATACTTTGATATTATCATATGGATCAATAAAATCTTTAGCAGAATGCTTTCTGCCTTTAGCAGACTTTTCAATCAAGATATCAAGAATATTTGCTTCATTAGGGGATACATTACCAATCCTAATTGCATATTCACGGCAACGTTTATCATCATCATATTGAACAATGCCTTTTAAGAAATACATTGCTGCAAGATACATTAACTTATTCTTATTAGATTCTTGAATAGAAATCTTAGCAAGATAATCAATAATATGGGTAAATGTTTTAGCAAAACAGGTAGTCAAAAGAAGAAGCAAATTTGTTCTTCTCAAGAAAATATCAAACTTCTTATGGTAAATCATAGAAACTCCAGCATTGATAAGATAAGAAGTAAGAGCTAAACTATTTACATCATAATCAATACCGTTGGATAATTTTACAATACATGTAGAGGTATCAATAAATGCCTTTACCTTTCCTTTATCTTTACCTTTCATTTCTTTAGCACAAAATACTTTGAAAGATCTAGGAAGCGGTGCATCACAATCTAAAAGAACAGTGTTTGTAGATTTAAGAATACGAATCAAAGGTTCTTCAATTCGTTGATGTTTTAAAGTTCCAATTACGTTTGTATTAAATTCATCTGTATTTTTATCTATAATAGGATCATTCATGAGAGCATCCAATAATATCTTCTGATATTTAGGATATTGTTTGTAAAAATACGAGTCGGAATAAGACTTTAAGTCCTTGTTATCCATGTTAAATAAATCCTCCTATTAAATAATCTAAGTAGTTATTTTAATGTCCCCTTTAGAATTATATGATGGTTTAAACAATTTATTAAGCTTATATAAGGGGAGAGAGATAAATGGACTTACAAGATATATTAGATCTTCATTTAGAGATAACCTCTAATGATAGATATACATATAATGGTAAAAATGTACCTAGAGTAACAGAAGTTATCTCTAAAATGATCAACGAAGAAAAGATAATCAACTGGGCTAACTGTCTTGGTTTTAAAAAGAAAAGATATAGAGATGCTTTAGAAGAAGCAGCTAATTTTGGTACTAGAGTTCATAGTGGTATAGAGTATTATTTAAAAGGAGAAAAACTTCCTTTAGATACTCCTAAAACTCCTATGAATTCTTTTAAAGAATGGTGGAAATCTATAAACAATGGAAATACCATAACCATTTTAGGCCAAGAACAAAAACTAACTTGTGAATGGTATGGAGGGACATATGACTGTTTATTAGATATAAATGGTCGTATTTTTCTTGTAGATTTTAAAACTTCCAACCATGTAACCTACAAATATTATCTTCAACTAGCCGCTTATTCAAAAGTTCTAAGAGAAGAGAAGAATATAAATATAGATGGAGTGATCATACTCCAAATAGATAAATATAAACTAAAATATAGAGAATACGTGTTAGACTTTAATATACCTGAACATAAATCATATTTTGATTTATGTGAAAGAACTTTCTTAAGTTTATTGTACAGCTACTATCATATCTCTTATTTGGAGGAAAACTTTGGTGTTCTCGATGAAAAAATCAAGTCTAATAAATAGCTATAAAAAAGAAGAGTTATACTCTTTAATAAATAATTTTGTCAAGGTTATAAACTCTCATAAGAAAATTCAAGAATCAGAATCTTCTAATTTTATAAAAAGAAAATTTTATAATTGGTATTATGGTAAATTTAAATTAGGGTTGTTGTTTTTAAAGATAACTAGAAGGAATAATAAGATATACAATACTATATCAAAGAACCCTACTAACCTCATGTATTATATAACTCAGTATTGTGTATGGTTTTTATGGTTTTGTGAACTATTCGAAGTTCAAAAAGATGAAGTTATTCATAATATATTTGGAGACAAAGTCAATATAGATTTTAGATATGGGATAAAAGGAAATTCTGATAAAATTACAGATATAATCATTCTTAGTAATAATTGTAGGTTTTTCAATCTAGATGATGAAAGATATACAAAAATAAAAGTTCATTTAGACACAGGTGGAAGAGATTCTTATATAGAAGAAATAAAATATAAATGCTATGATGCTTTATATACCTCTACAGCTCCTGTAGATTCTTTTACCCATCTTAAAATAGATAATAAGGGATTTATTATAAATCCTAATTATCAGTACAGTAAAGAATTGGCACAAAATGAATATAAAAGTTTTACAGAAATAGCTATGAATATAATAGAGATCTTTATATCCCTATATAATATTTGTATTGGTAGCAATATTATAATAGATGATGATAGTATGGTATAAATGCCATACTATCTAACTCTAACTATTTTTATAGTAGTATACTATAAAAATGAGAGGTGAAAAAATGAAACAAGTAATCGAATTTACTAATTTAAAAGAAACATTTGTTGAGGCTCATATAGCAGATCTTCATTTTGGTACTGTAGAACCTGCAACTGAATATAAAATATTGAACGAACAATTTTTAAATTATCTTGAAAAGATGAATGTATTAGATATCGTCTCTATTAATGGTGATATCTTTGATCATAAATTTATGGCAAATTCAGATGCTGTAATATATGCAATATCTTTTGTACAACGTCTTATAAACATTTGTAAAGCAAAAGATGCTACTTTAATTCTTATAAGTGGCACTGCTTCTCATGATGCAGATCAATTGAAAATATTTGTTCCTTTTATAAACCAAGGATGCGATCTTAGAATAGTAAATCAAGTCCAATTCTTATTTATAAAAGGAAAGAAAATATTGTGTATTCCAGAAATGTATAATATGGGAGAAGCATACTATAATACTTTTTTGGTTCATTCTGGTCTATATGATGCATGTTATATGCATGGAACTTTTAAAGGATCTATCTATGGAAAAGATAAAAGAGATCTCAATTCAAATAGAGAGCCTGTATTTGATATAGAAGATTTCGGTAATTGCAAAGGCCCTATCATATCTGGTCATGTCCATATAAGAGGTACGTTTAAAGAGGATTTCCATTATAGTGGATCTCCTCTTAGATATAGATTTGGAGAAGAAGAAGAGAAAGGTTTTTTTATTCTTATTCATAATATAAAAGAAAGAAAATATTTACTGCACTTCGAACCCATAACTTCATTTAGATATGATACAATCAATCTTGATTATATGATAGATCAAGATCCTAAAACTATTATAGATTATTTGAGAAAGTTATCTAGTGAAGGGATTGATTATCTTAGAATTATAATTACTAAGAATAATCCTAGAACTGTAGAATTGCTCAAGAATTTCTATCGTAATAAAAACAATGTAAAGATAGAAACAGACTTTGAACAGCAACGTATCAAACAAGAACTAAATAATATCAATAAAGATTATATGAAGTATAATTATCTTTTTGATAAAAATCTTTCTCCTGAACAGAAATTAATTCAGTATATAAATCAAGAAGAAGGAAATGATTTCTGGACTGTAGATAAGTTTATAAATTTCATGTCTTATATTGAAAATCTCTAGGACAGAAACATATAAATACAATATTATATATGGGGAGTCTACAATGTCTGATTATTCTAATAGGAGAGTATCTTACAAATCTAATAGAAGACAAACTAAGATAAATTCTGTGGGTTTACAGGAGCCAATGCTTAATATGTTTTGTAGATATGCATTATCTACAAATGATCATATTCATACACATGCTATAACGTCTTTAAATAGACTGATGTCTTCTTTTACAAATGATGATTTTGATAATAATCAAAATATGATCATAAAGTTTAACTTTTTAAAAGAAATCTTAAAAAATAGAATGCAAGGATTGAGAAATAGAGATATGATTCTTGCAAATATAGACATGATAATGGATATATCAACTTTAAAAAATGATGATTCCATTACAACAGAAATGTCTAATGATGAAGTATATAATATAGAACAAACAGTTTCTATGATGCTAAATAATATTCTTATGGAAGTAAAAGCAAAGGAATTGGATGAAGTATTACAAGATTATTTAGCAGCTGATTTCAGAGGAAAGAATACAACCTTTGGATCTCTTAAAGAAAGTTTAAATAACCTACAAGCTGAAATAAGAAGAAATGAGATAAACAAAGATTCAGCAGATACATTGTTTAGATTGTCAGAGATGGAACAAACTATTCCTGATATTCATAAATATGTAACAAGTCCTTCGTATAAACTTGTTACTGGAATGCAGGGGTTAAACTCTATGCTTGGTGGAGGGTTTCAAAAAGAAAGAGTTTATTCATTCTTTGGTGCATCTGGGTCTGGTAAAACAACAACCCTGGAAAATATAATGTATCAGTTATGGAAATATAATAAAGATTTTATGGTACAAGATAAGTCTAAGAAACCTTGTATTGTATTATTAACTATGGAAAACCTTGTTGTAGAAACAGTATCATCTCTTTTCCATATTATGACTAAAGGGAAATCTTTAGATTCTTGTGCAACTCCTGAAGATGCAATTCAACAATTCAAAGAACATTGTTTTGAATTTGATCCTGATAATAAGAATTCTATAGAACTGTTTATAAAATATAAACCTGTAAATTCTGTAGATACTGGGTATATGTATAAGATTGTAGAAGATCTTGAAGATGAGGGATTTGAAACTATAGCATTCTTACAAGATTATATGATGCGTATTAAACCTAGTATAGTAACTAAAGATGTATATCAGGATTTGGGTACTGTTGTAAATGATTTTAAAACATTTGCAATGACTAAAAAGATCCCTGTAATAACAGCTTCTCAGTTAAATAGAGAAGCTATGAAGATTATCGATGAAGGAAGAAATGCAAATAAATTAGATTCTATTAAGAAACTTGGTAGATCTAATATAGGGGAATCTATTAGAATAGATACAAACCTGGATGCTACTTTTATTATTGTTCCTGAATTCGATAGAGAAGGAAATAAGTATCTTGGTATTAAGATGACAAAACATAGATACAAACTTCCTTCTAATTTTAAATTAGATTCATTGTTCCAACCTTTCTATCCAAAATCTGTAGCATTAGTTGAAGATATTTATGAAATAAAACCTGCTTATAAGGAATCTTTAATTTGTACAGATATAGAAGAGGTTACATCTAAATTTGGAACCACAGAGCATATATCTATGAATAATCCTGCAAAAAGATTAGAGGCATTAAATTATGCTGTATCTGTAGGAGCTGTAGATAATAATGTTCCTAATAAGGTTTCTATAAAGAAAGATATAACTAAAAATTATATAACTCCTCCTATAGAAAATAGAATAGAGAAGACAAAAATGGAGGATACTAAAGAAATAGAAATGAAACCTATGATTGATTTTGATGATGGTGATTCGTTCTTTAATAAGAAGAAAGTTAAAGAAGTAATTTTTATAACTCCTATAACAAAAGAATAAAATGTAGTATGGGAGAAATCCCATACTACGAATTCTAATTTAATTTGTAGAGTCTATGATAGATCTAGGAGTATATGATTTAGTAATAAACTTTTCAATAGGTTTAATAATTTTATCTCTCGAGTGATTATTATTATAAGTACTTATAGCTACTGATTCCCTACTATAAATAATAGATAAGATATGAGATAATGCTTTTTTAGGAAGTAATAATAACTTTCCTTTACTAATAGTAAATTCATGAACATTACAAAGGTTATTCATTTTAAGAATAACGTAGTATAATTTTGTAGTTCCATATATTTTATAAGAAAGCATCTTAGGATTGAATTTATACGTTTCTATATCTTTAGGAGAGAATTCAATTTCTAATGCTTCTTCCATTATTTCTTCCATATAATCATCTAATATATTTTTAATTATCATTTCATATCCATCTCTAGTTTCTATATAAGAGATAGATGGATAACTAGCATTATCACTTATAGAATTTCCAATATTAATGAATTCTTGTATGGTATGTGACTCAGTGGTAGTCATCGCTGCATTATTATAATAAATAGCCAAGTAGTTTCACCTCCTATAATTCAATACCAACTATTTGTGGTTTTGTTATGTCTCCACTAATAAAAGTTACAATAAATCTAGTTCCCACTGGTATATATTTTTTGGGATAATCTCTAGTTACTTCCCTAGGAAGTGCTAATTTTACTACAGCCGTTCTTTGAACTTCACCAAATTGAATATTTTCTGTTTCTTTATTCATAAGATTAGGAATAGAAGGTGTATTTCTATATACAGCTCTATTATTTGCTTGCATAGCACCTGTTAATTGTAATTTGAATAATTGTTCCCCTGGATGAAATTTATTTACATAATCATCCATAAGTATAGCAATTTCTGTATTTGAATTCACATTATGTGTACTCATAATATCCACCTTTGAATATAATTATTAATAAATTGTCCAAGAAGGAGAGATTTTATCATGGCAAAAAGAAAACCCAAAACTTTAGGTGATATTACATCTTTAACCGATTTTAAAGCAGTTACTTGTACAAACCCTGAATTATCAGAAAGATTTATAAATGATGTATTAAAAATTACAGGATTGGAAGAAGATGATGAAGGTTATATTGTAGATGCAGAAGATGATCCGTTCAATCCTGAATATATTGTAGTTAGGAATAAATACTTACGTCATACTAATAGAGGTATTCTTCATAAGAAAGATATGATTTTTGACCCTTATAATAATCCTATCATAATGGAAGAACTTTTAAAACAATATATGGAGAATTTCCATCCTGAAGTTGTATCAGCTCAGATCTTAGCAGCTAAAGAAAATACAGCTGTTAAATTAAATACCTATGGATATATGACCCTCTTATATAGTAATGGGGCTAAGATAAAGACAGATATGCACTATAAAGATTCTACTAAATACTTAGATGCTTTTATGAGATTAGAATCTATGATGAATAATTCAGTAAGGGAAATATTAGCACCTTATGATGAATATGAAAAAGAATATTTTACCAATTTAGAGGAATAATTATGAATACAAATATAGAATTAACCGATGAGCAACAAGAGTTAATCAAGTCTGCTGTTCATTGGTATAAACATGAGTCTGAATTAATATTCCAATATAGTGCTCCTGCTGGTGCTGGTAAATCTACTGTAATGCATTGTATTATTGATAAATTGGGTTTAAGAGCAGACCAAGTGGCTCCTATGGCTTATGTTGGATCTGCTGCTATTGTAATGAGACTAAATGGATTTTACAATGCATCTACTATTCATTCTTGGTTATATAAATTAGAGATTAAGAAAACTAAAAATAGCGTATTAGATAAGGAAATAGTAGAAAAGAAGTTTGTATTTTCTCCTTTAGATACAAAACAGTTTAAACTTATCTGTATAGATGAAGCATCTACTGTTCCTCTTAGTATGAGAAAAGAGATGGAAACTAATGGTATTAAAATATTAGCATGTGGAGATTTGAATCAGCTTCCTCCTGTTGTTGATAAACCTGGTTTCTTATATTCCGGAAAAGTATTTCGTCTTACAAAAATTATGAGACAAGCCAAATACTCAGCTATTGTAGAAATATCTAATATGCTTATAAAGGGTATTCGACCTCAAGTAGGAAATTATGGAGATGTAACTGTAATAGATAAGAGTACACTAAATGATGAAATGATAAAGTCTTATAAAAACATTATTTGTGGAACCAATAAAAGTAGAGATAGGTTTAATAATTATATTAGAGAGAATATAATAGGAGTAGATAGCCCTCTTCCTGTTGTAGGAGAGAAAGTAATCTGTAGACAAAATGATTGGAATATAGACGTAGATGGGATAAACTTAGCTAATGGATTAGCTGGCACTGTTATGAATTATCCTTCTATTACAGGATATGCTCAAAAGAGTTTTAAAATGGACTTCGTTCCTGATCTGTTTCCAAACATCATGTTTGAAAAACTAAATTGTGATTTTAGATACTTTATTTCAGATTATCAAACTAGAAAAAGAATGAAATCTATGCTTGGTAATTTTAGTAGATTACAGAAGTTTGAATTCGGATATGCTATAACTACACATATTTCACAAGGATCACAGTATTTTACTGGGATTTATGTAGAAGAGCACCTACACAAAGATATCCAAAGGAATCTAAATTATACAGGAATCACTAGATTTAGAAATTCTTGTATCTATGTTTTACCTGTTCAAAAGTTATATATGCCTATACTAAAATCTGTTGTCTCTATAGATGGTAAATCGGTTATTTAAATATATACTATTACTATGAAAGTATTTAATTTAACCATATAGGGAGGAATTAGAAAATGGCAATTTTTAAGGAAGTAAAAAATGTAGTTGATTTGTTTGATCCTGCAACAAAAGAATCGGTTGAAATTGATAATAAACCGTATCTGTTATTGTTTGCTCTTATTGGGGAAGGAACCATGGAAGGGGAATGGTTAGCACTTAGAGGTAGAAAAACAACGTTTGAATATCTTAAGAGTGCTTGCTTAAGCTATGACTGCTTAAATAGCTATGTTCTTACTGGTGGTATCACTCTTGGTAAAGAAGTTTCATTATATTCTTTCATGAGAGTTATGGTAGAAAGATATTATCAAGATGAACAAGATATCTTAGACTGCATTACAAATCACGTATTAGATACATTGAACAATAATGCAGACGATGAAAATAAGTTCTTTGAAGAAAAAGATCTTGATCTTATTTATTTTAAAGAAATAAATTCCCCGACTAAATAGTATATGTAAAATTCTACTATATAATATTATGAAAGGCGGTGATATAATGAGAGAAATAAAAAGCTTTAAAGGAAATAAACGTTCAGATAAAAGTTTCTTTCTGGAAAAGATGTATAATTCTAGAAATGAAATAATAACTCCTGATATTATCAATAGAAATCTCAAATTTTTATATAGAGATATAGCTAGAGGTAATGTATCAGATCCTAAGTTTGAAGAAGCTCTTAGAGGAGATAAGAAGATCCTTGAATTAGCTATAGATAACTTAGGGTTTGAATTAGGAAAATTGAATGTAATATTAACTGCAATAAAAATAGCAGATACTAAGTTATATACTGAAGTAATGAATAATAGCTTAGTTATAGAAACATTCAATGATGTGAATGTAAAGTTTAATATGTACTCTATTATGTACAATAGTATCATTAATTTTATGAGTACAGGAGATTTTAATCATATACGAGGAGTAGGTATTACCTTTGGTAATAATTCTTATAGAAAGTACAGAGCTGTATTTAATTAATGAGATACAGAAAATATGGTTTTGGAAAAAGCCATAAAGTAAAAGCAAAACTTTCTATTCATTCTATTAATAGAATTAAGAAGCGTCTAGGAATAAAAAATAAATATAAATGCAAGGAGTTTATCAACTCTGCTACCACAAAAGGTATTCTCCTTGCAGATATTCCTAGAATACCAAGGTATAAACAATTCTCGTCGTATATGTATAGTATAGTTAAAAATACTAAAAATAAATGTCAATATAATTCAGTTTACCTATATAGGAATGCATTTATAATCGTTTCTATGGATGGTACTGTAATAACATGCTTAAATGTACATGAACGCTTTAAAGATATTTTTTTTGATATAGTAGAATTTATTAAAGAAGAAAAATCCTCACTATAAGATATCATCTAGATTACATTTGAGTAATTTAGAACTTAAATCTTTTTTATAAAAAGTGAGGTATATAAATGGAAACAGCTGATGTTGTAAAACTTAGAACTCTGTGTGAAAAGGCAAAACAAACTGTACGCCATGCAGATGGAAGTATCGATAAGATTACATTTCCTACTCATGTAGTTTGCGATAATAGTTTGAATGTACTTGATTATCATAAAGGAAATGTAATTTGGAATGATGCAGATGGATATTTTGTATATTTTACAAATATTTCTGCTAGTTCTATTATTAACTCTCCTAGCTCAGGTATGTCCTTTGGAGCTGAAGTAATGGTTCCTGGGGTTATGATTTGTGTAGACTATGGAGAAATTCAGAATATCCGTTGTGAAATTAGTAAAGAAGCGTTTATGGAAGTAGCTCAAGCTCTTAATATGACACAAGATCAAATTGATTATAACTTCGTTCAGATCTTTGATAGAGCTAATCAAAACGTTGCTATTCAGCGTAAGAGAATGTATGCTTATTCTAATCAAGCTCATAAGAATAGTGCTGATGGTAAACGTAACTTTACGGAAGAAGAAGAATATAATAAGACAGTTCATCCGGTTTCATATTAATAAAATATTATCATATGAACTAATTTATAATCATATTTAGTTGCCATCGTAATGTGTTTAAACATTTTTACGATTATAAACTATAATAATGATGCATGTAGATATACCTCGAAAGGGGTATATCTATTTTAGTATCAAACATTTCTTTTAGGCCTAAAAGGAGGAAACACAATGAACAACAATTTTGGAACTCCGTATGGTGGAACCTTTAATGGTACAACCTATGGAAACGCAACTCCGACTCAACCGACAATGACTCAGTTATTGACTCCGGAAGAAATCGGAAAGATTCGCAAGAGCCCGCAGGCATTTAATGTAAAACTTACAGAAGATGAATATCTGCGTTCTTTGTGCACTCACAAAGATGAAAAGGGAAATATTTGTGTTGAAAAATTGGGTGATGGTCGTTTCCATTGTCCGATTTGTAATGCAACGTTCAATCTTATCGATCTTAATACAAATAAAGAAACAATCGATAATATCGCATTGAACATGGAAGACTTATTCCAGTCTATTAAGACATATCTTCCTAATCCGACAAAAGATATGCGTAATATCTATATGATGATTGCATATTTCCATAAAGTTGGTATGTTATGGGATATTGCTAGAGGTGCATTTAATAAGATTACCGATAATAATATTATCCGTAATGATGCTAATACAAATGCATTTAGCATGCTTAATAACATCTTATCCACGCCTGGTATGTTTGGTGGTTATTTCAATCAAGCTACTGGTAATCCTGCATTTGGTGTGCAAGCTCCCCAGCAGCCTCAGCAACCTGCATATGGTTATGGATATGGTTACGGAATGGGTATCCCCAATGGCGGTGTTCAACAAGCTCCGTTCAATGGTGCTCCCACGACTCAGCAGGTTCCGAACCCTGCAGCAAATCCGATTGGGACTGTAGAACAACCGCAGGTTCCCAATCCTAATGTAGATGCAATGCAGCAGCCTGCAGAATCTACTTATAGTATCAACCCTAACATCGCTGTTCCTGAAACAGAAGAAAAATAAGTTAGGTTAATTTGATTTATAATAGATAATGATAGTGACTCTTTGTGCATAAGATTAAAAAATTTTGATTTCGTTATTAACAAAACTTTTCTATTCTTAAATAAAACTATCTTGCAGCTAATGCACTTAGGGTTGCTATTATTGTTTATATATTAAGAATACCCTATTTCACTATTTTAATTTTAGTAAACTCTGCCTAATAATAGTAGTGGTCTTTTCCACTACTATTATTTTTTTCTTCTCCTCAAAAAAAGTGATATAATTATATACAATAGATATGATAGTATATTCTATCTAATACACTTTATTTTTAGAATTGGAGGAGAAAAGATTATGTTTGGAAACAAGAAAACAGCACAAAAAGAAGTAGTAGAGAAGGTAAACATTGGGTTTACCAGCAATGGAAAGATTGCAGTTGATACGAACTTATTGATCAAAAATGATAAGTTCAGAGAAGTAGTAAAGAATATTTTTGATATTCCCTGCTTCTTGATTAAGAAGTATGGAAATTTTATTGAGTTCCCGATCAATAATGATAGTGGGTTCTCTAAGAATGTAGTATCATATATTAGAGTATATGATGACAAGATTATGTATATTTCCTATAAGGAAAATAGAGTAGAAGAACAAGAAAAGATTAAGATTGAAAGAGTTGTAATTGATGAGTTTGTTTATGATTTTGTAGGTTTAGATCATAATAAGTATAGTAAAAATATTGAATTTGAGTTAGTTTCAATTATTCTTCCGTATGCAAAGATTGCATACTTTGTAGAAGAACTTATTGAGAATAAGATTATTTCTAGAGATGGAGTTATTGGCCCTATCTTTAGAAAACATGCAGTAGCAGTAAAATAATAAAAAGATTGGAGCTGTACTAAATGGCACAACAGGATAAACGCAATTTCAATGAAATTAAACAACAGCAAATTCAGGAAAAACAACAACCTGAAGTAAAAGAAGTAATTAATAAGAGTGAAGAAGTAAAGAAAGAAACACCTGATAGCAGAGATATTGGTATCTTATCTTTTGAAGATACTTATGTTTTGAATGCATTAAATGTTGTTTCTAAATCTATTGATTGGGAATTTGAGAGCGGTGTAGTCTCTCATGCTATTTATCTGAAATGCAAGTATAATTCTATTTTGTCTGATATGGCAAAATTTGGGATGAGTAAAGAAGAGTTCGATTCTAGAATTCAAGATATTGCTGATTTCGCAGAAAATGAAGTGAATAAGATTGTTAAGTCTACCAATTCTTTAGTGTAAGGATTGGTAGACTTTAGTTTTAAGAAGTAAAAGGAGAATTAAGAGTAACACAGAACATATAGGAGATGATTTTAAATGAAAAAGAAAGCATTAGTAGCAGCAATTTTATTATCCACAACAACAGCAGTAGCATCGGCAGCTCCTTCTGTTGTAACTAATTATCTTGGTGTTTTTATTGGAGAAGCATATAATAATACTATCAGACCTAACACACAATCTGTTTTATTAGTTGGTGATAACCAAACTGTAGACGGTAAGAACGTTATCATGAATGGTATTGGAAACACTGCAACCTCTGATAACTCTATTACTTCTGGTGAAGGAAATAATAATGCTGGTCTTAGAACAGTAGTTGGTGGTCATAATAATACAGTAGATGCTATGAATGGTGCTGTATTCGGTGATACCAATGTAAGCCATGGTAAATCTGCACTTGTGGCTGGTGCTCAAAATACTGTTGATCAAGATTCTAATAACTCCCTTGTTGCTGGTTTGTACAATAGAACCAGTGGAGAAAGTAATCTTGCAGTAGGTGTTGGTAATACAACTACAGGATATGCAGCAAGTGCTCTTGGTATGAACAATAAAGCATCCGGAGATTATTCTATTGCAACTGGTAGATCTACAACAGCTAGTGGGTCTTCTTCTGTAGCTTTTGGTTATCAATCTATTGCTGAAGGTAAAAACTCCATTGCTGGTGGTATTGATAACTATGCAAAAGGAGAAAACTCTGTAGCTTTTGGTAATACAAGTAAAGCATATGGTGCTAACTCTTTAGCAATCGGTGGTGAACAGAACCTTTCGAATGGAGAAAACTCTGTAACGATGGGTACTAATAATACTGCCGATGCAAAATCTGCTATTGCTATTGGTACTAGAAACTTAGCATCTGGTAGATATTCCTTTGCATTTGGTAATACCAATACAGTAACTGGTAAGAATTCTGTTGCTGGTGGTTTCCAAACATTAAACAATGGTACTGATTCCTTTGCTTGGGGTTCTAGTAACAATCAGTTTAGTGATAATAGTATCATGATGGGTGACAACAATGCTACACAATTTAATACAAAGAATAATATTATCTTTGGTTATGGTAGTTCTATTGCTGGCTCTAACGGTATTGTACTCGGTACAACTTCTAAAGCGACTGCAGACAATGCTGTTGCGGTTGGTACATCGTCTAGTGCAATGGGAGAAAATTCATTTGCAGTAAATGGCGGGGTAGCTTATAAGAAAGATAGCATTGCTATTGGTACTGGATCTGTAGCTAATGGTGATGAAGGTATTGCTATTGGTAGCCATGCTGTCACAAATGTAGATGGCGTTGCTATTGGTTCTTATGCAGATGCATCCAGAAATGGTTCTGAAAATGGAACATATACTGGTTTGGATTTGAGTGGGGCCACTCATAACACCAATGATTCTACTTGGAATGCAGTTCATGGTAATGTATCTATTGGTACAGATGGTCATACTCGTCAGATCACTGGATTGGCTGCTGGTACAAAAGATACAGATGCAGTAAACGTTGCACAGCTTAAAGCAGTAAATGAAAATATCACAAACATCAACAATGGTTTTGATGGAAGAATCACAAAGCTTTCCAAAGATACAAATCGTGGTATTGCTAGTGCAATTGCTATTGCTGGTTTGCATCCTCTTGATTACAATCCTGAACACAAGTTTGATATTGCAGCAAGCTATGGTCACTATCAGAATGCCAATGCTGTAGCTCTTGGTGGATTCTATCGTCCTAATGAAGACGTAATGGTATCCTTTGGTGTAGGGTTCGGTAATGGAAACAATGCTTATAATATTGGAGCAAGCTATAAGATTGGTTCCAAGGGAGAAATATTTAATAAACAAAATAAGGCTTCCTTAGTAGTAGATCTTAAAGAAGCTAAAGATCAGATTAAAGTTCTGCAAGAAGAAAATGCAAAACTCAAAGCAGTTATTAAAGAAAAACTTGGTGTCGATCTTGATGCAATGAAATAATGTAATAAGATAATAGAGAAGGGTTAATTCCCTTCTCTATTATTTTTTTTTAAATCCCTTTGAGTTTATATATTATAAATATGAAACTACAATAAAAATAACTATGTATTAGTATAATTTTTGAAAGGGGATATGTTTTTAAATGAAGCCTCCTAAGTTAAATCACGCACTAACTAAAGAGCAAGAAAAGCAAATTAGGAACTATGGTGGGGATAATATAAAGACCATTAAATTATTCGTCGATTCGGTACGAAAAAATCCTGGTCAATATTTATCTTCTATTGGTAATGAAGGTATGATAAATTGCATTCGAGAAATCTTTCAGAATGCAACAGACGAATTAAATAGAAAAGTATCTCCCTGTGATGAAGTATGGATTGAATTTTTTGAAGGAAGTTTTAGAACCATTGTAATGGATAATGGTCGAGGAATTGATCCTGGAGATATGGTTCGTGTATTTACAAGAGAACATACATCGACAAACTTTGATAAGAAAGAAGGAGAATATCCTTCTGGTCTACATGGTGTTGGTTCTAAATGTGTTAATGCTGTATCTTCTAGATTTACAGTTACTGCATATCGTCTTGGAATAGGATATAAAATAGAGTTTTCTGAAGGTAAACCTTTAGCAAAATATGGTGTTAAAGATAAGAAAACTGGGGATATTGTCTATGTTCCCGAGAGGTTGCCTGATAGAGCTGGGGCTCAAGGAACTGTAGTTGATTTTGAACCTGATTTTGATATTTTAAAAGAGATTACAATTACCAATGAAGATGTGTATAGATTGGTATCTAATTTAGTGCCTTTATTCAAACCTGGTGCTAAGATAAACTATGTTTGCCATAAATTAGATGGAACTGAGTTTAAAGATACACTTATCAATGAAGACGGAGTTCTTACTTATCTTATTAGAAAGACAGATAAGCCGTTGATTAAACCTATTATATTTGGTTTTGATAATGGTAAGATGAAAGTAGATGCAGCTCTTACTTATGTAGCAAATATAAATGCAGGGGCTGATGTAACTACATATGCAAATATGTCTCCTGTAAATACTCAGTTATCTACTCCTTCAAGAGGGTTCTTTAGAGGAGTAACAGATTTCTTTAAGACGTATATGAATAAGATCTTCTTAGCCAATAGCAAGAGAAAGATAGAAGCTACCAATTCTGATATTCTTACTGGATTGGTAGGAGCTGTAGCCTCTGCACATATGAATGTAATGTTTGATGGACAAGCTAAGAATGTATGTAAAAATGGAGATCTTGAACCTTTTGTAAAAGATGTAACTCTTAAAGCATTGCAAGATTGGTCTAAAAAGAATCCTGAAGATCTTCAAAAGATTTGTAACTTCTTTAAAGATGTAGCAACTGCTAGATCTAAAGCAGAAAAAGAAAAGACGAATGTAATTAAGAAGTATAAAGGAGATACTATTACAGGTATTCCTGAAGGATTTATTAAAGCAGAAAATAAGGATCATCTTGAATTGTTTATAGTAGAAGGGCTATCAGCTGCTTCTCCTTGTCAAACTTCAAGAGATACTAAATATCAAGCTATCTTCCCTATTAGAGGTAAGATGTCTAATGCATTCTCTAAGTCTAGAGAAGCTTTTTTAAAGAATGAAGAAGTACAAGCTATATTATCTATCCTTAATTGTGGATATGGTAAAAACTTTGATATTTCTAAATGTAAGTACGATAAGATCATTATCCTATCAGATGCTGACTATGATGGATTCCATATCAGATCTTTAGTACTTAAATTCTTATTAGTATATTGCAGACCTCTTATTGAAGAAGGTAGAGTATATGCAGTATTGTCTCCGTTGTATCATGTAAATAAAGGTACTAAAAAATGGAGATATTTTATTGATAAAGATGATTTCACAAAATTTGTAAGAGATGAGTTTTGTAAAGAAAATAAGATTGCTCATCTTCCTTCAAAGAAAGAGTTTACTAAGCATGAGATCTCTTCTTTGATTATCAATAATAACAATTATGATTTCTATATGGATAGAATCTCCAGTAATTATATGATTGATCCTATCTTATTAGAAGACTTGCTTCTTCTTAGAAACGAAGCATATAAGAACTTTAATAAGTTCAAAGATACAATCTCTAAGAAATACAAGTATCTTAAATGCGAAAAGAAGAATAACTCTATTCTTATCAATGGGTTGGTAAATGGTATTCATGGAGATAGAGAGCACACTATTATATTCAATGATCAATTGTTGAATGCTTGTACTCCTTTGCTTCCTTACTTAGATAAATCTGAAAAGAGATATTTGTTAAATGGTAAGAAGATCGGATTGTATCAAATTATTAGTACTTTTAGAAATTCTGAACCTAAGAATATTGAACGTGCAAAAGGGTTAGGTTCTCTTAATGATCTTGAAATTGGTGAATCTACTTTAAGTCCTGAAAATAGAAAGCTTCTTAGATATACAACTCAGGATATTAGTAATGAAATTGAAGAAATCCGAAGAGTAAATGATGATAAGTTTAAATTGATTGAAAATGTCGATATTTCACAATATGAATTCTAACTAATGCTTAATTACCCAGTAGGATATATTCCTACTGGGTATCTTATTTTTATTTCAAAAGGAGATTAAAACAATGGAAAAGACGAGCAGTAAATTTGGAAAAGGAATTGGAAATTCTGATTGTATGTTGAAAATGGTTCGAGTCATTCAAAATCAGTATGAGACTGATGAAAAAATGTTCACTATTGAAGGGGAAAAGGAATTAAAGATAAGAAATAGCGACAACAAAGGATCAAAAGCAATAATTCATTATGCCGATAAAGATGATCTTGAAATATTGACTAAAGAAGATTTAAGTGGGAATGCATTAAATATTGATATACTCCATCATAGTGATTTAGACGGAGATGCTTCTGCAGCTTTGATATTGAATTCTTTCAGACAGCATAGAAATATAGTATATAGATCAGTAGCTATAAACTATGTAGGAGCTTCGATAATCGATAACTTCATATCCAAAAGAAATGAAAATCTTAAGGGAAGAAGAATCGTATTTGTCTTAGATATAACTCTAAAGAATGAAGATTTTGAAAAGTTGCTTAATGCTTATGATAAGGTAGTGTGGATTGATCATCATGAAACATCTCTTTATCAAAGATCTATTTCTTTAGCAGCTAAGTATAAAGGAAAGTTTACTTATTTTATTTATTCTGAAAACTCTGCATGCTGGTATACACATGCTTTGCTTTATTCTTCATTTATAAAATTAGCTGAAGAATTTGAACATGATGCAAGAATAGCTATCTCTAGAGATAATCTTAAAGACTCTTCTCAAGTATCTGGATTGATCAGTATCTATGACACCAAAAAGGATAAAAAGTATCCTGAAGAGTATACTAAGTCATTATATCTCCAACAACTCTATTCAGATTCTGGAATGATGCAGGATACATCTGATATTTTTACTGAATTACTTACTGATGAAGATAAAGAAAAAGCACTTGATAAGTACTTGGAATATGGTAAGAAATTATATACAATTTATATGGAGAAGTTGAATGTTCTTAATACTGTAGATTATACTGAAGAGTTTAGCATCTTAGATCTAAAATTTAGAGTAATCTATGGAAGAGGCAATTCAACAAGATTTGATATTCAAAAAGGAGAAGAAAAGAATACAGTAAATATGATTATCCATATTAATAAGGATAAGGTAAATCTTAATAATCTTGATGGGATTTTGATAGCTAGTATTTATACTGATGATGAATATTTAAAGGCAAATGTTCCTATGTCTTATATCACCAATAAATATTTTAATGGAGGGGGTCATGCTGGAGCAGCAGGATTTAATATGTCTGTAAAAGAATTCTTAAACATCTTTGATTTGAATGATAAGTCTAAAGGATATAGTGATGAGTTATTAGAAGTTAAGGATAAGAATTTTAAAGATATAAGAAAAATACTAAATAATGCATTGGAACCTAAATTAGGTGTATTTTTAAATGATGAATTTACTAAAGATTTTAAATCCCCTAATAGAATTATGCATCTTGTAGTATTGGTTTTAGGTGGATGTGTATATTATGAATATCTGTTAAAAAGTAAAAAGAGATAAAAAGACAGGAAGGCCCCTAGAGCCTCACGAAGCTCTAGGGGAGGGAATTGACACAAACCACGTTAATATCTATTATTTCGTTTAGGAGGGTCACACTCAATGAAAAATGTGTACAATGAAACAGAAAGAGAAAGGAAGAGTAAAGTGAAATAAAGTTGTAATGAATTAGATTGCTTACCGACTAGCAAACTAATTCATTACTTTATGTAGTTTAAATTTAGGGCATATGAGCCATTTGGAGGAATTAAAATGGGAGTAAAGGAAGACGCAAAGGAATTGATATGTGCGGTTAAGAATATCCTCTCTGAAGAGGTATTTTATGATACAGAGGAGAGAATACACGCCCTTAAAGATAGAACTGTGAACAAGTTTTTAAGCTATATTCCTGATACTATTTCTATTGAAAAACCTAAACGACTTATAAGATCATTAACTCATACACAAGAACCTCAAAGAAAGATAGTTGTTGAGTTTTATAGGAAAGAAGACTGGTATAAGAATAATTTTAATAATTAAATGAAATAGGACAAAAGTATAAGAAAAAAGGGGGATACTCTCCCCCTTAAATTTTTTATTAGATACAGGAGGAATTAGATTATGCCCAGTTATATTGAAAATAATATGTCCCCTATCTCTAACCAACTTTTTATTTGGTATGCTAAAAGAGAAGATGGTAGTATTGTTTATGAATATGATGATGAAAAAAATGGATATAGTTATGATAAAGAAATAGAATCCAAAAAGGATTCTATTGAAGAATTTGGCCTTATTGGTAATGGATCTAAAATATTCTTTAATACAAAAGATGGTATAATTACTATTGGAGATAGAGAAATTAAGATCTATGTAGAAAGTGGAGAAGATGGAGATGTATATCTTCCTATTACAGAAAATAAAGAAGATGGAGTAAATTATAAAAACGTTATCCAATACAAACAAGGAACTGTAGATGTTGTAATGGATAATAATATGAAAGATGTCCCCATGAGAACTATTGGTCATTATATCGGATATGATATTAAGACCAAAGAATTCAATGCTCAGGTAATTTTAAATGTACCTATTGGTGGAACTTTAAATATTAAAGTAACTATCACTCTTAAGAACACCGATTTCTCTGGTAAATACTGTATTCAATATGGTGATTATGAAGAACAAGAAGAAACTCTTCTTGAATGTGGAGCTTCTAAAGTATTTGAAACTAAATTATACTAAAATAATACCCAGAGGATTTATTCCTCTGGGTGGTTTTCTTTTTTATTTTCCAGTAGATCCAATACCGCCATTGCGAGTGCTATCAGTGTGTATTTCATCGTTAAATATAAATGCCTGTTGAATAACCCCTTGTGCAATCTTATCACCTATTTCTATTTCTAATTCTTTTTCAACAGATACTGATAAGATTATATGACCATAATTATCTTTATTTGCATAATAATCTGAATCAATAATCCCTACTGTATTGTTCAGTCGCATTCCATACTTAAAACCATATGATGATCTAGGATACATAGCTAAGAATTTATAAGGATCTGTTACTACATTATTAGGACCTTTAAAATTAGTTAGATTGCAGCATATAAAGGTAGGAATTTGATACATCTTTCCTTTTTTAAGAGTTATCTTTACAGGAGAAAAGAAGTCATATCCAACAGAATTGGTTGTGGATCTTCTAGGGAGTAAAGATTCTTTTACCCCAGGTTTAAACAAAACTCCTCCATTCATGTTTATATATGGTATTATTTTTTTAAAATTTTTCCTATTTTCGTTTACATAGATCATATAAGGTACTATCGGTATAATCTCAAACATGAGCTCAGCCTCCTATATATTGTATTATGTAAGAGTTAAAAAAATAGTAAATAATTATATATTATAAATATGAAAAGTTCAATTGAACTTGGATAACTTTGTTTTTGGGAAGGAGATTAGTAGTTATGAGTAACAAATTATTTTGTAAGAAAGGGTTTTTTAGGTTTAGAAAGGATAATGGAAAGGAATTTATTGTAGACAAAAGAAAGATGGAAGCTATTTGTATTGATCCTAATTATTTAAGTTATTTTGCAAGAAGTATTATTGATAGTCTTCCTATGAAAGAGCTTGAAGAGATTGCTAGTCTTAAAAGTTATAAAGAATTCATGCAACAGAATAAAGTCTATGGATTCTTTGATGACTTCATAGTTATTGGATTTAATTTTATTAATTTAGGAACTATTTGTGAAGGGGATATAATTGTTCAAAATAGAACTCTTCAAAAGGAATACAATGTTCCTATAAGTTGGGCGTTTGTTTCTATGAATCTGGATGTAAATCATGTTGAAATGATCAGTTTTCCTGATGAAAAAGCAGAGCATCCTTATTCTATATTATATTATGATAAGAGAAACATTGGTGGTTTAAAAAGAACTCTTTTTAATGAGTACTATAGACAGCTGCCTTGTAATTACAACTCTAATTTCATGGATAGTCCTGATATTAGTAATAGACCTGTTTATCATAAATATGAAAATGATAAAAAGGTTAAAACAGGAATAAAGAATGATCTTCTTGGAAAGATAGAAGTTGTTTATGGTGATAAAACAAAAAGCAATGATGAAGTTGTTAAAAAAGAAAAGATAGGAAAAGAAGTTGAAAAAGTAGAAGAAATTTTTAACAATCTTGAATCTGGTAATACAAGAAAACCTAGAGATAAGAATTTCTTTGGGATGTATGTAAGAAAAGATGATACATACGTTTGCACTAATCTGGATACAGATAGAAAGTGCATTGTTGGTGGAGATCTTTATGAAAAGATCATTGTAAGACTTTATGAACACATAGGAGTTAATTGCGAAAGAGCAAGGTATGATAAATCTGATTTTGAAATAATTGATGTAGATGATTATTGCTATCGCAGATTCATTGTCCATAATTTAAAAACAGATGAATATATAAAAATACCTGTAATTGAAAAGACGATAGAAGAAATTGGCAAAGGAAGATGTGTTCATGTGCAGTTTGAAAATCTTACTTACAATTCTAAGAGAGTAAATACGTCTTATGCATGTGAAATAAATACATCTGCTCATAGTGCAGATAAAAGAACTTGGTTCTGTAGTCGCACTGTATCAGAAGGGGGATTCGTTAGATATAGATATCTAAACGACTAATAGTTTTAAAGAAGTGGGGATTAAATTCCCCACTTCATTTTTTATTTAAGGAGATGAAATAATGGAAAACAATAATTTTCTTATAAATGAAGGGTCTGTTTCAAAATATTGTAAACACTCAGATGTATTTTGGTATGCTAAATTATATAAAAGAGAAGATTATAATATTGAAACTCATGCTCACATATTTGATTGTGATATAGTAATGAATTTACTGTATAATTTAAATCAAGACTATTTTTCTTTAAACAAATCTGATGTTGATATAATTGATTATGATAATAAAACCAATAGAATGGTGGTAAATGTAAAGATTAAAGATGATTATAAAATAGAAACTTTTATTTATCGTAGGATTAATAAGCCACACAAAATAACTTTATTAAATTGGAATAATGATTATAATGAAGAAAGAGATGAATATGTTGGATGGGGCTATAGCATAATGTATGCTTCCATTACTGGAAATATCTATGATACTATATTAAAATGGTGGTTTGAAAGGAAGAAAATGGCTTATGATGGTATTAGTAAAAAGGATTTTAGACTAATCAGAGTACATAGATCTGCTGGTAATTATATGATTTTTCATAATTATATTCGTGATGTTTACCTCAGAATTAAAGTATTAAAAGCTGATGAAAAGACTCCCGAAGAATCTAAAATACAAATAAGATTTATATTAAAAGATGAATTTCCTATAAGATATAAAAAAGATCGTGTACCGTATTTTATCGATGCTGATAAAATAAAAGAATTAGCAATTCTAACAGAAGTGGCTGATGATGCATTAAATCCTAAAGGAGTTCTTGGTGTTGCAGATGGGATAATAGAAGTCCGACCTGCTAAATATGACGGTCCTTATAGTTATTATGAAGAAGGCTGTGGTTTTTATAAAGGGATCGATAGACATAATCCTACATTTATTGCTGTTTGTAAAAGTATAGAAAGTTCTGATAATACAGATCAAAAATAAATTAGGGGGTGGGAATGTGACTAAAAACACATTTAGCAATTTTTATTATAATACGACTTATGATCTATATCATTATTCTCAAATATGTGGTAATAATACAAAAGAATATAGCTTCAATGCTAGTGTTATAATGGATAGCTTATATAACATAGACTCTAAATATGCGTATTCAAATAGAGAAGATGTTAAAATAATAAGCTATAATGTAGAAGACAATATCATTACAGTCAGTGTTTATTTAGATGGTGAAAAGAAAATAGAAAGTTTTAAGTATGATTATGATAGAGAGTATATCATAAGAATTAAAAAATGGGATTATACTTATGATAGTGAAAAAGATGAATATATCGGTTTTGAATGCCAGGACTGCAGCTTCTATGCTATTAGTGGAAAGATTTATGATGAAATTATAAAATGGTGGTATGATACAACCAATAGATCTTATGAAGGGATGAATAAAAATGATTTTAGTATAATAAGGTTTACTAAAACTAATAATGGATACATCTTTTTCCATAATAGAAAGCAGGATACTTATTTTAAAATTAGAATATTTAGAGCTGATGAAACAGAAACTGGATTATACGTTAAACAACTTACAAAATCTTGGTGTAGTAAGAAATTAAAAGATCCTTACTTTATTAGCATTAATAAATTAAAGAAATATATAAAGGCTGTAAAAAGTCTTAAAGAAGTATATCCTGATAATAATGTTGTAATAATTGAGGATATCATTTTTGAAGTTTATCTTGATAAAAAGGAGAAAATACCTTTTGTATATGATAAGACAGGTATTGTACGCTGTACATGTCTTAAACCTAGAATTAATCGTGTAAAAAGTAAAAAAGATTAAGAGGATATGGATTTATTCCATATCCTAGATTTTAATTTGGAAAGGAAGTAGTTTAATATGGCAACAGAATTTGTAGATCTTGAAAAATATAAAATAAGTCGTTATGATGAAGAAAAGAATAAATATTTTTATTATCAAGATGATTTTAAATGGCATTTCTCTATTAATGGAGAAATATATGATGAATTAATTAAATGGTATTATGATAAGATGAATTGGTCTTATGAAGGAATGTCTCCTAAAGATTTCTTAATAATTAGAGTAAATAGAATAAACAATGGTCATATAATTATTTATGATAATAAAAATGATAGATATATAAGATTCAAAATTTATAGAATTAAAGAAGAATGTTTAACTAAAGATACACCGAAAATAAATATTAAAAGATTATTTCTTAAAAATCATCTAAGCAGAACCAATTACTTTATCGATGTAGAGAAGACTAAGAAATATGCTAAATTTGATAAAGAAGATAGAGTTGTTAGTAGTATAACAGAAGTAAAACTATACAACTCAAGTAAATATACTATATTTAGTGTTAAAAAATAATTGTTTTAAAGGAAAGGAAGACGGAGATGTTAGATTTTATAAAGCGTTTATTTAGTAGGTATAAATTATTTTCACGCCATAGAAATAGAGAACCTATATGCAGGTTCTCTGTCTTGATATCTGTTGATAGAGATGATAAAAAGTATAAAAATTTAAAAAACTTAATAGGGACTGATAATACAGTTGATATGTTTAGTTTTGCAACAGATATAAAATATCCTGGTTATATAATAAACTCTGAGAATATTATTTCAAATATATTGAATTATCCTACATCATTAGATATGAATGAAGAGATAATAAGATTTAAAGAGAATATTAAAAAATATAAAGATTTTGAAGATCTTTTAAACTCTTCTAATGAGATCATTGTTGAGTTTGGGTTTAAATATTTTAGTAAATTACTTATAATTGAAGATGGGTATGTAGATAAAAATCATGTATACTATACCGTGATTATTGATAATAAAGAAAATAGGATTACCATGATGAATAAAGAAAATATTGGTATTAGATTAGAAGAAGTAACTATGCGTATGATGTATGAGTTTGGAAGTTTCAAAAAGCAATTTGACAGTTATAAAGAATTTTATCGTGATATACGAGATATATCAAAAGCTATTATGAGAAACCAAATTGAAGATGAAAGAGAAGGATGGTACTAGAAAATGTTTATATTAGATTGGATTTTAGAATATCTTATTAGTAAAATTTTATATAGCTACAAACCTGTATGCTGTGTTATTGTAAATATTATTATAGATAATGATAATATATCTTGTGAAGAAGAGGAAAATAATATTAAAGAAGATTTAATCAATTCTAATGGTAAACTGTACCATTATTGTATTTACTTAGTTCATCCGGAAAAAATAGTAAGAAATCCTAAAATAATAGATAATATTTTAAATCTTAAAGAAAACGATAAGGAATTAAAAAGATTTAGAGAAAATTTTTATTTATATGAGAAGTATTCTAAATATATACAATATATACGTGTCATTTTTTCTTATGAGTATAAAAATAGTATTTGTACTTTTATTAGAAGAGACCTTGATATAGTTCTTCCTAACATGAATTCATTAGCTACAGATAAAGATATTGAGTTAGAATATTCTATTGTAAAACGTTACAACGATATTTATGCTAAGGAGTACCGTTCAGAAGATATTACTATAGGGTCTTTTAAAGATTTTGATAGATTAGTAGTTTATAATAGTATTCTAAGAAGATTAAAGAAAGATTCAATATTAAAATAAGAAAGGACGTGAAAATCGAATGGGAGATTGGGTATATTTTAGTTTCTATGATAAGAAAAAACTTAGCGAATATAATTGCACTACTTATAGAATTCCTTCTAATGTATTTTATAATATATTAAAGGAAAATAAAAAAGATTACTTAAAACTGTTTTCTAGTAGACCTGAGCAAATAATGAATTATCTGAATAAAATAGATAAAGTTAAAAAGGAAAGTAGTGCTGATCTCAGTAAATTCCTCTATTCTTTAATGGATTGTAGTGATCTTGATGATAAGGAGTACTTCTACACTGTTTGTATACATTATTTTATTAAAAAGAAATATTCAACTACAGAATCTGGTAATTTGATAATAGTTACTAAAGATAAAAATGATAAAGGAAATAAACTTTCATATTTTAATATGTCATCACCATATAAAAGATATAGAAGGGGATTTGAATTTACTAAGAAAATCGACTCTATAACAAATTCTATTTGTATGAATAAGACGTTATGTAAATTTAATCTTAATAAAGAAATGGGTGATATACTAGAGATAAAAAATGGGGTTATTAGATTAGATTATGATATTTGTATGCATAGCATCCCTTCTGGAATATTGTATGATTGTACTTCATACAAAACAACTATAACCCTTTCTGATATAATAGATCGTAAAAGCATTGTAAATATATTAAATCACAAAGATGAAGAGTTAGTTGATTTTATAAAAACTATTCAAAGAGATTGTGGAGAGGATGATATTAATCTTAAATTTAAAATTAACCTCGATTATTATGGAATAAATGGTACACATGTTATAATTCAGTTTGTTGTATCCAATGTAAATATGAATAACACTTTTGAGAATTACGAATACACCATGAGTGTATTTAAGGAAAATAAATCTGAAGGGATTCGTGGATATAGCAAATGTTTAATGAATAATAAAAAAATTAGTTACAAGCAATTCATTGATGAATTACTTGATATTTTGAATGCTTAATTTTATGAGGAGGCTGTATTATAATGAAGGAGATAAAGTTTTTATTTACGTTTTATAAGGATAATCAATTCAATATTAAGATTGATCTTTTCATGAGCTCTAAAGAGTTCATGGATCATTTTAGCGATTCTAATGTTGGCTTTAAAGAAATATTACTTTCTGGTAATTTAGAATTGCTGAGAAAATATTTATGCGATAATTGCAGTTCTACTAGATCTATTTGGCATAGTTCAGATTCTCTTAATAATATAGGAGAATTTTTATTCCGAATGGAAAAAGAAGGATATGACTCTGCTTGCTTAATTCAGATTCCCATCTTAAGAGAAAAAGGAGAAGATTCTGAAGGGATTTTATATAATATCTACATAGATGGAGGAGATGGAAATAACTTCTCATTTGATATAACAGATGGACATCCTTTAGGTCATGAAGTATATGGAACACGACTTTATCCTAGAGAAGGAACAACAAAGAAAATTTATCCTAAAGAAAGAATAACAAAGAAAAAATTAATAAGCATGATTTCTAAATTATTTCTTAATGGAAAAAATATCTTAGAAAGTAAAGATAATTTTGGGTATAGAACGTTATCGATAGATGTGAAAATAAATAAAAATTATGCTAGCTGTATATTAACAGATTATAAACAGATCTATCATTCTAGAACTATAATGGATTTATTAGAAACTGGATCTGCTAGTGATGGTAGATCTAGATGTATAAAAAATGTTGCCAATGCATATGATAATAATGATAAATTAGAATTTAGTATAATTCTAAATTATATAGATGGATTAGATAAAGAGAAATACACTATAACTTATATCATCTCTGAAAGTAGTAGTATTGATGATAAGATAAAAGATTGTGATTTATCAATTGTAAAGAAAGTATGGAATAAGGAGATAACTGTTAATAAAGGAGAAGTAAATGAGGTTACATATAAAGCAGCTACTTCTACTGTTTATGAAAAGAGAGTATCTTATAAAGAATTTATAAAGTCTATTAAAGAGGTAAGTTTAATTTAAGAATAAGAGGATGGGGTTATTCCCATCCTCTTTTATTTTTTGTAAAACTAGACTTTTCTAATTGTATATTATTATAGTGAATATAAAATAAAATTTGTTTTTGGGATATATTAATATCCCAGAAGGAGGAGATTATAATGATATTCACGTTTGATGTTATCCAGGGGCAGGCAGTTATTTCCTGCCCTAAAACAGGCAAAGCTTTGAGCTTCAAGGCGTATCGCCTGTATGAAATTGCCCAAAAGGCAATTTTCTGTGTTCCCAAGGGTTCTAGATACGCTTGGGAACAAGCGTTTCTCAAGTTTTGGGAAACGCAGAAATTCCTTAGTAGTGGTTACACTATTAAGGGATTCCTTCCTGATCGAATGATCTTAGGGTTATGTGATCAGGAAGTGGAAATTCCCATCAATTGGGTAGAGTTGTATAACTCTACAGAAGATGGGTATTTCCTCACCGAAACCACCGAAGAGGTTTCGGATAGAATAAATATGGCAGTAACCTGCCATGATTTGTTCTGGCAGGGATATTCTGAAGAGGATATCCTAAATGGTCGATTTGACTTGATCGACCATTGTATGGAATATGCTTAAAAAGCATATTCCATATTTATTTTGTTTTAGTTTATTTGGCACTGGGGAGTGCCAGGAGGAGGATTTAAAATGAAAGAACGAATTAGATACATGGTAAGTGTTGTGGCGACTCGTCAACTTGGTTTTGACGAACGCCTTCCTGAGCTGTCTAAATACGATATGATGAGCTATCATATCGTATATGATAGTGAATTAGGAACGTCCATTAAATTAAGTTTTAATGGGCATTCCGAATCTATAGACCAGAAAGAGTTGCGTACCCAGATCTGGTCTAATAGAAAGAACCGATTTACATATCGGTTCGAAGGGTTTGTTAGCATCGCTGATGTTAACAGACCCAAGGAAGAGAAATTTCAGGTGAGTTTTATAGACTCACTTGCTTTCTCTGATCTGTTATCTTTCAGTAAGAAGGATAACAGTACTGACATCGTTATTATCGATGTCAGAAATCCTGAAGATTTCATCTCTATTGACGAGATGAGATCCAGGATCTCCTCCTTCATAAAGGAGGTGGGCCATAATGGCTAGAAAAAAGATGGTGTTCATCAATGATGATGGTACTATAACTAGAACATGGCCTCCTCTGGAAATCTGGGAACTTGATGAAGATCCCAGATATAGGGTTGGAGGGGACATCTCTGCTGATACTATCAATAATAGTAAAAGCAGGGAGTCCATTTTGAGTGATGTCATTGACCTCGCTCAAAAGATTGAAAGAAATAACGAAGAGATTTTGAGACTTATTTCAAAATCTCAAAAATAGCTTTACACTTCTTTTAGAATATAAAAAGAGGAGGTGTAAAGTTATGTTTTATAGCGATATTGAAAGCGAAGTAACTATCTGTGAATATTAATAATAGTTACTTCACTTGTTTTGTTTGTAAAATTCCGCTTTCATAATAATATATTATAATTGTGAAAGCGGAATATATTTTGTTTCGTTTTTTAGGGAATACTTACTGTGTTCCCAAACTTTGTTTCATGCCAGTATGAGGACTGGCAGAGAGGAGATTTATTATGAAAAACCTGTTAGAAAATGCTAGAGTATTGAGTGCTGTTGTAGGTAATATTGAGAGCTGTGAACGCTCTTTCCAGGATAAGGGCCTGGAATCTTTGTCTTTCTCATTAAATAAAAATGAGAAAGATGAAGTAATTGTCGACATTGTAAGCAGTTTCGATGTCGACAAAGTCCTCTTGAATATTCAAAAGGACATAAATCTCTATGGGGAAGATAAATTCCTGCCCCATGGAGATAATAAGATCTCTTTCATTCTCAATCAAATGAAAGAGATTAGGGAAACTTTCAATTACATGATTGAAAGTTTTCAGGTCAGCTTTAACTCTGATAAAGAGGGTAAGCTGATTATGGATATAGTTTGCTCGATCAATGCGAGCAAATTCCGGAAGAAAGGAAATGAAGTCCTTTCTGAAAAAAGGAAAGAAGCAGATTTGGATTATGAAGAAATAACCAAATCTGTGAAAAAAACTTGCGAAGAAATTCGTAAGGAAACTTGTGCTCAGATTGACGACTGGGTAAAAGAAATGGAAAAGGATTTTGGGTCGATAGATCCTAAGACCTTTTCCAAATCTAAGTCAACTAAGTCAGATGATGTTATATCATCTGACGATGGTCCTTTAAGAGATATGTATAGGGACTTGTTTGGTGACAAGGGAGACTTGAAATAAGTCTCCCTTTACCTTTCATACTGTAAAGGAGGTGAATAGTATGAAGGTTATTAACCTTACGCCCCATCCGGTAAACATTTATCTGGATGGGGAGTTGGTGGTTACTTACGAACCGTCTGGTACGATCGCCAGAGTGGGGTTCGTAAGTAATGAAGTTGGTGACATTAACGGAGTACCCGTCAGTGTGACCGGCTTCGGCCCCACTACTGACCTCCCGAGTCAGGAAGAGGATACGATCTTTATCGTATCCTTGTTGGTTAGGCAAGCCAACTCTGATAGAAAGGACCTCGTTAACCCCGATGGTCCGATCTATTCGGAACAAAATCCTCGACAAGTGATCGGTTGTAGAGGTTTCTCTATCAACCAGTAATGGTTGGTAGGGAATCATAAGGGAAGTTATCTGTGATACCTTCCCTTATTTTTTTATAAATCCCCATCCCAATTTAATGGGATGGGGCTAGATTATATTACGTATAATATCCAGTTAAGCGAATTTTAAACGATTTATTACCAGGTGTACTATTAATAGGTGCATTGATGCGGAAAGATACAGTAGCAACATTAGCTCCGCTTGTATCTAACTGACCATCATTCATAGTACCTTTAAGAATACCTTCACCAGCAGTAGCTGTGTTTGCAGTAACTTTCTTAGATGCGAATGCAGAACCAGAACCACCGATCTTCATCCAATCGGATTCAGCTTTCATTTTGCATTCTACCCATTTATCACGAGCAACGTCTTCAGTTGCTGTGTTACCATTAGCATCAAGAACAGTAAGAGTACATTCACGAAGGTCGGAATGGTCTTCTGTATTATTTCCACGGTTGTTCCAGATATTTACTACTAATGCAGCCGAGGGTTCTTGTGCTTTTACAGTGCCAACACTCCATGTGTCAACAGTACTTGTATTTGCTTCATTATATAAAGTAATTACAGGACCTAAATTAGCAGGCATAATATTTCCTCCAATTATAATTAAACATAATATCCGTTAATACGGATTTTGTAGGATTTAGTACCAGGAGTTGCATTTACAGGTACTACAACCTTAATATTTACTTTGCAATAATTTTGCTTAGATGATGTAGTATTTTTATTACCATCATTTACAGTGCCTTTGATTGTATAATCACCAGACCCTACGAGTCCTTCGGCCTGTAAATGTTTTGCATCAGAACCACCAACAGGTGTCCAAACATTAACATTTCCATCAATCTTAGGTACGTTTACACGAACCCATTTACCTACTATAACTTCACTATTAGCAGAACCATCAATGTCTAAAGCAGTGATAGTTGCATCTTTGAGATCGGAAATAGCAGCCGATCCATTACGATTATTCCATACATAAATACTGAATACAGGAGATTCATTAGAAGCTTGAACTACACCCGCATCCCAATTCGTTACAGAACGATCAGAATCGTCTACAATAGTAATACTAGGAGCTGCCATTAAAAATAATCCTCCTTCTTAAAAATATATTATATGATTGTTATATCATGAAGACTTAACCTCAATCTTTGCATCTATTCCAAAAGATTCATAAGCTCTTCTAATTTCTAATTCACAAGTACTATTCAAACTACCAGTATTTCTAATAATAGAGTCGTTTAAAAATATACCTGTCATTATTGTTACTTTTTTCAATTTAGGGCAATTAAAGAACATTGCAGTTACATTAGGAGGGGCGGCCACATCTTGTATCCAATAATCAAGGTTATCGGTCCACCCAAACGTAGTATTGCCAATGGCAGTCATATCGATAACGCCTTTAATCTCTTCTAGATTTTCGCAATTACTAAACATTCGTTCAAAATTACCAACTCTAGAAAAGTCTATTCCAGTTACATCTATGGTTTTAATACTCTTGAGATCATTAAACATTAATCTTGCATTATTAAATCTGTGATTCTGACCCATCTTAGGAACTTTTAATTCAGTTAATCCTTCTAATTGTCCAAACATATTATCTGTATTTTCTACATTTGGAAATGAAAGCATAGACAAATCTAATTTTTTTAATCCATTATTTACACTAGGATGGAATTCATTCTTAAACATATCTCTACAATATTTAACTTTATTTAGTTTACCAGCCCAAGGGGAAAGATCTACTGTTTCTAAACTAGCACAACTAGTAAAACATCTAGTCATATTATCACAAAAAGTAGGATCTGTGTATCTAATAAATGGACTTAGATCTTTAGCATATATCATATTGTAAAATGCTTGTTCCATATTACTAGTAAAATGCATAGTCTTGAAGAATTCTTTTTTCTTTACAGGATCTAAAGAATTCTCTTCATCTATATATGCATCATAAATCCATCCTGCTTTTAAATAATCTTTTAATTTATCTCTACCAAAATTAGAGAAATCTTCTAGTTGTGAACTATTAAACAAAACTTTAACCCAGACATTATAATCTTCATAAGGAACTATTTGGTCTGGGTTGGTTAAGCGTGTTTGACTCTCATTCACTACTTCATTTGCAAATAATTGTAAATCAAATTTTATATTCATAATTATCTACTCGATGATTTTATAAGTAATATCAGGAGTTCCATCTTGTAATGTATTTATATTTATAAATTCAGGAATGGTTTGAGTTTCTTTAAAATAGTTATCTTCCATATCAGGATTCTTATAGATAGATTGATATAAAGATTCATAATCATTTAATCCAATAAACTTAATATACACCAATTGATCCCTATAGATATTGGTAATATAAGTAATCAGATTAGGAATATGAAGATCAGTAAGATTATTGATATCTTCAATATAATCTTTAATAGAATTGGTGATATCATCTAGAGTAGAAGCAGATTCATCTTTAGATTGGAATTTGACTTCAAATTTCAATGACAGATTTATTCTATCAATATTTTCTTTTCTATTAATATTGTACATCTTAGATTTTCCATAAGTATTGAAGAATTTATAATCTATTCCAAAAGAATCTTCTAATAAGAATACTGCTTGTTGGATATATAATCTTCTTTCATCAATCATTTCTACTATCTTATTTACTCGTTCATTAGAATTTAAATATAAATCTCTTACTACAGGAATTTTGTGAAGTTTATATCCTTGATTACCAAATTCTTCATCTTTAGTAAGCTCGATATAAGAATTATTAAAATCACTGTAATCATAGAATATATCTATTCCATCATCACCTGTAGAGTATACATTTAATAGACTCCATCCATCAAGATTAGGAACTAAATCATCTAAATTTCCTTTCACTTTATTTATTTCAAAATGTCTTCCATAATCTAAATCTTCTTTGGCTACAAAGAAGAATTTTACTTTAAGGTTAGAAGGTAGGTAAGTTCCTATAGCACTTCCACTCTTAATATTATTTAATCCACTAGGAGAGTAGATATAGCTATCCTTAGTGGAGATTAAATCATTGATATTAAACTTAAACTTCAAATCATATTGATATCCGCTTTGATTATAGGACACAAGATTTGAAACCATGTATCTAAATGGATATTCTTTCCCATTATCATTTTTTCTATATAATACAGCATATACTCTAAAGTTTAATTCTGCTATAGTAGTACCATCATCTTCATATTTTACTAATTGGAAATCAGTACCTATAGATTGGAAGCAGGTCATATCTATATTAAATGTATCATATCCATCAAAGAGATTTCTATATACATGAACATTCCCTGCTACGAATTGGATAATAGAGGAGTTATTCACATATTCAAAATAGAGCTCTCTATAATAATTTACAAGGGTTAGATAATAAGAAGCATAGAAAGGATTTTTATTAATACAAATGAGATAAGGATTTGTATATAAAAATCCACTCTTATCTAATGCTTTTTCCTGATCAGTTCCTGAGACTACAATAGAATTAGCTGTATCATCATTTATATCAGCATAGAACTTGGTTCCAGGTTTTATTATAATATTTCCTTTATTATTATTAGCAAATACATCAGGAGATATATAAGAATTGATTGTGTTAGTAGGAATAATATTGTTTCCATCTTTCATCATAAGATATACATAATACAATCGTTCTATTTGATTATGGACTTTTCTAAGAAGATATAGCCTACAATCATTTCTCTGTAATGAATTAAAGAAGTTATCTAAATCTTTATATGTAGATATAGATCCTCTAGATAATGCTTCAGCAGGTATAGCTCTTTTTAATTCACTAATATTTAATTTATTATCTCCATAATGAGAATCAGACATACTCATCAAGATAATATACATGCCTGTATAAGGATATTTATCAGATTTATAAGGCATCATTTCTTGATATTGATTTAATTTAAAATTACATTTCTCTCCAAGAGTTGTATATACATGAACAACTATTTCAGAGTTTCTTCTAGGTTGTGAATCTCTATCAAAACGTAATCGAATTGTCTTTTCATCAAGATATGAATAATTGATAAAATTCTTATTGGTATCTAAAGTATAATCATATAATCCATCATAAATAGGTTCATAATATACAGCATCTTTATAAGTACCATCTTCTTGTTCTTCAGATACGGTTACATAAAAATATGCTAATTGATCTTCAAATGTAAAACTAAAGATCTTTGTTTCAAGAGGATTATTGATAATTACTTTTTTATAAATCTGAGTATGGGTTACTTGACGTATTAAAGTTTTAATAGAGATCATTCTATCTCCAGAAATATTTAATACTCCAAGATAGGGAAGATAGGGATTTGTTGTAGATGATAATTTATTTGTATTATCTAAATCATATCTAGCTGTATAAACTACTTCCCCATTAGGTAAATAATGTCTAGTAACTATAATATCATAATCTAAATGATAAGGATATTTTGTAGTTTCTCCAATATAAAAAATATACTCTTTGTCTATGACAAATTTATTATTTTTCATATTATGAACCATCTGTGTTTCAGGAATATTCAACGTTACATCGATATATGCAGGTTTGGCTGTAATACTGTTGATACCTAATGCTAAAGCATGAGAAATTACATTTCTTTCATACTTAGCTTTAGTAGGAATAGCTTCATTTGAATATTCAGATGCAGTGATTGCTGTGTTTTCTAAAAGGTTTCCAAATATAGAGGATAAGTACCCATATACACCAAGAACCAATGTATCTTCAGGTATATCTATATATTTGGCTTTTAATTTATCTATAAATTCAGATACTTTGTAAATATCTGTATTTAAAATATTTGTACTATTGTACGCCATTAATACTATCCTCCAATATTAGAATTTGTTCATTCTTTTGGCTTCAGTAGCTTTTTCTAACTCTTCAGGAGTCATATCTTTATTAAATGTAATACCAGCATAGCTACCAATTGTATTAGCAACATTTTGAATTTCATCTGTTGTTGTTTCCACGGCAGATTTGGTATTAGTATCTTGATTTGCCCAAGATACAGCAGGGTCATTTCCAGTATTAGTACTCCATTTAAGCATTGGGAGTTTATAGCCTCTCCAATCAGGTTCTTTAGGATAATAGATATATGGATAGTCTCCACTTTCTCCAGACATAGCTCCTATTGAATCATCCCATAAAGGAATTTCATTATAGGTAGGATTAGTCATAGTTCCATCTTTCCAATTTGCTACCAATGTATTAAAATCAGAAAGTATATTTGGTTCCATATCTTCAAAGAACCCACTAAGTTTAAATCCAATAGTAACTTTTAAAGGACCAGATTGAGGAATTTCGCTAAATGAAGATCTAGAAATGGTCTTAGGAAATACTCCTGTAAACTTAGAGAAATGAAGAATAGTCTCTCCATCATCATCTACTAAGAATCTGAATATACTAATATGATCATAAAGTATCTTATTTAAAATATATTCTTTCTTAGGAGGTAGCAAACCTAACCATTTTAATTGTCTAGCATAATCCCATGTTTTAAAATAATTATAAATTTCAAGATATCGAGTATCTTCAAATTCAATAGTAAAGTCAACATTTTCATCAGAACTGATAGATGATTTTGGATATAGAATTCTAGACCCAAACATATTTTGAGCTGTTTCTAATTCATCTACAGCTAAATCAGGAATATCTATATTTGAAGTTTTTCTATTACTAAGGATACGAACAAATGGGCAGTTCTTTTCAGAACTACCATCACTAGTACCATAACATAAATTTTCTAGAACTGTATATAGGTATCCATGAGAATATAACCAATTGAAATATGGGAATTGACTGGCCGCATCTGATAACCAACCAGATTTGTTATAATCAAATCCAGTTTCAGTTTGATATCTTAATATAGGTAAATCAGGTTTTGTAAAGAAAGCATATTCTCTAGCACCCTGTACATGGTTAAAAGGGTCTATTCTAGGATATCTATAAAAAGTAGTCCAGTATTTCATATCTTCTGGCTCATATATCCCATTAGCCCTCATTAATCTTCTCATCTCAGACTCATGATTATTTATATCTGAGGTTAGATTTACATATTCTTCATCTGTTTCCGCAGGAGATATACCGTTTGTATTATTACTTTCTTCAGTGGTGTTTGTTATTGATACTTCTACTCCATCACTAGTAACTACAGAAGATCTTCGGTTTAATCTATCCCACGAAGTATTAGAATTGTCATAAAATGGCATTAAATTTTCACCACCAAAATGCAAAAAGTTACAATCATTATACCTATGTCAAAATGTATAATTTTATAATCTTATTGTATTAGGCTAATCCTTTGACATTATCATAATTATCTTGAAAAGATAATTATATCGATATAATTAATTTTTTTATTGTAGGAGGAAATATTTCATGCATGAATATAATACTCTTCTAAGAGAAGCAAATCTAGGCCCTTTATCTGGAATTTTAGATATTCTTGGCCTTGATGCAGAAGCTATTGCTAGTGGTATTACTGGAAGACTTAAAAAAAATAAGATTCCTGGGGAATTTAAAATGACCAGTAATATTGCTAAGGAAGCAAAAGGACTTACAGCTGTTTTTCCTGTATTGGTAAGCGAATCTGTATCTGTTGAAAATGCTCAAATGATTGCAAAGGCAGCAGAACGTAAATATGTTTCTATGCTGCAAATGTTATTTGCTGCAAGTCAAATTACAGATGCTAGAAGTGCACAAGCATATTTAAAAAAATTCCATAACAATATCTCTTCTACTCTTGATCTTAGTGATATGAATGTAGATGATGTAATTGATTTTGCTAATAAACTTGATGAAGAAGTAAAAATCTCAGCATATAAGAATGCTAAGATTAATGAAGTAACTCAATCAGTTCTTAAAGATCTTGCACATAATGATGATTATTATACCCATCTCAGTGAAGGTATTAATTCTTATTCTTTAAATGATTATACAATTACTAAAGATTTTGGTAATTACAATGCATTTAGAAAGAATATTAATGAAGAAACCAGAAATAGTGAATCCACACGAACTGAGGAGAAAAATGGTGATGGAACTGTAACAACTATCATTAATACTAAAGAGACAATTATTAAGGATAAAGAAGAAAATGATGAATTACAAAATAAAAAAATATTATCTGATATCCTTAAAAATAAAAATAGCGTTTTAAAAGATTTATCATCGAGAGTAAAAGATGCTGCCGATTTTATTAGTAAACAAATTATTCCTACTGATATAAAAAAAGCAAATGAAGCTACTCCAAGTTTAATGATTATTAATTTTATTACTCAAGCAAATGGATCTGATAATGAAATTATTAATACAGCTGTAATTGGAGTAAAATGTATCATTCATTATGTATCTTCTAATGAAATGATGAATCGTATGGTTCTTAAAAATAATGACCGTCGTGGATTATTTAATTTTATTCGAGCTACTACCGGAGAAATAAAATTCTTTAAAGATTTTCTATTTGCTATAGATAGAGCTAGAATAGATGCTGTTTCAAAAACAAATAGAGGTTCAGATTCCAAAATTTGGAAAATGCTCGAAATTCGTGCAAACCACGCCAAATTAAATAATAAAGCTCGTGGAGATAATGCATCTTGTGCTGCAATTACTATGCTTGTATTATCTACAGAAGAAGTAGAAATTGTTAAGAGTATTTATCGTATAGATCTTAATAATTCTTCTACTATGCTTGGAGTTATGCGAGGGTATAACTTTATTGGTGTTGGTATTGTTGATGCTGTAAACGAAAAGATTAAGTTCTTATATGATGATGGAACTAAGAACTTTGAAACAATGTCCTTTATGGCTCTTGAACGTGAACAGAGTAATGGGGAATATAAGAAAATGATTAATACTCTTGTGAAGGGGCGGTAATAAAAAATGATTCTTTTTGAACGTATTAATGAAGATAATAATACGGATGGCCGTGTAAATTCTCAGTTAACTACAGATAAAGCAGATATGAACCAAAATGGGGATAATATGATTATGAGTGATCCTAAGAATGGATTTGAAAATCCTGCTAGTCATTCTATTCCTAAACCGGCTAATGCTATTGGATCTGCAGCTAATAATCAACCCCCTCAACAACAACAAGCTAATGTTCCTCAACCACAAGTAAATGGGCCTTATAATAGAGCTGTAGGAGAAACTGTTATGACTCAACAATTTAAAGATGCTATTTCTGAGCATATGGATATTACAGATTATAAAACGATTACCCGTCTTTATAATCTTGATGAAGCAGAGCAAAATACTGCCCTTCTTTCTCTTACAAATCGTTTATATCAAATGATTGTAAATAAGATTGATACTTTTGATAAAGGTGATATTGCTCGTACTAGAGGCAATATTAGAAAATTACCTAAATATAACGATCTTTGTGAATGCGTTGCAGTATTGATGGGTATTTTTGAAAAGTATCATGAAGATACAAAACCTGTTCAAGAAATTAGTAATGCTATTTCTAATATTGAAAATCTTGATGATGTATTTACACAGTCTTATATGGCTAAAGTAGACTTTGGTCAGGTTATGTATGAAACAATGACTCTTGCTTGCATTAGTTCTGTTTCTTATATGATTGCTGCTTGCATCGAATATGTAAAAGATCCTAAGAAAGATGGACTTACTATTGTTCTTGATAAAACAGGTGTATCTAAAGTAAAAGAACATCTTCTTTATGAAAATATTTGTAAATTCAATACAGCTTGCAAAACAGGTGATGTTGAAAATGCACTTCGTCCTCTGATTAAAGCTAGAGCTAGAAACTTTGTAGGGGCTCTTGGTTTTATTAAAGCTGCCGCTATTGCTATTCCCTTGGTATTAGCTCTTATTCCCATGATCAAAGATGTAGTATATTACTTCTTTGCTGCTCGTCAGCGTGCATCTGCATATTTTGATATTCAAGGAGATTTTCTTGAAATGAATGCTTATGAATTAGAAGAAAACCCTAATATCCAAACAGATGGAGATAGAAAGACTGTAATCCGTAAGCAATTAGCTATTGCTAATAGTTTCCATAAGATTGCTGATAAATTAGCTGTAGAAGCTAAGACTGCTGAAAATAAAGCTACCACAGAAATTAAGAAGGATGATAAGAAACAAAAGATCGATGATATCAATACTGATCCTTCTTCTTCTGATGGACCTTTATTCTAGGAGTGGTAAAATATGTTAATATATAAAAAACAAGCAAAAACAAATCTTGAAAAAGACGATTACGATCTTAATTGGGAATCTGAGAAAGAAATAACAAGGGAAGAAAAGAATAATATTGAAAATGCGTTAAAAGATTATGATTATAAAATCCCATCAGATATAATGAGGTTTATATTCAAGCATTACTATGATAAGATTATTCCTTCTATCTCAAAGGATGCTTTTGATACAGAAGATCTTCCTGGAATAAGAATATACGATTTCTTTAATTTTAATCCTTTAATTACATCATCTAGACAATTAACTTATGATATTTATCAAAATGGTAATTGTGAAAATTATGATAAATCGGCTATTGAAGGAACTGTATTTGAAAGAAATAAATTATATCCTATCATATGGGCTTCTCATGAAATGATTATATGTTGCGATTCTAAAGGATGCATTTTTATGGTTTGCCCTGAAGAAACCGTAACCAAGATTGCTGACTCTTTTGATGAGTTCTTGGGAAAATTATATATGAATAATTAATAATAATCGGAGGTTTCGTATAAATGATGATGTTTAAAAGAGCATCCAAAAGTAATGCGGATTTCATCCGTGAAGAATTGGAACGGCAAGCTCTTAAAGAAGATACAATTAATTTATATCCTGATAAAGATGTAGATCTTAATCATGATTTTGATGTATATGATACATACTATACAAAAAAAGATAAAGCTGTTGTAGATAAAGATATTTTAAATAACTTCTCTGAACAAGTTCGTACAGATTTGTTGACAAAATGCCTTTATGATGGAATGCTTAAGAAAGTTCTTAAAGAACAGTATGCAAATAAGCATGAAAAAGCTTTTGCTAAGAATCTTGTAAAGAATTTCATTAAAGAACACGGTACTATTAATTTGATTAACTCTTTTAAAAATAAGAGTATTTATTTGAATGAATGGTATGAAGATATTGTAGCTTATCATGATGCTATTATGGAACAAGCAACAGCTGTTGCCGTATCTATTGGTATTCCTGAAAAGAATATCTTTGAAATTGAAGATAAGACTATTAAGGATTTTATCATTGATACAAAAGATACAATTCCTCATGATATTACAAAGATTATTACAAACCGTGTAGAAGATGCAGTGTCTGATTTTGTAGATAGTAATAAGAAACAAAAAGAAGAACTTAGAAAAGTTTATGAAAAAGCTAAACAAAAGTTAGATACTATTGATGATATGGATAATACTATCAATTCTAACGATCCTTTAATGCAAGATTTTAATGGAGATCCTAATACAGAATTAGATCCGAAGTATAATGTACAGCAAGAAGCAGTACGTATGATTCGCTCTAAACAACGTTCTTTTAGAGAACAGGCTAAGAATGTGTTCTCTGTTATGACTGATAATACATTGGAAGTTATCCATCGTAATCAAATTATCAAAGAAGCTTATACTACTGGATTGAATAATCGTATTGATTTCCAGAAATTAGTTAATGATACAAAGGTAATGTATTCCTTTATGGAATGTGTAAATACTTTGGGTATTATTGATCTTGATGAAAGTGAAATTGCTAGTATTTTGAATAAGATGAAGAACTCCATTCGGGAAGATAATAGTGTTCCTAGCAGTACTCCTAGCACACCTAGTACTCCTGCATCAACTCCTAAGAGTTCTGGGACTATGAGTGTTAATACACCTTCATCTACTTCAACACCTGCTATTTCTACTACTTCCGGAACTCATACGACTCCTCCTACATCTCCTAGTAGTACTCCTTCTAATTCTACAACCCCTGTTAATAACTCTACTCCTGGTATGATGTAAAAAAAATAAGGGTACTGCTAAATGCAGTACCCTATTTCTTGTTATTATATAAATTCTTTTACAATAGAAGCAGATTCAATTGCTTCTTTTTGAATTCCTTCAACAGTTCCTTTTGCCATTTTTCCAACAAAATATCCTAAACAAATACTTCCTGCAAAAACAGCAATACCTTTTATTAATGTTTTTGCTTTTGTTTTGTTATCTATTTTGTTAATTACAACTTCCTCTTCTTTATTTTCTTTATCTAAATCTTCTTCAATATCAACTTCATCAATTATTTCTACTTGAGGTTGAGGATTAGGAAGATCTTCTTCTCCTTTAATTTCTTTTTGAATTACTTCTTTGATTATTTTAGTTAATTCTTCTTTAGTAACATATTTATTTTCTTCAATATCATTATTATTCATTGCAGCATAATTATTTTCCATTTTTTCTTCTCCTTTTTGAGTAATTTTGTCATTAATATTCTTTTCTTCTTTTTCTCTAGAATTCATAATTTTTTCATTATGATTTCTTTTGTCCCTGATTTTTCTATTCATTTCTTCTTCTCCCTTATTTAAATTTTCAAACTCAACAACATCTTCAAATCCAATACCTTCGCTAATAAACTCAACTTCAGTATCGCTATTAATTTCCTGATATTGAGGTGTTTCGCGAGTTTCTGTTTTCTTTAAACTCACCACTGTTTTCCCTTTCTTTCTTTTAGACATTTGTACTATACCTCCTCTTTTAATCTTTAAAAAAAAGTTTAATAAAAGAATATTTAATTAAATATTGGAAATCCTTATCTGGACTTCACTATAATAATATATAATTGATTATTTTAATAAAAACCCTAGGTAAGAGGATTTAACCTCTTACCCATAAGATTTTATATTTGAATAAGGTATGTTTTATCACTAATTTTTGCACAAGTGAAAAAAGAATCCAAACAGTTTATTTCAGTAACGTATTTTGCTTCTTCATTAGATAAGAAGCTTAAATCATTATTTAATAAGATATGCTTTAAACACATACGAATACATTCTACAAGATAATTTGAAATATCTTTGTTAGAATTAGGATACATGTAAAGATAAGAATTTCCTGAATTATTGTATAATACTTTATAGCAAATATTGCCATTCTTGATATCATCCCAATTATCAAGATATTCTGTAATATTATCTACAGAGAAAATATTGTTTTTTAAAAGATTGATTTTGATATCGTTATAATTTACCATATCATTTGTAATAGAATCACACATTTTTAAATCGTTAATTAATCTCATTTTATGATATACCATCCTTTATATTTTTAATTAAAGAATTTTATATCATCCAATCCAAGTCTCTTTGATGCTGATTTATACTGATATTTATTGTAAAGCATATTCATATATCTTAAAGTTATCTCTATTCTTGGTAGTTCGGAATAGTATTTATTAAAATTAGATTCGATTACAATAGAATCATCTACCCATATATTTCCAGTATACATATCCGAATATTTCTTTTCCACATTATCAAAATCAGGTTTTGATAGAGGTCTTATCATTCCTAACTCTGCTAACATTTTTTCTTTGGAATTAAATATACTTGGAGTTTTAAAATATGCATCATATTTAACACTACAAGGAGTATAAATAAGAGATTCTAAGAAATCAAAATCACTATTAGTTTTAAATTCTTGCATAAATTTTTTATCTGCTGCACCAGTTATAGAATAAACCTGAATAAATCCAGGATTGGATCTAGCATTTGCTAATATATTATTCCCTTTACTTTTAATAAATCTAGCTCTAGGTCTAGGAGATCCTTCTGGGATTTCATATATTACCACAAACAATTCAGGCATATAATACATTTGTTGCAACATTTTATTCTTAGTATCTATTATATCTTTTAATTTAGCATCAGAAATTTTGTATGTATCTATTATCCAGTTAATTCTCTCTTGATAATCTTTGGGTATCATAGAAAATTTCTGGTTATAAATTTCTGTTTTTTGTTTTCTTGTTTTGATTTTTATCACCTCCTATTTATAGGATATCTGCTTTATTCATAGTGTTCCCCTATATATAAAAAAATATAGGTAAGTGGTTTCCCACTTACCTATATTTCTTATTCATCAATATTTGTTTTTTCAGCAATTTTTTGATTTAAAGATTCTAAATTTGAAATCCTTTCTTCCAATTCCCTAAGATTAGTATTTGTATCTTTTACATTTTTTCTAACCTCATCTGAGTATACATATAAACCAAGTGCACCAACAACTGCTCCAATTATAAAATCTGTTTTCATAATTATCCTCCTATTATAATGAAATATTTAAATTATTATTCAAAATAATAGTATATAATTACAATAAAATTTATTACATAATTGATCCATTACCAGATTGGTTTCCACCAAGATTATTCCATTTTCTATATACAGACCCCATAGCTTTGCTCCAGAAAGATACGATATTATCTTTAATAGCATTCTTACCCATTCTAGTAAGCCAATATAACTTGATATATCTAAGCATATTAGGTTCTGCTATATTTACACCACACATATTAGCAAGATAGTCCAATTGTGCAGGATTTCCAATCATATCATTATCACCTTTACCAGTAGCCATAGCCATTACGTCATATAAGTCTTTAATACTTAATTGAATAGTGATCTGAGTAGGTAATCCATCCTGTGTCCATGCTTGGATATCACCACGTTGAATAGAACAGTTGGTTATAATACCCATATCAATATGGAAGAATGATTTATAAAATGCACGCACTAAGAAAGGAGATACATAAGTATTATCCCCAGCAGATCTTGGCATGCATAAACCAAGAATATGACATAATGGAACAAATATATTCAAATAGATAGATAAAGTGTCACAATCAGGAGAGTCTAAACGAATAGTAATATCATAGTTTCTCATGAAAGATGAATCAGCCCATATTTCAGGGAAATACATACGTCCACCAGCCATCATGGTATGCATATTATGTGTAAAAGATGAAAGAAGCCCCATCATACCATCGCTACTACTTCCTTGGTCTAGTTTAGCTCTTTCATTCATATCTACACCAGCTAACTTACCAGCAGCTCCACCTAATAAGAAGTTTACTTCTTCTGCTAAGTCACCTACTTGGTTTGCTGTAGATGCAAGGCGAGATTGACGAGTACCATTTGAGAAGCCTTCTTGTACCTGAGTTTCTGAATTTAGGTAAAAACCAACAGCACCTTTATTATAACTAGAAAAAGGATGTTGGGATGCTAATTCCCAGTTAAAACTTCCTAGCTTATCTTCATGACCATTTACATTTACTACCTCATCATCTAGATTAAGGATAGTTGCTACAGTTCTACACATTTGGTTTACAGCTCTAAAATAATCAGTAGGCATTGCTCTAAAATTATAATACCTTCCAGAATTATTTAAAAGTCTTCCAACTGCATTTTCATCAACTTCGCTTTTTGATATGCCGCTTAATAATGCATTCTTTATTTTATCCTGCTGTTTGCTATTATATCCATGAAGAAAAGTTGCAACTCCTGCTTGCATTACTAAAATAGGAGATCTTGCTACAATTTTTTGCAAATATTTTCTTCCAAAAGATGGATTATTCATAGTATTATCTACTCTAGTATCAGCTGTAGGAAGCCATTGATAAGGCATCCCAAATACAGCTCTTGTATTATGAATAGTCATCTTATTAAAATTTTCTACAAAATCAGATAATTCTTTTGCATAATCTGCAAGACTTTTTGATTCTTTTATATCTTTCAAAGTTTGCTCGTAATTCATAGCATTAGCTAATTTATTTCCTTCTGTAGCTGCTATTGTTAGATCTTCTTTTTTTTCTTTACTAGCTTTTTTATCTATTACACTATCATAGCTAAGTTCATATTTATTATCATTTCCATCAGATATTACAACATAATCTTCTGTGTATGCGACAACTTTAAAATTTCCACTATCTGATTTAGCAGAATCAACAATAGTTTTATTATTTAAATCTTTATCTTTTCCTTTTACATATACATCCATACCTACAATGGAAGAATCTATATCATCAACATTCTGTCTAGCTTCTCCACCATGAAGATTAAGATTCAATTTATTAATTCTTTTTTTAATAGATTCTATTTGTTCTTTGTTTGCTATCTTTCTTAATCTATTGCTATCTAAAATATATCTTCCACCAATAGTCTTTAACCAACCATTTTCTTCAGATATAATATCTATAGTTTTCCCTTTATCTAAACCACTGACAATTTTTCCATCAGCAGAAGGTGTAGCTCTTAAAAGAATAGGTTCTAGAACTTTATATGTTTCCATTAAAAGTTTCCTCCTAAAAGATTAAATCATTATAAAAATGTCAGGGATAGCAATTATGCTATCCCTGAATTATTTTATCTATTAGCTATTGCTTGCATATTATCAATAATGGATTGATAATCACTCATATTAGTAGAATTAACTCTAGTAAAGTTACCATTACTATCTACTGTAGCATTTCTAGTAGATGCTGCAATTGCTTGAGATACTTTATCAGATCCTGCCGATGAAGCCTGATTTGAGGAAGCATTCTTAGCAAATGCAGTTGCTAATTGAACTATAGATGAGAGCAATTCATTTGTTTTAGATTGTTGAGCTATTAATTTATCAATCTTATTTCCTAAATCTATATTAGCCTGAACAGAAGCTTGAACAGATGTGGGTTGAGTATAAGATTGACTGGTTGTAGTTTGTTGTAAATTAGAAGGTGAGGTTACAATTGTATCTCCAGATGCAGTAGGTTTGTTATCAACTCTATTTGCATATTTAGGATCTTTTGACAAGATATCAATTGCTTGATCTCTTGTATATCCATTATTTGTAAGATAGAGAATGTCATTTTCTTCATAAGGAGATCCATTGGAGGTATTTGTAATCTTAGGTAAGTTTATACCATTCTTAAATCTATCTAAGAAATCCCTACCATAAGATTTAATACCATTCCAAGCATTCTTAAAGAATCCTTTAATTCCACCTCTACCAAATTTACCCATTCCTGTTTTGCCTATTCTAGGTCTATTACCAGGAACTCCTTTACCAACAACACCTTCTATAGATCCAGAGTTATTATTGAACTTAACTCGTACTATTCTATTTCCCATACCATATTTAGAATGAGAAGAGAAATACATCTTCCCTCTACCAAATTTACCAGAACCAGAACTAGAAGTTTGAACTTTTGATAAATCATATGAATTAGGATTGATAGCACCAGTCATACCAGCACAATTAGGATCGCTAGAAATAGTATAATGGAGATGAGGTCCAGAACCAGCACCTGTATTACCAGATTTAGCAACTATAGTACCAGCTTTTACTACATCACCTTTAGATACTAATTGTTCAGATAAGTGAGCAAATAAGTGATAATTACCAGCAGAGTCTTTGATGGAAACGAAATTACCATATCCATTAGGCTGAGATCCTACATCATCAACAGGTCCATCTACAAGAGTAGGGATAGGGGTTCCTTCGTCTACACCATAATCTATACCATTATGAGTATGACCAGGTCTATCTTCTCCAAAAGGTCCTGTTATGGGAGCACCACCCAAAGCTTTTTGCATACCTTCTGCAGCACTTCCACTTTGAGGAACAGATACAGATCCTCCGCCACCAGACTGGCTTCCTCCACTACTTCCTCCATTGGAATCAGATCCAATGTTTAAGATACTAGCAAAAGGATTATCACTACCAAATAAGAATTTCAGACTGTCTCCAAAATAAGAACTTGTAGCACCTAGTATAGATTTACCAATAGCTTTTGTAGCTTTAGATAAAGGAGCAGAAATGGCTTCAGCCATACCAGAGATTTTTCCAAAGAATCCTTTAGTATAATCATCTCCACTATTTAAAGAAGGTTTAGCATTATTTACGGAATTTGCTAATCCATTGCTAACAACATTTCCTGTCTTTTCATTCATCTTAGATGAGAAATTATAATTAGTATCTTTCTTAGTTGTATCTTGTAAACTTGTATTCATTCCGAAATTATAAGGATTATATCCACTATTAGGATCTAAGAAGCTTGTATCTCCTCTACCCCATAAAGATTTTCCTCTACCAAACCTACTATGCTTGCCTTTACCAGAATTAGAGTTATTATTTCCACTCTGACCTTTATTACCACCAGTTATATCACCTTCACCATTAAGTATTTGGTGAGCAGAGGCTTTTCTTCTTGGATAGCTTGATGTATCTCCACTAACTTCGAAACCTTGTTCCCATTGTTCTACAGCTGTATCAAGATCACTAGATAATCCACCTAATATTTTATTATAATTTCCTCCAGGACCTATTTCTAACCACAGCATGTCTAATTGAACACCTAGATCATTCCATTGTTTTCCTCTGTTTTTAGCTATATTATCTAAAGTAGTTGCACGACTATCTAACCACTGACAAATACCTTTAGCACCACTACTAGAATTTACAGATGATGGATTATATTCTGATTCGGCTTCAATATTACCACAAATAGCAGCAGCTTGGATTTTGCTTAATCCTTTACCTATCAAGAAATCCCAGATTTGCTTAGCATTCTTAGCTTTATCTCCACTTACGGCACCACTAGATCCACTATTATTAGAAGAGCTTCCGCCATCTCCAAAACTAATGGCCTTTTCAAATATAGATGCAACATTGCTAAAAGCTCCAAAGAATGTTTTAACTTCTTTCTTATCTCCAGATGAAGAGGAAGATGATCCATTCTTAGCACTACCAGGATCTACTTTACCAAATCTAGAAGTTTCTATTAATCTTGCATTTGGAGTAGAAGAAGGAATTGCACTAAGAGCATTCCTCATACCATTAGCGTATTCTTCTACAGATGCTCCAAAATATCCATTATGTTTCAATCTTTGAGCAAAATCATCAACATCTTTAGAACCACCAAGAGGAGGATCATCACATCTATTACAGTACCAAGCATAATATTCTGCCCATTGTTCTTCATTATCAAAGTGCTTGTAATAGTTTCCACCATCGGGTTGTTTCATTGATGAAGTAGAAGGTTCATTTTGTGTCATGCCACCAAAGTTATAATCTTCTACAGCTAAAGCAGATGTGAATCCACCAGATTCATGATACCATTGAGCATATATTAATTTCTTATCAATATTAGTTTTTCCTTCTGCCCATGCAGCTAATGCCCACATCTTTTCAGCAGAGGTTTTTCCTCTACCATAACGAGATCTAATTCTAGGACAAGTTCCATATCTAGCTGTTCTATAACTAGTTAAAGAAGATCTACCTTTTCCATAATATCTATTTCTACCATATTTACCAGAGCCATATCTCTTGGATCTAGCACTAATAGCTACCGTAGACTTAGATAATACATCATTAGCTTTATATACTTTATTAGGTTGATCTGATTCAGGATCCTGTACTATTACATTTCCTCTACTATCTATACCAGTAGCAGTTACATAATGAGGATTTTCAGCATATGGAGTTCTACTAGATTCTCCATTAGAATCTTGTCCCATTAATACTACAGGATTTCCAGCTTTTAAAGAAGCTTTAATAGACGAAGGATCATGCAAGCTTTCTGTAGATACACCAGCTCTTCCCATGAAATTATTAAAGAATTCAGGTCTTGTACCACCATCAGTTTCTTTATATCCACTCTTAAGAGCATATTGTGCAGCTACTCTAGGATCTACATCAATACCAAGAGATGATAATGCATTAGAAGCAGATACAGGTCCGCATCCAGAATCAGCCATAGATTGAACTTCAGAGTCTGCTGAAGAATTAAATGGCATAGAATAAGCAGGATCTAATTGAGAATAGAAATTGCCTCTTCCATATCTAGAATGTTTTCCTTTTCCATCTTTCTTCTTATCATCATCACTACTATCTCCACCAAAGTATTTATTTAGTTTTTCTGCAGCAGTTTTTCTAAAATCATTTATTTTTTCTGCTCCATAATTTATAGTTTCTTTACCTTTATTTACAACACTAGTCCATCCTTCAGACAAACCAGTCTTAAAGTCATTCCACTTTTCAGCTGCAGTATTAGCTAACCAAGTAGCATTATTAGATACCCAATCTTTACCTTTGCTGATTATTTCGCTTATAGAATTGGCTCCATTACTAACCATTTTCTTAAGTTTATCAACGAATCCTTGACTATTGCTATCATTAGATCCACCTTCTGCAATACTATCAACAGTAGACTGATCGTCTTTGCGGCCTTTTTCTCTTCTTAATTCTTCTAATTCTTTCTTTTCGAATCCGAAGAAAGGACCAATATATTCAATAGCTAATTCAAGAGCAAAATCTTCAGGTAAGATTACTCCTAAGAAAGGAATAGCACCAACCAATGCTGTTACGATACCAGCTACAACTTTCATACCAGTTGTTGCTGTACCTTCTTTAAGTTTAAGCATTTCATCTGCATTTTGATAGCCTTTATAAAAATCATAAATAGCAAATCCAGCAGTAACAGCTATACCAATTACTGCACCAACACCAGTTGCTGATACAGCGGTAACAGCAGTAGATTTAGCTAATTTAGCAACAGCTTTAGCCATATTAGCAGGTTTAGCAGCATTTTCTAAGATTTTAGCTCCGAAATTCATAATGTATTTTGCGGCTTTGCCACCATTAGGAATTACATCAACAATCTTAGATGTGAATTTGGTAATACCTTCTTTAAGCTTAACTAATAAGGCTTTTACCATTTCTGTATTTTTACCACCATTAGAAGCTAAATCTTCAGCTCCATTAGCTAATTGCTTTTCTGTCTTGGCTAAGTCAGATACATATCTTTTGCTATTATCACTAAATTTAGAAGCGAGGTCAGATATTCCCATTCCTTTGATGCCTAACTTATCGGCTACCCAACCAGCAGCTTTTGATCCAGCATATCCAGTAGCTGTATCTAGTGCAAATTCAGTACCACTTACTTCTTGACCAGTAGCAAGGTTATAAAGCTGTTTAGCAGCAGCACCTGCAGCACCAGTTCCCAATGCACCAGCACCTAAGAATTTAGAAGCTAAAGCACCACCAGCACCAAATGCTAGATCTTTGGGAGCTTCTCCTGCAGCTCTAGCAGCAGCTTCTTCATCACCATTAGACTTAGCATCTATATATTGATATGCATCTACTAAGGCAGGAAGTCCAGCACCTACTAAACCAGAGCCTTTTTCAAGTACAGATCCAGCTTTGCCTAAACCAGCTCCTAATTTTCCTAAAGGACCAGCAGCTTTACCTTCTGCAGAATATTTGAGATTTTCATAACCTTTTTTAAGAGGTTCAGGTATTTTCTCCTTTACCCATCCTTTAACATTATCCCAAAGACTAGAAGCTCCTTGTTTTAATGTATCTTTTCCATTTTTAATAAGTTTTTCTAATGCAGGACCTAAAACTGGAATGCTAAGTAAAGGAAGTAAGAGATTATCTAATAAACCACCAGCACCACCAAGAAGTCCATCTAATAAGCCACCAGAGGATTTGCTACTTTTAGCTTTAGCACCGATTCCAATTCCGGCTCCTATTTTATTAGCAATAGATTCTAAGGCTATTGTAGATCTTTCTTGCAAAGCAAGTTTGTGTTTATTTTTAGCATTAATTTCTCTATTGTGTTTATTAGGTAATTCCATCATCTGACCATCTGAAGATGAAATACCATATTCTTTTACATCACCATCACCAGTAGGAACTGTGGTAACATTCTTACCATTTTTCCCTTTAGTAATAGATCCAACACCGATAGAAGAAGAGGAAGCACTTGTGATACTACCAGCATCTAATTCATGAACATCTCTAGCTATTTCATCTTTGGTACGCATTTCAATAGGTTTAGAAGTAGATTGATTCGAAGTATCACTATCACTACTATCAGAATCTTTATCAGATGATTTTCCTCCACCTAATATTCCTCCTAATAAACCACCAGCTCCTCCAGCAGCTTCTGCTTTAGTACCACTACTGAATAAGCTTGATAATGTACCAATAACTCCACCGCTAGCATGCTCTTCAGAATTCTTTACATCCTCTTCACTTGGATTGTTTCTTCCAAATAAAGTAGATAAGATTCCATTATTATTAGAATTTGAAGTATCATTATTTTCTTTTTTAGAAGGGATGCTTTCATTTTTTCCAAATAAAGCAAGTCTAAATCCTTCTGCTATACTATGAACAAATCCAGTATTTTTATAAGTATCTATGGAAGCAGGCTTAGTTAAAAAATCATAAATACTAGACGCTGAAGAAGCTTTATTATTTGCATCTTCTATATATTCTTCTCTTTCATCAGAAGAAATTCCTTTTCTTTTATTAAGCTCTTCAATTCTATTAGTTATAATTCTATTAAATACTTCTAGTTTCTTTATATCTTTTTCACTTCCACGTATAGCATTTACATAGCATTGTATAAACATACCTTCTTTTATAGGTATATCTTTCTTATCTATACCAGAAGTGATCCCATTATATATATCTTGTGCATCTTTGGTTATATTTCCTATATTACCTTTTCCATGGATAAGATCATTTGCTTCTTTGGCTCTATCAATTTTATTTTGTGCATCTTTCATTACACCTAATAATTGATTATATTGCTTTTCAGATATTTTTCCTTCATCTTTATATGATTTAATATCTTTTAAAGCAGAACCAAAACCATTATCTTTAAAGTTTTCATATAAATCCATAGAATTTAGGTTTATTTCACCATTTGTATTTTTACGAACATCATCAAAAATACCTTCTGCTTCAGTATATATATCTTTTGCAGCTTTGTCTTTATGATATTTTAATCCTTTATATTTTATATCATTAATTAGTTTTAATCTATTATCAAGTACGGCTCTAGAATTGTTTATATCATCCATATTTTCAGAATCTACATTAGTCATTAATCTGATCATATTAGATTCATCACTAGTGATTCCATGGGTATTAGCGAATATAGCCTGTTCTTCTGTAGTTCCTAATCCATATCCAGAATTTATCAATGATCTCTGAGCTCTGTTTCCTACTTGTTTTTCTAAGAAATTTGTTACATTTCCTAATCCTTTTCCAAGTAATTTAGTTGCTCCTTTTATTTTAGACCCTATTTTTTTACCTATCCCTAATTTATCAAATATTTTTTCAAATAATAAACCAGGTGTTTTTAGTTGAAATTTGAACCAATTTGTTATAGTTTTACCAGTATCAAATAGTTTTATTCCTATTAATTTAGTAAGAGGTTTAAATGTATTTGATAATGGTTTTAATAATGCTGTTTTAAGCCAAGATCCTAAATTATCTCTAACATCTTTTATTTGATATTTTAAAGGATCTGTTACATGTTTTCTAATAGCTCCAGCTAATCCACCTCTACGTTGTCCTTTACTATCTTTAGCTCCTAGCATAAGATCAGTAAATTTATCTGTAGTAGTCATCATTCCTATAGCTGAACCTAGCATAGCATTACCTAAAATACCAAATGGACCTAAAAGCATTGTAGATAAAGTAGCAGCTGCGACTTTTGGAAAATGTTTCTTTATTTTTTGCTTTCTATTCTTGTCTAATAGTCCGCCTTTATCTCCAAAAAGAAAATCATTTACATCTTTATTGTTTTTAGCAAGTGTAGCAGCGGCACCAATCATAGCACCACCAAGAGGGCCGAAAGGAAGAATAAGACCAGTTATAGCACCAGTAGTTATATATTTTTTAGCATCTGGAAGATATTTCTGAATTGTTTCTTGCATCTTCTTAGAAACAAGTCCTTCTTTTCTAGTAATAGTTCCATCTTCATTTACTATATCTTCACCAAAAATAGCCTTTTGGAAAGAAGTGCTATTTTTAATTATATTTATACCAGCACCAGCCATAGCTCCAATAATTGGACCGCCTAATGGGAATATTGTACCTAATATGGCACCTTTCATACCACCATCGATACCTTTACCCATATTTTTCTTTACAAGATCATTTGCTTCTTCTAAAGCATCTTTTATATTAAGGCCAAATGCTGTTTCAAAGAAATTACTAATATTAGGATTAGATAAAAGTTTATCTTTAAAATTACTTTTATCTTTTCTAATCCCATCTTTTATATTAGACCAAGAATTATTATTATCAGTAATTTCCCCACCAGTTGCATTATAGCTAGAATTTTTTATAGAACTGATAAGTCTGTTCTTATATGCTTTTTCATGATTTAACTGATCTTCTATATTTACTTTATCTTTATCTGGGTTAAATGGGTTTAAGTTAGCAGGAATTACTAATTCACCTTTACTAAGAGTAGTAAATGTTACATCTCCTTTTTTAGGATTTACATATTTTACCCCATTAGCATTATTTTCTATATCATCATTAGATATATTTTCTTTTATATCATTAGCAGTTCCTTCTACTTGATTTTTGCCAAAATTAAATAAATCTCTAGTATTTCTTTTGGCATAATTTCCCATCAATCTAGTAAAAGCTTTTACTTTTCTCTTACCTTTTATTATAGTTTTATCAAGATCTAAACCAAGCCAATCATTAATGGATTTTAATTTTTCTGGTAAGCTCTTTACTAATTTATTTCTCAAAGATCCAAGTATATCATTAATATGATTATTGATATTATCAGTTATCTCTTTAAAATTATTAGACATTATTCCAAAAATTCCTTTAATTGGCTTACCGTCTTTATCTTTTTTCCCACTTTCTGTACCAAAAAGCATTTCATATACAGATTTATCAGCACCGCTAATAACTGCATTTAAAATACCAGCAGGGGCTTTAAAAATTCCATTTATATTAGATTGGATTATTTGTAATTTTTCACCAAGGCTTCCTGCATTAATTAAAGTTTTTACAAAGCCGTCTGCTTTATTTTTTATTTTAGCTTCTATACCTGATTCTTTGGTATTTTTTTGAGAAAAAGTATTAGAATTTAATGATCTAGCATATTCTATAAATTGGGAATTTAAATCTTTATCAAAATTTGATTTAGTAAATTTAAAATTATCATCACTAGATGTTTTTTCATCAGAATATACAGTCTTATTTCCATGAGAAGCTAATTGATCTTTAAAAGATCTATCAATATCAGAATATCTATATCTTTTTCCTTTTCTTGGATTTTTGGTATAGTTTCTATAGAGTATATTTCTAATATGAAATAATTCTCTATAAATATCTAATTGATAATTTTCTGATCTTGCATTATGTAAAGCTAATACACTATTAGCTTTACCAGAAGAATTTGAAGATAATCCTCCGTTTATTAATTCATGGTGTAAACCTTGTTTAGATATATCAAAATTATTTATAAGATCTGATTTATAAGCAAGGGCTGATGTCATAGATTGCTGTTGTCTAGCCAGAACACCAGAGCTTCTCATCATATCTAATACCAATTTAAATACTTCTATAGAAGTTTCTGGATCTTTATAGTTCTTTATATTGTTTAAAATATGATCAGGATTAAAATTTCCATGTTTTAATAATCCGGTCATTATTTTATGAGCAACACCTAATAATTCTTTTGCTCTTGCATCTCTATCTTTTTTATTAGTAGCTCCTAATCCAGTATTAGTTATAGTAGAAAATAATGTTTTTCTAAAATCTTTAAATGCTTCTTTTTCTAATTTAGTATCTATATTTTTATCAATATTTTTTGCTGCTTTTTCTTTTGTCCAATTACCTTTTTGATAATCAAATACTCTAATATCGTCTCCAGTTAATGCACTTTCAATTCTTCTAAGATAATTGGGTATAACTTCTACTATAGATTTTTGAGCTATTCCGTTCCATGAAATAGGACCTTTATTATATTTTGATGGATCAAAATCTTTAGAAAAGCTTTTATATTTTTCTTTATTTCCTATGGCTTTAAATAAAGAACTTAAAGAACCTTTTCCTTCTCCAAGATCAGCAAATCTTGCTAAAGCAGCTTGAATATATCCTATTAGATTTTCATCTAATTTATTCATACTATTACGAAGATTTTTCCCCATAATAGTTTTTGCTCCTTGCTTTAATGCAAATCCCATAGGATTTCCGGTAAATTCTGCCATCATCATTGGTATTGCATTTTGTAATAATGTAAACAAATCTGAATTAGAATTACTTTTTAATTTTCCTTTAACAGAATTTATATAATTTTCTAAACTAAATCCATTATTACTGAATATTTTATTATTAGTATTTTTATTATTTGTATTATTAGAATTATAAAGGGCTCTTTGATATTCTACTAATTCTTTTAATATAGCATTATTTTGAGCAGTTAAGTTGCTCATAACCTCAAAATACTTAGTTGCATTTTGAGTATATTTTAGCATAATTTTATTATTAAATTCTATTACAGAATTTAATCCTTTACTTAAAGAGCCAAACCCAGATTGCATAACACTCAATTGTTTTTCTCCTTGAATATATTGAGCGTCAGCAATTAATTGCTGGTTTCTAGCTTGAGCATTAGCTGAATCAGCTATTATTTTAGATAATGAATTAGTTCCGCTTCTAATTTCTCCGGAAACGATGGATGCTACTAAAGTATCACCTTTAGTTACTTCAGCTATACCTTTTACACCAGTAGTTTCTTCTCCATCTTTATTTGAAGCTCCTTCTAATTCATTTAAAAAATTATCATCAAAAACATCTGCCAGCAAACTAGACATCATTTTTGATTGTTGAATATTTAGTTCTCTATTTTCATGGTAATAGTTACCTGTTGTAATCTCCATTTTGAGATTTCTAAAGCTATCTTTAACAGGTTTGTATACATATTGATCCCTAAGTGTTCTGATTTTATTACCAATAGAACCTTTGTTAGATACTATATCTTTGTAGTAAGATTTAGCAAACTCTTTATTAGTTTCTACAGTATTTACCGTTGTAGGCATCTGTTCTTTTAACACTTCAGTGGTAGCAAATTTGATGGATTTACCAACACGTTTAGTGTATTCCATAATAGAGTTTTTTGCCATAAAAAACTAGAACCTCCTTCATTTAATATAGCATTATAACAATGTCATATTTAGACATAATGATCCCCTTATGCCCGAAAGCATAAGGGGTTTTGATATATTTTATTGTTCTTTTTCAACAGTATCTTCTTCATCAAATACAGGTTTTTTACCTTCAATATCATTCCAGAATCTAGATTGATGTTTAGGTGTTACAGTAAACCATTTATCATCAATCATAGAAGAAATAATTTCTTGTTGATAAGTAGATGCATTGATAAAAGTGATTCTAAATTTATATTTAATAGAAGCATCTTTTCTATCAAATACTGTTCTCCATCCAAAAGCGATATTAGAATCTGTTTTAAATCCTACTTCTTTTGCATTGATACTAAAAGAAAGCGTGTTAGGATAGTTCTTATTGCTAATAGAAGGGATATTTTTAAGAATAGTATTCATAATATTATGAAGTACAGCACTATCTAATGCTGTATCTCCACAATAAGACTTTAGTTCAGGAACATGCTTTAAGATATTAGTATAAGCATCTTCAAAAGAATCAAAAGTTTTAGCAAGATTTGTAGATTGGAATCTAGGTTTAGTAAATTTCATTGTAATTTCCCCCATTAATTATCTTCTTCAAATTCACGATATTCTTCAGCTTTTTTAAGAATCTCTTTAGCTTGTTCTATATTATTGACTTCTAAGTCTTTAATATTATTGCTTTCCTCTTCTTTTTCATCAGCAATGATTTCATCTATATTAGTATTTTCTATTACTGAGTCTTCTTTAGATTTATTGGTTAATGCAATCTTATAGATATCTTCATCAAGCATATCTAATCCACATTTTGAAAGCATAGCAGATTTGATATCATTGCCAACTTGTCTTACTTCTTCTTGAGCTCCACTGCTTGTCCTTAATGTAATAAAATGAGCCAATTGAGAATAAGTAAACGTCATCATTACCTTTGTATTTACATTCATAGGCAACCATGCTCTAGCATCTTCTTTTAATAATCCATTAGAAAGGGCATATTTGTAAGTATCAAAAGGATCTACATCTTTTGTCAAGTTATCTTTTACTATAGGATTTAGATCTTTATAGCGTTCAAGACAAGTATCAATAGGATTTACAAATTGTGATTTATCTGTATCATGTTTTACATATCTTTGAGATTCTTGTGATATAGCAACTCTATGACGAGTCATCTGATTAGCACAAGCTCTAGATATATCGTGGAATACTACACTAAAAGTGCATACTTCCATAGCATCATGAAGAGTAAATCCATATTCTTTGATTTTATTATAAACATCTAAAGGTTTAGACCCATATACGAAAGTTACTGTTTTTCCAAATTCTTCTTCTTCAGGGTCTTTTACATCTTCTGCTACAAAATCATAATTATTAGGAGATTCTAATTTTTCTTTCTCATATCTAAACTGAGTTACTTTAGAAATGATTTCTGTTGCATTAGTACTAGGATGATAAATACATTCATCTTCGTCTAAGTATCCTTCTTTGATATAAGTATCTAATAATTCTTTTTCAAAAGATTGATACATTATATTTTTAATTACATCTTCACAAAAGACATTTTCTTCATTAGTTTCTCTTAATATATTACCAAAAGCTCTTGCAGATCCTCCCAATAAAATATAAATTTTATTATTAGAGAACTTTGTAATCACTTTATTAAAATTACAAGTAGAAAGGGTTTCTATTACATCATATATATCAAATACATTACAAGTAGAATCAAAGGCTAAAGAAATTAAAGCTATTGTATTTGTATGCTCAAAAGGAGATTCATGTCCTCTTGCTCCCATACGTTTAGCATATTCTAATTGTGCTTTATAACCTTCTACAGGTAACATATTTACACATACTCTACCAGCTCTATTTAAAATATAAACATTAGGAGCTGTATCAATAACTCTAAACTCCGTTTTTAAATCTGTTTCAAGATTTTCATAATTGGATTCGGCCCATTTTTCGTTTCTATCCTTTTGATTTTTCTCATTAGCTTCTGCAACTAATTTCTTGATAATATTCCCTAGCATATAGTTTCTCTCCTTTTAATATAGTTCGATCCTTCTTATAGACAAGTTATATCTTTAATAAAAAATAAATCCCATACTCATAATGAGTATGGGATAAATAATTAATCTATAAGTTTACCAGTATAATATAATCTACCACAAGGATCACAGTAAGAATCATCTATATCTTCTTGATCATAATTTAAATAGCTATGTTTTCTATGATTATGGAAAGGTCCACCATAATATTCTCCTCTCCACCCAGAGTCTCTGCTTTCATAATCATATAAATTAGGAACTCTAGGAGGACGGCAAATATTTCCTGTTGTATTATCACAACAATCACATTCTTTTGGATATTTTCTTCCATATACATAATTTGTTGGTTGATTATACGAATTGCATTCATAAATCATATTTGTTGTATACGGAGTATGGAAATTAGATCCAGGAATGATTCTGTTTCCATTCTTATCTATATCTTCATAGAATACTTTGTTTACTTCATCATATTGCCCATCTGAATGAATTATGATACAAGAAATATTATTATTCTTACAGAATCTAATTATAGGATAAATAGAATTAGCTCTGTATGAAGCATTGCAATCAGCGAAGATTATAACTCTATTAATATTAGTAGAATTAGAGAAAGGATGGAAATTTATCATATTATCAATAAATCTATCTACAGAATACTTGACTTCTGTATGATCTCTAAAGTTTCTAACAATAGGAGAAGAACACATATTCTTATAATCTACTCCATACATATGAGCTATATGTTCTACATCATAATCGGATCTAGGAGAGCCACCATAGACTACTTCTAAATTCATTCTATTATGGAATCTTTCAAAAAAAGTAATCAATGTTCTAGTAACCAAATAAGGTTCATAATTCCATAAAGGATCTACAACAATAGCAACTCTTCCATAAGGTCTAACATATTGAGTTGCTGTATCTTTGGAACAGTTGCAGTTTGTCCAATTATTATATATCTGATTCTGATCATATTTTACTTCAAAAGAACAAGTAAATTCTGCTTCAGCAGTTACATCTGACCAGTTTAAGATAAATTGATCTTGTTTATCTAATTTATCTCCATGGCAACAATTACAATTACCCATTATTCTTATTCCCCTTTCTAGATCCATTTAACCTATATTCCTTTTTAAGAGATTTAACGAATACTTTCATACCAGGAATAAGCATATTTTTAGGAAGATCCATAAGATCTTCTATGGTATCTACAATTAAAAATTCATCTGTTGGTTCAGGTTTGATATATCTATCATTCAATACATGTATTACAGAATACAAGTCAGATACTTGTCTTTCACCAAACGATAAGCTACCATCTATAATATCAATATCCTTATTAGATACTATTATAGGAACAACTACTGTGGATTCTATATCTTTATTTACAGGAATGATTATATCTACTACACCACTAAATTGTTTTAATGTATCCACTCTATCTAAATCAACTGTACAATCAAGTTCATTTATCTTATAATCATGCATATGAACTACACAATCCATAAGATCAATATCTTGATATTCAGGTTCTATTTCCAAATCAGATAGAATTTCTCTAATATAATCATCAACCTTTATAGTTGCCTTAAATTCTGTATTAGAAGTACAACCTACCAATACTTTTGAGAATATAGAATAGATAGCTCTATTGGGCTGAATATTGGTTCTTCCATATAGATATAATTGTTTAGTTCTATTACCCAGTTCTAATTTAGAATCTAGGTCATAGTTTTCAATAGTAGATAAATAATTCAGATTTCCACCGTAAATCATATTGCTACTAAAATTCTTAGCATTAATATTTACAGTAGAATTCAAAAGATCAGTTTTATTCCAAAAATCTTTTACCGTTAATTTAGCTTCAAATGAATTCAAATCATTGTCTTCTATATTTGCTTTTTCATATTTAAAAGATACAGGTAGATCTTTATCGATACCATAAGCAAAATCTAATTCACCAGACAGTAAATCAGTGCTTTGTTCTTCATCTTCTAATTCGAAATCAGCTTTAATGATATCTAAATCTTCAAATTCACTTTCTTCTAGTTTAATTTTACCTTTTAATTCAGGAAATAATCTAAAAGATGTATTTTCTAATACAAGATCAGTTCCCTTTATTTCTATAAGATTATTTTCATCTTCTATATATTCTGGTTCTAAGTCTAATACAGCAGTTATATGTTTTGCTTTATTAGCTGGAACCATAGAAGTTTTGCCCTCTACAATAGCAATATACTCTACATAAGCATTATTATAAACTTCGACAGATGCTCCAAATTCTTTATTATCATATCTGCCATATAGTCGTAGATCACCATTAATAAGATTAGAAATAACCTGATTATTTCTATTGGACGAAACAGATTCCGGCATCTTATAATCCTCCCAATCTTATTGATTTAATCACATAAAAATCCGTATTATAATAATGTGGCGTTAAATATGCCAAAACTTATAAAAATGTATATTTTTTAAAATGCCTATAAATAGCATGGTTAAGCCAACCATAAAGGTTTTTAAAAAATTCACTGTTGTGTTAAACTTATTTTCAATTGCGTATTTTAGAAGAAAAGACTATATTAAAAATCTTAATTTGATAATATAATCAATATCAAATAAATATTACGTCTTTCCTCGAAGACGATAAATCTATCTAAATAAAAACGTAAACAATATTAACTAAATACTACTCTAAAATACTTATACTAGATGGGGTATTTTGGGGTTTTAGACACAAAAATATCTCCATAGCAAATCGCTATGGAGATACAAATTAATCTGCTTCATCAATAACTTCAACACGATATCCTACAACAAATTCTTTTCCATCTTCTTGGTATTTATAAGTAGTGCAATAATATCCTTCTGCATCTTCTTCATCCAAACCAAGAGTTGTAATAAATTTCTTAAGATCTTCAGAAGGAACTTCTGTTGTAGCTTCATCATCAGAAACATATTCTTCTACAATACTCTTAGTATAATCTTCTGCAGATTCTGCAGTCTTAAAAAACAAGTTTACTGCTAAAGTAGAATCATCATAAATCTTACTATCTGTTACATCGAAAGTATCAGAAGTGATTACAAAATAATTTTCCATATCCCATTACCTTTCTTTGAAAGAAAATTAATATATTACCTAATAGTACAGAATATAAAATTATTATTTGTAAAACTTTATAATAAAGAATATATAGGGAGGAAGAAAAGAATATGATCACTGTAAATATCTATAATATTTTTGATGAATTATCTGATGGAGTTAAGAATAATTATATAAATAGAAACGATACAGAATTATTAAGATTCTTATCAGTTCAAGTAGATAATCTTATTGACTTTGATGAAGATAGAAAAATAGAAGCTTTTAAATTTATAGATAAAATAGAATTATCTACTGAAGGATTATTGAAGCTAGAAGCAGAGATTGAAGAATTATTCTTTCAAAAAGCAGAAGTACAAATCAATTGGCTTCTTATAAATACAGATGGTAAGATTTATAGTATGAAAGATTATCATAAAATCATGCTGAATAAAGATCTGATTAGAGAAGCTGGTATAAAGCATATTGAAGAAGATGTAACTCAATTTAGAAAAGATGCAGAAGCAGAATTAAATAAAAAATCAAATCAAATCAATATTTTGAATGAAATGATAAATCTTGTAATTCTTACTACCTGCTATATCATTTTAGACAAAGAAACAGTTAAAAAGTCTAAAGAAATAGAAGAAGAAACCAAGGATAATACTGAAAATTATGTAAATGAATTAGATATGATTTTGGATAATATGGGATCTTTATTTCCTGGAGAAGATGATATTTCTATTACAAAGATAATCTATAATGGAGAAGAAATCTCTACAGATGATTTTACAAAAGAATTAGCAACTCATAAATATCCTTCTTATTATGAAAAACAAATTCCTATTGAAGACACCTTAGATACAGAATATAAAATATTTACAACCAATGGTGTCGTAACAAAGAAAAAATCTACTGATATCTATAATATGGATATCACTATAGATAAAAAGTAAAATCATTTATATATTATTATAGTGAATGAATAAAATATGATGGTCCCTACCCGTATAAACTACGTGGTTCTTCAGAACTTTGAGCATGTCTGAAGTAAAGCCCCCTACCCTCATAAACTGAGTGGTTCTTCGGTTTCCTGAGCATAGCCGAAGTAAAAGAAAGCATCATAGATTCATTTACTTCTACCCGTATAAACTACGTGGTTCTTCAGGACTTTGAGCATGCCTGAAGTAAAACAAAAATATCTACCCTCATAAACTGAGTGGTTCTTCAGGACTTTGAGCATGCCTGAAGTAAAACAAAAATTGATTTACCTTAGTATGTATTTTATACATACTTTTATATAGATAGAAAGCTTCTGGTGTCTGGTATCCACTAGGAGTTTTTTATCATCATATCTTCTGTCTATGCCAGAAGTAAAACGTAGTTATTTCTTATTGATACAGAAATGTAAAAAATCACCCCATACTCTTTTGAGTATGGGGTTTCTTTTTTTTTTATTTAAAATCAGCTAATATTTCATTTAACATTCTAGATTTAATACCAAGATCTTCTTGGCATTGTCTAGATGTTTCAATTAATAATTTATTCATAAGACCTTGTAACATAGCAGAAGGAACCATACGTCCCATTACACCACTAATAGTAAGAAATGCATTTACATATTCTTCAGGTCTATAATCAGAAAAGGCTTCATCGCCTTTAGGAATAATATAAGAGTTTACACCTTTAAGAGCTTGAGAGAATACAAGTTTATCACCAACACCAAACTTATCATCTACTTCAATATAGAACTCGAATCGTACTCCATCTAAATTCTTAAGTTTACCTTCAGCAGGAAGTTTATAAGTAGCTTCTAATTCATACTGTTTTTCTATTCCATTTTGTTTCATAATTTTTCTAAACTTATTTATTCTGGAATCATATTTTTTTACAATCTTAAGAAGAGTAGGAGATAATTCACTATCATCACAAGTACGATAAATTTTGATATTGCTAATTCTTCCTGTTACTTTAGCTCTAACTTGCTTACGTCCAATATCTGATAAATCAGATTCATTGTCTTTTGTAACACTCTTAAGAAGCTCATTTGCATCTTCATCATCAAAAGAATCTTGGAAGATTAAAAGAGGTTCACCTTCTTGAACTACATCACCAATTTCTAATACATTATACACATTAGCTTTCTTATCTAAAGAGATATCTTTTTGAACATCGATCTTAGATTCAAGAGCTTCTGAAATAGAGTTATCTACAACACAAGAATCTTCATAACCTAAATCAGTATTCATAATAGCAACTTTAGCTAACGTTCCCATATTATAAGAAAGATTGAAAGGATTATTATTTTTATTACCATTACCAATAGCATTAGAATAAGATTGCTTATCATAAGCAACTACATCATTGGCTGTTATCTTTTGACCAACTTTTACAGTGGGATCAAGTTTTGTAGTAATATAGAAACCACCATCGGAGTTCTTTTGTGTAGTAGGTCTTAAATCTACATAATCTTTCTTTTTTGTCTTCGTATCTTCAAGAATCATATAATCAGGAGTAATTTCTTTTACTACTGCTTTTTCAAAAGGATTCTTATAAGAGAATTTATTAGAAGTTAGATAAGGAAGAGCTTCATCAGCACCAGTTGTAATTAAAGAAGGCATAGACTTTTTAACCAACATTTGATGTTGAGATGTTTGAGTGAATGCCATAGCTGTACGGAAAGGATCATCATGATTGATAGCAAGAGGAGATAAAGCTTCCATCACGGTAAAGGTATTTAGATTATTTAATTCTTCAGGTTTTCTAGGTGTTATAAAACCACGTTTATTTTTAACACCAGCATCAATAGTAGTTTGTCTATTAATACCAACGGTTGCAGAAGAGCCTGTAGAAATACCTAATACACCAAGCATAGATTTATCATACCCACGTTTATCTAAACCAAATGAACGTTCAGAGTTCATACCAGATAAACCTTTGAATGTAACCTTAGAAGCCGTTTCAGCTTCAAGCAAAGGAGTTAAAGTAGACAAATCAGAAGAAGTTTGGTCATGAGTTAATATAGAATCTATAACAGCTGTTTGTTTTGCTGAGAATAAAGCTTTACCTTTATTTCTCTTAATCATATTTCTATAATCACCATAAGCATGTGAAAGTACTTGATATAAATGGCCTACAATAATTTCATTTGTACGTAATCTATTTTCAGTAATATCTGTATGCCTATTGAACTTATTATCAGCAAGAAGATTACTAGCATATATCATAATATCGATATAATTGCTAGGGATATTTATAGTTTTACATACTTCTTCTGTAATAGGATCTATCATAAGATCATAGAAGTTATCAAAACCATCAGCTTTAATTCTACCACCAAAATCATCAAGAATATCTAACCATAGATCTTTACTATTGATTTGACCAATAGAATATTCTTGGAAATCACACTGCATAAGACCATTAACGAGAATATTGTTTTCAGGAGACTTACTATCATAAATTAGATACCCATCTTTAAACTTTATATAGGTCTTAGATTTATCAGGTCTCTTTTCCTGGAATTTATAATCTATCTTAGCTCTTTCTAATACTTTTTGTAATCCAATATTGTAAGATAATAATACAATTGTAGGAATCTTTGTATTCATGATAGAAGCTTCAGAGTACATTAATTTCTTAGCTACCGATGCTTCTTGATATGCTTTCTTAAACTTATCTGTAGTATCTTGATTTATAAGAATATTGATTAAAGCGTCTTCAAATGTTTGATCAATAACAGGGATCTTCTTTCCATCTTTTACATAAAATGCTAAGTATTTATTAGCTAACATTTCATCTGTTGCTTTAGATTCAGGAGATCCTTTCTTGAAATAACTCTTATCAAAAGGAATCTTAGATAAATCATCCATATTGAAATTTATGTAAGACTTATCTTTGAATTCTATTCTGGAAATAAGGGAAGCAATATCTACAAATTCCATAGGAAGTTCATATCTAATACATACCTTGGTATTATTACCTTCAATAACTTTAAATTCTTTAAAATTATTAGATAAAAGAACTTTGCAAATCTTATTAATTACAGGAGATGATTTAGCAGATCCATTAGGGGATTTTCTATAAATGAATATTTTTGAATAGTTAGAAACAACCTGAACAGCATCATTATCTGTTTTTACAACAGGAAGAAGCATCAATTGACCAATAAGAGATTTTTCATTCCCTCTTAATTTCATAAAACGATTACCAATTAATTTAGGAATATCTAATTTCATAGTAAACCGTTTACCAGTTTCAGCATCTTCATAATGAACTGTCCAAGTATTTACATAATCTTCAGATGTAGAGGTATCTTCAGATTTAATATCTACAATATTCATAGGATGGCGAACATTTGTAAAATGTGTAAACATTGCTACAATATCAGGATCCATTTCATATTGAGAATTAAAATTAGCAAATTTTACTTTCTTCCAAGATTCATCTAAAGAGTCTATTTTAATATCTTTAGGTTTGATATCATCATCTTTCTTAAAATCTTTAAGAAGAGTAGAAACTGATTTACCATTTACTTGCTTATTCATTAAATCCTTTTTACTCTTTTCCATTCTGGATTTTCTAGTATTATTCATTCTAATAGATTCATCAGATTGTAAGTCCATCAGAATATTCTTCATCCATTCTGCTTCTTTGTCGATATTGTCGACGTCAGCAAAATCGTCTTCTACTTCTTTATCATTTTCTTTTTTATCAGCTTTATCTATTTTTTCAAGCACATCATCAGCAGATTTAGTATCAGGCTTATCAGCTAATTTTGTGATCTTATTTACAAGAGCAGCCTTCTTAATTTCAGGATCCTTGGTAAGACTAGGATCATCTAATACACCAGTTTTCTCTAAATCTTCTTTTGATATAGTATCAGTACCACCAGTGAAATTATGGATCTTAATACCGCCATCAGCAATTTTATCCACTAATTGAGTAATAATAACTTGACGAGAATCTGTTTCTTGAACATCTATAGAATCTTTGTAATCATTCTTTATAATAGATCTGGTAAGTCCTACAAACTTATTCAGCTTACCAACGTCTAATGTATTCAAGTCAATTCTAAAGTAACCATGTTCTCCCATGAATATGATATTGAAATCTTTCCAAGGATCTAATTTACTAGGATTGATTCTGATAACTCTATGAATCATAGAGAAAGGATTTACAGATTTTCTAAAATCAAAAATACTTCCTTCATCAACAGTTTTCTTCCAATCCATTACAGGAATAACAATGGTTTTCTTTACATAGGAAGAGAATCTAGTATCTCTAATGAATCTATTTATAAAGGTAAAGAATACATCAATACCTCTATCAGCTATAAATTTCTGATTATTCTTTAAGAATGCTTCTGTATAATAAGCAAAGTCATAATACAGATTCTTTCCTTTATACAATCTATAATCTGCAAAAGCATATTTGATAAAAGAAAGTTCTTTTCTTATTCTTTCATAATGATGAAGGCAGTCAGATTGACTTCTCATTCGGCTACTATATAAAAGCTGTCTAAAAATATTGGTATAGTTGTAAGAACCAAATTTTGTAGTCTCTGTCTCTTCTTTAAGAACTGAATCTACAAAATCAGGGAATAATTCTTTTACACATCCAGAATCTGTAGGATATTCTAATCCTTCTTCATTTAAAATAAAATCATCTTTTTTAAGAGATTCATTTATTACCAAATCCCTTAAGATAGAACTATCTACGGATTCATTGTTTATAGTAATCTCTTTGTCTTTATTTAAGTTTCTATTAATAACAAGATTTATATTCTTTTCTATAAAGTAAGATTGATATACGGTATGATTTAATCTAGCTAATTTGTTACTTAATAAATTTACACTCGAATCGGTATTAGGAGTCAATAAATAAACAACAGAATTCTTCATTCTGTTGGATAAATCGATAGGATAATAAAACTGCCCTCTATATAATCTATAGGGTATAGTTTCATCTAAATAAATAGCCACAGTAAGGTCCTCCTCATTAGCTTTTTCATTATCTTGATGTAATAATAGTAAGAAATCTCACAGTCATATACAATAATTTTGATATAGAATAATAAATTATTATATTAAAGACTTAATTATAATTTAATGGGGGTTGCTTAAAAGAAGCAATCCTAAACAAGGAGAAATATATGGGTAGAAGTGAATTTCTTAAGGAGATCTCTTCTATGAATAGAGAAGAGATAAATAATTATCTTATGAGAAATTGTAAGAGAGTTAAGAAAATATATCCTATCATCATTCTCAAAGGATATGATAAAAAAGAAAAGGAGAGAAAAGAAAATGAAGGTAGAAGAACTAATTAAAGAAATTAATGAGAAGAGAAATTCTGAAGATAAAAAGACTTATGATACTAAATCTCAGAAAGATGAACTTCTCATTATGAGAGCTATGATGAATGATAGAGATTATAAAGTAGATGTATATCGTGGGCAAGGAGTTAACTATAGTTTTAATCCGTCTGAAGTTATTAGATCTACTATGAGTTCAGTATTAACTAATACAACAGGTATTAGTTCCCAAGAAGCAGATAGATTGATAGATAAATATGAATTCAAACCCAATGAAGCAAAAGGTATGATTGAGTTTAGTAAAGAGTTTATTAATACCTATTTAAAGACTGGTAGAAAACTTCCTCTTGGTGGAAGAGATAAATCCAACGTTTCTATTATTAAGAAAACCATTCCTGGTGGGAATATTAAATATCCTGTAATTATTGGGAAAGATAAAGATGGGAATCCTATTTACAAATCTAAGGATATTTATCTTAACGAATATGAAACAGTTAAAGTATTTGGACCTTGCCCTCTCTGGATCAAAGAAAAATAACCAAAAAAAAAAGCATAGGACTAAGTCCTATGCTTAATTTATTTTTTATTCTTCTTCATGTTTATGATTGTGGCAATTTCCTCCACAGCTACATTTATGATCATGATGAGAATGACCAAAATTATCAGGTTCTAATCCTTTAGTAAGAGAGAATAAGATATTGAAAATCATAGAAGTATAATATACTCTAAGAATCTTAAGATAGTCTATAATACTAAATTTTTCTTTAGCATACTCTTCAATGATATCTTTTAATAAAGGATTTATTGCATCACTAGAAACAAAATCAAAAGGAATCTCAACAGCATGTTTATTTCTATAGGCTAATAAGAAGAATGTTTTAAATACATTTTCTTTAGTCATTCCTAACTCATGTTCTGCAATATAAGATTCTACCAAATTGTAAACTTTTGTTATTTTTTCATCTTCTGTAAGATCTTCACTGTCTACTTTTTCTAAGATCTCTTCAACACATTTAAGATTTTCTTTATACTCTTTAACTCTATCCATCATATCATTTACCAAGTTAAATAATCCATCTCTTGTTTTATAAAGCAAGGGATATAATTCTGCTACCTTATCACTTTTTTCTAAGATAACTCCAGCAGTCGCTACAGATCCTGCTAAGATATTTAAAATCTGATCTGTAGTTCCATCTTTAGATTCATTTAATTTAGAATCTGATTTTGTGGTGGTAATAATATCATCCTTGACTGCCATGATATCATCTAATTCTACTTCAGGATTTATTACTCCATAATCTCCTTCATTGATAATATCTTTAAATTTATTTTCTTCTTCTTTACTAGTACCTACTGTATTAAATGCGTAAGTAATAGCTTTTAGCATAGGATTTGCTTTGAATAATTGTTCTTGCATCTCCTGCAATTCTTCTTCAGATATATTCTCTAATTCTTCATAATTAGGTTCCATTGTATATAATACCTCCTATAACCATTCTTTAAACTTTTCTAAATTAAATTTAGGAATTTCATCATCTTTCTTTTCTTTTTTAGCTTCTATAATATAATACTTTTTAACTTCTTGCTTCTCTCTTTTTTGAGATACATAGGCAACTAATAATGTTGCACACATAGCGATTCCGACTTTAGCAAATGTGCCAATCATTTAAATCCATCTCCTTTTTTAAATTATATTAAAATGATCCTTTTCAAGATCAATCAAACCAAGATCATATGCTGCTACTATAGCAGCCTTTACATACATTCTACTTTCATTAGATGAACTAGTTCCTAATAAGACTGTATCATAATCTGATTTATTAATGCTCACAGTTTGTTGTTGAAATCCAAACAAAGTATCAAAAGAAGTATTATTATATTTAGGAATCTTAAAAGTAATCATATTTTTATTTTCATCTTTTTCAAGAAGAATTCCTATTTGTCTTCTTTGAATATTATATCCATCTTTATCATTCTTATAATCTCTATTTATCGTTATAATTAAGATAGAACTATAGATTCCATTATTATTTGATACGTTTGTAGAATGAAAACCAACCTCATTATTGATAGTATAATTATAACCTTCAAAAGAACCAAGCTTATACAATTCAGATATGTATCCATTCTTGCTTGTATCAACATTTTCATTTAATTTCAAATAACTTTCTATTGAATAATGCCTAAACCTACTATCATAGATATGAACAAAACAATGTATACCAGTACTAACTAATAAAAACCAACATATTCCCCAAGTAACTAAAATTGTTATCTTATTATCCTTATAATAATCAGAATTTAAAAAAAGTTTTATATCCCTCTTTCTGATTGATTTGAAAATTAATGAATTACATTTTCCAATATAATACAGTTTTTTACGAATATTAGAATCTTCGAAATCTCCTTTCAATCTCCTAAATCCTTCCCCAATTACCATTTGAACTAACCTCCTAAAATTAAGTGCTAATATGGACTATTAATTAATAAAGATTAATATAATTAATTATAGATATTCTTAAAGCAATCTAAAATTATTAATATTATTTCATTTTACTTTTAAAAACCTATTATGTTTCTTATATTAATCTTTTTAATATAGAGGATAGGATGAAATTCCTATCCTCAATTTTAAATTGACTTCATATTTATAATATACAATTAATTATAAACTTATATTCTTAGGAGGATATCATATATGGATAATGATAATTTCTTAGATTCCGATCTTTATCCTTTAATGAATGAAGATATAGATAATTTTAAAAACAATTATTCTATAGCTTATAAGGAAATGCTAAATAAAACAGTAGAGAAAGCTGATAGTAAGGATATATATCATTCTATTATAACTACAAAAGATAAAGAAAATGATTATAGAACCTCATTTCCATATAATGAAGATCCTTATGCCAGTTTCTCCCATAAAAAATTAGAAGATACGGTTAAGCATGGATATGTAGTAGAAGAAAACTTAGATAATGATGACGTAATTCATCATACAAATGCACAACTTCATGTATTAGAAAAGTCTGATGAATCAGATAAAGATAAAGAAGTAAATAGACCTTTTATGTGGAATTTTATAGAATATCAAGAAAAAGAAGAAACCAGTACTACTAATGATATTCTTATAAGAAATTCTTTAAATCTAAGAGCGGCTCAATTCTCTCAAGATATTATCACATTCAATTTCTATTATATTCCATATTGTAATATATTTATAAAGAATGATGATAAATATCAAGAGATAAGAGTTACATATAAAGGTGAAGTATATACTCATGATTTTAGAGTTATATCTGGTGAAGAAATAAAGGTTGAATTAGTTCCTAGGTTTCATCAAGAAGATGGATGGTTTATTACCACTGGGGAATTAAATTTTAAAGGTGGTATTATTACAGAAGATACAACAATATCTGCTACTCCATCTAATGTAAATCAGTCATTCTATTGTATTGGTTTTGCTAATATAAATAGAGAATATGAAGGGAGTAGATGGAATAAGAAATATTTTGGCCATAATGAAAATATAAAATTTGTTAGAAGAAAAATAAAGTTTCCTGATTTTATGACTAAAGTTGCTGTATGTGCTTGTTATACAGAAGCAATTTGGTCTGGTGGTAGACATCATGGTCATGGTCGCCATCATGGTAATGATTCAGACCAAGCGAAAACTAGAGCATGGGGAGCTGAAAGAATACATCAGTGGGTATATCCATATGCATATGATCCACAAAAAGTCCATCTTATTTCATTCAAAAAGACTTTAGATTCTGTAAAAGATTTAAAATCAGATCCTAAATTATTTTTTAGAGAAGTTATTCTTCATATAAGAGGTAGACATGCTTACCAGAAAAAGGATATAGATAGTATATCATTACTTGGAGATACTAGATTTTTTGAATTAACTCAAATGAAGTTATGGGACGACCCAGATTATAGAAAAGCTTTATATCAATTTCCAATTAATGATGTACGTGTCACATATCCAGATAATATTCCTACAAACAATGGAACCAATAAATTACCTATGTTAGCTCATATAATGAAAATAGACCCATCTATTACATATGATTTTTTCTTTACTACAGATGGATATGGTAAAGGAAGACAATACTGTAATTTCATATTCTGGAATGAAGAAATAGAAAACAATCCTGTAAGTTCTATAGAATATGATTCTATAAATCCTGTTATGAGAAATATCGATATTTATCATGAAGAATAATAAATTGGGTAAGGGATTTAATCCCTTACCCTATATTTTTTTTATGATTGTAAATAAGAATCTTGTACACGAACTAAGAACATTGCTGAGGATTGACCAAATCCAAAACTACTAGGTTCCGTGAGCATTCTTTTAATATTACTATATTTTTCTAAAGGCCAATCAGATGGTTTAGTAGAAGGAAGTTCAAAATGTAAATGGAAATTAGGTTTGGTATAATCTATATTTTCATCAGCATTAGAAGTCCATGCATCTATTATACCATCTCTTTTCATTACTTCCATTCTAATAAGTTTATCTCCCCAGAATATAGGATTTATATTATCTAATCCAGTCCCATATGGTTTTGCATCTAAGATACAATATTGATATATTGGGTCCGTTGGAGAGCTACCATTAAGAGATTTACTAACACCATCATATCCAGAAATATAATTAGGGTATGGGTTTAGATATTGTAATGCATCATAAGCAATATAGAATGGTCCGGCCTGATGTTGCATATTACCACCATTCGGATTCCCACCAACTCGTACTACGGATATATCATGTAAGTGATCATCTTCATCGAGCATAGTAGCTACTACAAATAATATTGGATCATCATCATTTTGATAAGATGAATCTAAAGTTACCAAATCTCTATCTCTTTTATCATTAGATGTAGAAGCTTTACCATTAGCTGTTATCATATCAATAGTATATTTAACCATCAAATTTCTATATTTCTTATTAGATAATCTAGCCGAAGTCCAATCAGATAATCTATCTTGAGATTCTCTACCCTGTTTTAATATAACTGGGGATACAAAGGCTTTGTAAATATCAGAGTAATAATAGGGAGTAGTTGGTCCATTTTTACTATTTTCGTAGAGATGAGTTGTTGGAAATTTTCCATCCCAGAAATTAATATAAGTATATGAATTCTTTACAAAAGATTTTAAGTCTATAGTTTCTTCTTTACCACCTATTCGTTGATAGATAGGTTTCCCATTTTCATCATAATCAAAAAAGAAGAAGAATTTCTTTAGAATAGGATTGTATATATAGCTTCTACCAAGTATATCTTTATTAGGATTAGCTGTATCTAATTCCCATTCTTGAGTATCGGTATTTAGTTTATAATCTTTACCAGATCTTATATCATAATAGTTATTATAATGAACAAAGTTCTTTTGGTCTACGATTCTAAACATAGCACCCATATCATGTACAGCAAATCCAATTTTACTAGGACCATTTAGCATCTTCTTGATATTTTGATACACTTTATTATCCATAGTATCTGGGCAAGTATTAGGAACTACATATTTTATATGATGAGTTTCATCTAAGAAATTTATAGGCTGATTTAGATCAGAAGTCCATGCTTCTATAGATCCATTTCTTCTTTTGAGATGAATAGTTAGTTTATCATTTCTATTATTTCTCATATCAAAATTACAACCAGGAATGGTAGCATTATCTGCTTTGGTTAATAATACTTTCCAAATGTCTGTATCTCTTAAGCCTTTTTCTGCATAAGTACATGCATCATACATTATAAAAAATTTAGGTAAGTTCGGGTCATTTCCAACACTAGGAAATCTACAAAGAGATACATCATGGAAAATACCATTTTCATCATACATAAATCCAAGAATAATCAAACAATATCTATCTCTTGATTGATAATCTACTCTTACTAAAGGATCATATGTTTGCCACAATCCTGTTTCTACAGTAAGATCCAGATTTTCATATATATCTTCATTAGAAACAACGCCAAGAGTCCATCCATTCTTAGCTTGTTGAAATACTAATGATTTTGTATAGAAAGAATATACTGTTTTATCTCTTAACCATTGTTCGTCAGGTCTATTCTGACTTCTTGTAGCATCGACTATTGGATATGAAGTAGAAAACCATTCCGAAAAATGAGTTCCAGTATTAAATATATTTTCTAGATCTAAAGGTTCATCTCTAAATGAATCCAGATCATAATCATCATCTATAGCGTTTAATACTTTATATTCATCATCATACACATATCCATCTAAAGACTTATTTATATTTACAGGTTGATCTTTCTTAGCATTTAAGATATATCTTTTATCTTCAGGTAGATTTGATATTTGTTCATATTCTCCATCTCTTTTATGGAATACAAAAGTTGTTGTATCAGTATTATAAAGAAATGAATCTCTATATTTTTTATCTATACCAGAGTTGAAAATATCGTCTCTATCTATAGTATAAAATCTGGATGCTTTATAGAACATATCGTCTTCATATCGTAAGGTAGATCCATCATCATCTTTATTTAAATCTTTAAACAAATATTCTAAACTTTTATTATCTCTACTTTTTTCTAAACTAGAGTTAAACTTAGATATTTTATATCCATCATTTAAGATAAGGTTTTTTTGTTCTTCATTTTTATCATGTAATAATTTAAATAATTTCCTTAAACTAGGTGCAAGTTCGGAGTAGCTTACTTTGTCTTCCATATTAAAGGACATATTTTAATCCCTCCAAAATATCATTCCTTGACATATTAAGTAATTGAATTATTAATTTGTCATCGGAGGAGAAACCTGTGTTTAATCAAGAATATAAGATAACTTGGGATGAAATAGCTCCTTCTTTACAAGAACTATTTATGAATTTACAAGAAGAAATTTCGGATAATCATAATAGAATTGTAAAGAATAAGATGAGCCTTGATAGTGTAGAAGAAAAGATCAAAGAAATAGAAGATTTTGATAGATTAGAAGATATCGTTTCTAGTGCACTTGATGGGCAAGTTATTAAAGTTGATACAAAAAGAAACAAGATCTATACTAGTGATGGGTTCTTAACACTCAATGTATTTTCTAGACCTTCTGATCTAGAATTAGCTAAAAAAGTTAAACCTTCTTTTTATAAGGATGCTAATACTAATTGGAAAAGATTTGCTCATTACGATACTGCAAAATTACTTGATATAGATTCGAATCAAACCAATACTCCAAATATAAGTGAAGGTCAAAATCTGAACAATCCAACCTATAATGAATTTACTGGAAGTCCTAGTTCTATTCAAATAAGCGATGCTGGAGAAATAACTTGTACTACTACATCTCCATTAGTTGCAAGCGTTTATTCATCAAAAGAATATAGTAAATATACTGTAAGTTATAATATAAATACAAAAAGAGCAGATTCTATTGTAGGTATATTGATAGGCTATACTGTTGATAAGCATGGTAAAGAACATACCTTATCTGTTATAAGATCTCCTAAGATTAGTGGATATACTAATCTTATTAACTTTGCCTTAGTTTATGATTTAGGTAATCCTACACAATTAGTTTTAAAAGATTATACAAATAAAGTTACTGATAATATTACAAATACAACACTAAATGATTATCATGTATTTCTTAAAGTTGAAAGAAATGTAGATGACTTTGCATTCTACACTTCTATATTCTCAGAAACTTCTGCAACATCAGTATCTCAATATATTGGAGAATATTCTTTTAATAGAAGAGGAATAACAGATAAAGAAGTTTTAGCTAATTTAAAAGATATGGCCTTATGTCCTAGTAGAGTTGGTATTGTATTTAGAAATACAGGTGTAGACTTTATTCCTATTGATCAAAAAGGATTAAGGAATAATGAAAATATCTATGATATAGATAATAATACTTGTTATACGTATAATTATAATACTAATACTTGGGTAGCTGAAGGAGAATTAGATGAATCATTAGAAACCAAAGTATTTTTATATAATAAAAATACAAGAGAATTCTATTTCTACTATGGAGAAGGTAATTATCAGGAAATAGCTTTATTTCATAATGCATTGTTTGATAAAGCTAAACAAGGTCAAGTTATTAAACTAAATACAGATACTAGAAGAGTATTTGCTGATGATAACTTTAGAGTTTTATATGCAGTAACTACTGAAGAAGATTTAAATAAGATAAAAACTGAATTAGAAAACAATCTATATCAGAGAGAAAATATTTATGATTTTACATCTGGTAATGTTCTGAAATACTCAATGGTTTCTAATTCTTGGGTAGTTGAAAGTCAAATAAGATCTACATTACCTGAAAGGATAATGATTTATAACAATCGATTAAAGAAGCTTTTCTGGTATGCAGATGGACGAGCTACTTATATTGAATATTAGGAGGTAAGTTATTTTGGCTAAAGCGGCTACATATCTTGAAATTTATAATATTGCAAAAGACTGTAAAGATGATCTTTGGTCTGAAGCTCAACGATTTGGAAGAGATGTAAAACTATATTTACACTGGACTGCTGGTGGATATCATACAACTTATAATGAGTATACTATATCTATCAGTTCTGAAGGAGATACTTATATTGCAACTGATGATTTCTCTGAAACATTAAATCATACTTATTATAGAAACACTGGTGCTATTGGTATTACTTTAAACTGTGCATATAATGCAACCCCTGATGACCTTGGAGATTATCCTCCTACGGATGCTCAAATAGACTCTATGTCTAAAGTAATTTGTTTATTAGCTGATGCTTTAGATTTAACTATTGACAAAGAACATGTTCTTACTCATGGCGAAGCAGCAGATAATGAAGATGGATTAGATTTATATTATCCTGATTACAATGGTTATACAAATAATATGTATGGGCCCAAACATTCTGTAGAACGTTGGGATCTTGAAGTATTAGGAACTGCAGAGTCTCCTATTTATAATCCTTGGGATACTACAGGTCATCGTGGTGGAGATATTCTTAGAGGAAAAGCTAATTACTTTAGAGCTCATAAATTTACTGAATCTGTACTTAATGGAACAGAAATGCAATCAGACGAAGTAGGTCCTAATGGAAGACCTTATGCTAAAAATGATATTGATTATTTAATGAACCTTGGATATACAAAACAATTAGCAATTGAAACATTAGCTGGTTGTGATAAGTATACAAAAGCTTATGATAAATCTATGATTGCTCCTAATGGTATGGATTATGAAAAGAATGATATCGATTATCTTTTGAATAATGGATATACTAAAGAAAGTGCAATTCAGCTCCTTTCTACAACAGATAAATATAAAGCACGATAAAATATAGAGGAGATAAAGATATGATATCTCAAGCTAATCCTAGATTTTTTACAAATATAGATAAAGATGTACTCTTGTATTATAAAGAGGATGAAGAAAATCCTGATCTTACCAAATTAGATAACTGGTTTTCTGATAATATTGAAGATATCAATTTTATCTCCTCTTTAGAAGAGTCTAAAAGTAAATCTAAAAGATTATTTGATAATACTGTTTATGCTAGCAGTATGATCAATCTATTTAGTCCTTGTGTAAATTTTAGTAATAAAGAAATAAACAATATTATTTCAAAGATCAATATAAATTTTATCAAGGATAAATATGCCTTTACAAGAACTTTTGCTAAGTTAGAAAATGTAACTATTTTAGATCTAACTCCATGGAATATGGAAAAAGGATCTCCTATAGAATTTTTGAATGGTTTGTTCTATGGGAATAAGAGTTTGAAATCTATCTATGGAATATCTACTTTAGTAAATAAAAAAGTAACTAGTATGAATTCTATGTTTGCTGAATGCGAATCTTTAGAAGAGATAGATATATCTAATTGGGATACAAGTTCAGTAGAAGATTTTACTAGACTTTTTGATGGATGTAAAAGTTTAAAGAAGATTAAAGGTACAATAGATATGAAATCATGTATCAAATATTCTGGAATGTTTGGAATCAATACATCTGTTGGATGTAAAGAATTAAGGAACTTAAAAATAAAGAATCCTCCTAATGGATTCTTTCTTAGTGGATTAGAAAAATCCCAGTATGAAATTATAGAATAGGAGTTATAATAATGATTAACTTTGATTTGCAATTATTTGCTAAACAAGAATCCGAAAATCCTAAAGCCTTTACTTTTGTTAATTCTAATAAATATATTCTCTCTTATGACGAACCTTCAGAAGTAGAAGAAGGTCTTGAATTAGATGATAACTGGTTCTCTAAGAACTTCCCTGATGGAGATTCTATTGATAGACTTAAAAATGCTAAGAGTGTAATGAAAGACTTTTTTAACAAAGATCGTCTTATCAAAAATGCCAGATATTTTATGTGCTATGATTATTATGGTGCATACAAAGGTTTGTTCAATAATCAAGAAGATATTCAAAATATCATAGAACATATGAAGTTGCAAAAAGGTGCCGATATTCGTGGTTCATTTAGTACAGTAAACTCATTGGAAATCTTTAATAAATACAATAAGAAAGATAAATTTGATAAAGAATTTACTCTTGATCTCACACATATGAATCTTAGCGATGCTGGAAACCTTAGCGAAATTTTCAGTGGAAGTTATTTTAAGGAAATTATTCTTGGTGATCTTGTTGCTGATAGCGAAAATATGAAAGGTTTATTAAATGCTGGTGTATTTGCTGGTAAGATTACAGGTTTAGAAGATATTGATCTTAGCAATGCAGTTGACCTTTATGGTGCATTTGATAGCCTCGGCCTCAACTCTGCAGTTTATGGATTTAAGAAAACAGAACCTGATGATTTTGGACAAACCTATGATATTCCTTTGTTCATTAACCTCTATACTGGAGAAATTGCAGAAGGTAAATCCACCTCTAGCGATAATAACTACATTGATAAATGGCTTCAAGATTTCAAATTCAATAGACCTCCTAAGGGTGGCTTGTTAACAAGTATTGGTTATATCTTCGGCGATTGCCGTGTTAATAAATTGGATCTTTCTGGATGGGATGTATCTAATGTAACAGATATGGGATGTGCATTTAGAAGTTGCGGTATTAAAGAATTAGACCTTACTGGATGGGACACTTCTAAAGTATCAAACTTTGGTTTGTTTATTCAGAGAAATGTTATGAAGATGACTTCTCTTAAAGGTGTATTCGATCTTAGCAGTGTAAATAATTCTTATGAATGTATCGACTTTAGCGGATTCAATCTTGCTGATGATGTAAAAGTACAAATTAAGAATCCTCCTGAATGGCTTGTTAATGAAAATTACAGATCTCTTGGCATTCCTGTAGAACGAATCGAAATTGTACACTAATAAAAACAATGAGGTGTGGAAATGTATTTTAAACAAATTTCACCTAAACCTATAAATGAAGGATATAGTTTATTCTCTGCAATAAATGACCTTGCTAATAATCCTGAAATAATCAAAGCCGGTATTGAAGATATGGCAGCTGCAAAATCTATTTTCAATAGAAAATGTAAGATGAATGCAGGAATTCAAAAATCCCTTTCTGATCTTTTAGCTGATAAAGAAGAATATCAGGAAGATTTTTATAACTATCCGTACCGTGTAGATTATCATGAAGGATATTTAAATATTAGACGTAGGTTGGATATTTTATATAGAGACTTTTATGAAAGTAAAAGTATAGCACCTTATCGTAGTGCTTTATTTTCTTTAGATAGAGAAGAATTCTATGCTATGATTTATATGCTTATTATTGGAGATGCTATAAACACAAGTGAAGGAACTCAATATGTATATCCTTGTATTATAGATAAAAAGTATATTGTATTCTTTGCTTTAGATAAACGAGGTAATTTAAATACAATAGCTTATGCTTGTACTATCAATCCTAAAGACCCTAATTCTCCGTTAATGGCTGGTAGGATTGGTGAAAAGGAATTTAATTATTCTAAAATCAAAAAATAATTTAAAAATCCAGAGCTCTTAATTGAGCTCTGGGTTAATTTTGTCTAAAATTATATATTATTATTATGAAAGTTTAAGCATCGTTTTATATAATAATAACTAAAAGGAGAATATAAAAATGGAGACAAACAAAAATGAATACATGATTCATGAGATAAGTATATTTATCTTACACCAGCTTATATTGGAATCTGATCCTAATTACAAAGACAGAGAATTCGTAAATTTTCTGAGATCCTGCGAGGATAAGAAGATAGTTTTAGAATCATATTATTATTACTTAGAGTTTGTAAAAAGAAAAGTAAAGGAAATAGAAAAGAGAGAAGGAATACAAGGATTAATGGTATTGAAAAATACTGAAGATAAGATGAATGATCTTATAAGAGAGATCTTATCAAACAAAGATAGATACAAGAAAGCTGGTGGATTTTAATCTATGCTATTCTACAAAAATGCAGTAAATATCTTTACAGATGCATCTACCAAAGTAATAAATCCTGGAACTCCTCATCAACAATTTCTAACCTGTCCTGGATTTGTAACTACAATAAATGGAACCGTTATAAATCAAGGATATAATATAGTAGAAGCTACTGTAAACTATGCAGAACTATATGCCATTAGAATGGGTGTAGAAGATGCACTCAAATATAAAGACACAGACCTATTTTTGAATATCTTTTCAGATTCAAAGATTTCTGTATTTGGTTTGAGAAAGTGGTTTTTTAAATATTATCAAAATGCTAAAGGTTATACTTTAATGACTAGCGGAATTGGTAGTAAGAAGAAACCTGTGTCTAATCAAGAACTAATTTTAGATATAGTACGAATGATATTGCATTCAAACACTAAGTTATCTATATACCATATACCTGGACACATAAAAACAAACAAAATAGATAGCATGAATAAGTTCCATGAAGTATTTCATGCTAATAATTTTCCAGATACTCAAAAGATAACAACTACGTTAGATATTGAGATCGATATTGCAAAGTATAATGATTACATTGATAATTATACTAGATCTAAGTTAAATCGTACTATCAATCTTGGAGAGTTGAAAAATTTTGATACCAGAAAGAAAAACTATCCTGTTGTATGGTACCCTAATCCTAAAGAAGTAAAAGACTATTTATATTTGATAAATGTATAACTAAGAGGTGAAGTAGAGATGAGTAATACAGTACTTAGAGAAAGAGCAATCTCAGAAGTATTAGAAGATGGATCCATCAATTATATCTGCTTAGATATAGATCTTGAATCTGATCCTTGGATAAATGATTTTATTGAAGAATGTGGTGGTATAGATGAAATTGTTAAAATGTATCCGTACCAACAATTGATGATTGATGAAATAACAGGAACCCTAGTACCTGTTGATAAAACTTGTAAATATAATGCAAAGGTAACAAATTTCTTTCATCTTGTATATAATAAGAGAATGATTGAAAAGCAACAGAAAGTTTTAGATGCCAAAAGAAAATATTATGCAGAACATCCGATCGAACAACCTAAACAAGAAGGATACAACCAAGTTCAAACAGCAGCCTATAATGATAATATAGTTAAACAAGATACCAAACCTGAAGAAAACTTAGAGTCTTCTCAAATGTTTAACTTCTCATCAGATGACTTACAAAACGGAACTTATTGTTTGAATCCTGAAGATCTTGTTATGAAAGATGAAAATGATGGAATTCTGCTATTTGATGATTATGGTAATTCAATATCTTTCAATGATGTAAAGAGAGGATCTTATCATCCTAATATGGTAAATGGAAAGTTTATTAAAGCAAATGGAGAGATAGAAGGAGAAGAACTTCAAAATATCAATCCTGCACTTACTATGAACAATCCTAATTATAATAATTATTATCAGCAACCTATTCCTAACATGTATCCCAATAATATAGGAACAGGTTCATTTATACCCAATCCTGGGATAGGATGGTACTAATGTTTACATTATTTAATGATGCAATCCAACAAAAGAAAATGCAAGATCAAATGGAAGCTAATGCCGCCATGCAACAAAATTTAGAAGCTAGAAGGATAAATCCTACTATGTATGAACAACCTGGGAATATAGTTGATTTTAGCAATCCCGCTTCTTATATGAGAGGAAATGCATATAATCCTTATGGATATGATAATCCTTTCAACAATCCCAACATACAATGTCAGATGGGTATAGTTCCTGCAGTTCCTGATACCCCTCCTCCTGTTCCTACTTATCCTCAGATGAATGGAACATGGTATGGAAATCAAATGCCTTTTGATAATCAATTTACAGGCTATACAGGTGGAATGTATTATAATTCAGATTCCACTGATTTTATGGAGCCCGATGAAGAAGATTATGCTGAAGGAAGAGCTGTAAGAGCATTTATAATGACCGAATCTCAAAGAAGAGAATATGAGGAAGCACAAGAACGTGACCGTGAAGCTAAAGGTCCTTATAAAGACTACTTTGAGAGAAATTTTACCAACTATGCTGAAAGACTTCAAGTTCATATAATAAGAACTCCTATAGAACCTGAAGTAAAAGAGGAGGACAACAAACAACAAGAAAAATTATCTAGTGATTATGAAGAATTAAAGAAAGCTCAAGAAGAACTAAAGAAGCGAAATGATGAATTATCAAATATGCTCGATTTTGAAGGAATAGATACCACTCGATTAGAGATTCCTGAAGAGCATCCTTTAGTTTTAAGATTGAGAGATAGGAATGAACAGAAGAAGCTTTGTGAAGAGATATCAGTATATAATACAATGATGGCCACTGTATTGTATAACATAAAGTTCTTTATTCCTGATATTACAAAAGAAGAGTATGAAAGATATGTAGAAGTAATTAAGAGTAAATTAAATGAGTATAGAGAATTAGAAGAAAAGAATCAAGATGAAGATGGATATATAGATTATAGAGTTCCTTATAGGAATAGACCTCTTCCTGAATTTGATGAAACAGAGGAAGGTGGAAGGGAATACTTTGCTGATCAGGAAAGTAAAGTGAATCCGACTCCTAGAATAGAGTATAAAGAGATGGAAGAATATGAATACGCTTATAACAGAGGTCGTAAGTTGAGTGAAGAAGAAAGATTAATATTTTGCGAATATGAATTCGTAAAATTAGAAGTAGCAGTTAAAGAATTGAGATTAAAGCAACTTGCTGAATACAATAAGAAGTTGCAAGGAGTTACAGAAGAAACAATAAGAAGACAGAGAGAAGAAAAGAAACGTCTCTCTGAAGTTGAGAATGAGTCATACAATATTTATGACCCTATCCAAGTTTATTATCACGAAGCTAGGGTAAGACAAAAGAGGCAACAACAGCAATATGAATTATATCGCCATATCTTTAAGAGCTCTAAAACCGATAAAGAGTTTGATGAATGGTGGTTTGGTAAGAATTCAAATGAAGTTAGACAACGAATGAGTCCTGAAGAAGCTATGAGAGCAAGAAAAAGAGAATACAAGGATAGAATGCTAGAGCTTAATATTCAAAAGATTAATAGTCTTAAACCTATAAGCTCTGAAGAAATTTGCTATGCTATTAGAAGAAAGCAACAAGAAATCCTTGGAAGAATATTTGGTAATTCTCTTCAAGAAGCTCATAACACAAGGGAGTACTTTACCAAAGTAGTTCCTCAAGCATTATATGAATTATCTATGATGAATATTGAGGATCAAGAAAGAGAAGGTCAAAGAGAAGCTATAATGCAAAATCCTTTTGAATATCGAAAAGCTTTATTAGAGCTTGGAAATGGTAATCAATTGGTAAATAGAAACTTTGATAGGAGTAAGAGTATCTTTAAAGATGCCAAACCTGTAGATCCTAAATATGGATTACCTTCTAACTATGTGGATATAAGTACTTCCGAAGAATACCAGAAGAGGAAAAAGTTGTTCATGGACTATTGTGAAAACAGTAGAGGAAACATTCCCTTGAAACCTATTTATAAATAAGGTGGTGAGGAGATATGAATGTTAAAGAAAGAAAAGGGATACTAGCTAGATTAGAAACTATCAATAGACTAACTAGTTATAATGAATCCTTAAAATTCACAATATCAGATTGGAATAAGATGTCAAAACCTCCGTTGATATCGTATGTTCCTCTCAATATCATAGAACAGGTAAGACAAGTGGTAGATAGTGTTAGATTGATGAATTCTCCTTCTAAGAAATATAAGATGGTGAATGAGATCTTATCTCCTCTTGGAATAAAACCATTAGCTTCTGGTACCAATAGAAGAACATTTTATGTTGAATATGATCCTTCTGTTGTTATAAAGATAGCATCAGATAGGGTTGGCAAAAGGGATAATCTATCTGAGTTTAGATTACAAGAAGTAGTTAAACCTTTTTGTACAAAAACCTTTGATGTAACTCCTGATGGAGTAATGTCATTAGTAGAACGTGTTGAAACTATGACTTCTTATCAGTTTAAATACGTTTACACTGGTGATATATTTGACTTTATCATGTTGATCCTTGATAGAGGTTATATTATGGAAGATATAGGAGGAAACTTTCATAAGAATTGGGGATTAAGAGTAGGGTTTGGTCCTGTTATATTGGATTATCCTTACGTGTTTGAGGTTGACTATACAAAACTTAGATGCTCTTTTATAGATCCTATTACAAAAGAAAAATGTGATGGGTATTTAGATTATGATTATTCGAAAGGTATGTCAGAGATAGTTTGTACTAAGTGTGGCACTAGATATTCTGCTAGAAGTCTAGCTATAGAATATAATAAAGAATCTATTATTAATACGAGAAAGAGGGATAATGAGATGCCGTTATTTAATAACACGATGAAAGTCTTCATTAAAAGAGGAGACAAAATAGTTAAGAGATTCTATAATGAAACAGAAGTAAATGAAGTAGAAAACAAGTTTGTATTAAGTGAAAGAAAGCATAATCCTCAGAATACTACAGTAGCTAGAAAAAGTGATAGTAGTTTTGATAACGATGGTGCTAAAAAGAAAATTTATGAAAAATTTACTGAAAAGCCTTTAGAAACAACAACTTTTATCTACTATCCTAAAGATATCAAAAACGATATCATCTATTTCTTAAAAAGGCAAGAAAAGAAATGTGGTACCGAATCTACATTGAGACTTGCTGCAATCCTTGGTATCTATTATGAACCGATGGATGAAGAATACAAAAAAGAACATGGTATCAAATCTCAGTATGAACAAAAAGAGATTAAAGCAAATGTAACACTTCATCCTAAACGTCATAAGGAAGAAGAAAAATATGAAGTAGATCTTGATACTAAGAAAGAAGAAAACTTTCCTAAAGTAATGGTAGAAGAAAAGAAAGAACTTTCTGATTTTGAAAAACTTAGTATTCAAAATATCATCAATGAATCCGTCTCTAAAGAAGAGTTAGAAAAGTTCAATAACGATGATAAAGAAAAAGAAAACCTCTATCCTGTAAAAGCATTAACTAAGGAAGAGGAAGAAGCATTAAGAGATAAGTCTAGTACAGAAAATGTTGTAAGTGGAATCATTGGTGTAAGTCTTGTTGACACCATGAGAGAAAAACAAACCTATCAAAGATTAAAAGAAGAGATCATCAATAAATTTGATGGTACTTTTACCACCGATTCTAATTTAGATGAAACGATATCTACACTCTCTAATGATATCAAAGAATTAGTTAGAGAAGATTTAACCAGAATCAATAATGGTGACTTTGAAGGAGTCAATGTTTCTGTAACAAAGACTGTCGATGTAAAAAATAATGAATGTTTTGATATTGTAGTAAAGAACTATTCGACAACAGTAATCGAATGCTCTTTATATCCTAGCAATGGAAAATCTAATAAAGAAACTGAAGGAGACAAAACAATGTTATCAGATGATGTATTAACTTTCTTGGATTCTAAACTGAAAGATGTAGAAGGAGATTATGAAAGTGAAGAAGAAGCTAAAAGTTCTGTAGCTTCATCCTTATATGGTTCTTTCAAAGATGAGTTTAAGGATAAGTACACACCTGCTAGAATGATGGAAATTTGTAAAGAATATACAGATCGTTATGTAGACTTCGGTTTCAAAAAGGATGATACAAATGGAACGACCGCAGATGAATTATAATAGTTTATTTGAAGGTAGTTTGAATGCTAGTAATGACGCAGGAGCTATCCCCGATGCATTGGCATCGGGGTACTGCGTTATAGCGGTTGTAGATGTAGAAGATTCTGCAAGATTTATGAATATTCCCAATCTTGTTGTAATGTCAGATTTGCTACCTCCTCCTGCATCTATAACTGCATATATAGATGGAAATCCTACTATGGGAAGATCAATCTATCTATCTTATCTTTCTGATAAAGGAAGAGAACAATCAATTGTAAATATTTTACAAGTATTATATGGGCGTAGAAAATTTATAAAGAGAAATGATATTCTCTTATATACAGATTATGAACCTGATATTGAGTTCCATATCTTGGATACTCTTGCTGAGTTCTTTTATACAACTTTTGGTATCGTAATTAACCCGTATAAGAGCAAATCTGTATCCCATATTAGAAAAATTAATACAGATTTCATAATTGCTAATGTTCTTTTCTCTAATGGAAAGATAGACAAATATGAATATGCAATGATAATGCCTGCACAATGCACTCCTAGTTATGAATCCATGTCTATTTTATTATCAGACATAAACTATCAACCTGGAAGCCTACATGATGCAGCTGTAACTTCTATGAAATATCTAGAACAATTGAGAGAAGAAGTAAGATCTAATTATAGATGCAAGAGTCCTATCATCATTGCAAATGAAAAGATCAATGCTGATTTAGAGATTGATATTAATGAAGATATTTTCGATAAGAAACAATAAGATATAAGAGAACTCTTTATGAGTTCTCTTTATTTTTTTATTTAAGTATATATTATGATTATGAAAGGAGTGATATTTATGAAATTAGAATTTATAAATATAAATAGTCAAGAACTTTTAAACTATGTAAAGATGAAAGCAGAATCTGGAGTAGTTCCTGTATTCAATTTCTATTCTGTTATACAGATAGGTGAATGGGCTAGAGCATTAGAACCTCTGCCCAATGTATTTGAAAGATTATCGTTTGCATTTACATTTAATGATGATCAATATACCCTAGACTTTGATAGGCAGTATGCATTTCAATTATTGACTAATCAAAATTCATTTACAATGCTCATGAAAATTATGATGCTTGTAGAAACGATGGATGAAGTTATAGTTATTACAAATCATTCAAACCCTTATGTTGAAGTAGTGGTTGATTCTTTAATCAAATTTATTCAACAAAGGTATTCTATTCAAAGTTATATCATAAATGATATAGGAGATATAGATTCTTTTGCAACCTCTAATTTTAAAACAGAAGAAGGATTCAATAATTATATGATGGATGTAAATAAGATAAAAAGATTCATAGATCCTAGTAAACTTCTTCATAACTATCAGCAAGAAAAGGAACTAAGACAATTAGAACTAAAAGGTGAATTATAATGGGGATTTGGTTAAAGGATAGATATGTAGCTCCTTATGGTTGGCTTATAAATAAACACATAAGAGAGTATGATCTATCCAAAGCAAATATAAGTATTTTATTGGATACTGGATTTATAACCAAAGATCAATATACTAAATATTTTAATATGCCTAAACAAGAAAGAGAAATCTCTGCAGGTATACTTCAAAGGGATAACAAAGAAATTGCCAAAGGATTATCCGATGGATTTAAACTAATACGAGAAAGGTTCTTTAAAGAGAATGATTTAAATGAAGAAGAAGTTTTATATATAGATAAAGATTCTATAACAACAATAGATAGAGTTATTAAACATACAAAGTTCTCTGATCATCTAGAATTTAAGATGAAAAAAGAGTATACTAGTTTTTACAAATTACCTAATATGGATCTACTATACTTTTCTGATCAAAAGCTAGAATACTTTAGGTTAAAAGGAATGGGAGAACAAGTTCCTATAATACATAAGAATCATATGGTACAATTTCTGTTATACGTTGCTTATATGGCACAGTTTGGATCTATACAGGATTGTATCAATACTATAAAAGATTTTTATATTCAGTATATAAACAAATCATTGGATATAGAATATTATAGAGAAATGAATTCTAGATCTCTATTTAAGCTCTTACAAAGCGGATATAGTTCTTTCTATGCCAATGCTTTAAGTCAATCAGATATATTATATGTGGATGTGTCTGAAAATGAAAAGATAGTTCGTGAGTTATATAAAATATTTATGAATGAATATTTTAAAAGAAAGTAAACCCATAGGATGTGAGTCCTATGGGTATATTTTTTTATTGTATATTTAAAGGTTTGATATTATAGATTGCTCGTTTTGAATTAGCAGCAATACTTGTAACATACGTTAAGCATTTAATAGACAAGATATATTCTACTCTTCCTTCTCCATAATAAAGTTCAATCTTTCTTCTAAGAGAAGGAGACATATTAGATGCTAAACTATCTTTTAATTCATTTATAAGTTTATTTTCTGCTTTAGAATTAGTTATTTTTTCATTTTGTATCGATTCTAAATTGAAAGGGGCTACATCTCTAAGAAAACACTCTTGTACATATTGATCTAAAATTTCATCTAATTTTGTATATTCATCAAAAGAAACCAAATCTATTTTTTTGTTTTCTTTTTTAGTATCCAATATTTCTCTACATAACGTCAATAAATAAATAATAGTACCCCATAATAAAGGAAATACTTTATCATCCAAAACAATGCTTAATATAAAAGCAATCAGGAATATAGTAATACCCTTATTATTTTTTATAGAATAAATCATAAAAGATTTAAATCTAGAAATTTTATTAGCTATTTTACCAAAAAAAGATTTAATAGATAATTTGATATAAGTGTATTTATCATAGAGATTAATCATGTGGATTTACCCTCCCATTTTAGTAGACCAATCGTATAGTTTGTCTCTAAGTTCTAATAACTTACTAGCTTGTTCTTCTTTATATTTAAATTTACCATCTAAACTATTGTTTAAATAGTTTAAAATTTTGTAAGCAATATCTCTATTTAACCCATTATGGTATTTTTCAATAAGTTCCCACCATTTACCAAATATCATATTTGGATGTACGTATAAAGACTTATGATGATACATTTGATGACAAGTTTTACAAAGCATTACGATTGGAATTCTATTTTGGGTATGCTCATATCTAAGCAAATCAGATAAATCAAATTCTGTTATAGCACCATATGTATTTAAAATATGCTCTGTAATGATAACTGCAATATCATATATATTTAACATGCAGTGATGCATTTCTAATGATGCCATTTCTTCCCCTTCTTCACTGCCAGCAGTTATATTAGGGTGAAATTGACAGCAATCTAATCCTATAGAGTATAAGTAAGCCTTATAATGTTTATAAGTTCTACTATGTCTGAATTCTTTGATTGCAGAATCTAAGAAAGCCTTATACTCCTCTAAGTTATAAGAACCTTCTTTAGTTAATGCAAACTGTATATCAAATTCAGCATTAGGAGAGGTTAAAATTGGATTATTCTCTTTATTCTCTACAAATACATTAGGAAATAGATTAGTATTGGTATACATTCTATATTTTCCCTTCTTTTTAATATATAAAGTGACTTATTTATATGTTGCACGCTTAAATTAGAGCATAAGTCCTTAAAATTATTGTTTGAAAACATCAGATTAAATACTTTAATCAGGCAGGAAGGAGAGTAATTATGCCTTTTGAATTCTCTGAGGATAAATTATCTACTCAAAACCCTTTCATCGATTTATTGCTATATAATCTTAAGATTTTAGCATATAATTGCGTTATAAAAGAGCAGAACAAAGCAGATAAATACGAAACAAAAGATTCTTTATATAATGCATCATTATATATTTCTTGTATAGAAAACCATGTCGAACTTCCTATGTTCGATAATATCAAATATCCTAGAGATATTATGATAGAAGCTGGAATGACCAACCATCAAATTTTTATTTATGAAGAATTTGGGAAATCATATAGAGTACCTGAAAATATAGCTCCTAAGCTTACTGAATTGCTTAGAAAATGGTATATCGATACCTATATGCATGATAAGGAATTAAATCAATATTATAGAAATCTTATGGGTATGCCTGCTATTGGAGAATGGGGATTACCTATATCTGAATTTGAATTTATGTTTCCTGATTCATTCTCTTATGATAGATCTTTAACTTTCATGCATGAATTACCTAATGGATCTATTAAAGAATTAAATGATCTAGGTATATTAGATTCTATACTTCTTACATATCCCGAGCATAAATATCTTAAAAACAAGATCTATGATTTAAATATTTATGAGATAAGAAAGAAACTTGATTTCCAGATATTATGGCATCCTAATGAAACAATGGTTGATTCTAATGTAATGGAAGAGTTTCTTATTAAATTTGCACAAAATAGAAGATTCCTTATAGAAACTATATATTCTTATGCTATGGAATTAGAAGAGCCTAATTACCATGATATGATGGTAATTTATCTTGTTCTCTCTGTAATGATAGATATGCTTGTGGATGTACAAGCTCATATTATCAAAAAGGATTTGTTAGATAGAAGATGTATAGAATATATCTTTTCTATGTATGGGGTTCCGTATTATAGAGAAATACCTATAAATTTCCAAAAGTCTCTTTGTAGAAATATTCATAATCTTTGTAAATACAAATCTTCTACAACAGAAATGCTTAATCTTATCAAGCTATTTGATACTAAGAATAAGTATAATATTAAGATTTTTAAGTATTATCTTTTAAAACAAAGATTATTAAATTCTCATGATGAATTTGAATGGAAATCTAAAAAGGTTTTAAAAGGAAACTACAATAAGGATTTAGAAGAGCAACATATTACGGTAGATATAACTGTTCCTCCAAAAGAATATGCAGTTCCTAAAGATATAGAATTATATGATTCAAATATCTATAGCAATAATAAGAATATTAAATACATGGTAGAAGGTAAGAAGCCTGCAGCATCTAATAACTTAGAAGCTAGGATGGCTGCTGCTTCTACTATAGCATCTATTAATAAGATTAAGTTTGATTTGACTTTATTTGGTCAAGATCCTCCTCAAGAAAACACATCTATTTCGAGAGATATATTATGGGGAGATGTAGATATGTTAGATCTAGATCCCCTTCATACAACAAGTGGATTAGGATCTACAGCTGTATCTGGTGCTGGTATTTATGATATTAGTGCTTATACAAACTTGGCTGGAAACTCTGCTAATAAAGATATTAGATCCAGAGTAAATGTACAAACAGCAGATTATGTAAACTTAGATATGAAGGAAATAAAAGGCTCTGCTAATTATTTCCATTCTATTAAAGTTTATGACTTAGATTCTGAAGTTATGTATGGAATCAAAGGTCAAGAAATTCATACCATAAATTCTACGGTTACTTTTGAATATACTGGTATTATTCCTTTCCCATTTGATTATTATCTTCAAAAAGGAAACTTATTGTTTATAAGAGTAAATAATAAAGTTCTTAAAGAAAATGAAGATTATGAAATTTATGATTATAACAAAGTAAGATTCTTTAATAATGTATTAGATGGGCAAAAAGAATTAACGTATGATTTCTATTATGATAAGACTACAGATTCTACTAAGTTTAATATAGATAAACGGTATATTTTCAAGACTAAAGTTAAAAGTTTTGAAGGAGCAAATTCTATAGATCTTAATCCTATTCCTTTTAATAATTTCTTCTTAAAAGGAAATCAGTTGATTGTAACAGTAGATTCGATATTCTTATCACCCAATACTTATGAAGTTGATCAAAATAATATTCTTCATATTAATAATAAGATAGAAACACTTGGTAAGAAAGTAAATTGTATCTTTATTTACTCAGAATTTACAGGTACAAGATTTGATAAATTTAGCACTATCGCTACTGAAGAAAATCAAAATAAGTTTATTATAAAAGAACCTTTTATAAACTATTGTGCTAATGAAAATAAATTCTTTGTAACTATTGGAAATAGATTCATATCTAAGAATAAATATGAAGTACAGATCGATATAGAATCTGGTGTTTCTTATATTGTATTTAATGAATCTTATCCTAAAGATACAGTAATAGACTTTAATTTTATCTATTCATCTAATTCTATTTGTACTAAGATAGAACTTAAGAAGAAAGAAATTGTTATAGTTGCAGATGAAAATTATCAAACGACTTTCAATGTAGAATTCCCATTCAAGAATTATATCTCTACTAGATATAAGGTATATCTTAAATACTTAGACAAGTATCTTCCTGAAACTTGGTATTCTGTTACAAATAGTGGAATTACTCTTATAAATGAAACGTTAGCTCTTCATAAGGGAGATTCTGTTGTAGTAGAATTAGTTTATATGGATAAAGATAGAACCTTAGAAGAGAATAGCAATATCAAAGTAGCTATGACTCATTTCATCGCTTCTAGAGATAAAGAGTATATCGTTCCTATAGAATTTCCTATAGATAATTTTATTACCAAGAGAAATAAGATAGTAGTTGATATAGATGGAACCCTATTAGAAGATTCTGATTTTAAGATTAATAAACTTAAATCAAATATACGTATCTTAAGATCTAAACACTATTTGAAGAAAAATCAAAAAGTCAATATCACCTATATCTATAATGGCGATACAGAATACACTCTTCAATTAGCTGAAAAGAGTTATACTATCTTTAATAGAAATAAGGTTGATTTTAATATTAAATATCCTTTCTTCCCTTATTTACAAACTGGTCAAGGATTCTTATCTATATCAGAAAGTTCAGTACATAGCAACTCAGATTTGAGTGTTATAGATAATTTCAATATTGGATTCAACAAGACTCAAGTATCTAATGAAGATAGCACTGAAAACATTTTATTCATCTATAATAAATTTTATGAACTAAACTCTCAGTTTAAATTAACCAATAAAGCTCTACTAACCTCTATTGAAAATATTGGTAAAGATGGATATTTAGATATTAAAGTTCCGTTTGATTATTATTTTGAAAACCAATGGTTATACTTTGTTACAGATTCTAATAATAACTTTATTGATGAATCAGAATACAATGTATTCAATGGAAGTATGTACTTTACCAATCCTGAAGAGGCTAAGGTTAAATATAGTGGAGGTATTCTTGTTCATTATATCTATTCAGAAAATGGAGGAAGTACCTCTTCTGTAGGATATGTATATGAAGAAGATTATACAGCCACTACAAATCTTAAATTCTGTAAAGTTCCTATCAATGAACTTTATGTAAGTGATAAATTAAAGAATCCTAATAACTATCGTGACTATGATATCATGGTTAAAGGAGATGGTTGGTGGGATGGTGTAGATTATAAACAGAATAATCATCAATTATTAAAAGATGAAATATATAAACAGCAATGGAACTATGCTAGAACCAAATATTATGGAATTACTCAGATTATGGATTTATCTGAATATTCTACTCAAATGAGTTATTTCTATAGCATGTTATATGATGATCAATTCTATGAAGAAAAACTTTTAGTTAAGATTCCTTCTTTATCTACAACTCATCAATTTAAACTGGCTCATTTATTTATATTTATGAGTGTACTCACTTACGTCTTCAATGGTATAGAAGATTTCATAATAGATAATCCTGCTAAGACTATGATAGTTCAAGGATTTAACTTTAGAACCTCATTAGCAGATCTTAAAGAATATCTTCGTAAGAAACATAGAACAGAAGATGAATTCCCTATTTGGAATTTTATAACTCCTAAGTCCCAAATAAAAGATTTAGCTGAATTCATGAATATATTTAAAACAAATATGAACGTAAGACAGACTATTTGTCAAAATATGCTTGATGCTGAAGATTGGGAAGAATATAAAGTATGGAGTGATATGTATTCTGCATTGATGAATTATAAACTCAATATGGAATACTTTAAATTATCTAATGGGTCTATTGCTAAAACATATACTGAATTCTTACAAGATAAAGATAAATATTTATATGAATTCATCAATAGAGTAAAAGGCATTACTAATAATGATGAAAAGATAGATACTATAGTAAATATGGTTGATGATATAATTTATATCTTAGATGAATACATGGGTGATTGCAAGTATATCTTTAATGACTTTGCTGGTCATTCTGGTATAGATATAATGAATTATATTATGAGAATGATTGAGTTCTTTAAATCATATAAAATCGTATTTTTAACTAAGAATAGCACCCTTCAAATAGAATGGGGAAAATCTAGAGATGAGGATACAACATTTGGAGTTATTGATGCTGCTTATGATAATGAAATAGATGATAGACAAGATTATTTCTCATTATCAGATAAAGTCTATAATATAGAAACAAATACAATAGAAGATAGATTTGATCTTCGTCCTTGGATGAGAGAAGATATTGTATTCAATTATAATAACTTTAAGAAATATATTACTATAGATCTTAGAGGAAACTTTGCTATTTGGTCAGAGCCTATTTATAAAGATCTTATTTCTGGTACAGCTACTGGAGATGCTTATAAAACATTTGATAAGATTGTGTTAAATCCTGATCCTTTTGTATTTGTAAAAAATCAATTAGACAAATCTATTTTAGCTGGTACTCTTGCTCCTTTTATTAATGAAATAAATGCAGTAATCAGTGGATCTACTAAAACAAATATCGAAACCAATCCTATAGAATCTTTCCAAGGCAAGTTTACTTATTCTCCTTCTGAATATAAACGACCATTGTTTGACGGATTATTAAATATAACTGGTTTGGATTATGATGGATATAGTTTTGATGGCAGAGCTAGTATATTTACCAAACTTACAAACTTCAAAGATTATCTTAAGAGTTTTGGTGTTAATTTAAAAATGCCTTTAACAAATTATCCTAGAATTGTTCTTATTAAGGATAAAGTAGCATGTAATGTATCTGGCATGTTTGATGGTTGGGAAGGGGTAACAGATTTCCCTCTAATCCAATTTGACACAAGGTATGTATCTGATTTTTCAAAAATGTTTAGAGATTGCAAAAAAGCCACATCTCTTCCAATAGTTAGATTCTTAAATACAAACAATGCAACTACAACAGAATCTATGTTTGAAAATTGTGCTAAGGCAACATATCTTGATTTTAGTGGGTTAAACTTCAACAATGTAACAAACTTCTCAAGAATGTTTGCTGGTTGCACAAGTCTTTCAATTATCGATGGTATAATTGATATGAAATCTTGTACTAACTGCACAGGAATGTTTGATGGTTGTACTGCTTTGAGACATATTGCTATTATGAATCCTCCTGCAGACTTTGCTTTAAATAGCGGATTAGAAAAGACTCAGTATACTGTGGTAACAGCAAATACAACTGAATTTGAACTAAATGCTAGATTTACTATTAATACAAACTTTATCAACTTCAAGAATTTTGTATCTTCTTCTGAAGAATACTCTAAACTTGAAACAGTAAATAATAATTTAATAAATGCAGTAAGAGGAAAAGCAGCTTCTGGTACAACATACATGTTTGCTATGAGTAAGTTAAAAACCATTCCTAATCTTAGTTTTGATACAAGTAAGGCTTTAAAGATGGATGGTATGTTTGCATACAATAATAGTTTAGAAAGTGTTGATCTTGGTGGTATTAATACAAGTGAGGCAACAACATTGTCTGAAATGTTTGCAATGGATGTTAAATTAACCAGTCTCAATATTTCCACTTTCAATACTTCTAAGTGTGAAGATTTCTCCATGATGTTTGCTGGTTGTACCTCTCTTAAAAAGATAGATGGTATAATTGATATGAAATCTTGCTTAACTTGCACAGACATGTTTGTTGGTTGTACTGGCTTAACTCAAGCTATTAAGATTAAGAATCCTCCTCTTGATTTTGATGATAAGAGCGGATTACCCAAAGACAAATATGTAATTGTTCAATAAATTTAGTTTGGAGGATATAAAGTGAATATTAAAGAAAAATATATCCCTAAAGAAGAAGTAATTTCCAATGGGTCAGATGAATTAGTTTCTTTAGTAGAAGGCCATCCTAATGGTCTTAAAACAGAAGTAATTATTAAAGACCATGATACTGGATTGGAATTATTTAGAGGGCATAATAAAACCCTGATTCCTGGATCTGAATTCATGGCCATGAAAATGTTTGATATACATGATAAAGTATTTATTACACCTACTTATAATAATAGATTACAATTAGACAATACAGAAAATGTTTCTAACAATGATTATTTAAATAATTATTATGTATCTCTTTTCTGCATGGGTACTTCTGGTTGTAATAGAGAATCTGCTTTAAAATATGAAGTAGATAGCAAGAAATGGATTGCACCTGAAGATATGGTTCCTTTCCAATATATTCCTGATGGTAAAGACTTAGATCAAGATGAACGTCAAGTTTATTTTGGTAAAAAGACTTTTACAGATAAAAAGTTTATTGCTTATTATTTTAAGAAGTTTGATAGTGAACCTACTATCAGAAAACAATTAGAAGATGGAACCCCTATTGATTCTTCTATTTATGATGATCAATCTGAATTTCCTGCTCAAGTTATTATTGAAAATACTTTAGTAGTAACTAAAGATGATGGTCGTGATTACTTTATTAATACAACTGGTATTAATGATTCAAGATTTAATTGTATCAGTCTTTGTTTAGCTTGGGAAAAATTAGGTGAAGATGGATTTACTTATTTCCAAGATATCAGACCTGCTACAAGAATCAACTTTCCTAATAAGTTCTTGAATGATAGAGGAGCTTCTTGGGATATTATTTATAGAATCTATTTCTAAAAAACATATAATATAAATTGTATATTATGAATCCCATAGGAGATAGTATCTCCTATGGGTATTTTTTATTAAAGGATTGATGTAAATGTGAAACAACACAATAAAAATAAATTGCTCGAAATTAAAAAATTAAAAAGTAATATACTTATTAATAATAGGGGAGGAAAGGAAGAGGAAAAGATGATTCCAATTGCTGAATATATAGATCAGTTGATTTTAGATATAGATCAAGAGATAAAAGATAGTAAAGTAGAAGGAATTCTAAGTTCTATTATAATTTTTGTTCCTATATTATTACTCTTATTTGGATATTTATATTTATGAAAAGAATAACTCCATACTCGAAATGAGTATGGAGAATATTTTTATTCGTATCCAAATATTTTATTATAACCATAATCTCCCATATCAAATATTTTTATTGTACTATCATGGAAGGTTTTCATAGATTTTAATTTAATACTAGCAGGAATTACATAAGAAGCTACACCAACATTCTTAATTCCTAATCTAGTAAATAAATTACCAGCACATTTATTACAGATTCCTTTTTCGGATTCGCATAATCCAGAATATCTAAATTTTACTTTTTTTCCTAAATAAGAATCTCTATTATCAGATGTAAGTTCTACCAATCTATTTCCAGATTCTACAATATAAGAATACATCCAATCATCAATATTATCTTTTGTTAGTGTAACAGTTTTAGTTCTCTTAGTACCACAATCACTACCAGCAGGAAGAATATATAAGTGTTCTAAGGCTTTAACGAAAATCTTTTCCATAGCACCACCGTCTGCTGTTTTCTTAGCACGAGCATAAGGACCAGCAGTAAGAGAATCAGCAAATGCAGCATATTCATCAGGAGCTATACCAGTCATAAAATCAGATTTGATAATAGTATAATCTCCATTAGGATTAAGAGGATCAGGATTCTTAGAAGCCCCTCTCATTACAAACATATTCTTGAAGTTATTACCCCAGTCTATTTTAGCCCCAGAGTTAATCATATCAACAGAAGGATCATCTTTTAATAATACTTTACATTCTTCAATAAGTTCTTTTTCAATCTTCTGAGACACAATAGGGTCATTAGTAGCTAATTCTTTTTCATATTTTTTAAGAAGTTCTTGCTTTTTCTTAGCAATAACTTTAGGTATACTAAGCATATTCTCTGTAATAGAAGTAGATAAGATATTACAATACGGTTGAAATTTTTCTGTCTTCATAATATATCTCTTGATAGCATCGAGAGGCAACTTATCTTCCATTACAGCATAAGACATTTTTTTATTTATTTCTTTAAAGACTTTACTAGTAATGGGTTTGTTTATATACCCAAACAAGTCAAACAATTCTTTTTCAATAAAAGCTTTATTAAAAACCCATATACCTACTGTGGTATTGATAGGATTTATATTTTTATTTCCTTCTGGACCATAGGATCCAGAGGGAATAGTTACTGTATCATATGTATTGAATCTTCTTTTATCATCAAAATCACCAAACATATCCATAGCAAAAGAAAGTTTAGTACATTCTTCTTCTTTGATTCCAACAAGATATTCAATATCTTTAGGATCTGTTATTTTATTAGAAAAACGTTTTTCTATTTTCATTATAAACCCCTTCCGAATTAAAGAAATTATTTAAATGTCGCCAATACCAATTTTTATAGGAGGTTGACTAAATGGAAGAAAATAATAATTCTTTTAATGATGACCTTTTTATAGATCAATTAGAAGCTGATCTAAATAATATAAATTTAGATAAGTATATAGAAACAATGGAAATCATATATAGAAATGTACAGACTGTAGCTAATGAGGAACAAACTCCTGTATCTTTTTTTGATTCTTATCTAAATCTTTATACAACTCTATTTCCTAAATCATTAGAACCGTTTGGTAAAGAAGAAGATTTAGAAAATCTTAGCAAAGCAAAAATTATGTATATCAAAAAACTAAATGATGTAGGAATAAGAATGGCTATATTTTATAAATTAACCGATGATGGATTCAGTAATTATTATAATAGCTTTAATGAATTCACTTATGAAGATGGTGAATTTAGGTCTAACGTACAAATCAAAAGAAATACAGTGTTATTAGCTGTAAAGAAAGCTAATGACTTCTTATCAAATAAAGCCAAAGCTATAAAGAACTTAATCATTCCTAAAAAGAAAGAACCTCTTAAAGTAGCTATAGATATAGAAAAAGTATCTAGTTATATAGACTATTTTAAAAAAGCTATTATAATGGATATGGTAAATATTTTTAACAAAAATGTATATGGTGAAGATGTAAATATAACTGACAAAGAAATACTTGAATCATTAAAAAATTTATTATTCTTATATAGCACCTATATAAATAATCTAGAAAAACAAAGTGATACTAATGAAGGTATAACTCTTCTCAGTAATGACATTATGAGTGTAAGAGATGAATTTATAATAGAATTAAATAATGCATTGAATAATATTTATGAAAGGAAAGATTGAAATTGAAAGACATATTTACCATAGCAATTCAGTATGAAGATACTTATATTATAAACATTGAACTTATTAAAAGTGAAACTGAAAATCATTTGGATATAAAATTAAATCTTGATACTAAATATAAAGAGATTAAAGATAGGGTATTTAAGATATATGATTCACTTACTACTTACATTACAGAAGATGAATTTATATTATTCTTAAAAGATTATTTACAGATGAGTTCTAGAGTAAAAATCGCTACTCTTACCTTAGAAAAAGCTGAATGGATAGTAGAAAGATATAAAAAGTTTAAAAATCATGTAATCATATAATTAGCTATATATTATAAATATGACCAATAGACTATAACAGTCTATTGGTTGATAACTTTTTATATTTAGGAAAACTTTATATTAATCTTTTTTGCGTTTTTAGGAGGAGAAAAATGAGGAATAGTGAAAATGAGTACCCTAGAAATGAGATATTTGATTATTTTACAAAATTTGAATTAATTAATCTTGATGAAGAATGTAGGAAAGATCTTAGTAATGGTCATGGGTTTATTATTAAAGAGCCCATGAAGATAACACAAACTTTAAATTCTATTGATTCTATTTTTAGTTCTAGATATGGAAAATCATTACAAGATCCTAATCCGTATTCTGATAGATATTCTTGTAAATATGGTTGTACTCAAGGGGCATTTTACTCTGTTCCTGGAGATAAGAATTGGGTTTGCCCTGTATGTGGTACTGAAGTAAAACCTGTTGGGGTAGATTTTACTTATTTTGGATGGATCAAATTAAAAGAAAAGTTTTGTTTGATACATCCTTTGATGTATCTTACTTTATCTAGTTTTATAGGTAAAAGTACATTAGAAAAGATTATAGAACCTGTAGTAGAATTAGACTCAAATGGTCTTCCTATGACGAATTATGATAAACGTTTATTAAAAGCCAAATCTAAAAGGGTTAGTCATGGAAGAAGAAAGAAATCAGAAGAAACAACTGGTCCTTTTGATGGAATAGGAATGCTTGGTCTTAGAGATAGATTTGATGAGATCATAGAGTATTATAGAAAAAAGAAACCTGCTAAAAAAGAATTCTATGATAAGATAGTAAAAGAAAGAGATAAGGTATTCATACACTCTATTCCTGTATATACTACTCAACTTCGAATTTCAAAACAAGAAAATACAAACTTTACATTTGAATCTACTAATGCTGATTTTAATATATTAGCAAAACTTGCAGCTATTGCAAATAAAGATGATCTTTCTATTTATAGAAATAAGAAATATCAAAATCAAGTTCTTTGGGATATGCAAACCAAGATAGGAAAACTTACCAAAGAAATCATTGATATCTTATCTGGTAAAAAGGGTACTTTAAGATCTATTATCTCAGGAAGAACTGCATTTTCTGAACGTTCAGTTATTGTTCCTAATGCTAAATTGAGAATGGATGAGATTACATTACCTTATTTTGGTTTATGTATTTTGATGCAACAAAGACTTATAAATATCATAAAGAAATCTTATAATATCACATATTCTCAAGCATATAAGATTTGGTATTATGCATCTTTAAAAGTAGATCCTAGGGTTTTACAAATTATTAATGAATTAATAAAAACAAATCGTGTATCTGTGCTAATTAATAGAAATCCTACAATTTTCTATCAGTCGATTGTATATAAAAGAGTTGTAGGTTGTACACAAGATTATACAATGGGTATTGATGTGTATACTTTGGATGGGTTAGCAGCTGATTAATGGTTGGGTCCCATACATGGTAACATGTGTGGATAACAAGAGAATTGCTTGGAACGGCTAAAGCTATAGATGCTACAACATAATGAGCAATCATAAGTGTGAATGCTGAGGAAACTCTGAAAGAAATCTATAGATGACCTATGCTGAAACAAAAGCCTTATATTGATTGATTTTTGCCATTATCTTCATCTTTATAAAGGTGCTAAGGGTTGATTACAATGTCTAATAAGCAGCTGTCTTGATTTAATATCAAGAGGTTCAACGACTATTCCGTAGCGGGAAGTAGGGTATAAGCATACCCGAAGTACTTGTCTCCATATATTATGGATGTGATATAGTCTGCTCTCAATTTAACGATTGAGAAGTTCATAAGAGAACTGGGTGAATTAGCGACTCACTTGAACACAAAGGTTTGATGGAGATACACTTAATATTCTTATGATTTATAATAAAGAATTTAAAGATGCTTGCGAAGCTGTATACTCTCCTAGAAATGCATTTTGTATTTCTAGAGATGATGGAAAGATGAATCCTTCTATCAATATATTTAAAGATATTCTTATAAACTTAAATAGTTTAATTGGGTTATCTAGAGATAACTACAGTACTGAACAAATGAGCAAGATAAAAGCATTAAAAGAAAAATATAAAAATGTAATCTAATTTAATGGGTATTGGGTCAATTCCCAATACCCTTATTTTTATTTGGAGGAATTAGAATGTTACATAGACACATTAGCCAGCTTCCTGAAGTTGGTGATGGAATACAAAACCAAGTTCAATATAATGATGACATTACTGGTGAATTAAGACATGGGTTTGCCCACAAAATAGAATGGTTAGATCAAAATACTGCTTTTGTATATATAGTAGATAACGATCCTAGTAAAAACGATAAATTAGAACCTGCTTTTGGTAATCCTGGAACTCCTAATTTTGTTCCTGAATTTAAATACACAGATATAATGGTATTTGATGATAAGCCTAATAATCTAAATGGATGGGCTAGAGATTCTATCAAAGAGAACTATGATAAATATACTGATTCGGAAGACTATGAATAATAGATAGGGTGTTTTAATACACCCTTTATTTTTTATAATGGGGTATATTATATGAGTATAAAACACATGAAGAAAGAAGATAAGATAAAGAAATACAAACCTAGAAAACTAGAATTTAGAGAGTGGTTAAGACTTGTTAAAGCAAAAGCTAAAGATGATAAACTAATTTTAGAAACAGATACAGATGATGAAATAAAATTTAGAATTTCTGATATAAGTGCTATTTATTATTGCATGAAAGAAGGAACACCTGATTACTATTCTCCTTCTTATGCTGTTAAATTAAAAAGTACTGGTAAGTTTTATGATGTTTATATTAAAGATTTTGGTGTAACCCTTATAGAACTTCCTTTTAATGAAACTAGTAGTGTATTTAAAAGGGATTATGGAAAAGTTACTGATGATCAAGAGTTTTTAACTGATTTCTTTTTAGATAATCTTCTTCCTTTTGATTATATGAGTCTATTTCCTAATCATCTTGATTGGGTTAAACAAATGAAAAAAGATCAAGCTACTATTTATTTCTTATATAATAAAGAAAAAGATAAACTTGTCCATATCTTTAGATATAAAGACATAAAAATGTTTATGGAAGATTATGTTGAAAACAAGTTATATGCTATTGTAAGAAATAGTGTATTTCTTCTTGATAATATGAGATTCGAATGCTCTACTGGTTTTGATAAACGAATGGATATATATGCTAAAGAAATGCCTTTTACTTATGATGATTATAATAATCATTTAAAAAGTGTATTTCTTTACTTACCTAATGAATTAAAAGACGATACTCTATCTGATGATCAAATTGATGATAATAACTAAACTTTAGTCCTAAGGTTTAATGCCTTAGGACTGTAATCTATTTTTTTTTATAATTATATATTATAGTAGTGAATGAATAAATAAGTTAATAAACTTATTTACATGAGGTGGGTTCAGCCCATCGGAAAACAACATATGGTGAACCACTATCACCAGCAACGTTGTTTATTAAATCATTTTTTTATAAACTTTATTTCATTTTTAAAAAAGGAGATTAAGATCATGGAAGAAAAGAAGCACGTCCAGTACGGAAAGGTAAACAATTCTAAGGTTGAAGGTAAAGAGCAAGAAGTTCAGCAAGAAAAAACGGCAGCTAATAAAGCTGCAGATTTATTCCTGAATCCGGTCTTATTCATTACCAAAAAGATAGCAAGTAAACTTGGTATTGAAAATGACTTGTTCAAAGTCCAAGCTATTTTTGGATTTATTTTAGTTATCTATATATCTATTGTAGGCACATTTTTAATGGGCTTTTTAGAAGGTGCAGGTATAGCTCATACTTATGAGTACGAAAGAACTGGAAGAATAATTACGGCTTTCAGTACTGATAAGAATGCCGCTAACAAAGAGTATGATAAAGGAAAATATTATAATATCCACGATGCATACATTGCAGCACCTGCGGTTATAAATAAAAATGGTGTTTGCACAGCCGTTCTTTCTGATAAAGGATTAGAAAGATACTTTAATGATAGAGATTATAGAAGATTGGATTATAGTGTCATCATCCATGCTGAAACAAAAGAAGAAGAAGCATTGATGCATCGACTCTTATCTGATCAGGAAGGCCATATTGACAGCCTGAAAGTTAGATATGAAGGCATGTCTAAAGATGGTACTCCCATGTTCTTTATCATGGAAGATCAGAAAGAACATGGCAGTCTTGCTAAAGTTGGTAGCCTTATCTATACTCTATTAGATTATGTTACACAACTTCACACACTGTTTATTCTGTTTATGTTCTATATGATAGGAGTGTATAGTAAAAAGAAAAAGGCAGAAAAAGCGGCAAATGAAATGAAAAAATAAGTAAAATAAAATAAAGAGGACCATTTAAGTCCTCTTTATTTTTTTATTAATTAATAATATAAACTTTATTTCATAATCTACCCAATGTAGATCAAATAAATTTTGTATACAAAATATAGTATTTTTGTACATGTTATATTTTTTTATCTAGTACAGGAATAAATACATTTGAATAACCAAATTGGTTCTAAAATAAAAATCCTATTAGGAGGCTAAATAAATTATGTATGTAATTAAAAGAGATGGGTCGCAAGTTCATTTTGATGCTTATAAGATTTGTGAGGCTATTAATAAAGCCAATAATGCATATGAAGGTTCAGATAAATTAAGTCCTAAGATGATTGATGAAATCGTTGAAAAGATTAACTACAAATGCTCTAAATTAGATAGAGCTGTATCTGTAGAAGAAATTCAAGATATGGTAGAAGATTGTATTATGAGCCTTGGAAGGTATAGATTAGCAAAAGAGTATATTACTTACCGATATAAACATGCTCTTATGAGAAAATCTAATGATCTTGATAGAAAAATTCTTAATCTTATCGACTGCAAGAATGAAGAAGTTCTTCAAGAAAATTCAAATAAAAATCCGACAATCAATTCTACTCAACGTGATTATATTGCTGGAGAATATAGTAAGGATATTAGCAACCGACTTTTACTCCCCGAAGATATTCAAAAAGCACATAATGAAGGATTAATTCATTTCCATGATATGGATTATTTCATTCAAAAGATGCATAACTGCTGTCTCATTAATCTTGAAGATATGTTGCAGAATGGTACAGTAATTTCTGAAACAAAGATTGATACTCCTCATTCATTTACAACTGCTTGTAATATTGCAACTCAGATTATAGCACAAGTGGCATCTTCACAATATGGTGGTGCGACTATTTCGTTAGCACACTTAGCACCCTTTGTAGATGTATCTCGTAAGAAGATTATCAATAATATTAAAGAAGAATTAGAAATTTCTGGTGCTACTCTTACTGAAGAGCAGATTAAAGAGATTGCCGAAGAAAGACTTAAAAGAGAAATCAAATCTGGTATTCAAACTATACAATATCAGATTGTAACTCTTATGACCACTAATGGTCAAGCACCGTTTATAACAGAATCTATGTATTTAAATGAAGCTAAGAATGAACAAGAAAAACATGATTTAGCTATGATCATAGAAGAAACTCTTCGTCAAAGATATAAAGGAACTAAAAATAAACAGGGTGTATATGTAACTCCTACTTTCCCTAAACTTATCTATGTATTACAAGATGATAATATCCATGAAGGTGATGAATATTATTACCTCACAATAATGGCAGCTCAATGTACAGCTAAAAGAATGGTTCCTGATTACATTTCAGAAAAGAAGATGAAAGAATTAAAAGAAGGAACAGTTGTAATCCCGATGGGAGCTGTATTTGGGAAAGAAGTAATTACTTATAAGCTTAATAATCAATTATTTGTAGAATCATTTGAAAGAGCATGGGATAGATTGGTATCTATATATGGTGGATCTATGATTAAATTGATAGGAGCCAAATCAGAATTCATTGTTCCTGAAAATATGCTTATTTTTGATTCATCTTCAAATGGATTTGTAAAAGTTAAGAAGTTTATAAGAAATGATGATTATAATCGTTGGAATAGAGTAAAGTTTAATGGAAGAGTATTAACACTTACAAGTGATCATCCGTTACCCACTCAAAGAGGAAGAATAGCAGTAGAAGATTTAAAACCTGGAGATACAGTTCCTGCATCTAAATATAATAAAGAAAGTGAGTCCTCAGAAAAATATATCTTAGAATCTGTAGAATTTTTAGGAAATATTGGGGAATATGAATACGATGTAGAAACAGAATCCGATAGATTCGATGTATCTGGTATAAATTCACATAATTGCCGTTCAATGCTTTCTCCTTGGAAAGATGAAAATGGGAACTATAAATATTGGGGAAGATTTAATATGGGTGTAGTAACTCTTAATATTCCCTATGTAGCATTATCGTCTAAAGGAGACAAAGAAGTATTTTGGAAGAAGTTTGATGAAGCTTTGGAATTAGTTCATAAAGCATTATTGGTTCGATATAATAGATTAAAAGGAACCACTTCTGATTATGCCCCTATTCTTTGGCAGCATGGTGCTTTATCTAGATTAAAACCTGGTGAAACAATAGATAAACTTCTTGTTGGTGGTTATGCTACTATTTCTCTTGGTTATGCTGGATTATATGAAGCTGTAAGATATATGACTGGAAAATCTCATACAGATCCTGAAGCTACTCCTTTTGCTCTTGATATTATGAAACGAATGAATGAAAAATGTAAAGAGTGGAAAGAAAAAGAAAATTTGGGTTATGCTATTTATGGAACTCCTTTGGAATCCACTACTTATAAATTTGCTAAGGCAAATCAAAGACGGTTTGGTGTTATAGAAGGTGTAACAGATAAACCTTATGTAACAAATTCTTATCACGTTCATGTAACCGAACCTATTAGTATCTTCGATAAGTTCAACTTTGAATCTCAATTCCAAGAACTTAGTACAGGTGGGGCTATTTCATATGGAGAAAGTCCTAGTATGCTTAATAATGTTGAAGCTATTATGAAAGTGCTTTCTCATATTTATGATCATATTCTTTATGCAGAAATCAATTCTAAATCTGATTACTGTTATAAATGTGGTTATGAAGGAGAAATTAAGCTAGATAAAAATGAAGAAACTGGTGAAATGATTTGGAGTTGTCCGAATTGTGGAAACCATGATCCTAAAGAAATGAGTATTGTAAGAAGAACTTGTGGATATTTAGGAAACAATATGTGGAATTATGGTAGAACAAATGAAATCCATGATAGAGTTCTTCATTTATAAATCTAAATAATTTGTATCTAGTGTATCTTTATGATACACTAGATATTTTAATTGGGAGATAACTATGAATTACGGTGAAATAAAGACATATGATACGGCTAATGGAGAAGGAGTTAGAGTTACCTTATTTGTATCAGGTTGTACAAGACATTGTCCTGAATGTCATAATAAAGAAGCATGGGATTTTGATTTTGGTAAAAAATTTACTTTTGAAGAAAAAGAACTTATAAAAGATTGCTTAAGAAAAGATTATATATCTGGATTATCCATTCTTGGTGGAGAACCATTTGAACACAAAAATGTGCAATGTTTGGGAAGATTCGTAGAAGAAATAAGAGAAGAATTTAAAGATACAAAAAATATATGGGTTTATTCTGGATATAAATTAGATGAATTGGTTGGAACTAGAATAAAGAAAGAAAAATTTGTAAATTATGGATATAGTGGAACAGAAAGTCTTCTTCATAATTGCGATGTGTTAGTAGATGGAGAGTTTATAATTAAACAAAAAGATATATCTTTAAAGTTTAGAGGATCATCTAATCAAAGATTAATAGATCTTAAAAAGACCTTTGATCTGTGGAAAAAAGATACCGATGCTAAGAAGAATCATGAAGTTATCCTTTGGGAAAATTTAGCAGAATCTAATGGTTGCTTATTATAATAAATAAAAATACTGTATACAAATAATTAGTTATTTTTAACGTTTAGTATTTATTATATAGGAGGGTATTGTAATGGCTACTACCGAAACAATGAGCATTGCTAAATTAATCTCTGAACAAAAATTGGTTGCAAAACGTCTTAATGAAATCGTTTCTGCAAAACAATTCCATCTTATTTCTTATTACTTTGATTATAATAAGTTTATTGGGCCTCTTAGTATTGAAGATGCAGAAAAGAATACTCTTGCATATTTTGATGAATTTGATGCCCTCCTTATTCGCTTTAAAGCATTAAATGCTGCTAGAGTAAAAGCTAATGCTACTACAATGGTACGTGTACCTGCTTTTATTTCTATTAAAGACGTATTTAGTGGAAAAGAAGTAGGAGAAGAAGAAATTACTATTGCAGAAGCTATTCTTAGAAAGAAATATTTTGTTGATGTTCTTAGTTCACTTGCTCGCTCTTTAGGTTCTAAATATGGAACAGAAATTCTTAAGAAGAAAGAATTTGATGAAAAGGCTGAAGAAGAAGTAGAAAAAGAACTTGATCGCAAGTTCCCTGTTGAAATGAAGAGAAACTTTACGGCTAAGGATATTGATGAAGCAAAAGAAAAGGCTCGTAAGGATAATGAAGTTAAAATTCTTGATCCTCTCAAAGTAGCTGATGGAGTAAAGGTTCGTAAATTCATTGATATGGTAAACAACTATATTGAAACCATTGATTCTGCTTTGTCTGAAGTAAATGCTGCTACTAAAGTAGAATTTACATATTAATCTTTATTTTTAAATTGCTAGGGAAGCATTAAACATAGAGTTATTTAGGAGAGGTTCTTTTATAAAGTTTCTTTTCTCTTTAAATATCAAGAAACTTTACTTTTATAATTTAATGATTCCATACCTTAGCGGTATGATCCAACAGACTCTTTATATTAAATAGATGATGATAAGAGATGACGATAACAGTACTGTACTTTATTGTCGCATAGTCAGATATGGAACTATGTTGTGGCCGAAAGGTAATCCGTATCACCTAAACTGAAAAACATTTAACTCTATAAACAATTAACTTTTTAAATATTTATAGCCCTCTCCCTTCTAGGGTTTATATCCGACAGTATTATATAAATAGAAGGTTATTAAACATTTAAACTCATAAAAGTATAATTATTTAAATTTATAAAAGTTAAATAAATCTATACCATAAAAAGATTCCATGAAGAGTGGTTACTAGGCTATCTAAATAGGCCAAATGTTTATCTGGTATAGTTGCTACCCTTAGCAATATCTTTATTATTTTTCAAGTATTACGTATAACTATATATATCAAAATAGTTTGTTTTACATACCCTATAACGACTAATCCTTGCATTCATAGTTACCTGATAAATATGTAAACATAGATTTTGTTTTTCCATGATTTTGTTAATATTGATAATTGTCACCTTTTAACCACTAACGTCTTACTGGCGTTAGTGGTAATCTTTAAAATAATAGTTGTATATTATATCAGTGATTAGTGGTTTAATAACCTGCCCTGTTGGGCAGGCTATGTTGTTTTTTATTTTTTGTCACATCTTTATAATATGGAAACGAGGTGTGAATATAAATGGATCAAGATAATGTAAAAATATTATCTAATATAGAATTAGAAGAGTTAAAAGATAGTGGCAAGTTAGTAAATCTTGAACTCAAGAAAAGCTATGAACACAATTTAAAAACAAATCTTATAATCCCTTCTGTAAATCAAGCATATTCTTGTTGCATTGAATATATGAGAGCTTGGTTCTTTGATAAATTTGGAGATAAATTTTTTAAGACAACATGGTTAGATTCAGAACATATGCTGAATCCATTTAGACGAAGAAGAACTAAAGATATGATAGCAGTAAATAAACCTGCTGTTACTATCACTCCTGAATTAGACTTCTCATTTAATAGAGAAAATATAGATCTTCATAATATGGGTCTTTTGCTATATACTAATAGATGTACTTATAGAGATGCATGGTTTATAGATAGAGATAAAAGCTTATTCATATCTATGACTATGGAAATGCTTCTTATGAATTTCAATTATAGAATGAGGTTTAATGGAAGAGGAATGCAATTAGACATTGCTAAAATGTGTCAAATGGCATTTAGAGCCGGAGGAACACAGAAACATTACAACGATATAGACTATCCGCTTCCTAAAGAACTTATGAATCAATTAGCGGAAGATGCTCTTGGGATATGTATTAAAGATGGAGATATATTAGAAGTAACTAAATTCTTACATTATATCAACTCTCATTCCAGACTGCCTGTATTATACAAATTCAATGCATCTACTCATAATATGGAATACTTCCTCAAAGTCCCGCAGACAATCATCCATATTAAGACAAATGAGATTAATATAGACCAAGGGTCTGATATTGGTCAAACCAAAACAGATTATGGTATTTCATTTGATACTAACGTAAGATTCCCCTCCCCCAAATTTTATGCCTATTATTCTCTTAAGGTAAGAGATAATGTACAGTGTACTACTTTGGACAAGGCGTCTGCTATTACTTCTCTTATGAATGCTTCTAGAATACCCCCTCATAATGAAAAGGGATGGCAATGGAATATCAAATCTGAATATGAATTTACAGATGAAAAAGAAATTCAAGATATAAAAGATGGAAAATTAATGTCTATCAAATTTGATGGTCTGATAGGAGATCTCAGAGATATTGTAGATTATACAAAATCTATTGCTATTGCTCCTGAAGTATTTATAGATCTTAAGATTTATAACTCTTTTGAATTTATAAAAACTGAGATAGATTGGAATAAATTTGAGATCAGATTCAAACAACCTATCAAGTCAACAAAGTGCTATCTTATCATATATTTAGACAACAATTACATCAATGAAAATCTTACAATTCTGAGAAGATATAAAGAAGAACGAATTAACCCATCTCATAATAAAGTGGGCCCTGAATTATCAAGCGATACAAAAACAATGATCTATTAATTTTTTTACCCTAGAGCTATAAAGGCTCTAGGGTTTAATTCTTTATATAGTGATATATTATAGTTCTGAAATACTAATGTATTGGAGGTATAACTATAATATAGAGAATAATAACAAATTCTAAAAAATACTATTATAGATTAAGCCTTATATGCTTAATTTAAAACACCGAGAGGAGATTTATTGATGGCAGAAAGAGTTATAGATGTAAATATAGCAACTCAATCTAACCAAGATATGAGAGACTATGCAATCTATGTTATTAGAAACAGAGCCATTCCTGATATGATTGATGGATTAAAGCCTGTTATCAGAAGAATTCTGTTTTGTGCTGCAAATGATTTTAGAGGTCAAGGATTTATCAAAACTTCTAATATCATGGGTCAGGTTATTCGTAAATATAATCCTCATGGGGATACAGCTGTAAATGATGCCATTAGAAATATGATCAATGACTTTGCTACTAAATATCCTACTATGGAAGGGTCTGGTTCTTGGGGAAGCAAAGCAAACAATCAAGCAGCAGCACCTAGATATACTGAATGTAAAATTAGTAAATTTGCAACCGATGTGTTTATCAAAGATATATATGAAGATCCCAATTCTACAGACTGGGTAGATAATTATGATAAACGTTGTAAAGAACCGTTATATTTACCTGCACGAATTCCTGCATTACTAGTATTAGGACAGGTTGGTATTGCTGTAGGTGTAAAAACTTCTATTCCTTCTCATAATCTTGGTGAAGTAATAGATGCTACTATAGGGCTTATTAAGAATCCTAATCATAAATTCTGTTTAATACCTGATGAATGTATGCCTTGTGAAATTATTGATACAGATTGGAAAACAATCAATGAAACAGGTAATGGAACCTATATATCTCAGGGTATTATTGAAACAGGGACTTATGATAAGAAACCTGCATTGTTTATAAGATCTCTTCCTGATTTTGTATACTTTGATTCAGTTTATAAATCTATTGTAAAATTGGTAACTTCTGGAGCTGCTCCTTTTATACAGGACCATGTGTCTAGAACAACTAGAGATAAAAAAACTGGAGAAATTATATTTGAAGAAGTAATCAAACTTAAGGACAATATTGATCCTAACTATGCTAAAGAATTCTTATATGCTAATACAAGCATTAGACAGACTAGACAGGTTAGAATCATTGTAATCAAAGATAATAAACTTTGTTATATGAACTATAGAGAATATTTGTTGAATTTCATTAACTTTAGAAGAACAAGTGTTGCTAGAAAGTTTAACTCTATTCTTCAAAAGTATAAGACCTCTATTCATGAAAGAAAGTTCTTGTTGTATGTATTGTCTCATAAGAAAGAACTAGATAACGTAATCAATATGATTCGTAAACAGAAGACTACAGATAGACAAGAACTTATAGATTATACATCTAGCCAGTTAAAGATTACAAACCTTCAAGCTAAGTCATTATTAGAATATGATCTCGGGAAGCTTACAGAAGGTTATCGTATTAAGTATGAAAAAGAGCTAAAAGAGTTAGAAGCTAAAGTAAAAGAAATTATGGATATTCTTATCCATCCTGAAAAGATTGACCATGTTATTATTGATGAAATGTTGGAAATCAAAAGAAAGTACAACAACAAACGCATGTGCCATCTTATTTCTAAATCAGAAGCTTCTGGTATAGCTCCTGGTACATTTAGGCTTATTTTCACAAAGAAAGGGTATGTAAAGAAGATCGGAGAAAATGAAAATATTACAGCCCTTAATAAAGATGAGATTAAATTTATTACAAAAGCTGAGAATGATGAAGATGTCGTATTATTCTCTTCTTTAGGAAAAGTATTCAAACTTCCTGTACATAAAATTCCTTTATCAGACAAGAACTCAAATGGGAATGATATTCGTTTATTAAACAAGTATCTGACTCCTGATATAGCTTGTGCTATTCCTGAATCTACTTTAAATAAGATGGTGGAATCTAAAACGCATAGCTATCTATTTGTAGTTAGTAGAAAAGGATATATCAAAAAGATTGATATTACAGATGTATTAACTGCTCCTCCTTCTGGTATCATCTATAGTAAATTAGATGAAAATGATTATGTACAAGGAATCTTAGTAGGTCCTGAAAAGATGGATATTCTTGTATATGCTGGAACTAAAGTTCTTAGAATCCATCCTAAAGAAATCCCTTATCTTAAGAGATCTACTAAGGGCAACAGAGTATCAACTGCAGCAAGTGTTATAGATGGTATGAGCTTTGTATTACCTAATATGACTGATGTTGTAGTTGTTACGAAGAATGGATATGTGAATAAAATATCTCTTGATATCATCAAGAGATCTAATAGAGGCAAAGCTGGAGATAGAATTATTAAACTTAAGAAAGATGATAGTATTATCTTCATAGCTCCTCTAAGAAGTGATAATGTATTGTGTTCTATACAAGGAAGAAAAGAAGATGAAATCAAAGTTTCAGATATTCCTGAAGGAAGTACAGTAGGATGCGGTACAAAACTATTCAATATTACAAATAGAGTCCATATATCATAAGGTATTAGGTATGAGAGAATTCCTCTCATACCTAATTATTTTTTTGGTTATATATTATTAATGTGGTAAGGAGTGTACGTAAGTTTTAAATGAAAGAATCTAATCTCCTCTTTCAAAACTTTAATAATGGTTTTAGTGGATTCGACAACCATTAAAACAAAATATAGAATAGTCAAATATGCTATATGCATATCGATTAAATAACCCCTCTGGTAATAGGTATAAAGTTTAATCTACTTGATTATTCCATGGGACGACACTCACAAAGCTCAAAACACTACAAACAATCAATCTCACTCCTTACCACTTCCTTTCCAGGTTTGAACCTCATGGATTCTGTTACTACTTACAAGGTATTATAACAGCCTCCATTCCCCATCCATGGGGTTCATTCTTTTTTTTTGTAAACCTCATATTTTTTTACTTTAAGACATTCATATAATCTGATAGGAGGTTTATCCTACAATGCCAAAAAAGAAGAATTTTAACACGTCTGCCATTCTTAAAGAGGTTTATCCTATCATTGAGGATAGCCTAAAGAAAAATCTTATTTCTTGGAAAAGATGTTTGTCTAATTTTATTTCAAAACGATCACAATATTTATTTGATACCGTTCCTGCAGATAGAATCTATTATAGAGATGAAGATAAGCAAGAATTGTTTAAAGCTTTAAAAATAACCGAGGTTCAGATTAAAGCTGGTATTGGAAATACTTATTATGCAAATCACGCTCATTTTAAACCGGCGTCTGCTAAAGATACTGTTACTATTGTAGCACTTTGTATTGTAAGATATTTTTGTTTAAAGAAAGATAAAACAAATTTAGAGTTGGCTATGATATATCTTGCTTTCTCAGCCAAGTTCTATCCTATTATTCATTATGAATTCTTTAAAGTAGTAGCTCCATCTAAATATAGATACATAATGGAATATGTTGTAAATCATATGCTATCCCAAAAGTTTGATCTTAAATCTAAAGGTAGTGTCATAGGGGCTATAAAATCTATAAATTCTACTTGGATTGCTTCTTATGAAAAGATGTTTAAATCTTTTGATGATGAAGATACAGTATATGTAAATGAACAATTGTTCAACCGTATAAAATCTTTTATGAAAAATATTGCTTCTCTATATTATGAAGCATATAAGAATAAAGATGGCATCTTATATGAAAAAGATCAGTTACCTGATGAAGGATCTGGAGATTCAACTTTTAATCTTTCTACAAATGATTCATTCAAACTACAGCAGTATGTAGAAAATACAATGAATACTTTGAATACTACTAAGATAGATTATAGAACTTGTATTATGTGTGTAGACGGTAACGTTGGAGTTCAAGAATTATCTGCTTTGATGGAAACTATTTTAAATAATCCTGAAAATCTGGATAAGATAAAAGAACTTATAACTTTATATATCGCCACATATCTTGTACAAGCTAACAATAAAGATATCGCTACAGTGGCATTCTTAAAGTTCACTATCCAACCTAAACCAAATACAAAAGATCCTAGTTTGAATAGGATTAAAGATATAATGGAAGAGTTATTAGACGACAACTCTGTTCAATATAGAAAACGTAAACACCGTATAGCTACAAAGCTTTCTTATCATAAAGCTATTGCTAAATATTTTGCATTTACAATAATCAATTCAAATAAATAGGAGTATGATATATAATGATATCTTTAAATGAAGTTTATTTTGGGAAAACAAATGATGTACTCAAAATAGAAGATCTTTTTATAAAATTTAAAACTAAATATGCAAAAGATAAACCCATGAAATCTTTCAATTCTTATGTAAAACTTAGTAAAGATAAGACATTAAGAGAAATTGAGCAATGTATAGAAAATACATTTGGGTTTAATGGTGTAATTCTTACTATTAGTCCTGATCCTACATTAAATGCATATATTATTCCGTTTATCTTAGACCGTAAAACAGGAAAGACATATGACTTTAATGATATCGAACATGATGTAAAGAATTTTAAAAATTATGTAATTGTGACAGAACGTGGTTGTAAGATTGATAAGAAAAAGTTCCCTCTTAATATTTTGATTTGTTTAAATCTGGGAGCTATCTTTGGAAATGCTATTACAATTCCTGAACTTATGTCTTCTCTTCTTCATGAAATTGGTCATACATTCTCGAAACTTATAATGTATAAGGGTACTAAATTCGGATTAGTAGATGAAAAATTTGCTGATCAATTTGCTTGTATGTATGGTTATGGAGCAGAATTAAGCTCTGCTTTTAATAAATTAGGAAATACAGAATCTTCTTTTACAAAAACATTAAAGAAGGTACCTATATTTAATATTGTGGTTGGTCTTGGAAAGATAATATATGATATTAATTACAAGTTATGGACAATGAGAGATGCACATCCTACAAATATTGCTAGGATTAGATACCAAGTAGAACAGATGGAGTTAGAATTAAAAGACTCTAAAGAAATCAACCCTAAAATGAAAAAAGAAATGCAAGAACAATTAGAAGGTTGTAAAGAACAGCTTGATAAATTTGAAACTGCCGCAGATACAGATACTATTGCAGATAGAATGTTTAAATTCTATAATAGAAACCTAGAAAAATTAAATCTTGGTGAAATTATAAATGATAAAAAAATAGAAGCAAATGGAAGCACAGCAATGATAAATCAAGCATTTCAAGCTTTACTTGGTATAAACAAACCTAAGAAGGGATAATTATGAATATCAAAGAAGCTAGAAAAAAAGTAGAAGAGCGGATATATAAAGTATTTGATATTGTAGACAAGACTGGGCAGAATACAGAATACTATAAAGCAAAATTTGCTAAAATGAGCGATGCTCAATTTAAAGACTTCTTTAATCAAGATTTCCCCCTTAAATTCCAATCAAAGGTATTTGACAATGATCCTACCATAGATCAGATTATGGATGCTTTACACTTTATAAAAGTGCCTATTGAAGAAAAAGTTAGTATGCCTTTTATTAATAGAAATAGAGAAGGAAAACCTGTAAAGTCTCAACCTGTATTGGTTGTCTATATGACTCTTAAGAGATTAAAGCAAATGGTTCAAAAGAAGACTGGATATTCTGTAAATATTTCTAAACGTGATTATAGAACAGGCCTTCTTATAGATACTGATAAGAATGGCAACTCTACTGACCGTGAATTTGAATCCTTAGTTACATTGGATCTTCCTGAAACAATGAAAGAATTGGCTACTTATCGTGCAGATTCAATGACAGCAAAAGCTAAATTCTATAATCAGATCAATCTGACAGGCATGGTTAGTCAAAAAGATGTTCCTGTAGAGAACGATGATTCTATTGCTAGAAATCTTATTTCTGCATATCTTATTGGGGCTCATATTAATTCAAACTTGGTAAATAAAGATGATTATTTACCTAGAACTCTTGAAAAGAAGAACTTAGATAGGTCAGGAATTAGGAGAGAACAATAAAATATCCTGAAATTATATATTATAAAAATGAAGTTTAATGAAGCAAGAACATAAATTAAGCTTGTCAGGTAATATTTAAAAGGAGGTATAAATATGAACGACAAACAAGAAGAACAAGTTGTAAGATTAACTGAACAAGGCGACTTTGGTTGCGGAGTACACGTGCTTACAGAAGAAGAAAAAGAAAAAGTAAAACAGCAACAACAAACACAAAAATAAAATATTGTATTTTTTCATTCTCAACACTCATAGCACTTAGTTGCTATGAGTGTCATTTTTTTACTCAAACTGAGTTTTTAGAAGAAAGGATGGTTAGATGATAGTACATCAGAAAAATTCTAGTAAAAGTAAAACAAATGTGGTTAGAAAGCAGTCTCATACAAAGCATAAATTGAGATATGTTTTCACAGTTCTGTTGATTGTTTTTGTAGCTATTTCAATTGTTGAAAGTATGTATGCTACAATAAGAGTTCACTCACTGCAAACACAAATGGATGAAATGACGAAAAATCTATCTGATGCAAAAGAACAAAATCAAGCAATCATCAACACCTTGCAGAACATGCATGAAGAACAAAAAGAAAATATTAAAAAACAAGAGGAAAAGTTAGAAAAGATTCATGTTACTAGAATGAATGCAATTACAAATTTAAAAGAAGGTTTCACAGCAGATACTGATCTTTGTTCTAACAGAGGAATTACAGTAGAGGATATGAACAATATCATCGATCAATATGATATAAAATGTGGTGGAACCGAATTCAAAGGCCATGGAGATATATTCATCAAGGCTTCTCAAGTAACAGGGTTGAATCCTATTTATATCTTTGCTCATGCATGTGTAGAATCTGGATTTGGTAATAGCTATTTAGCCAGAAACAGATTTAATTATTTCGGTATTAATGCTGTCGATGTTGATCCTAATCAAGCTTATGCTATGGGATCTAACATGGAAGAAGGTATAATCAATGGTGCCGCATGGATTAAGAAAAATTATTATGCACAAGGTTATACTACATTACGTCAGATGAAAGAAGCTGGATACGCTACATCTGATACATGGGTAATTTCTATACTGGGCGTTGCTAATAATAGTATCGTCTTATTATAAATAATTTTTGGAGTTACCATATAATATACTATTATGGAGGAGATGTTATAATGCTTAGTGCAAAATTTATTGGGGTTGGTGCAGCTGGTAATAAAGCTGTGATACAGCTCTTGGAACAAGGAGTAATCCAATCAAGTTCTTGTTTGCTTTTAAATAGTACACTTACAGATGTACCTGAAAAGTATAAAGAATTTGCTATTGAATTTGGGGATGTAAAAGGATGCGGTAAAGAAAGAAATCTTGCAAAAGAAATGATTGTAGATGCTTTATCCAATCATACTGTAAATCTTGATGCATTCTTAGATCCTGAAGATAAGATGGTAGTCATCGTTACTTCTTCAGAAGGTGGTACTGGATGCGGTGCTTCTTCTGTAATTGCTCAATATATGAAAGAAGTAATCAATACAAATGTGCAAATGTTTGTATTTACTGGATTCGAAGATGATGTTAGAGGTCTTAAGAATACAGTAGATTGGTTCCATGATCTTTCTGAAGAATATGTAGTACAAGCTATTTCCAATAAATCCTTCTTAGATGAAGCTAAAGGAAATAGAAAGAAAGCTGAAAATCTTGCAAATCAGGAATTTGTAAAACGAGTATCAACATTGCTTGGTCAGAACATTATTGCTTCTGATAACAACATTGATGATACTGATCTTTATAAAATTGATACAACTCCTGGATTTATGACTATTGAACATTGCATTCTTAATAAGATTCGCAGTGTAGAAGATTTTAATATGGCTCTTGAAAATATGATGAGAGAAACACATAGTCTTGATAATGAACGCTCTGCAAAACGCATTGGTATCATTATCAATTGTGGAGAAAAGACTCAAGAGTTTATTGATCAGAGCTTTGAAGTTATTAAAGATAAGTACGGTGAACCGTATGAATTATTCTTGCATATTCAAAATTATCATGATGATGAATATGTAGATATCATTGTATCTGGGATGAAGATCCCGTTTGATGATGTTAAGACTACTTATAATAAGTACAAGAAACAATTAGAATCTATTGATATGAAATCTGATAGATTCTTTAAACAAAACTTTGATACATCTGATGCTGATGCATTGGATATGAATTCTAAAGTTAAGGTTTATGCAGAAAAGAATACAAATAAACTTGCTGCATCTAGATCTGACTTCTTTAGCAAAATGGGTGTAAAAGGTAAAGGAGAAACCAAACCTTCCAAAGCATCCGATGAATTATAATCAATCCTCTTACCTATAGGAGATTTGAATATGGAAAATGAAAATGGTTTAAAAATTGAATCTCTTGTAGAAACTAATGTAGGTAGTAAGTTAGCGACGTGTCTGGCAAATGTTAGTTATTTGCCAGACGAGCTCGCTTATCGTTTAGTAAAACAAGAGTACAAATCTTTTTTGTATAATATTGAAAAATTTGAAGAGTTAAACTTTTTAAAAGAGAATACAAGGTTTATTACATTCTTAATTCAAGTATGTATGGAAGAAGAGTTAAGTTATGAAGATAGAATATATTGTAATTCTATGATTTACAACATGTTTCCTGTAAATCAATATTTGGCTAAACTATATACATTCTTAAGTACAATAGTAAATAATAATATGACTCATAAGATTATGAATATTTGCGAATTCAACCAAGTATCATCTTCTTATATTGCAGTAGCTAGAAAATCATCTTTTAGTTTTGATGAAAATATTACAAGATTGATATCATCTATTATCTGTATAGGATTGGATGTATCGAACAATATATCTGTAGATAAGATTGAGAAGCTGTTTAATCTTATATATCCAGATACTAAGGAAATTTCCCAAGTATTTTTACACTTATTAAAAGACAATTATATCTATAGATCTGATGAAGATTGGATAACCAGTGATATTATCTATATTTCCAATATGATAAATAAAGCTGTTTTAAATATAATAGAATCAAAAGATGAGTCTGTTATAAATAATATCTTAATGCAAGCTCATAATATGATTAGTATAGAAGGATTGGAGTATGAGGATTTAAGATTTAGTCTTAAGAAGCTTGACAAATCTATATATCCTAAGATCAATACATCTATAAATAATTTGTATAGAAATGATATCTATCTGAAGTAAGAATGTACCCATACCTTTAATTAGGTATGGGTAATTAATTTTGATAAAAACATCAACAATCTATTATATCAAAATGTTTATTTTTTTGAGAGACGGAGGATAAACTAATGGCAGAAACCGATAGTATGCTTGAACAAATGTTTAGAGAAAAAGCAGCTAATATGGATTTTAGTATGAAACAAGAAGCTAAAGAAGATACCGGATATCCTAGTGGCTTTCTTAATTTCGACTATCAAAATGGATTTATTAATGATGAACGATTATCAAATGGAGAATTACATCCTTATTATGTATTAGGTATTACGGATGGATCTTATAATGCATTTATAGGGAATACAGGTTGCGGTAAATCTACTTTAGTAACTCAAATAGCAGCAAATATTGCTAGACAATATAAAACCTCTACTATCTTTGAAGATAATATCGAAGGCGGTATGACTTCTTCTAGACGTAGATCTTTATCTGGATTTTCTGTTGAAGAATATGAAAAGAGATATATTGTAAGAAACACTGGTATCACTGCAGAAAACTTTTATGAACGTATTAAGATGATTCATGATCTTAAACTTTCTAATGTAGAAAAATTCCTTTATGATACAAAGAGAAATGATGTATATGGGAAACCTATTATGAAATTAGAACCCACTTTATACATTATAGATTCTATTCCTATGCTTATGCCTAAGGAATATATTGATGATGATGAATTAGCTGGCAAATCATCTGGTGCAGCAACAGCTCAAATCTTAACAAGAATATTTAGACAGATTATTCCTCTTCTTAAAGAAGCTAATATCATTTTATTTGGTATTAATCATATTCTTGAAGATGTTCAGATGAGTATCTTCCCTAAACCGAATGCAGTACAATATCTTAAACAAGGTGAAAGACTTCCTAGAGGAAGATCTTCTACTTATGTAGCTAATAATATTATTAGATTAGATGCTAAAAGTAAACTTAAAGCAGATGAAACTTATAAGGTTGAAGGATCTGTTGTAGAACTTAGTTTGGTAAAATCCAGATCTTCAGGAAAGAAGACTGGTACAAGACTTGTATTTGATTATAATAATGGATTTGATCCTTGGTTATCCTTATTAGAAGATATGAAGAATAATAAACTCCTTTATGGTGGAGGAGCTTCATTATCTTTTGATCCTGATAAGATTCATAAGTTCTCTTATGGGAACTTTAGAGAAAAAATAAATGAAAATCCTGAATTCAGAGCGGCTTTTGTAAAAGCTGCTTTAGGGTATTTAAAGAAAATTCCTCAAAGAATCATTCTTGCAGAAAATCTTCACACTGACGATCTTCTTACTTCAGACTCTTTATATGAAGTAGAATAATTTTTAGGCTTATATATTATAAACATGAGAGGTCAAGAGATCTCTCATGTTTTTTCTTTATTTCTAGGAGGAGATTTCAATGAAAAAAGTTAGTGTTGATGTAAAACTTGGAACAATTGAAGAGTTAAAGAAACAAATTGAGTCTGGTTCTATCGGGGAATTATCAGATTCTGAAAAAGAAAAGTTAGAAACATACAATTCAAATACGTGTTTATCGGTTCCTATTGAAAGTAAAAGTAATACAAATACCGATGATGAGGAAGATGAAACAATTTCTTTGTTTACAGTAGCTGGAAAAGAAGATGAAATGACTTTTAAAAGCATTTCTAATGGGCTTAGAAGTACTCGTTCTATTCTAACTTCGTGCTATCCTGATTATGATGATACGATGTTCTATTTTATGATAGATTATTCTAACTTATTCCATTTTATCAATAATTTAGAAGAAGAAGATATAAAGGTCTTGATAAGCACTTTATATTCTAATTATAGAATAAGAATAGCTTTAATTTAGTTTTAAAAGAGGAGTCTAATCAATGAAAACAACCAATACTACGCTTAGACTTGGAAAAGAGATAGAAGAAATAGAAAAGAAACTTCCTAGTCAAGAGTATACGTTGTGTAAAGGTCTTAAACAACCTTTTAACAACACAAATTCAGGTTCCAGAAAGATAATGCAGGGGATTCAGATGGAACAGATAACACAGCTCCTTAATCCTGAAGTCCCCATTGTTTCTACTGGTTATGAAAACCAATTCGGTGAATTCAGCTCTAATTTTATTAGGGCTGAGTTCAATTATAAGGTCATGGCTAAAATATCGAAATTTAGTAATGATCCTGATAGACATTATTGGCTTATCTTATATAATAAGAGTAAAAATGTTCTTACCTGTATAGAACGTATAGGTTATAAGCATATAACAGAATTTTATGGCTATTTATACAACAATGAGTATTTAGATAGCTTATCTGTTGGAAAGACTATTCATAAAGATGATGTAGTTAAAAAGACAATATCTTATGATGAATACAACAATAGGGCTGAAGGAATAAACCTTTCTACAATGTATGTAGCATGTGAAGATGTAAAAGAAGACCCTATTGTAATTAGTCAATCAGCTGCTAATAAATTTGTAACCCCTTTGATAGATAAAGTAGAAATCAAAATCAATGATAATGATATTCTACTCAATCTCTATGGTAAAGGAAAAGAATATAAGACTTTTCCTGATATTAATGAAGATATTGAAAATAACATCCTTTGTGCAGTTCGTAGAGAACTCAAGGATGAAGAAGCATTGTTTACTCAGTCTTGGGATAGACTTAAGACAACAATGCTTAACGATAAAGAATACATAGTTGAAGGGAAAGTTATAGATATTGATGTTTTTTGTAACAATCCCGAAAAATTAGAAACTTCTATGTATAATAATCAGGTCAAAAAGTACTATGATGAAACAATCAGATTCTCAAAAGAATTTGTTGATAAGGTAGCACCTTTAATCTTTGATACAAATACTGGTGAAAGATTGGATGTAAATGTATCTTATGATTTGCAAAAGATGTTCTATAATTGTGATTGCATTTCTAAAGGGAAGCAGTATATAAATGAAAAGGTATTCAACAACATTACCATGATCATGTATATACAGCAGAATAAACCTCTTCATAGTGGAGATAAGATTACAGATAGATATGGCGGTAAAGGTGTAATATCTAAAGTAAAACCTGATAACCTTATGCCTCATTACTATAGAAATGGTAAATGGGTTCCTGTAGATGTACTCTATTCTATGAATACATGTATTAACCGTCTTAATGATGGTCAGTTGTTTGAAACTTCAGTAACTTATATTGGTTGGCAGTTGCTTGAGTATATAGACAAGAACTTATCCGCTAATAAGATTACTTATGATCAGGCATTTGCAATGATTCATAAATATATTGAATTATTAAACCCTGAAGAAGCTGCATTTCTATCTGAGTCTTTTAACTTTGTTTATGATAGAAATGATTTAGATTGGGAAGATAATGAATACCAGAGAAATCTGTATATCCAACAAATGATTCATGAAGGTCATATAAACTTATCTTTAAAACCTATATCCACAAATATGAGCATTGACCTTTTAGCTAATATTTATGCTACATTCCCGTTTATTAATAAACATTGTTACGTTTGTGCTCCTATAGAAGATTCTAATGGGAATACAAGAATGGTTCATACTAGAAGAAAATTAGTTATTGGATTCAAATACATTTCTAGATTAAAACAATTAGCAGAAGAAAAGTTCTCTGTAGTATCTTTAGCTTCCACTAATATTAGAAATGAAAACTCTAAATCTAGAATGAGCAAAGTTCATAATGCAAAATTTGCATCTACTCCTGTTCGTATATTTGGAGAAATGGAATCTTCTACTATTACAGCTCATTTGGGAGTAGAAAAGTTCTATCAAGAGTTTATGCTTAATTCTTCAAGTCCTAAGGCTAGACGTTCTCATAAGAAACTTCTTACTGGGAATCCTTTTGACTTTGATATTGAATTAGATGCAGAAGCAGAATCTCAATCTGCTCAAATCTTACATGCATACTTAAAAGAGCTTGGTGGTGTATTTAGATTCATCAAGTTATTTAAACATAAGAAGCATCCTCTTCTTATGAATGTAATTGATATATCTCCCAGAAAGCCTAAGATGGTAATTGAGTTTGAAGGAGATAAGAAAGATGATAAGCCGTATGATGTAAAAGATACAAAAGAAGTTATTACAATAACTCCTGGTATCTATGAAGAGAATATGAGAAACAAGGCTTATGAAGAAAAGCTAATAAAACTTGGGTTAAAAGAAAAATAAATGTATATTATAAATATGGATAGTAGATCTTAGGGTCTACTATCCATAATTTAACTTACCTTGTTGAAAGGAGGTAAAGAATTTTTTATGTTAAATCCTATTTTAGAAGATGCTTACAATTCTATTCTGTCTGGAGATCCTACAGTATCTGAAGAAGTAAAGCATTTTATGAATGAGAAAGCAAAACAAGTCATCAAGAATCAAAATATTCATATGATAGACTATGATGACGTTATTGGAATTTTAAAAATATCTAATGCATTATATAATAATGGAGCGAATATAATCCTTCCGTTAAATGATGATCTATATGATGCTTTAGTAAATCTATGTAAGGTTATCAATATTCCTACTCCTGTAGGTGCACCCCCTATCTCTTTTGAGGAAGAAGCTAAAGTAGATAGAGGAAGTAATTTAGAAATCAAAGAAGATGGAAAGAAAGAAGTAATTCAAATAGTACCTAAAGATAAAATGATGTATTTTGATGCTTTGGTAAGAAATTACACATTCCCTATCAAAGAAGATTTTGAAGTGCATCATGATGAAACTTTAGTAAAAAAGAAATCAAGAAATGTAGCACATACTTATGATATGTGTGGAACTCTTGATAAATGTAAATTTGTATTAAAATCTGAAGCATTAGAATCTGGTGTTTTAGATGATAAGACAGTACAAATTTTTGAAAGAGATTTTCTTGGTACTCATGCAAATATGGGTATTATAGATCCTAATCATATTAAATTGATAGCTTCTCTTAAGTATGATGGAGTATCTGTAGAAGAAGAAATTCAGGGATCTAAAATATCTTTTGCATGTACTAGAGGAGATACAGATAATAATGAAGCTTCTGATCTAACTCCTATATTAGGAGGAATGGAGTTTCATAGAGCCAAAGGAAAAGTAGACGATACAGAAAGATTTGGTATTAAGTTTGAGTATATTGTAACTAATTACAATCTACAAAGAATAGAAAGAGATTTTAAAAAGAAATATGCAAATCCTAGAAATGCTGTAATAGGTTTATTGGGTGGTTTAGATGCAAGAATGTATAGGGATTATCTAACCCCTATACCGTTAGAATCTTCTTTGAATGTAGATAGAATTACAGAATTAGAATTTCTAAATAAATATTATACCAAGGATACTTCTATGAGATATGAAATCATAGAAGGAGACTATATGCAAGTTTTATTTATGGTAAATCAATTTGTTAAAGAAGCAAATGATTTAAGAGATTTTATGGGATTCCAATATGATGGAATAGTCATAGAATATGCAGATAAAGATATAAGAGAACGTCTTGGTAAAAGAGGAGCTATTCCTAGATATGCAATAGCTATAAAATTCAATCCTCTTAAAAGAAAATCTACATTTACACATTACACCTATTCTGTTGGACAAGATGGAAGAATAACACCCATGGCTCATTTTAAACCGGTAGAGTTCTTTGGTGCTATCCATGATAAAACAACAGCACATTCTTTGAAACGATTTAATGAATTAGCATTAAGACCTGGAGATAAAGTAGATTTGACTCTGGTAAATGATGTAATAGTCTATATCAGAAAATCTAAAGATAAGTTTAATGAAACCAATACTGCTCCTTTAGAAGAATTTCCTGAAACTTGTCCTTGTTGTGGAGAACCTCTATATGTGACAGATTCGGGAGATAGTGCGGTATGCATCAATTTCTATTGTAGAGAAAAAGTAATAGGTAGATTAACTAACTTCTTAAAGAAGTTAAACAGTAAAGACTTTTCAAGTGAGTCTATAAGAGCTTTAGATGTAACATGGGTTAGAGATCTATTCAATATTCCCAAATCTGTTCTTGTAGAAAAATTAGGAGAGGTAAATAGTATTAAATTTATAGAACGATTAGATGAGCTTAAGAAAACACCTTATCCTGATTATAGAATACTTGGTGCTATTGGATTTACATCCATAGCTTTAGAAACTTGGAAAATAATATTACAAAACGTTAGTCTTAATACCTTATTATCAGATACTGAGAATACTTTGAAAGCTCTTGTAAATGTAAAAGGTATAGGAGCTAAAACAATAGAAGTATTAGGAAATGAGATTCCTAAATTTTATGATGACATTAAATTCATATGCGATAATTTCAATATTATTTATACCGAAGTAGGTAATGTATCTGATAAGATACAAGTAAGATTCTCTGGATTAAGAGATCATGCATTAAATCAAAGATTTATAGATGCTGGTTTTGATTCTAGAGAAGATTCTGGAGTTACAAATTCTACTGGAATTTTAGTAGTTCCTTATAATGGATTTGAATCTGGAAATGTAAGGAAAGCATTTAAAGCTAAAGAAAAGAATTTCAAACTCAAAACTGGATTAAGTTTAGAATCTGGTATAGGATGGAATAATTATAGAGAGTTTGATTCCTATGCTCCTATGATTTTGAATGCATCTGATGCAGATGAGTATTTGAAAACTTTTAACAAATAAAAAATTAAAAAAAGTATAACTTAGGTATAAGTTTCAAATTAGTTATACACTATAAATGTGTAGATCGGACCGACGGGTCTGGTTATATAAAAGATCTTTTATATTATCTCTAGGAGGAACACGTAATGAAAAACTTTTTAGAATCCGGAATCAATCTGCAGGTAAGTAAAACTTTCACTAATCGTAATTATGGTTGGAATGATTTTGCAACTGAATCTTGCATTAAGACACTTTTCGAAGGTGCCGCTATCTTCCTTGGAAAAAATAAATCCAAGGATACTCCTACAGCTTTAGTATTTAAAGATATTGATGGTCGTTTTCATTTTGGTGCATATGTACAATTCCATAAACAAGAAGAAGAAGGAACCGATGAAGGTTCTTGGACTTTGAGTTATACATACAATGAAGATGATATCGATCCCAAATGGTCTATTTATGACTTTACTGAATCCCAAGTAGCATATAAAGCTATTATTGATATCGCACATGATAAGTTTGGTATCAATTTTAAATATGCTCCTAAAGATGATAATAATAAAATTTGCGAAGGTTCTGCTCAAGAACTTTTGATCACAATCATGGATGTAATTTTCGATTACATGCGTGCAAATGTATCTATTGATCCCGTATTAGAATTCCCTGGATATTTCACGATGACCTCTGAAATTTCTGGTAATAGTGTTTATGTAGGTATTGAACCTTCTGAACAGATGAAGCAACATGTTAAAGATGATTCTGAAATTGAAGTAAACGAATAATGAAAATAACATTGGGTGAGAGGATCGATTCCTCTCATCCCTTTTAATCTTTTTCTTTTTAATCTCCAATAATTTTTTCAACAGAGGGGTATTTGGCTAATGAAGAAGATGAGAATTGGAAAAAGAATCCTTGATGTAATTGATCAGGAAGAGTTTATACGTAAATCAGAATATAATCCCGAAGCTGTTAAAGAATTAGCAGAAGATACAGCAGTGGTTAAAGATGATATTGTATATCCGGTTATGACTAAATTTAGTAGAGATGTTGTAGGTGTGTATGATGCTGGTCCTCTTTTAATTTATTCTAAACCTGAAGATATAGATCTGTCTCAATATAATTCAAAAGATATTATCGATTTTGATAATGTTGAAAATCTAAGAGATTCTATAGAAAAAGCAGCTAAACTTGAAAGTCAAGAACGTTCAATACTTATTTCTACAAATAATATTTACAAACCCATTGTTCAGGAGAATGATACTCCTGAAATGGCACTATTTAAGAAAGCTATTAGCAAAAAGAATATAGATATTGAAAACTATAAACAACGTTTTGGGTCAGACTATTCTAATGATCTAAGAGGTCTTACAGGAAATTCTATTACGTTCTTCAAATTAAAAAGATTCTGCGATATCTTTGATATAAGATGTTCTATTACGTTTGAAGATAAAAAGAATGCTCCCAATCCTATTGGAGAAAAATTAACTACTTGTGTTAATGATACGGTTTGATGGGAGGATAGTATGAATCAAAGAGAATTTATTTATAATTATAATAACAAGTATAGAGAAAAGTTTAATAAAACTTTGTTTAATAGATCAGATGATATGATTATTTATTATTTAAAGAATATTATCAAATCAGCTGAGCGTCAAATGGGCGTTAATGGTTACTTTACGATTAAGATTCATAGCTTTAGAGTTGTTGATGAATATACTGAGGTACTTGATATACTTAGACAGCATCAAGCTCGTTTAATAAGCAAAAACTCTAAAAAAGGACCTACAGATAACAAATATGATTATATCGATATCAAAGACTCTGACCTTAAACTTCTTATAGTAACGTATTATGTAGAAGCATCAGATGGAAGAGAAATGTTTGATGTAATCATTGCAGTTCCTAGAGTAATAGAAAAGTTCTATTTTAAGATCAATGGGAACATTAGAACTCCTATGTATCAAATTGTAGATGCATTTACTTACAATAACAAAACATCTACAGATAAATATCAAACTGTTACAGCCAAATCTACATTCCAACCTATTCGTATTTATAAGAATATCAAAGATGCAAAAGATGTTCATGATGAAGAAGTATCTATGATTACTTTTAATGCGAATATATTTAATAAGACAGTTCCTATTGCTAAATACATATTTGCTGAAATGGGACTTATAAGAGGACTGCAATTTTTAAAATTAGATAACTTTATTAGGATTACGGATGAAGACCCTAACGATCCTGAATGGTATACTTTCCTTCCTAAGAAAACTAGTCAGATATACATCAATTGCCCTAAATCTTTGTTGTATTCTAATCTTGGTTTGCAGCATGTAATGGGAATGATGTGTGATGAATTAGGAAGAAAGTTTGCAGTACTTCCTGATATCTTCAGTAAGAAATACTGGTTAGATTCTTTAGGTAGGCATTTCAATATGTCTGATCCTATCAATAAAGCAATATCAGTATTAACTTCTTTAAAACTTATTTATGATAAAACCACTGCAGAAAAGATAAGACTTCCTGAACAAGATAAGAATAATATCTTTTCTATATTAAGATGGGCAATCTATGAATATGATATGCTCCTCTTAAAAAATAACCTTGATATCTCTATCAAAAGATTAAGATGCGAAGAATATATAGCTTCTTTTTATTCCCCTAGATTCTCTAAGGCTATTTATGCTTTATCTGATATGGGAGAAAAAGTAGATATTCAATCCATTAAAAGAAGACTTACGACAGATCCTATGTATTTGATTAATGAAATTACAAATAGCAATCTTGTAAACTTTAGAGATATTACCACAGATAATGATTCTTATCTGTCTATAAAATGTACTTATAAAGGAATAGCTGGTATAGGTGAAGCTGGAAGCAATTCTATCCCTGATATCTATAGATATTGTCACACTTCTAATATAGGGATAGTAGATATGTCTGCTTCATCTCCTACAGATCCTGGTGTTACATCTATGCTTGTTCCTCTTATCAATGTTTACCCCGAAGGATATTTTAGAGATGATCCTAAGTCTAAAGAACCTAATACATGGAAAAGAGTTGTAGATAAACAACTTAGAGAATTTAAGAAAGAAAGTAAATTAAAAGAAGTAATTGAGTTTGATAAGAAAACCTTTAAAGAGCCCAATTACGATATTCCCGAATTACAACAATTCCATGTTAAAAAAGAAAGATAAAGTATTGTGGAATGGTAAATACCATTCCACTTTATTTTTAATTTACAAGAAAGTAAAACTGATTTTTATGATATACAATAATTATGAGAGAAAGGTAAATAGAGATGTCTGATAATGAATTTATGAGATATTGGGTCTACTCAAGACAACAGGCTGAACAACAGATGAAGATACATAAAGTTAGAAATATTTCTAATATGCATTTTAAGAGAATCGTAATTAATGGAGTAGCAAAACCTTTTACATCTGAATTGAAGTCTATGAAAGATATAGTCTATTCAGATTCTATATTAGTTGCTAAAGGTGATAAAAGAAAAATGGAGATCCTCCAATAAGAGGTGAATATATGATATGAAAGAAGTAATTACTGAAGGAAAATTTGGGGTTTGCCCGATGTGTGGAAAACCTCTTATACTACTAGAAACTATGTATTCAGCATATGGTTTAATCGATGTAGGTACATTTCCTAATAAGCTTTTAAATAGAAAATATTCTATCAAATCTGTATGCATGGATTGTGGATATAGCACAGAAATGGTTAGAACTATGGATGGTATTTTCCCTAAGAAGTATTATAAATTAGAAGAAAATAAAAAGGAGCTAGAAAAAGGTAAAGGAGACGCCCTTTTATTAGGCTATATAGAAGATTAGTTTTTATTTTTAGCAAAAGGAGATAATTAATTATGTCTATCAAAAGCAATGAAATCTTTTCGTTTGTAACTTTCTTTAGAGATGAAATGGGAAAGATAAATAGATTAAACAATCTATTCGAAAAAGATCCTAATAGGGAAATTATAACTAACTATTTAAAATCGCAATATAATGGGATTGCTAATGGTAAAGTTGACTTTGATAAATTAGTTATGAGAAAGGTTAAAATAACTGATTTGGATTTATCTTATAAATTGGATGATGAACAAGATAGAAAAGAAGTCATATATAAAGAAGTATATTTTGTAGATGGGTTATTAGATGAATTCCGCAAACAATTCAAAACTGATAAAGAAATTATGGATAACTTATTATCTATAGATCAAGTAGGTATATTAAACTACATTAGTCCTATACAAAATGTATTTTGCAACTATACTACTACAAAAAGTGTAATGATCGTATTAGAAGACTTTGTAGATTTTGTTTTATCTAATCTGATATGCTTCTATGATGAATATAATAACTTTTTAAATTCATTCAATGATGAAGAATCTAAAGCATTAAAAATAACCTATTTGGAAACTACTCAAAATGATTTAGCTACTGGAACATGCAGGATGTTATTCAATAATTGTAGTGAGTATAATAGTGGGGTAACCCATCTATATAGAGATAACTTTAGTGTTTTAGATGTAAAAGATGTAATTTCTTTTGCAGCTATATTATCTTATATAAAAAAGAAAGCAGAATTTGTAAATACAACAAATACAGATCATGATTTATTCAAAGTATTTAAGGTATTATTTTATGGGCTTATAACCAAATTCTATGATGTCGGATTAGTTTTATCAAATGAAACGATCAAAGAATTTAATTTATCTAAAGAAGAATATGATTTAGGTGGGTTCTTAAAAGAAATATTTGATGCTATAATGTATCTTGTTGAAAACTATGATGATTTAGCTACTAGAAATACTGGAAATTTGGATATGCTGTTATATTCTAAATATGAATTAGAATTAGCAACATTGGCTAGAAAGTATACTAACGTTATAAATAGAACTATAGATAAAATTACTGAAACTAAAGAAATTACACAATAATTTTAAAAAGTCACTCTGACTAGCATATAAGTGCTAGTCAGAGATTTTTATCTTTTTTTATATATAGGGAGGTGTTAAAATGAGACTACTTAGATTAAGACTAAAAAACTATATAGGAATCTTTAATGGTATGGGATTAGAAGATATCGAAATAGATTTTTCAAAATGCACTCATAGAATTCTTATTATTAAGGGAGATAATGGTACAGGAAAGTCTACTATCTTTAAAGCACTAACTCCTTTATCAGATTCTAGTATTAATTTCATAGAAGAGAAGACTGCTATAAAAGAAATATCTTACATGATGAATGATAATACAATCGTAAATATAAAATACGAATCAGTATTTAAAGATAAAACCAGAAAACCTACCAAGTGTTATATGTCTAAGATAACACAAGATGGAACTGTAACCAATATAAATCCTACCAATAATATAACTACTGCTAAAGAAATTATCTATGATCTATTTGGATTGGATGATAATTTTATAGTTCTATCTCAGTTATCTGCTAATAAAAAGGGTCTTGGTGGATTGAAACCTTCAGAACGTAAAAAATATGTAAATAATATTGTATCTTCTCTTTCTGCATATTCTGAGATGAATAAACTGATGACAACGAAATCATCAGTATTAAAATCTATTTTAGCTTCTATCAGTACCAAACTGTCTCAGATAGGAAATATAGAACTGGTAAAGAGTAATATAGTAAAAAATGAAGAAGCCTTATCTTCTTTAAAACAAAAAGAAGAAAGCTTAGTTTATAAAATAGCCAGTCTAAATAATAAAATCTCTGAGATAGATACAACTGGAAACTATCTTGATACATATAAAGATCTTTCTTTTAGAAAAACAATATTAGAAAAAGAAATGAAAGATCTTCCTGAAACCAAAGAGTATTCTGAAGATAGTCTTATAACAAATGAAAAAGAGTTTTCTAAATATGAGGCTAGGGAAGAATTTTTAAGACAAATAATCAAAGATTCATTTGATAAAGAGCTTTCCATAAAAGATGAGATAGATGAAAATTCTGCTAAACTAGAATCCCTATATGATAATAATATCTTATCAGACGTGAAAGATAAGATCAATTCCACTAAATTAGAACTAAATAAATATGAAAAGTTTACATACTTGATCGATGATTATATTAATATCACTGATCAAGATTATGAATTATCCAATAATGCTATAAACAAGTTCAATTCAAATATAGATATATTAATATCTTCTTATGACAAATCTATTATAGAAGATTGTTTAAAATATGAAAACAAACCTAAAACCAATATAAATTTTGATAGTGTTATAAGAGGATTAGAATCTTCTTTACAAGAACAACAAGAAACAAAGAATATTGTATTGGAACTAAAAAGATCGTCTGATTCTTTTAAAAATATACCTAGTGATTGCAATCATAAGGAAGATTGTCCTTTTATAAAAGAAGTAGTAGAATCTCATAAAAGATTAGATGAGTATCCTAGTTTAGATTCTATCATTTCAAATATAGATAGTACCAACTCTAAACTTGAAGAGGTAAAAACTAATTATGAAAAGGAAACAACAAAGACTATCTGTTCTAATGAAATAAAATCTATTATAGATCATATAGAATCCATTGTTCCTATCATAAACAAATTTCCAAATACAACTATTCAAAAGAAAGATATAATCCATTGTATTAGAGAAGGATTGTATCTTCCTGCAGATTTGAGTAATTATATCGAAAATAAAAATATAATAACCATTATTTCCAGTCTGAGAGATAATCTTAAGAATTTGGAAGAGACAAAATCAAAGATAGAAGGATCTAGCAAAGAATCTATCAGTCTTAGAAGTACATTAGAAAGATTAAATCTAGAATTAGATGAAGTGATAAAAAATAAGAAATCTAATGTACAAGAACTGGATAGTATCTTGGCTAAGAAAAATGAAATAAATACGATACTTAATTCAATCCATATAGCCAAGATTAATAAAGAGAAATATGAAAAATTCTCTAAAGAATATGAAGAAGTATGCAATTCTATAAAAGAAATGGACAAGAATGCAGAATCTCTTCAATCTTTAAAAGAAGAACTCAGACTCAATTCATCTGAATTGAATGTATTAAGAAATGATGATCTATTAAATATTAAAAGATCTATTGAAAAAGATAAATATCAATTGGTATTGTATGACCAATATAAGAAAGATTATAATGAATACATGTCTAAGTTTAATGAACTTCAGATGTTGAAGAAGTATACTTCTATCCATGGTATTCAAACGGTATATATGTCTGTATTTATGAATAGTATATTACAAGAAACAAATAATCTTCTTAGATATTTATTTGGCGGAAGATTTGCATTGCAACCTTTTATTATAAATGAATCTGAGTTCAATATTCCTTGTGCAGATACTGAAGGAAGAGTTAGAGAAGATATATCTCTAATGAGCGATAGTCAGCTTTCAATGATCAGTATGCTTATATCCTTTGTTTTATTAAAGAAATCCTCAGATAATTACAATATCATCAAGTTGGATGAAGTAGATGATAATCTAGATAATATAAATAGAATCCAATTCTCTATCTTAATAGAACACATCATGAGTGGATTAGGATTTGATCAATGCTTAATCATTTCTCATAATAATGAATTGGATTTATCTAATACTGATATTGTAGTATTAAAATTAGAATCTCAAGAGATGGTAGATTCTTTATACAATTCTGGAGGAAATATTATATTCAGTTACAATGAATACAGAAAATAATATAGGAGGGAATCATGTTATACAAATCAACTCATGAAAGAGTAAAGGATAGAATAAATCCTTATAAGAAGATAGATATAGAGGAAGAGATAAAAACTAATCCTATAATAAATATACCGTCCGAATCTACTTTTGTTACAATAGCTACTATAACGGCTATTATAAACTTGGTATTTTCTATATCTATTATGCTATATATCTTATTTGTAAAATAAAAATTGTGGATAAGGGTAATCCCTTATCCATATATTTTTTTTTGCATATATTATATTATAAAAACATTCTTATAATGTGAATATTATATATAAGAAGAAGGGTTAAATACTTAGTATGAGAGGATATAATGAGTTAGATTTACCAAATAAAAAAGAAGAAATTAAATTAGATCATTTACCTTCTTTTGATATTGCTGATTATGATTTTACGAATGAAAAAGATCTTATCAAATATTTTAAAAACATAGAAAAGATATGCAGATCTTCTAGATCTTACAAAAAATTTATAGAATATTTAAGAAACTGTGTTGATATGACACAGTGTTCTTTTTATAAAAACGTAAATAATATAGATACCTTTTCTATTAAGATCCATATACATCATGCTCCTCTTACTTTATATGATATTGTGACTACAGTATACACTAAAAGAGTAGCTAATCATGAAAATATATCTGAAAATGCAGTAGCAAAAGAAGTAATGTATAATCATTATAAACTTAATGTTGGATTAATACCCTTATCAGAAACAGTACATGAGTTAGTTCATAATGGGTATTTATTTATACCAACAAATTATGTTTATGGTAATTATAAAGAATTTGTAGATACCTATGGGAAATATATGGATCCTCAATTAAGATCTACTCTAGATTATTCGGAAATGGTATCTAGAACATATGATTATGATAAAGAGACTAAAGTACTTCATATGAGTATGACTTATATAGATCCTAGTGGATCTTATGACTTTCCTAATACTCAAGAAGTTATTTCTAATCTACAAGATCATATAGATAAGATAGATATTGAGGCTACAAAAAATCAATACATGAGTTAGGAGTTAATAAAATGGGATTATTAGTTACAGAAGAATCTTATAGAGCTTCGTATAATAGACATTTTGAAGAGTTCTTAGACAGTGTAATAGAATCTGGAGAATTAGAATTGATGCTTCCTGATGTAGTATTATTTGGAGATGATTTTACACTAGAAGACAGATTCAAAGTATCTAGAGAATTAGAATCAATAAATGATTTAGATAATATTTGTCTTCAGCCTTTATATTATAAAGATAAAGCTACTTATGATAGTTTATCTGGAAATCAAGTTGTTCGTGAAGATAATGATTATAATAGTATAAATGTAAACAATACAGATGGATATTCTATTGAAGATATAGAATCTATAAAAACATTAGAAGATGCAAAGGAAAAAATCAAAATAATTTCTGAAAAAATAAATAAATTTACTAAAGAAAGAGCTAAAGTAGATAAAAGTAAGAAAACTCTATTTCAGACTATTATAAATTATTTGAAAAAAGCAATTTTTTATATTACTGAAAAAATTAGAGAAGGTTATTATTCAGTAAAAGATGATCTCAGTGATGCTCTTATTGGTGAAGATAGAGTAAAAAGAGCTCAGGAAAAATATAATAGAGAAATAGCTAAGGCTAACCGTTTAGCAAAGCATTCTCCTATCCTTCGAAAAGGAGAATTTAATCAATAAATCCTTTGCAATAGTGACTATTTATTAATGATCTATTATAGATTAATAATAAGGAAAGGAGTATAAAATGATACTCAAAGAAGAAAATATTTCTATTATTACTCCATTATTTGAGTTTATTGATTCTATTAATAGGTTAGAAGAAAATTTATCATTCGATTCGAATATTTTAAAAATTCGCCATATTGATAATTTAGATGAAAACCTTATTCAATTAGAAGATTTTAGAAGATTTTACAACATTCATCCAAATTATAATATTTATGAATGCATAGATGAAATATGTAAAGATAATGGAATAGATAGAGATTCTGTTGGGTTTTTAGTAAATGAATCTTCTTTATATGAAAATATAATTTTTACTAAATTAAGTAATTATCTTATTACCAATGATTTTAATGTATATTTCAATCCTATTTCAGAAAATTCTGTATATAATAGAGATTTAATGGATGCTTTTGAAAAAGATAAAAAGTATGATACATTGGCTGAATCGGTAAATTTAAAAGAATTTATTAAAGAAGGATATATAAGTTCAGTAATAAAAGAAAATCCTAAAAATAAGGTTAAGAGAAAATTAAAAAGTTCCTCTTTAAACTCTTTAGAACTGTTAAAATCCCCAAAACATAATATTTATTCTTCATATAATAAATCTTTTAAAACTACAAAAAATATGGCTAATAAATATATTGCTATTAAATCTCTTTATAATAAATTACAAAAAGATCTTAATAGATCTGATGTTGAAAAAAGAGAAAAGATTTTAAAACAGATGAAAAAATTAAAAACTCTTATGTCTGATTTAAAATCTAAATTAAAAAATTAATTATGGTGGAAGGAGAATATGTAGTTATGTTTAATTCTGCTATTCAAACCCTTTCTGAAATGGCTATTGCTGATAAGGGAACTAAAGTTCCCCAGACAACAACCATTGGGGTTGTTGAAGAAGTAAAAACTATTTTAGATGAGTTGAATACTATTCCTGTTAGTGAATGTAAATTCTTAGCAGAAATGGTCCCTGTTAGAGAATCTAAACGATTCGATAAATATCTTATTGAAATGGAAGACCTCTCTCGGTATATGGTTTCTAATGGTGTCTCTTCTGTAACGGAGGCTATCAATGATATTCTTACTGTAAATGGTCTTCAAGGTCAATATCATAATACAGCTCTCATCATCGACGAAGCATCTATTCTTGAAGAAGTAAATACTTTGGGAATTGGTACTGATGATAAAATGAATGATTGGGCTGAAGGTGGATTAGGTAAAGGTTTCTATGGGGACCAAACCAATGTAATGACTTATCGTAAGTTTGCTAATACCAAACAAATGCTGGATACATTCTTGAACAAATATGGTATTCAACTCATTAAAAAGAATTATACAGTTGGTATTGGTACTATGAATGAATCTACTGAAGACGTTCAACTCAAAGTTGAACCTAAAGATCAAGTAATTCATGAAAAAGATAAAAAAGAAGATCTTACATATGATAAATATGTAGATGGAAATGATGATGAATTAGATGATGAGTTAGATGATATGCTTGGTTTAGGCGATGTAGAATCTGAAGATGATGATAAAGATTTATCTTCTGAAGATGAAACGGATGCTATCCAAGAATCTGCTCATGAAGAACATTTGCAATATTTAAGAGATATTGCAGCCGGTAAATTTGATAAAGAATTGTTATAAATGGAGGTTATTTATAATGGGTGTTTTCTTTAATGAAGATTATACACAAGCTGATGTAAAATCCAATATTAAGGCTTTGTCTCGTTATGGTGCTAAAGAAGCTGTACGTCGTGGGGTTATTCCTAAGGAAGATCAAAAATCTGCTAGACATGCTGCATATAAGATGGGTTTAGAAAGAAATAAAAGTTTTATGGGTAAGACAGGCGGTAAGTTATTAGACCGAGTTAATAAGATGGATAAACTCAGATCTGATCGTAACCGTGCTAAGTTCTTTGCTCATGAAGATTATTCTGAAGATCAAGCTTATAATCAAAAGTTTGGTTTTGATGATAGCGAAGGTTTATATAATGCAGATGACTATGGTCATGATGAAGATGATTTTGCAATAAATCCTGGTCATTCTAAAAAGAATGATGTATATAAAGATAATGAAGCTGCTGCCAAGCTTCCTGGTGTTCTTGCAGCAAGCACAGCTGGTGGTGTGACTGCAGATGATGCAGCAGATCTCCAAGAAGGTTGTGGAAATGATAGTTTAAGAGCTGAGTTCAGGGATAGAATCGATTCACTGCAAAAACGGAAAGATGCTAGAAAAGAAAACGAATATAGTCGTAATAAATATTTTGTAGATAAGATGAGAAAACAAGCTCAACGAAATATCCGTGCCAAATTATTCTCGAATAATTAATCAATTGGAGAGATAAAATGTATTCATCTAATATTTTAGAAGAAGCATCTATTGTTCTTGATAAAATGTTGCCTATAGAAGAGAATACAGAATATTATCCCGAATTAGTTCCTGTATTTGAAAACTATGAACACGCAACAAATATTATTAGAATTGAAGATCTAGTAGAGTATGCTACATCTAATAATATTACTGATGGAACAGATGCTATCACTTCAATTTGTGAAGCAAACAAAGTATTACCTGAAACCATATCTTTATCTATAGATGAATCTAATGCATTTATAGATTTAGATATGCTTTTGACTTTAAAATCATTTGAAGAAGCCGGATTTAATATTTTTATAAATCCAATTTCATCGAATGATTTAAACTTTATTTATACAGAAGCGGTATTAGATTCTATAAATGAATATAATAAAAATATTATTATAGAATCATATATTTATGATAACTTTTCTTTAATAAAGAAAAGTTTAAAAGAATCTAATACTGATTTAGATAATTATCTAAATTCAGCAAAAAATAAATTATCTTCTGAAGCTATTTCTTCTGAATGGGCTGGAAAGAAATTTTCTTCTTTAAGAAAAATAAAATATTCTCTTTTAGATAATTTAGAAAACTCTAATAGTGAATTAGAGAAGAAAAATATATCTAAAAAAATAGATATTGTGGATAATATCCTTAATGAATTGAAGAAAAGTTTAAAAGTAAATAAATAATATATTTACATTATAATAAAATCTTTGGGTATAAGATTTTCATCGGATTTTATACCCTTTTATATATAATCATTATGTGGAAAATAATTTATAAATTATATTAAAAATTCATTATGCATAATGGAGGTAATTAAATTATGTTGTTTACAGAATCTGATCTTATGTTAGATCGACTCGGGAAAGTTTCGGATTTTAATTCCGTTCTTAAAGAAGCAGTATTTCTTGAAGAAGATGAATGCCGTTTAAATCCGTTGGCTGTTCCTGTTGTAGAAAATACTCGTATTGGTGCATTGGTTGCTAATTTCTCTGATATTGAACGTTTATCTGAAGAAAATAATATTGATTATTTTGATGCTATTTCGGCTATTGCAGAAGCTAATGATGTTGACTTTGATTCTATTGCAGTAGCAGTTGATGAAGCTCGCATTATTGCTGATCCGGAAATCGTTGATGAAGTTTCCAATGTAGTAGTAAATCCTATTTCTGAAAATAGCGATGCATATGTATTTGTTGACCTTATGGTTGAATCTTATGCAATGACTGGAGACGTAGATTTCTTGAACTTCATGCTCGAAGAAACTCAACAAGATACAGCTGAAGTTGCAGATGCTGCTGCTAATGGTGATGAAGAAAAAGCTAGCCGCATTGATTCTATGCTTTCTAAGATTAAGCAGAACTGCATTAATCGTCCGAAGGAATGGATTGCTAATAAGATTGCTGCTTTGAATGCTAAATTGGTTGAATATCGTCAAAAGCAAGAAGCACTTCAGAGTGATAATGATAGCGAAAGTGTTCAGAAGAAATCGATTATTCGCAAAACAATCGATAAAATTGCTAAATGCATTGAATTCTTGACCGCTAAGCTTACAAATGAAAAACGCCGTGAAGAAGCTTTGGCTGCTCGTAAATCTGCTGCAGACGCTGTAGAAGAAAAGAATGCAGCTAAAGATGCAGCTGAAAGTAAATAATTTATTATTTATTTATAAAATTATTCCACTAGGAGATCAATCTCCTAGTGGAATATTTAATAATTTAATAGTGTGGTGATATTGTAATATGAATCCGTATAAGTATAATGAATTATATGAGGCTAAATATGCATATAATGAAGAATCTAATATACAAATAGATAAAATAGCTGAATTGTTAACAAAGCTTGGAAAAATGATTGGATTGGTAGTATTGATAAAATTTTTTCTTAAATATTTTGCATATGATAAATTAAATAAAAAAATAGTATTTAAACTAAACAAAGATAACAATACTAAAAAATTAAGAGAATGGTTATTAAGTAATATTAATAAAATATATGATGACAATCCAGAATTAATACGGATAAATGAGAATGAATTTATAAATACACCAAAAATGAAATTATTAAAATCCTATATTACTCAAACAAATGCTAAACGATTATTAAAAGATATTAAAGATATTTTTATTAATATTACTTTAAAGCATTTTATAACTAGAATTCTTCCATTTAAATATCTTAATTATGGATTAGCAACTCCTATATTTATATATTTATCTTATCTAGGAATAAATGTAGGTATGGCATATAATTATATTGGATTTGATGTAGATGGAGAATACCTTACAATTGGTATTAATCTAAAAAAGAATACTGGAATAGAAATGGTACAACTGGTTTGTTACTCTAAAGATAAAAATGGTAAATATTATGCTCATGCTTTACCAGATCCTCCAAAAGAATTATATTCTTTTAGTAAAAGTGAATTAGATAAAATAGAAAAATTTTATAAAGAATACTCTAAAGATAGCAATACTCTAAAAATAGATGACCAGTTTATAAATAGATTAGGAGAATTATAATGGATAATTATTTATTAGATATTATGATAAAAGAATATCAAATTGAAGAATTATCTGAAAAAAATATAATAGATTCTGAATTTTTAGAATGGCTGTATAATAATAGAAAAATAAATGAAGATGCTTCTGACTCTAATGATCAGTGGAGAATGAATAATATAAATTCTATTCAACAAAGCTTGAATACCTTTAAGAAATACATAACAGATCAAGCTAATCAAAACTCTTCTTGGCTTAGCAAAAATAATGATATTATTTTAAATTCAAATAAGTATCCTGTAAGAAATGGGGCCAATATAAAACAGGCTCCTGATTATAAATCTGCTATTAATAGAATCAAAACTCCTATTTCTACAAACTTAAGTGGTATAGATTTAAAGAGGATAGAATTACCAAATCAAGATCCTACCCAACCAAAACAGAATGATCAGCAATTAATGAGACAGAATTTATGGTTGAAAAAGATGTTTATTTCAACCTATAATGGTGAAACTGAGTTTCAAGATTTTGCAAAAATCTATTATTATGGTAAAGATAAGGTTCATGATATATCAACCCAAGAATTACAGCAATTTCTTCCTAGTGCATATAATTTCTGCAATTCTATAAATACTTTTATAAAATCTTTAGAAACAGATATTCATGGGTATATAAATTATATCAATAGAAATCCAATTACTGGTAATACAGAGAATCCTATCACTCAGACACAAATAAATAATAATAATATGAATACCGCTGTAAACAAATCTAATACAGCTAATATGGCTACAGGAAATGCAACTTCTAATACCAGCTTAAATGCAGATACAGATTTTACACTATTCTATAATAAATACTTTGGAGATCTATTATCAGAAGCTTATGCAACCTCTAATTCCAGTTTGAAGGCAGATATTGACTTTACATTGTTCTATAATAAACACTTTGGAGAATTCTATAATAAACACTTTGGGGATTCATTATCAGAAGCTGATGCGACACAACCTCAACAACAAAATGCAACAAATCAACAACAGCAAACAAGTAATGCAAAACCAAAGATGACTTTTGATAATAAAAACACTTCTGGTCAAAATGGACAAAAACAAAATGGCGAAGATAGTGATACTACTATTTGGAATAAGAAGAAATTAGTTTGCAATCTTGTTAGACAGATTCTTAGTACTAAGATGACTGTATCTGGATTTATATATAGAGATATGATGTCATTTATGCAAACCCATGTAAATAGTTATTCCAAAGGCATTCAAAATACCCCTAATCAACCTCAGCCTCAACAACAAAATCAGCAACAGAAAGTGAATGATAAATAATGGGCTTATTTGTTTTAGATGAAGCAAGAAGAATCAACTCTATAGAAGGTATTAAGAATAAAATAAAGAGATTGAGTAGAGGATATAGCCACCATCCTCCTGATGAAGAAAAGTATAATAAGGTAGTATCTGGTCCTAGTAAATATAAGACTAGAAATAAGAAGGCTAAATTTTCTCCAAAGAATAAAGATGAACGTCATATCGAAAAAGATACTATAAATGGAAATGCTAAAGATTAATATATCTCGATAGGGTTAATTCCCTATCGAGTATAGTTTATTTAATAAATTTAAATTATATACTATAATAGTGGAGAATGAAAAGGAGGAGATGATATAATGTTTCACCCAATAGTGATTGGCTATAAAGCAATGTATGTAATAGCATTTGGTGTATCTACATGTGTTATGATTAAAAAAATGAAAAAAAGAAGAAGAGGATAAGTTCTCTTCTTTTTTTTATTAACAAATAAGGATTGTAATTGACTTTAATATAATCGGTTATATTATACTTATTTTTTTGGTCATATAAGAGAGAAGAATGATAAACTATGGTTATTGATATACTTATAATGCTTTCATTTCACTATTTTGCTGATTTTATATTACAGCCAGATGAATTAAGAAAACGAAAAGATAAGTCTATGTTTATAATGGTATTTCATTGTTTATTATATGCTACTGTAGTTATGATGGGATATTTGACTGTAATAAATATTCCTATATGGTACAGATATAGTAGGCTTTCTTTTATTATGCTTTTCATGTCGCATTTATTTATAGACTTAGGAAAAAGAACAGTTCATAATACTATATTAAAAAATAATAAACAAAATAAGCATCTTTCTTATTGTAAGATTAAGAAATTAGATAAAAAAATCTTTGCAATAGATCAGCTATGCCATATTATGATTATCTTGCTCATATATTTTTGCAAGTAAAACCTATATATAAAGTATAAAGAATAGAGGTCACATTAATGAAAAATTATGCTTGCCCTTATTGTAATGCTTCATATCATAGAAATGATTTAGTAAAGCATATAGATAAAAATCATCAAGATGAACTTCCTTTAAATTATACAGCATACCGTCTTGTATATGATATTGTGAATAGCAAAGATGGTCATGGGAATTGCACTGTATGCGGAAAACCAACAAAGTGGAATGAAAAACGTCAGAAATATGAACGTCTTTGTGGAAATCCTAAATGTTATGAAGCTATAAAAAAGACATATAGAGAAAGAATGATGAAGATCTATAATAAACCACATCTTTTAGACGATCCAGAACAACAAGAGAAGATGCTTGCTAATAGAAAGATAAGTGGTAAATATAAATGGTCAGATGGTAAAGTGTTTACTTATACAGGTAAATATGAAAAGAATCTTATGGAGTTTTTAGATAAAACTTTAGAATACAAATCTGATGAAGTATTAGCTCCTGGTCCTGTATTAGAATATGAATATAAAGGGAAAAAGAAGCATTGGATAACAGACTTTTTACTCCTTCCTTATAATCTAATTATAGAAGTTAAAGATGGAGGAAAAAATCCTAACAATAGAAAAATGGTTGATTATAGAGCTAAGCAAGAAGCTAAAGAAAAAATGATAACTAACCTTGGAACCTATAATTATCTAAGATTAACTGATAATGATTTTTCTCAATTACTGTCTATCTTAGCTGAGCTTAAGATGAATGCAGTAGAAGATAAAACAGAAAATATTTATAGAATTAATAAATAATTCTGAAAAATAAAGCTACAGCAAGGTATATCTAATATTTATGATCATTTCTATATTTAAGAATACAATTGTTTAAGTTTTACATCATAATAATGATTTACTATACTTTTTAAGAAAAGAGGAAATTATAGATGGCGACAGCTAAATATAAATACGTTAAAATGGTAGCTCCTGGTGGAGCAGTTTTGAATTTCATTGGTATTGCTGGTACAACTCCTGAAGTTGTATTGAGTACAGATTTGATTAAAAAATGCATTAAATTAGGTGTAGCAGTATTCGAAATCAAAGAAACCGAAGAAGAAATTCTTGGTACAAAACAGATTAAGAAAGAATTCATTCCTTTGACTTTGAAAAAAGAAGCAGAACTTAGTGAAGCTGAAAAGAAAATCGGTTTCAAAGAATTCGATGGTGAAAATGGTGGTAAAGCTGTTGATGAAGCTAAAGTTAAACCCATTCCTGATTTAGAAGAACAAATTGCTAAGAAGATGAAAGATGTTAATGATGAATTTGTTCGTCAATGCATTGCTAAATTTGAAAAAGAAATCAAAGCAAAGAATGAAGCTGAATTAAATCAGGATAAAGATCTCACAGAAGCTGAAATTGTAGAAAAGAAAGCTAAAGCTCACTTCAAAGCATATTATGAAGATCTTAAAGCTAAAGAAGAAGCAGCTGCTAACCATACAGAACCTAAGACTTCCTTTGATAAGGGAACACGCTATCGCCGCATTTCTGATTTAGTAAAGTTTAAAGAAGAAGCAGCTGCAACACCTGGTTCTGAATCTTCTACTCATACTACTGTTCCTTATTCTGGATCTCATGGTGCTAGTTCCGAACATTCTGGGGTAGGAGAATCTCAGGGAGGACATTCAAGCTCCTCTCAAACAGGACCTCAAGCAGCACATGGTGGTAATCAGGAAAGCTTATAATTTAATATATAATAAATAATTTTATTTTAGAAAGGAAATTTGATAATATGTCTCTTTATAGAATTAGTAGTGAATATGGTTATATGAATGAAGGAGCTGCAGATAATATTCAAGCAGCAATTGATAATTTCAAAAAATCTGCAGCAGAATTTTTAAATAAAGTAAAACAGGGCGAATCTGCTAAAGAAGAAGAAAATAAATTTAAAGCTGCATTTAATAAAGTTAAAACTTTTATTAGTGGAGAAGATCCTACATATTTACAAAAAGTTAAAATGTCTTTAGAAATTAAGATTAAAGAATTAGACAAACAGGCTAACAGTATTAATATCAAATCTGAAAAGTTTGGACCTGCTGTTAAAAATTCATTAAAACTTGCTCTTATCAAAATTAAACAATTGTTTACTCAACTTATTAAACTTATTGCTACCGCATTAGTTTCTGCAGAAAATAAATATAAATCTTTTAGAAAAGACAAATAAAATATATAAAAATTTTACGGTATTCTTAGTAATAAGAATACCGTAAAAAAAGGAGAATAATATTTTATGTCATTATATAAAATACAAGAAGCTTATGAAATAAATAGTGATATAGATAGTATTACTGAAGAAACTTTATACTTATTAGCCGAAGAAAATGAAACAGTATCTAAGTTTATAACTTCTGTAAAAGAAAAGCCTTCTAGTGCACTTAGACTTGCTAAAAAAGCTTTAGCAGCTCTTTTTGTATCTAATAGAGAACAGGACTTAAGAGAAAATACTAAAAATTCACTTGCAATTACCTATAAATTATTGTGCCTATCCAGCTCTATTGCCACTCTTAATCCAATTTTATATTTTTTAAATACAATAGTTCAAAATACATTAAGAAAAGTAATAGATAAAAAATATTTAAAACATTGTATAAGCGAATGGAAAATCCATAAACGTAAAATAGAAGATAAAATAAAAACTGAAGAAGATAAAGAAAAGAAAAATGAATTAAGTATATATTTAAAAGAAATAGATAAGAATATAGAAAAATTAGAAGCCCAATTAGAAGTTACCAGAGGAAGAAAAACTTTTGGATTTAGTAATAATAATACCAGTAAAGAAGAAAAAGAAGTAAATGATATGAAAGTTTTAGGTAATAGAATGACTGGAAGCAAAAGAAAAGAAGTTGCTGATAAAGTAGCTAATATTGATGCTAAATTTGAAAAGAAATTTAATGAAGGTTATTTTATTGCTGAAGATCCTCTTTTTCTAGAAGCCAACTCTGCTATTGATAAAAACAATTATCAATATAAAATTAATAGCAAATCCAATACATTGGAAGCTACCTTAAATACAAAATTTGGCGAACTTGTTTTAACATTAAAAAATGCAGAGAAGTTTATTACTAATGGTGAATTAGATTATACCAAAGCTGAACAAGAAATAAACAAAGCTGCTAGTGAGTTATTAAATGCTGCAAGAAAATTAAGTAATTTAACCAAATTAGAAAGACTTATATTTAAAATAGATGGTAAAATAAACGATATTGATAAAAAAATTCATGATATTAAAAATAAAAAAAATGATAAAATTACTGATAAAATTAAAAATGCTTTAATTATTTTCTTTAATAAAATAAAAAAGATATTGCTCAGAGTTAGTCAAGTACTCATGTCTATCGGTAATTTAGCTAGTAGAACCTCTAAAGGCTTTAAATTTAACAAAACTGTTAAGAAAAATAATATTTCTTTAGGCGATACTACTATAGACGGGGTCGGAATTCCTGATGCAGCAGGAGTTCGTTTTGCACAGAAATTTGCAAAAAATATAGATAAAGCATATGGAAATAAATAAAATAATAAATTAAAATTTTTAAATAATAAAATAAATTATACATACTATGATAGATCCTATCATAGTATGTATATAATAATTTAAATAAAAAGGGTGATTATATCATGATTTTATATAATGATTATTTATTAAATGAAGAAGCAGAAATTACTAATGAAGAAATTAAAAAACAAATAGATGAAATTAGAGAATTGTTTGATAAATCATTAGAAGCTTTAGGCAAATCTAGATCTGATTTGAATATAGAAAATATGGCTAAAAATGTAACTAGCGATGCTATTGTGATGATAGGAAAAATAACTAAAAAAGAAAATATTGAAAAATTAGAAAAAATCAAAGCCTATATTCAAAAGAAAATAAATGATCTCGAAATTAAATTAAGTAAATTAAAAATAGAATTGAATAGTAGCAATAAAGCTAAAATTATGAACAAAATTAATTCCTTATTTATTAAATTTAAAAAATTATTATTGACAATAGCTGATGCTATCGTAACTAAAATAGCTAAATTAAAAAAGCAATAAAATTTATAAGATAAGGGATAATTATGGGATTATTTAATATCTTAAAAAATAAAAAAGATAATTTAGACACCAAACACCAAAAGCAAAAAGAAATATATCTTGGTAAATACAAACAATCTGAGAAAGAATTTTTTGAACTTTGTTCTAAAATAAACAAAATAATAGAAATACTAGATGATATTTCTCATCAAGATATTAAAGATAAAACTAAACTAAATGCAAAAGAAAAAAATATAAATGATATTTGTTATGATATTTTAAAAAATATAAATAATATAGCTAATAAATACAAAAACTCTGCCAAAGAATATTTTGATATGTTTGATGAGTATAATGAAAATGATTATCTGCAGTCTAATGATAAGATTATAAAATTTAGCAAATACTTATCTAAAGAAGATAAAAGAATTCAACAAATACTCAATAAAAATATATTAAGTAATATTTGCAAACAAAATATAATAAAAACAATACAAAATATAGAATCTAAGTTAGATAATATTGATTATTCGGTATTTTAATTTATTTAGGTGATTTATGAGTATTTTAAATATATTTAAAAAGAAAAAAGATAAAATAGAAATTTCCCAAGAAGAAAAAGAAAGACTTGAAAAATTAGATGCTATAGAGGATATTCAAGAGAGATATATAAACCTTATATCTGATATTTGTTATGATATAGAAGATAATATGGTTAGTGAATACAATATTATCAATAAAAATCTAGAATTAGTAAATCTTTTAAAAGATAAAAATAATAAATTATCAGAATTAGGTACATATGAAACCAAAATTTACAATCTTTCTATGCAATATCTAAAAGAATATGATGATATAGAATTTATAGTAGATATAGAAGATTCTTTAAAAAAGAGTTTAGAAAATATTATTGATACTCATAAAAGATCTTTAAGTGTTATCAATAATCTACCAAAAAATTCAATAAGCAATTCATCATTAATTAAGGGAAAAGTAAATTTTATTTTTAAAAAATGTGAAGAATCTTTAAAAAGAACAATTAATAAAATTTACAGAGAAAGGTAGAAAAGATGGGGTTATTTAGTATATTTAAAAAGAAAAAGGATACTAAACCAAGTTTATCTCAAGAAGAGCAATTATTAAGTGATATATCATATGAAATTAGTAGTGTAGAAGATAATATCCATAGTGTATGCTACGATTTAGAAGATATATATGATTGTGATTCTGATCGATTTGACACAACAGATGATGCGATCGAAGAATTTGAAGAGATATTTATTACCTGTGATATTATAAAAGATAGTGTAGATGATATATCTAGCGGTTTATCTAAGTATATTAGAGAATATGGTGCTACAGAAAAAGTTGTTAATGCAATCAATGAAATACCTAAAGTTTTAATCAATTCTACTAAAGAATTATCTGATGCTAAAAAAGGTAAAAACAGCATTTCTAAATCTTCTGGATATGAAAACAATAAATTATCTATTATTAAAAATAAAGTTAGTATTGCTTTGAATAAAATGGAAATGTCATTAAAAAGCTTAAATACTATTTATAAAAATAATAAAAAATATTTAAATAAATAAACTTAAAGTTGGTAAAATAATATGGGATTATTTAATATATTTAAAAATAAGAATAAAGAGAAACCGGATAAAGACAATTCTAGAAAAACACTGGATAATTCTTCGTCTGAATATTTTTATTCTATTTATGATCATGGAATATATGAATTAAGTACTGTTCTTGGAGCAACAAATTCATTTTTTAAAGATCCTGATGAAACTATTGAAAGATTAGATAGTATATTGGATAATTGCAATAGTGATTTAAAACAAGATGAATCTCTTTTTATCAATAATATTACAAACTATTTCAAAGAATACGATGCTCCAGGAGTATATTCTGGAATCCGATTCGATTTAGAACATGCTCTTAAAAATATACTTGATGATAAGGAAAATATTAAAAAGGTTATATCTAAATATCCTTATGATGCTAAAAAAATAAATACCATTACAACTAAAACAAATACAATATTAAAAAAATTAGAATCATCTGTAAAACGTGTATTAAATAAACTAAAAGCTGTAAAACGCTAACAAATTATAAGATTTGGTGGATATTATGAGTTTATATAAATTAAATGAAGCAAAAGTAAACAATATTCAATATTCTGAAAAAGGAAACAATACAGAATTAAAGATTGATTATAATATAGGAAATATTAGTAAACGTATAAATATTTTATTAAAAGATTCAGAAAATGAACTTAAAAATGGTGCTAGTGAAGAAGAAGTTTCCAAGAAATTAATTGGAATTATTAATAATTTGATGAAAGAAGTAAACAAAGCATCAGATTTAACTTATTTAAACCAGTTAAATGTATTTTTCGAAAGAAAAATAAATAAATTTGATATGCAATTAAAGCTTATAAAAGCAAAAAGTAATCCTGAAGATACTATTAAAAATAAGATTACTAAAACTATTATATATTTTATTACTAAGATAAAAAAATTGTTCTTATCAGCTATTAATAAAATTGTGGCTAAAATTTCTCAATTACAAAGAGATCATAAATTGAAGAAATTTGATAAATCGATGGATAAATTAGGAGTAAAATCTGGAGATAATTCTATTGTATACACATCAAATAATTATAGCAGAAATGCAAAATCTGAAATAAATAGACTTTATAAAAATAAAGTTAAGTCATTTAATAATAAATTAGAAAATCAAGAACAAATGCTAAGGCAATATGAAGAAGAACAAAAATCTAAAAGAAAATAGATATATTATAGACAGATAACCTTGATGGTTATCTGTCCATTTTATTCTAAATGACAAACTTATAATATTTTATGGAGGTGAAATCGACTCTTATGCAAAAATGGAATTTTAAAATTACTGGGAAGATAGTTATTCCAGGAGTACCTTCAGACGATTTAAATATTAAACCAGAAAATTTTAAAGATCTTATTCGAATAAGTGATTATGTAAATAAGAACATGCCGACAATGTTAGCTAAAGTTAGTTTAGATAAAAACTTATTTGATATTATTATACAGAATGCAAAAAGTGCTACAATGCATTTAAAAATAGAAAAGTTTAATTCATCATCAGAATTAGATGAGCCTACTACAGAAACTTATATAGAAGATGAATATTCTATTTTTGTTTCTAATGATATAAATTACTATAAAGAATTGGATTATATAGATAAAGAGAATAATGGAGAAGATAGAAAAGATGTATATAAAGAAGTTTATATAGGTCTTATGAGTAAGAAGTGTATAGATTCAAATAAAGTGGTTGCTAATACTACTATGATGAATACCAATATGATGGATATTGTATCTTCTTATATGACTAATCTTCATCTTCTTATTGAACCTTTTCAATATAATAAACCTCAATCTCAATTGATAATCCCTCCTACTGATACTCTTACTAGCCTAGTAGATTATCTAAATTCAATAGAAGTATTTTATCCTACAAAGTATTTATTTTTTATAGATGAACCTATCTGTACTTATCTCATCTCTAAATCTGGTAAGGGACTTCCTATGAAGAACGAGCAATATAATGACGTTCTTTTAAATGTAAGAGAAATAACAGATCCTAATATGATGAATGAGGGTATGGATATAGATACAAATCAAAATGCTTATTATATAGACGTATCAGTTAGTGATACAAATTATACTATAAACCATGATATATCTAAAATTATAAACAGATTCGATGCTATTATAAATCCTAGTAAAGATAATAGTATTTTAAGCTATGCTAATATTGCTAAGATGAAAGCCTATATAGATAGAATTGTATCTAAATTTAAAATAATGATAAAGAAAATGGTAAAGAAGATGGGGAACGTCCCAGAGAAGTTAAGTAAGTGGAATGATATATTTAAAAACAATGTTTTAAATAAAGCTAAAGAATTAGCAGAATATCAAAATAAACTTACAGAAACCATAATGGGGCAAATATCTGGATTCCCAACTTCTGCTGGAGCCAAACCTGGTAAAGTAACCATTAATGTTCCTATTGTTCAAAGCTCATTAACTTCCGCTATTAGTAAATATATTGGAAGTGGATTATTAAACTTCAATAAGCAATATGAAAAGCTTAATAATATGAGTACTAAATTTGAAGCCAATATAAATAAACTGACCCCTATATTCTACGACTCAGAATACTTAGATAATTATTTAAATTCTGTTACAGAGATTAATGTACAGGATGTAATAGAATCTACAAAGAATTCTATAAATAAGATAAATTCAACCTCATATTCTGCTTCTTCTCATGCAGAATCTAATATATTCTCTAAAACAAATGTATTAGACAATACAATGGATAAAGTTTCATCTATAGCAGATAAAGCAGCTGCATTTGTAAATAAGATAAAACCTATCTATGATAAATTTAGTCCTGTATTTACAGATGCTAGCACTAATATATCTTTTAATGATGTATTTGCCAACTCCAATAAATTATTAGAAAATGTAACAGAGATGCAAGGGTATATTAATAATATTAAAGGAGTTATTGGAAGTCTTAGAGGAGTTGTAGGATTTATTACCGGATTTGCTAAAAACCTATTATCCTTCTTCCCTAGCTTTAACGATATATTATCCTGTGATATTAAGAGTAAGTTTGTATCTTTGGTTACAGATGTATCTGCTATTTCCTTTACTGGAGAATCTATATATAATAAATTATCTGATGCAGGTAAGTATTTGTCTCATGGTGGATTCTTAGACAATACAGATATGCAACTATTAAAAAATAATTTAGATAGCATTACAGATTTAACCGGTATAGGTCAAATAGGAATAGGTAGTTTTGAATCTGACATGAATGTGGGAGGTAGCTTCGGTAGTAGTAGACCTGGAACACAGATAATTGTCTCAAAGAACGATAATCCTAATGAAATAAAGAATTTTAAAGCTGAATTAGAAAACAAGATCAATCAATTAACTATCAGTAAGCATGATTTAGACCCATCTGTATTTACTCCTAATAAGAGATATGTGGTAAAAAATTATAATGCTCATGCTGATAAGGATGGCTTGTTCTTATTAAATAAAAAGACAGAAATCTATTCTAGAGAAAGCAATATCTTTAAATGCATTACCATGTTAAACTTCTCCAAAATATTGGAAAACTCTACTACAAGCAAAGCAGAAGATGCTAATACAACAACAGCTATTAATAATAAGACCAATAAACAAGAATGGTACAAGAATGCTAATAATATGACTGATAAAGATAATAAGAATATAAACGTAGTTTCTAATGAAGGTAAAGGTATAAAATTATCTTCTGTAACAAGTAATACAATGAAAACATTAGAAATGGGATCTGGTTCCATGTCTGATACAATTTCTCTTCTTAAGAAAAAATAAAATAGGAGTAGAGTCTTAATGACTCTACTCTATATTCTTTCTAACAAGATAGGATTTTCTGAAAAGTATTCATCATTAATTCTTTTCAATGCTTCTGGATTTTCTACTTGTTCTAGAAATACAGTATCTATAGATTCTGGCATAGTTCTATATAAATGAAGCTGATAATCTAAGTCTATACATTTAAACCTATTTACGATCTCATCATAAAAATGAGAATCCATATTTTTATTAGGGTATAATTGATTAGCCGTATTATATATTGAATCAGGAGTAGCCTGATCAAATCTTTCATCAATAGTTTTTAATATCTTCAAACTTTGTTTGTAATTAAATAAAGACTTTAAGTTCCTCTTAGGAATACCAGATAAAGTCATAAACCCTGATAACCAAGATTGATTCACTTCAAATTTTTCTATTCTTTGTTTCTTAATCTCTGCAATATAAGAATCTAAAGCAGTATCTGTATTTACTATATAAGATTCATCTACACCTTCTGTATTTGTTTTCTTCTTAAATAACATGATTAAATCTTTTACTTTAGAAGGGAGTTGAAATGCATATTGAGATGAAGTTATGAAAAGAGAAGGAACCTGTATATTTCTATTTTTAAACTTAGTAATCATATCATAAGCCATGACAGAAGTTTCTACAGTTCCTATTTTAAAATAAATATTATTCATGTACTGACACAGCATACTCAATAATGGTAAGTTTTCATTTACTATTTTATATATTTCCTGATTATTAATCATCTTGGTGATATTCTTAGAATTATAATCAGAACAGAATCTTTGCTGGGTAGATGATCCTGAAGTGGGAGAATATAATAGGAATACAAAACTATCTATCCCAGCTTTTCTAAAGAATGATTTATAATGAATAGCTAAGTTAGCTAAACAAGAGGTGATGCTATAAGGATGAATAACCTTATAGAAACTAAATATAGGAAGTAATACTTGATACACGTCTATGTATATATTGATCCATTTAGGTTGTTGCTTGTCTTTATAATAATCTACAAATAGTTTGTTTAGTTTATCATATTTTATAAACTGTCCATATAGTATATTTTCTATAGGAACAGCATCTAAATAGTCATATTGTTTTACTCGTTGATTAGGCATAATAGCCTCCTATTTATAATCGTGCATAGATCCACCCTTAGAAATAGAATGCTTTCCTGCTTTAGGAGTATATTTTAAACAAGTCTGTCCTGCATTCTTATTATATAATAGAGGAATACATTCATCACATACTCTAGAAAACATCCATTTCGAAGGAGTATATTGTTTCTTTCCACAATATCTACAAGTAAAAGGAAGCACCTCTGCTTCATTCATTCTAGATATACAACTTTCACAAAAAGGAACTCTTAACCCATCAGGTTCAATAGAAGTAGGGTGTTTACAAATAATACATTGAAACCACCACTTCTTAGATCGTAAAGGACTCTCTTCAGAATCTAATACACAATTTTCAAATGTACATCTACCATACATATCTCTATGCCTACAAGGTTTATTTTCTCCTTGAACAAGATATTTACACATCTCTAATTGTTCTAGAGATTCATTCTGATTATCCCCTTTTATCTCTTCATACTGATTTTTCATATCAACACCTCATTTTATCCTAAGATATTGTTAGGATCAAAGTATTCATCTTCATCGACAATTACTTCAGTGTTTTTTGCTTTTTCAACTTTCTTTTTACCAATTACTTTATTTAGAGAAGAATCAAAATCATCTCTATCTTTAAGATCATTCAATACTGTTTCTGTTTTTCCATATCCTTTATTGATCATGATCTCAGTAAGTTTATTAGGACCTTCTTCTGTAATAAAAGAAACTCCTCTCATAGGCTTTTCTTCATTTACATCAACAATCCATTTTCTAAGTTCAAGTTTAGGTTCTCTTCCATTCCAAGATACTTCTCTAAGCATTAATACCATATTACCAGAACCTTCATCAACTAATTCATTGATTCCATCTTCTTTGATTTCATATTTGATAGGACCAGCATCTTTTTTGAAAGCCATTTTATTTTCTCCTTAAGATAAAAAATAAATTTAAAAAAGTTACTAAATTATATTAAAGTATTGAGGTAGAGATTTCTCTCTACCTCAAATAGTTTTATTTACATTTCTGTATTAATACCAAGGCTATTGGTTCCAAAGTCACCATAGCCGAAACGTGCAGCTAAGGCAGTAACATCGCTGGAATCAATTCTCCAAAGCAACAGAGAATAGTTAGTTGCAATGACATTACCATTCGGATCCATCTTAGGAGCAATCGGAGCTTTAACTTCGATATTGTAATCCCAATGACCATTGTTAGAGGTCTTGTCTCCATAGAGTTTGCGAATGATCTTATAGATATCGCAAGTAAGGGAGATATAGATCTGAGGACGATTGTAATTATCAGAACCAGTAGTTTCTTCACTTACTGCATTCCAATTAACTCCACCATTACGATTAATACCAGAGCTGATTACAAATTCACTGAGCATTTCTTTAGCATCATCAGTGAATTTGTAATTACGATAATTTCCATTCGGATTGTTGAAGCGATTAGCACGTTCAATACGGCTATACGCATCTGTATCACTAGGCTTATTAATACTTTCTAATGCAAAGATAAGATTAGAATCTTTACCTTCTACAGGTTTGAAGAACAAACGAATGGAGATTTGACCATTTGCTGCTACTTCTAATTTAGATCCATAGTAATCCGTAAATACTGCATGATAGAAACTATTGATCAAATTGCTAAGATCTTTAGTTGTTACATAACCAGCAGATAAGAGCTGCGGGAATTCCAAACCAACTGCACCAATGGTTTGCTTTTCTTTTTTGCTTTCTTCTTTCTTTGTTTCGAATGCATTCATTGTGTGATTCCTCCTAATATATTAGAAATATGAACTGAGTTAGAACACTGATGAGGCTGCCTATCATCACTAACTCAAATATATAGTATGTAATAGAAATTTCTATTACTCACTACCTAATTAACAGTTAAACTTATAAATTTTAATACTTCATCTTTACTCATAGCATTACTTTCATCATCATTTACTAATAGATTATAAAGTGATAAATTTCTCTTTATTTTAGGGTATAATATACATAGTATACTCTTATCCCTCAATTCGGTAAATACTATATAGTGTTTAGAATTTTTGTTTTTTATAGCATCTAATCCATCTATTCTTCTATCGAATTCAAAATATGAATCAACAGGCCATTCATTATATTCATTATAAAATTCTTTGAATCCAGAAGTAAGAGATAGTTTCGGTAATCTCATTATATTTTTAATAGCTATATCTTTTTCTATATCTATTCTAACTTTACTCAATTGATAATATTCTATAGAAGAGCTGTATTCTTTTAATATAGAATCTACGCTTTTATCATATCCATATTCAGTAAAAGATACTATCTTAGTCAGATCAGATAAACTATCTTCTAGATATAGATATACTGTTTTAGTAAACACTAATTTTATAATATCATTTTCATAGATGATTTCAGGTATAGAATCCTGTTTTAGATCATACTTTATAGGAAGTCTATTATGTTTTGCAAACATATCTTCAAATATATCATTTTCATAACTCTTTAGATTCATAAATTTATTGATATAAAATATATCAATATCTTTTATAGAATTAGTAGGAGTATTCTCTGTAATGTATTGATTTATAACCAATAGACTATTTATATTTTCTATCTCTGTATTTAGAAAGCGTTTTATAGTTACAACTAGATTAGGAACAATAGAATTGTAATACAAATACAATTCGTTTATACTCATATGAAAAATAGTTCCTTCTTCTTTATCTCCAGTATACATACTACCTATATCTAATATTTTTAGATCTACTTCTTCATATTCATCATATAGTTTAACTACTCTTAATAATCTAGGATACTTCATTAAGACTTTTATCTCATTAGAAGTTATAAGAAATTTCTTACCCAATATTTGATCCAAGATAATTATCTCCTTTAAGTTATATATTTCATATTTATAATATACAACCGTTATTAGATTTTAAGATTTGGGAAGAGGAATAGATCCTCTTCCCTCTTCTCCCTATATATCTATTATTTTATTGTTTAGTAAATCAAAAAATTCTTTTAATATTTTTTTATCTTTTTTAGGTTTAGATTTAGTATTTTTGATTCTTCCATATTCAGATAAACAGAGATAAGGATAGCAATCTATATTATCTTCTGTAAATGTATAGTTTTCTTTGATGCTGATAGATTTAAGATCATTGAAATTTAGTTTTGTAGCTTTCATAGATTTTTGCAAATCAAAATTAACCATTACCGTATTTGCTATGATATAAGCATCAAATTCTTTTCCTTTAGTATCTTCTAAATATTTCATTACTTCATCAAGATCCAAAGATGTATTAAAGTCAAAAGAACTATCTAAGAATAACTTCATAAAGTCACTCATAATTCTTCTAGGATAAATATCTATCAAAGCTTTAGCTTCTGTACCTTCTTTTAATGTTTTATCAGTATTCAAACTTGTATTCATTAGATAAGATTCAAAATTAGCTTTGACTTTATTAAAATCTTCTACAAGTAAAGGAACTGCGAAAGCCATTATAAAATCATTATCCTTTAAATATTTTGTAATATCTTCTTTGTCTTTATAAGAAGAATATTCACTTCCGATATTATTGAAGATATTCAAATACCCCATATTGTCTTTAAATCCATCAAAAGATACAAAGAAACCAGGCTCTCCTACTTTTAAATCATCATGGAATATAAAGTATACTGCTGGACATTCTTCTTTTAATTCTGTAGATTCTATAAATGCGTCATGCTTAAAAACAGGCATAGAATAGATAGGAACGTAGTTACATACGCTGCGGTCACTAAGATATTTATTAATGCGTTCACTTGCAACCCTCCGATAATAAGTATTGTATGAGAACCTGGGATTCCAACCAAGAAACATTAAATTTGCTGCTAATCTTTCTTTTTCTTCAGGATCTTGTTCTACCTGATATGCATATGATAAGGTAGTAACTTCTGTAACCCAAGAAACCGGATTAAAGGATAATTTAATACCATTCATTATACCATTATAATTACTAAACCATTTTATAGCAAAGTCTGAAGGAGCATATGTTGTATTTTCTTCACTGCCAAATCTAGCTATTTCATCTGGAGTTAAGATAGGAATATCCCTAGAAGTGGATCTAAGTTTTAGGAAAGCTGATACATCGTAATCTAATTTATAATTTATACGATCTAATATTTTTCCTCTATAAATATATTTTACAGGAGACATTCTATCGTCTTCCAATAATCTATATTTCATATTAGCTAAATATGCATAGTCATCAGTTTCTGATACAGCTCTAAACAAAGCTTCTTCATATAATAAAGAATCAGACTGTTCTTCATCTATAGAAGAAGGCTTATATTCCATAGGCATAACATTATCAGATATATCTTCTTTATCTAACAATCTCTTTAGATTATCATTATAGATATCAGTAACTGTTTTACCATAAATACTCATAGAGAAGTCATCACAGTTTTTTCTTCTATCTCTATCATTTGAGTTGTATTTATACCAATCATTTTCAAGATCATTTAGATTATCATACTCTTTTCTAAGTATAGGATAATCATTGTCTGTATAATTCTTTACCTGTTTTAATTTTTCTTCATCAGATATATCGGATCCATCTTCTTTTAAAACAGGAGAATATACTCTTTCTATATTCTCATCTTTAGATGATAAATTAGGGGCTACTAATATACCATCTCTTTTTTTCTTTTCTTCTGTAGGATAATATTCTTTCTCTAATTCTATACAAGGTTCTTTTATATATCTAAATTTAGCCTTTATCTCATCTATAACATGGTTATCTACGTCTTTAATTCCATTGAATTCAGACTCAAATCTATATATAGATTTTTTTTTCATAAACCATTGTTTATTTTCATAATATAAAGCTTCATTATCTTTACCAAATAATTTCATAGCCTCATCATTAGCTCTATACCATAATCTAGGAAGAGATTTATATTTATACCAATCTTCTTCAAGCTCATCTTCAGTATCATAATGATCTTTTATGATAGCCCCACCATGAACTTCTACCCATCGTTTTATTTCATTATATTTAAAAGACCTGTCTTGATCTTGAGAATATCTTTGGATGTTGCTATTATTACTATTAAAAAATCCCATATCAAGCCCTCTATTCTGTAATTTTTTCAATCATATGATTAATCTTATTCATTTCTCCCTCAATATCAGAAACTGAATAAGATTCAAATAATGAATTCATTCCAACCATTTGTATTTTAGAAGATGCTAAAAGAGTAGTACCATTAACATGTGTTTCATCAGAATTGGTTGGAGTCATAGTTCCAAATTCTTTATCTGCGTCTTTAGATATATTATCAGCATCAGAATTTATTATCTTACTTAACTTCTTAAGCTCTATCTCTTCTAATAAAGGTTCATAATCTACTTGATCATTCATATATACTTTGCTTCCAATGAATGCCTCATAGAGATAATCTTTATCATGAACAGGTCTATCTTCATAAGGTAATCTCAACTCTTCTAACAAAGAGTTGAATACTGAATTTAGATTAAAAGTTTTAATATCGTATAGTTTTAAATCAGCTTCAGATAATGTATCCCATGTATCTCTATTAGTAAGTTTTCCATTATCATCTACTTCAATATACTGACTATCTTTATCCAAAGTTCTAGCAACTCTATAAGTAGACCATCCATCATTGATATCTTTATCATGATTATAATTATCAACCATCATTATTGCAGAAAAAGGTTTGTAGGTAGTCCCTACCATAGGATTCATTGTAGCAAGACCCATTGCTTCATTCATATTATTTAAGACCTCCAAATAATATTTTTAATTATAAAAATGTCCCGATATTTGTAAAGTATAGATTTTTACAGGTGAGACATTCATTTAAAAAATTATAAATATTACTTAGTAAAGATGGTGATATTTTTTGAGTAAAATACTTAAAGTAGAGGCTAATATAAGAGATTATCTTTTAGATATAGATGATCTTAATAGACCAAAAGTTTTGGATATGGAAAATATTCAAACAGGTACTATGAATTCAGCAGCGTTATTGATTATAAGACTGCTACTTCTTAAAAAAGGATCGTATCCAGACTTTCCTGATCTTGGAATAGATATTCGGGGAAGATATAGATTTGCTTTTGAGGAAGAATTGATCACACTACGTAATGAATTAGAAGATCAGATATCAACTTATTTACCTGAATTGATACCTGTAGATGTTGAGGTTTCATTATATAGACCTAAAGATTCTTTAGAAAATATGATTCTTTTCTCTATTATAATTAGACAGGTTAAATTTGAAATCTTGTATAATGTAGCCGCTAATACGATAGAAGGGTTAAACTCATAATGAAAATTTGGATTAAAATGAAAGACAACCCCAGTGTATCTAAATTAATAGAAGAATCTGAATTTAATATAGAAACCATGGATAAAGTAGAAGTATCCAATGATAAATTGAAGGATATGTTTAAATCTAAAGCAGCTCCTGGGATTTCTATGAATTCTGGACCTTCTATAACCTACAATAACAAATTAGATTCTGGTGCTATTGGGGATTATTTAGATACAACATTAGATGGTGCAAAGAAAAGAGCTATTGAAAGAGAAAAAACTGGTGGTAATGCATTCAAAAAGCATAAAGTACCTATTAGGAGGAAAAAGGATTAATTATGGAAAATAAAGAACAATTGAATTTATCCGATCTTGGTTTGGAACCTGAACTTACACCGGCTGAAAAGGTTGCAAAGAATGAAAACAATAAACCTATTGAACCTATCGTAGAAACAGTTAAAGTAGAAGAAGATAAAAAATATATTATCGTTGATGGTACTAAAGAAAAAGAAGAACCCAAATCTGAAGAACCTATTCAGAAAGTAAGCTTAGCCGATATTGCAAAAAGTACTGTAGTTGATGAAGATGGTAATACTAAATATGATGAAGTAATTTCAAATGTAGATACTATTGCCAAAGTTCCTAAATCTAAAGTAAATGATCCTATTCGTAAGAATTTAGATAGTCTTTATGATTTGGCAGATCATGAAATTGAACGTACTAAGAAAGAACTTACTGATCCTGATGGTCTTATTACCAAAGGAAAAGAAGAGTATGTAAATACTCAATATGAAGTTCTTATGAAACGAGCTAAATCTAATGAACGTCTTTCTAAGTTTATTAAACAGATAGAAGATATTATCGAAACAGAACCTCGTTTTGATGGTATTACTGATTATGAACGAAAGGGCTATATCTTATTTACAGTAGCTCATGATGAAAAAGTAGAAACCAATAATAAATATTTTGGTATCGAAGAAAAGCAAGTAAATCGTACTCCTCGTATGAGCTCTGATGTATCTAAAGATATTGATAGCATTACAAAAAATGACGATGATTCTAAAGATGATTTCCTTGATCTTCTTGATGACAGCAGTGTTGATCTTGGGGTTAGTCCTAAAAAGCCTGATCTCCCTTATGAAGATGATGAAATCAAAGAAAAAGATGATGAAGATGAAGAAACCTTCACAACAGTAAAAGATAAAGATGTAGAAAAAGAAACCCCTTCTGCAAAACCTATTCTTGCTGAAGAAGAAGATCCTGAAGAAAAAGAACTTCTTTCTGATGTGGAAGAAGATGAAGAACCCAATCTTTCTGAAGAAGAGGTTAAACGTCTTACTCACGATTATAAAGAACAAGTTCTTGAAGCTCTTAAGATGGAACGAAATGAAGGTCTTGATGAATTTGTAATTTCTAAGAAACCTATTAAACTTAAGAGTGCTTTACAAGTAGAACGTTCTGCTTATACAGTAACCTTTGGGTTACAATATACTGGTAAACAAATTGAAATGACTCCTGTATCTGGCGAAGAATTGCTTCAATTCAATCCTCAGACTACAGATTTAACAACTATTGGTGGACTTAGAAAGTTCTTCAATATTATCTATAACCACACTGTAGGGAAGAAACCTGATATTGATACATGGTTAAAACAGATTTCTGTTTATGACTTGGATTGCATGTTGTTTACTATTTATATGGCAAACTTTAAAGATGTAAATTATCTTTCATATCAGTGCCCTAATAATAAATGTAATAAACTTTTCTTAGAAAAGAAAAAAGTAGAGGATATGATTGTATATCCTAATGACAAGGTTAAAGAACGTTTCCAAAAGATTCTTAATGGAGAACCTGTTCAGTCTAAACTCTTTAGAACTAAACCTATTATCATTAGTAAAGATTATGCTTTCAGTTTCTGTACTGAATCTATCTATGGTGATATGATTGAACGTGCTGCACTTTCAGAAGATTTCTCTAAGAAGTATAGTACAGTTGTTCAAATCATGGCAAACATTGATACAATCTATAAAGTTAATAGAGCAACCAAGGAATTATATCCTATTGACTTTGGTGTCGTAGAAGATAGCTTATCTAAAACAGTAATGCGTAAAGTAAAAGCTATTTATGAAATTATGCGTCACCTCTCTCCTGATGAACACTCTGCTCTTATGGGTGAAGTATATAAGATTACTCGTAAATTTACAGAAGAAAAAATCTCTTATCAGATTCCTGCTACAGAATGCACAAGCTGTCATACACATATTGATGCTACTCCTCAGGGATCTATTGATTTGCTTTTCACTCGGGCCTTTTTACCGATCGGGGCACTTTCTATACAGTAATATTTAGCCTTTGCGAATACTATAAAAATAGACTGTCCTTTGAAGAAGCAAAAACTTGTGATGTTGGCTTTTTGTTATACCTACACTTTAGGTATATGAAAGAAATTAAAAATAAGACGGTACAAAATGCCAAACAAAAAGAAGAGATGGATGCGATGTTCAAAGGAGAATAAAATAGGAGGATTAAAATAGCTAATTAAAATGAATTTACTAGAATTCTCTCAATTAGTATCCTCTAAATCTATGAATAATGAACTACTCTCTAAAGAGGTAGCTTTGTATGATGTAATCTTAGCTTGTTTCGATATAAAATCTATCAAAACGATTTCTATTTTAAAGAATAATAAATTCGAAATAGAATTATCCGATAATGATGAGAGTCATTCACTTCATGAATTAAAGGATACATTAAATAACCAAATAATTCCTGGAGCTTTTCAACCACTATACAAGATTTCTATGAATTATTCTAAAAATATTGTATGGTTTGATCTTATGGATATTTAATTAGTAATCCCATCTAGCATTAGTTTGCTAGATGGGACAATTAATTAAAAAGTTTATGAAGAAAGGTAAATTTCTTATGAGTGATAAAATCCTTAACGAAGTTTCTAAAGATCAAGAAGAAAAAATCAAACACCTTAAATTAGATCCTCTTAATGTAGCTAATTTTATCAAAGTAAACCAACTTAAAGAAATTAAGAACCCAATGTATTTTGCTAGAAAGAATGTTCCTACAGCAGATGGGTTATTATCTAATGAAATATTTGGTATTACAAAAGAAGATAGAACAACTATCTTCGCATATATTAACTTAGCTGGAGAATCTTTCTTACATCCTCTTGGGTATAAGATTTGGTGTAGATTAGATAATAATGTAAAATTATGTGCTCATGAAGTTGATAATTATAAATTAGATGAAGAATCTGGTAAATTAAAACCCGATCCTAATGGAGAAACAGGTATTAAGTATTTACAAAAGATTATCAAAACCATAAAATTTAAGAAAACAGATTCTTTTGGTAGAGAAGTTAAGATTGATTTCTTAGAAAGATATAGAGATAAATTATTCATAAAAGATTTTGTTGTAATTCCTGTTGGATATCGAGATGTAAATACAGAGCAAGGAAGAGTATCTGTAGGAGAAATAAACAAGATCTATGACTCGATTATCAGAGATTCTAAATCTTTAAAAGAAAGTAATGAATATGGTTTAACCCTTAATGGAGAAATAAGAGGACGTATTCAAGATAATTTAACCGCTGTATATGATTGGCTGGTATTCGGTAGATATAATGGTGAAGATTCTCAGGCTTCTGGTCTTTCTAGAAAGATGGGTCTTATTAGAAGAGCTGGTATGAAGAAGTCTTTTGACTGGGGTGCTAGACTCGTAATTTGTACTCAAAATCTTAGAAAAGAAGGATTAGAAGATATAGATGTAGATACAGATAGTATTGGATTACCCTTAGCAGCTATCTGTGCTAATTTCTTCCCGTATATGCTATATTGGATTAGACGTTGGTTTGAAAATAATATCTCTGATCAAACCAAATTACTGGTAACTTATTTGAACAAGGATTTTGATCTTCAAAATATAAAAGATTGGCAATCTGTATATTCTGATGAACGGATAAAAAAAGAATTAGATAGATTTATGCATGGTATGCGTAATCGTTTTATTCCTATCGAAGCTCCTATAGATACTTCCAAACTAAGAGGAAAAAATAAAGATCGTCATTTCTATCTTACTTATAAGGGATACCAAGTTTCTGATGAAGAAGTAGCTGAAAAGATGATCAAAGGAGATACAGTAGGACAACTTCCTATTCAACAAAGACCTCTTACTTGGTGTGATCTTATTTATAGAGCGGCTATGGATATCACTAAAGATAAAGTTACTCTTATTACCCGTTTCCCTATTGATAGCTATTGGAATCAATTCCCTGCAAAGATAAAGGTAATTTCTACTATTCAAACAGAACCTATGATAGTTGATGGGAAATTCTTTAAAGAATATCCTAAGATAAGAAAAGAAGATATGAATTCTAACTCTACAAATAAATTCATAGATGTAGCATTACCTAATAACGTTCGTCTTGGATCTATTGGTGGTGACTATGATGGAGATACAATATCTTCTAAAACACCTTTCTCTATAGAAGCTAATGAAGAATTAAAACAGCTTATCAATTCTAAACGCCATTATATTTCTCTTGGTGGTATTAATGAAATGACTACATCTAAAGAAGGTAAACAGGCTCTATATGATCTTACAAAAGTTTTACCTGATGATGAAGGATTTTTAACTCAAGCAGAGTTTAAAACTAAGCCAAAATTCATGAAATAATAATCCTAATATGAAACATTGATGTAATTAATATTAGTATATTATTTAATCCGGAGGGCCTGTTATGGGAAAATTTATTCCTATTTCTAAGATAGAAGAACGAAAAACTAAATTATCAGAAAATAACTTTAATTCAGGATATTATCCTTTGTTTGAATCTTATAATAGAAAAGAAAATTATAACTATGAAAATTTAAGAGAATCTGCATATAGATGGAATAATTATTCCGCAAACGTAGCAGATAACTTTAGTAGAATTTTAGAACTGTTTGATATTGTAAAAGAAAATAATAATGGGACTCAATTACAGGAATTTACTAATATCATAAATAATCATATTATTCCATATATTAAAAGCCCCTCTGTATTTAAGAATAATATTTTAAAAAGATTAGACGAAGATTCTAATAATGTATATTTAACTTCTATTCTTGATAAGATTAATGAACAAGAAGAATGTGATCGTGTTATTAGAAATCATAATATGATTTCTAAAAGATTCAATATTGATAAATTAGTATCTCAAAATATTTTGTTTGAAGATGCTGTTACAGATACTATCTATAAACTCTGTGAATTAGTTGATACATATAACTTGGATTTTAAATCTAAATTCTGTATTGCTAATGAGATGGCACTCTATACTATCAATAAGTATGCTGGAGATTCTATATCTCAACAAACTATTTTTGAAAATGTAACAGATTATTATCTTATTAATGGTGGAACTAATAATATTCCTAAATTCTTAAATAAGATAAAAGAAGCTACAAAAGCAGATGATTTTATCAATGAATCAAATACTTCTTACATTAATAAATTAGAAATTATTTATAATAAATACTATGGAGACTTCAATCCCAATTCTATATATGAAGATTTTAATAATATAAACAATAATGCATTTAATTTTAATGGGGAAGCCGCTGGTTTATTTATAGAATCTGCAATAGAATCTTTATATGAAGAAGCACTTTCAGATAAAGTAAATAATATGATAACTGCATTTAAAATGGCACCTATTAAAACAATGGGGTTAATTAAAAGAATTATAAATGCAATATTTTCTAATACTAAAGAAAAAGACTTACCAGAAAAAACCAAAAAAGCACTATCCCTTGCATCTTTTAGCTTTAAAATTACTATAAATTCAGCAAAGCCATTAATTGCATTGCAATTGATTATTGTAAATAGTTTAGGTAAATTTGTAAGCAAAAAATATTTAAAAGGTTGCATACTTCAATGGAAAGCCCATAAATCAAATATACAAAGAAAGATGGATAGTGAAAAAGATATTGATAAAAAAAGAAAATTAGAAAAATATCTAAATGAATTAGAATTAAGTATTAATAAATTAGAAAATAAATATAAAGAGTTACCAGATATTAGTCCTATATGCCATATAGATTTTGAAAATACTGATTATAATAGAAAAAATCTATCAGATATAGATAATAAATTTAAAAAAGAATTACATGAAACGGTTCTCCAAGAAGGAACATTAAATGATAAAATAAATCTTATAGTATCTAAATTTAAATCCCTTCCTGAAAAAACAATAACATCTGCTAAAAATGCTATTAGAGCTGTTTTAGTAACTTCTAGATTACAAGATATACGTTCTGGGACTAGAAATGCTTTGTCTATAGCATTTTATACTATCATAGCATTAAATGCATTTGCAGTTTCTATGTGTTCAGGTCTTCTTTCTGTCATAGCAATCTATATTATAAATTCTAAAACAAATAAGAAATATTTAGCTGATTCTATTGAAGAATGGAAAAATCATAAGTATTATATTTCTAAGAAAATTAAAGAAGAACAAGATAATGAAAAGAAAGAAAGATTAAAAATATATTTGGAAGAAGTAAATAAAAATATAGAAGATTTAGAAAATGCATATGAAAAAGTTAGAGATAAAACAACTGAAGAAATGGATAAAGAGCGTGAAGAAAGAAATAAAAAATATCCAGAATATATTAAAGGAAACGCTTCTATAAATCCATTTGGAAAAGAAACATCTAAATTATATCATAATACAAAGCAAAATAAAATTGATGATAAAAATACAGAGACAGGTAAAAAAGAAGATCCTGACTTTGATGATGATGACGATTTTGATTATGATGATTTCGATTAGGTGATAAAATGAGTTTATTTGAAGATATGATTTTAAATGAAGCAAGAACCATCCATCCTCAACCAATTGTTAAGGATAAAGATGATACAACCCCTTCTGTAACTACTGCTAATGGTAATAAAAGTGTAAATCAACCAGAGCAAGATTCAAATTCTCAACCTCCTGATCTAAACTCTCAATCTTCTTCTGGTGGTGGAGAAGAAGCTCATGCTGGATCTCCTCAATCTGATAATGCTGCTGGTGCAGGAGAAACACCTCAAGGTCCACCTCCTCAAGAAAATGATATGGATCAAGAACCTGGCGGAGAAGAGGAAGCCCCGCCAGAAGAAGATCAAGAAGGTGAATTCTCTCCTGAAGAAGGGGAAGATGAAGAAGAAGGTTATGAAGATGATGAGTATGGGGAAGATGGAGAAGAAGGTTATGAAGATGATGAGTATGGGGAAGATGGAGAAGAAGAATCATTAGATTCTTATGAAAAAGATATATTCAGCGATTTAAGCCCAGAACAAATGATTATAAAAAATAAAGAATTAAAATCTCAATTTAGGTCTTTAAATAACATTATTTTTGATAGCTTGGAAAAGTTGAATAATATTTCTCATACTTCATATGATAACACTATCTTAGATTTTGTAGTTCGTAAATTGGTTGAACTTAAAAATATAAGCAGAGATTATACAGTAGAAGTTTTTAATACTAAAAGCTATATTGAAAATCAAATACAACTACAAAAAATGGTTGCTACTTTTAACAGAATTGTAAATCTCTTGTCAAATGTAAGAGACAATAGACAGAGAGAATTCGAAAAAGAACTCAAACAAAACAAGAGATATAATTTTGGAAAAGGTAGATCTAATGATTATCCGTATATCTTTTCTAAAGATATAGACTATGAATAAGAAATATATTTTATAAATACAAACATATTGATAAATCTATAGTTACTGTACCTTTAAAAAAGAAACTGTGACTGTTACAGATAGATTTAATTAAATTTAATTAAAAATCTAGTACGCCATTTATAAATAATAAAAGATCAAATAGATGGCTCTCTTTTAAAAGGAGGATTTAATAATTATGGCAGTTGTTAACGGTTCTAACCAAACTGGAACTGACTCCATCCTTCGTGGTTATGAAAAGGATAGCATGCATGGTCTTGCTTCCCGTTTCTGCGAAGTAGCTAAAAGCGGTATCCAAGAAGGTTATGATATTTATACTGAACCCAATAAATTTTTCCGCACTGAAACACTGAACAATCAGATGCGTAATTTCTTTATCGAAGATGCATTCGATAAGAATGACCCGAAGTTTGCTACAGCTGATGCTGTTCATGAAGAATATGGTATGCTCGATACTTTGTATCGTAATGACGTTCGTGGATTGACAGAAGCCGCTCCCTTGGGTGCTTACAACCCTGTAGTTGGTATCACATTCCCGATGCATAAAAACTTGTTGATGACCACTGTTTTCGACAAGGGTGCTATTCCTAAAGACGTTGCTGACGCTCCGCAGTTCACATTGTCGATGGAAACTCGTACAATGTACAGTCCTGATGGTCGTGAAATCGATATGTTCTTGGAACAGAACAAGATTAAAGACCTTATCGAAGGTGCTGTACCTCATAAAGACATCGTTATCATGCTTCCCGAAGATCAGCAGACCGATGTTCTTGAATTGTTGGGTGCAACAAATAAAACTGTAGCTAACGTATCCCGCTCTTCCAAAGTAACTCGTCTTTTGATTAAAGACGTTTATGTTGCTAAGGGTGAAGAAAAATATGATGCTGCTAAGAAAGAAATCGTAGTAGAAACAGCTGGTGCTGTTGGTACTAAGGTTGTTACTGTAGAACCGATTAAATTCGTTGCTGCATATGGTCAGTATGATCGTACTTTTCAGAAACGTGTTGACTTGGTAGTTCCTACTGATAATGCTGGTAATATCCGTAAGGAAATCTTCCAGTTCGCTGGTTCTATGCATAAGAACCGTTTCACTTTCATGGCTTCTTCCGATAAGGTTGTAGGTGTTGTTCTTAGTGCTTCTCTCGACGTATCGTCTGCAGCATATGAAACTCCGAAAGTTAAATGGTCGGCTCGTACCGATTACTTCGAAATTCCGGAAGCTCCGCACATGACTGTAACGATCTCGCCGGAAGAAACGAAGGATCTCAATGCTATGTATAACGTTAACCAATTGACTAAGATCATGTCCATGATCAAATTGTCGATTCTTAACTACAAAGATGACAAGATCCTTGAAAGCTTGGATGATTCGTTCTTGAACCTCCCGAGCACTTCGAAAGTATCCGGTGCATTTAACTTTGTACCGCCTGATAACTTCCTCGGTTCGCATGTAACATGGCGTTATGAAACGTTCATGGACTACCTCGATACTCAGGTAACCACTATGTTACAGGTACTGAATGATGAAAACATGACTGTTTCTATCTTCGGTCGTCCGGAACTTATCCGTAAGATTACTCCGAAAGAATATACTTATACAACTCCTCCGTCGATCGGTCCTGTTTCGCTTGATTACAAGAAGACCGTTAAGACGAGCGATAACCGTATTTACCAATTCATTAGCTCGAACAAATTGCGTAACGATAACAACTTGATCATCATCTTGAATCCTCGCAATTCGAATCGTGTAATGTATAAGATCTTCGATTATCAGTTATACGTTGGTAATGAAATTCGTGACACCTCGAATTATCAGCTGCCGGCTGTAACTGCATTCGAACGTTTCTTGTTCGTATCCTATCAGCCGGTACAAGGCCGTATTCAGATCATGAATCCGACTGGCTTGGTTGAAGATATTGAAAACAAGACACCGGTTAGCAAGGATCGTGCTCTCAACGATTACACAGCTAACAAGCTCACCTATACTCATGACAAGAACGGCAATGGCCAGTTCATTGATCATACAGGTGAACTTCCTGGAACAGCTCGTTCCGTTATCTATCCGGACGGCAAGGCTCCTGGAGTACCGCAGAACGGCGTAGCAGATCAGAACTATGCTTATCCTTCGCCGAACTACTCGGTAACAGATCCGAAGAACTAATTAGACTTATAAATAGATTTTGGGATAAATCTATTTTAAAAATTCCACATGAAAAATATATAAAAAATCCGATGACAAATGCCTCTCTAGGAATAAATCCTAGAGAGGTAGTTTGTGTCAAAAAAAATAAAGAGGGAAATGAATCCCTCTTTATCTTATAACTATCTATAGTTCTTACCGATGCTTCTAAGATTTTCGTGCATGATATCCTGATCCATGTTTCCTGTGTTATTATCATCAATCATAGCACGGCAAAGATATTCAACAAATACTGAATTTTCCTCTTTTCTGGGATCTAAATAATATACATTTGTTCCTTTCATAACCTTATAGCCAGATTTTCTATTGGGTGTAGGAACAAACTTATCAAACTGGCTTCTGCTATTAGCAAAACCAAGTTCAATATCACCAGACTTACCAGTATGATATCTGAAGTAAGTTGCAAAAGCATATTCAGATTTGTTTTCATTATCTTTATAATGAAACTTTGTTACCATTGATTTGTATTCTCTATCAAATGCAGTTTCATTTACGTCAAAGATAATTGTTCTTCCATCTTTAAGAGTATAGGAAATTTCATCTTTAGAAATTCTGGTGAAACCAGAATAAGTTCTAGTTCCTACTTCTTTAGGAAGACCTGATTTATTTGTATCAGGAACTACTACATTGATAAGATTCTTATGCATAACTACATTGGCAAATCTATTTACCAAATCAATGCGACCCTTATCCCAAGTAAGTTCTACTTCATTTCTGTTCTTTTCAACATAGTCATATGTATAGAGCCCACCTGCTGCAAAAAGAACTAAAATACTAACTACAACCGTAACAACCACATAACCATTGATATACTTCTTAGCTTCATTAAATTTACTCATGATAAAATCTCTCCTTTAAAAAAAGTTTAAATAAAATAATAGATAAAATGATAGGGAGTAGTCATATGACTACTCCCCTTAAAATTAACGATCTTTAATTTTTTGAATACGTTTACAAAGAACAGAGAAATATCCTTTCATATATTCTAACTGCTCCATTAATAAATCATAATCTTCATTATCAGGATTTTCATCAATGAAGTTAGATAACTTTTCTATCTTGATTTCTAACTCTTCATGTTCATCCATCAAACGTGTTTCCCAATCTTTCATGTACTTATTCCCCCTTAATTACTTTTTATTTTCTTCTGAAATAACAGTGGATCTTTTAGGTTTAGCTAAATTAAGAAGCTCTTGATAAGCACTTGCATGTTCCATAATAAAAGCTCTTATATAAACCTTAATATAAGATTCACTGATAACAGGTTTGATTCTTTCTGCTTCAATGGCGAATGCTGTATCTGCTAAAGAGTTAAGCATTCTATTTCTAATATCTACAATCGTGATTGTAGAATTATTAGCAAATTCACAAGAATAATATTTATTTGCAAATTCAGCTAATCTAGAATATCCTAAACCATCTTCCATCAAAGACTTTACTTTAATTAATAATGAAATAACAGGTTTTCCACTATCATTAGAAAGATATTTATTTCTTTCCATCTCTGTATATATAGCATCTATAAAGTCTTGGCTTTTATTTTTTACTTCATTGGGATGGATTACAATGAAATCTTCACTCATTCCATCAAATGTAAGATTATTTAATAAATAACCAGGAATATGTAACGGATTGATAAATTCTTTATGTCTATCACTTACCTCTAGTAATCTACTTTTCATATAAGATATTGTAGGAATGTGTTTTATCCATACTTTGATGCCGGTTGCCATAAGAGATGTACAAATATTTGAAATAGAGGATGATATCTCTTTGTATTCAAAATAATCTGCACTGCAATTTTTTGTATTTATTGCAGCCTGGTTTTCTTCTTCCTTACAATGATTTGATTTGATACTTTCTATACGAGGTGCATTGAATTCTGTATAAGATCTACAAGATCTCGGGGATGATGTAATTTTTGCTACATCTTCGCTTATATAATAAGGCTTCATTTTACTTTCAATAATTTCTTTCTTCTTTTCATAAGAAGGATTATACCCTTTCTTATTTTTCTTAAAACAATTTTTTTCTTTCATGAAAAACATCTCCTTTTTAAAATAAAGTTTATATTATGATAAAATAATTTTATCATAATAATAGTATATAATTACCCCAAATTTTCAACTCAGATAAAGAGGGGGTGGTGTAGATGGGCAACCTACACCACAGTTTGAGAAAAAAGAGGAGTAATGACTAGAACTTCCAAGTTCAATAATTAAAACAAAGTTCTACTTATAAGTAGATGGTCTATTTATTTTTAATATCCATAGGAGAAGAAGTTTCTATATTTATATCTGTTTTTCTAGGTTCTATGAATTCTTCTTTCTTCTTTTTATTAGTAGTATTTAAATTAGCAGTGTAATCATTCAATGCTCTTTCTCTACTTACATAGATATTTTTATTTTCCATTTAATATCATCCTTTCTTATTAAGGAAACATCTAGATAATCCGTGACGACATTTTAATATAGCTTTTAAGGAGGATTCTTACTTTGGATATCATTTTAGCTAAAAAAAGAAAAGCTGCCTACGATGATGCTGAGGTCGCTATAGCGAATATAAAAAAAGACCCTAAACAAGAATATGTATTAGATCTTCAGAAGGCATTAAATTTAATGTTTGATGCTAAATGTATTAGTATTCTATATACTCAAAATACAGATAAATTATTTTTTGGTGTATATGCTATGCCAAAAATCCCTGCTGAACAGGTTATAAATATAATTACTTCCAGTTCTACTTATATTATAAATGAATACTATTTGGAATTAGATTCTAAATTATTTCAAATGGATATTGATCTTAAACCTAGTGAAATCATGGCTATTCTTATTTATGATATTGGTAGAATGGTTAATGATGGAAGTCCTAGTGAAGTTGTTTCTAAAGCAATTGATCGTTATCTTCTCGCCAATAATGACGTATTAAAAATCTCTGACTCTATCAATTATATGGAATTACTTTCCTTTGGATTTAGAGATGCTATTCGAAAATATATTACCCTTGTAAATAAAGATAAAGTCGAAGATAATGAAGTAATGTATGATTATTATGAATCCATCAATTACAAACAGAACCTTTATAATGCTTTTAGAAAATTAGAAACATGCTTCTATAATTATAATAAAGAAGCGGATAATAAATTTGTTGTATTAGCATGGGTTCTCCGTTTATATAAAGACGTTCTTCATAATCGAATTCCTGCTATTGAAACTCTTAAACGTTGCAAATTACTTACAGGATCAAAGATAGAAATCCGTGAAATGGAAAATGTTATTAAGAGATTAAATAGAATTGATGATGATCAATTATTAAAAGAATCTGCAAATGTATTACTGGAAGAAGTAAAAGAAAACATTCTTCCTAATAAATCTAATAAACCTATTCCTCAGGCATTGGATGATGATCTTATAAAATTAGAATTAGAACAGCAAAATGCATTGTATAATGAACCTGATGCAGTTCCTAATCTTATTGCCAATATCAATTCTAAACTTGCTTTTATTCAAGATTATATTGAAAATAATCAGCTTACCAAATCTGAGTTTAAACAACTGAATGATATGTATAAAGGTCTTACTTTAAAACGTGATCAATTATTTAAAGGTGATCTTTATGATGAACGATTCAAAAAGTATTCTGTATATTTTGATTTAGATGATCGATAAAACTAAGGAGAGGATTTATTTCCTCTCCTTATATTTTTATCAATGGAAAATTAGGTTGTATATAATAATTATGAAGTAGTGTATCTTATAAATTATGAAGGCGGATACATTATATTAGAAAATTTTATAAACTTATTATTTGAGAAGGAGAGAGGAAAAATGGCATTTGAATCAGGTTATGGAAACCAGCAATACTCACCGACAGTTTATGGTTATAGTTTCTTTAATAAGGAATCTGTAATTGATAAAACTATGATTAGCTTTTCTATGTGGAGAAATCTTCTTAGAATTAGTATTTCTCCTGTTATTGAATCTGAAAATGGAGAAACACGATACGATACAAAGAACGGTATCTCCGTTTATCTTACTCCTCAAAAAGCAAAAATGTTTGAAAATCTTTTGAGTTTATCTATTAATAAAACAGAAGAAGATACTCTTAAAGGAAATGCTGGGGTAGCTACAGGATCAAATCTTATTACTGTAGAAGATCCTGGTGTTGTATATGGAAAACCTGAAGCTGGAACAGTTATCAGCATTAAAAAGCTTAATCAGAATGGTCAGATTGAACAAAGCTATTCTTATGAAATCAATAAAGGATATTACAATATTATCATTGGGTTTGATCCTAAGACAGCTGGGTATACACAAAACTATGATATGTTTAATACTCTTGAATTAGAAATGATTATTCTTCAACTTAGAACTTTCTATGAAGCTATGAGTAATGCAAATGCATATTCCAATGTAACCCATCAATATCAATATTATTCCAAGATTGCTGCTAAACTTGGAGTAGATTTAGAATCTAATTATAATGGTGGGTATAAGAAGAGCTATTTTAGCAATTCCGGAAACTCTGGAATGACTAATACTTCTGCTGGAAATTCTGAAACGATTGAAAGTTCTCAGCTTGATTCTATTATGGGTGCTATGCAATAAAATCTCAGGGGGATTTTATATCCCCCTTTATTTTTTTATTGAAATAGGTGATAGTTATTAAAAAAGGTGAATATACAAAAACTGTATTAGTAGATTTTGATATGCTATTTGATATAGATTTAGCTTGTGTACTTTATCTTAAAGATAACTATGGCAAATCAAAATTTTTTAAAGAAGAATCTATAGAATATTCATTCTATTATTTAAGATATCTAGTACTTACTACGAAAAATAGGAATCCTATATCTATCTTATTCAAAGATGAATATGTAGATAAGGTGGATGGAATATATAATGAATTAATTTCTACTAAACTAAATGAGGTTTTGAAATATCTTATAAAACCGAATGATATTTTAAAGTTATTGGTGGCGGATTTATTGCATGATGATGTAGCTATTACAGTTAATTGTAAGACAGAAGAAGAAGTTAAATATATAAAATCATTTGAATTTACAGATGATTGGAATACCGTATTAAATGAAATAGATGCTGCAAAATATAATACCTTATTTATACATTACGTAACTGATTTGAGTAAACTATATAATGTATCTGGCAAAACTATCTATCTATATAATTTCGGATATAATTTTGAAGATGATGGATTACAACATCATCATCCTATAACTATGGTTTTAAGTGAGGTTAATGTAATAAAATATATCTCACCATATGCTGATTTTGAATTTGCAAAATAATCATAAGGAGAGTGCACTTAATGAAACTTGTAAGTAACGTTATTGGTGAAAAACAATTAAGATCTGCTCAATTAAGAGCATTGGAATTATTTGCTAATACTCTTAAGGGAACCTATGGTCCTATGGGAGAATATACAGCTTATTCTTATAGAGATACAAATAAGAATACTAAACTGGTAGTAAGCAACTATACTAAGGATGGATTTACTGTCCTTAAGCATATTGATCTTGATAAACCTATTGAAGATATTCTAAAAGATGATATTCGTACTATTTGTACTCAGGTTATCAAATCTATTGGTGATGGTACGACTTCTGCTGTAATTATGTCTTATCTTATCTTCAAAGGACTTCTTGAATTACAACAAAAAGGACTCCCTAAACGTAAGATTGTTTCTGTATTTAAAGAAATTATTAAAGAAGGAATTGATATTATTGAAAGTCGTGGCCATGAAGCTACTTTAGAAGATATCTATAATATCGCTTATACTTCTTTGAATGGTAACTCCGAAGTAGCTAATATTATTAAATCCATTTATGAAGAAAGTGGTATGGATGTATTTATTGATGTATCCGCATCCAATACTCCTGAAACCAAAACAAAAACATATAATGGTATGACCTATGAAGAAGGATTTATTGATCCTTGCTTTGCTACTAATGAAAAGACTTCTTCTTGTGATTTAGTCAATCCGAATGTATATGTATTCGAATCTCCTATTGATACTCCTGAAATGGTAAATCTGTTTAGACTTATCGTTCATGCAGAATATCTGGAACCTATTCGTAAAGCAACAGAAAAAGTAAATATGGGTAAAGAAATCAAAGAATCAGATATGCCTACACCTACTTTGATTATTTGTCCTACCATTTCTCGTGATATGAATAGCTTCTTAGATGAAATCATTACAGCAATGACCAATATGCCTCCTGATAAGAGAGGATATCTTTGTGTAGTAGCAAATATCGATAACGATAATAACTATCTTATGGATATCATGAAGATGACTGGTGCTAAGTTTATTAAGAAGTACATCGATCCTAAGAATTATGAAGAAGATAAGAAAAAAGGATTAGCACCTACAGAATTTAATATTAAAACCTTTGCAGGTAAAGCAGAACACGTAACAGTAGACGCTACCACTACTAAGATTATCAATCCTAAGAACATGTATGATGAAAATGGAAACTATACAGAGTTCTTTGAAAACTATTTAGCTAATCTTGAATCTACTCTTGCTAAATATGAGACTACTCGTCAAGAATTAGTTAAGATTGGTCGTTTAAAACGCCGTATTAATATCCTTAAAACAAACATGGTAGATTTATATGTTGGTGGTATTGGCACATCTGATCGTATGCCTTTATTAGATGCTATTGAAGATGCGGTATTAAACTGCCGTTCTGCAGCAAAAGATGGTGTTTCTAATGGTGCAAACTTTGAAGGTCTTAAAGCCTTTAGTGTTCTTGAAGGAAAGTATAATAAAGAATCTGAAGAAACCCATGAAGTTATTAAAAAAGAAGTTTCTCGTGTATTAAGAGAAGCATATTTAGAACTTTGCAGTCTTATTTATCTTCCTTATTTTGATGAAGATAAAGACAAAGCATTATCTTGTATCTCTGAAAGTCTTCTGGTAAAGAATCTTCCTTTCAATATCATTAGTGAAGAATATGATGGAAAAGTATTAACTTCTGTAAAAACAGAACCCGCTATTCTTGATTCTATTTCTAGAATCATTACACTACTTTTCCAAACAAATCAATTCTTAGTACCTGATGCAAGATTCAATATCTATAATATGGATGCAGATACTACATCTACTCCTGTGATTAATACAGATGGAACTACTGCTGTACATATGACAGATATCTAAGAGCTAACCAAAAAAATATACCCCTCGATGTCAAAAAAAATAATAGAGAAGAGCGTAATTGCTCTTCTCTATTACTATTTATTATTCTTTAGGCTCACCAAAAATCTTATAGATATCTTTCTTGGGAACAACGAAATAGTTTCTTCCATTAATAGAAACTTCTGTTGTATCAAATCCAAATCCACCTTTATTAAATTTATCTTTAAATTCTTTTCTAGCAAGATTTACAAAGGCTTCCAATTCAGCAATCCTATCAATATTTGTTTTTGCTTTTTTGTAAGACTCATATCTATCATACAAAAACTCTTTTGATTCAAGAATTGCCTCTTTATCTATTTCAGTATTTTCTAAAATATAAATTAAGAAGCAATCTAAATCCATATAATCTTTATCAAACTCTTCATAAGTCATATCCGGTAATAATTCGAATTTATAATTTTCAAATGTTCTAAAATCTACAGCAGAGAACTTTTTGATATCTACTTCCTTATTACCAGCAATAGAAGTTAATATATCTTTAGCATTTGCTAAATCAAGAACTCTGAAATAAGCAGAGGTTCCTCTGGCTTTATTCACGATAAGTTTTATAACTCTTGAATCTACTCTTTTGATTAATTTTTCAGAATCGTATTTGCTGCAACCATAAACATCTTCTGCTATCCCTTTTATGGTAGGAATAGGAACATATCCATTTACAACATACGTTCTAAAAATATCTTTGCCCCCTTTTTTAGATTTTGAAATAACGTATTTGTCTACCATCTTGATTGCCATAAAAATCTAACCTCCTCAAAAAAATAAAATTAATAAAAAGTTGAAGTAAGAATAAAGTTTAAACTCTAATTATTCTTTCAAAATAATAGTATATGATTATAAAATATTTTTTTATAAACATATACACTATCTAATAAAATGATTTTATAATCATTCTATCCAAAATCTCTCTCGTATTAATCCATGGAATGCCAATAAGGAAGAAATTCCTTATTGGTTTTTCACTTAGATTATCTTTGGAGGAAACATGAATATTTCAATAGAGGATTATATAAAGAATCCTACTGGTGGTAGGGCTAAGATGATTGGAGAAGCCGAATCTGCTAGAATTTTATATACCGAAAAATTTAATCAGATTATGCTTAAGGTGAATGGGAAGATAGATTATTATTTGTTTAAAACAAGTAGAGAAAAATATGTATTATATATCAAAATGCCTTCGGAAAGTCAAGATAAAGTATTTTATGATGTAGTATTTGAATTTACTTCAAATAGTAATGATAAAACAAATCTTACAAAGATCAATTCTTATGATGTAAAATTCTTTTCAAATGATCCTAACTTTACATTTACTTATGCCAATGCATTTAAACATAATGATCTACTGATAAAAGAATTATCTAACAAATTTGATAGAATAGTATTTAAGCAGGCTCCTAGGGTAACCAATCCTAATAAAATTGTAGGATATGCTAAGTCTTTATATTTTGGATACTTGCTTTTTAAATTAAGAGGGTTAGAAAATAAGATAATGTGGGTTAATGCAGCACCGTACAAGCCGGCTCAACTATCTTCTATGATAATGAGTGCTAGTGATAAATTATCCCAATTACAAAATTTAAAAACATTAACCAAGTCTACTAAATATGGGTCTAACTATATTTCTCAGGATGATTACTCTGATACTGGGAAAATTGAGGGGAAAGCTAAGGCATACGTAAATAAAGTTCAAACGGTTAAACGCTATGAAAGAAATAGTGGATCTAGAAATAAGAGTTCAAACTACGTTAAGACAGTAAAAAGGCATTATTAGAGTAAAAGCATTTATATATGTATACTATTAAAATGAGGAATGCTAATGAATAATGTTGTATGCTTAGATTAAAGGAGAGGGAAGAATGGAGAATTACAAGGATCAATACGATGATTCTGAATTTGAAATGACTTATGATGACCAAGCTTATTATTTACCGAGATTGACACTTGACCGTAGTAAATTTGAAAAGGGAGAAACCATTCCTGTAATTTCAATAATTAACCACAATCTTTATAATAAAGGGGAAGAAATTTCTAAACACGATACTGTACAGACAATGAAAAGTGCAGTATGTATGAATTATGGAGAACCTAAACCTCCTATAGATTCTTGGACACCTCAATCAGATGCAGATAGAATATTCACTCATATACGAGGAGCTATTATTGCCCCTGTGCATAAAATATATCGTATGCCTGATAATACTCAGGAGAGTTTGGAATTTGATTATTTTTCAGTAACTGTACGTAAATCTTTTAATAGTTCTACAAAAGTTAAGAAAGATGGAACCATTTCTATTGGGTTTAGAGATCATTGTGTTCAATATTTAAATTATTTTGAAAAGTATTATGATAAAGAACATAAGCTTTTAGTTCTTTATGCTAGATTGAAATATATGATCGATGTTCATAAGGAGTATACCTTAGATAATTTATTATCTGATCTATGGAAGTATTTTATAAATCCTAATGGGTCTTCTATGGCTACTTATCTAAATTACTATTTAGATATTATGAACATGGAACAATATACATTGGATGATCTTGAAAAGTATAAAAACAATAGATCCCCTGTATTAGAATATTCTGATTTTCATGCAAAGATTATGCTTAAGATCTCTGTCATGCAGAATATGATCATTCCTATCGTAAGTCACTTTATGAGTAAGAAGAGCTTAAACCAATTAGAAATTGAAAAGATCTTCTTAAGAGCTTTTGACTTATTGTTTCAGATCAATGAAAAGATTTATAATGTAAATATTGCTGCAAAGCTTTACGAAACAGCATTTAGTAATGTAGCAAAGAATGTTACAAGCAATTCTAAGTTATGGGAAATGCAACCTATTCGTGCTAGAAATCAAACTAGTCATTCTATGGAAACAGTACAAAAGATTATCTTTAGTATTATTCCTAAATATACGTATGATAAGAATATCATTCATTTTAACTACAACTCTATCAATAGAGAGATCAAATATCAGGTTACTGATATAGCTTATGAATTTGGGTTTATTCCATTATCATCTTCTAGTAGAGATGAAGACAATAACTCAGAATGTGATAAATTTGAAGCTCATGCAGCAAAATTAAATGAAGCTACTCTTATACAAACTCAAGTAAATTGCCAAACTACTATGGATCGTATAGAAATGAAATATGGTCCTTTTGATGATAGAGAAATAGAATTTTATAGAAAACAACTGCAAAACAAAGAAGGAAAATTAATTGTAAATAGTTTACAAAAGAATCTCATTGTATATCTGTTTGCAAAAGAATTTGATGATCCTCAATCTATTAAGATTATGAATGCTAGACAGTATATCATTCTTATAATTGCTGCTAGACGTTTATTAGAATCTTATAAACTATTCCAGCTTCCTTACATCATTGGAGGTAAGGTTGTTCGAGTAGTAACTAGAAAGAATATCAATAAAAAGGAATTGCAGAAGATTCAATCTTCTAAATATTATCCTTTGATTCATGAAAAATATAACAATCCTAAGATCGAACATGATGTAATTCTTATGCTAATTGCACAAGTATTATCATCAGAATTTCAAACTATAGATTATTATCATCCTGAAAATAATGGGAAACCTATTAATGTAATCCCTGATATAGTTTCAGATGAAATTTGTAGATTTGTAATGTTGATTTAGAAGATATATTATAGAAATGAGGTGAACAGCAAATGTCTAATAACTTACAGTTTTCAGATAAACTTAGGGAACAGCTTCATTTGCTGTTCCCTGATTCTAAAGATGCTTCTGGTAAAAGAGAAGTAGCTATAAATTGCCCTTTATGTATAAAAGAAGGACTCATAGATAAAGGCCATCATATGTATATATCCTTAGGGCTTGATGGTAAACCTCCTATGTATAATTGCTTTAGAAATATAAATCATAGAGGAGTTTTAACCAAAGAAGCTCTAGAGATGCTTTCTGGAAGAAGCGATATATCAGATGAAACTATTTCGATTGAACTCGAAAAACACAATAAGAAAGCTTCTAATTTAAGCAGGTACCGCTTAAATAAAGACAATAAATTATTTTTAAACACACCTAAATCTAATAAAAACACATTAAATGACTTTAAATTGAAATATATCAACGATAGGTTAGGATTGAATCTAACTTATCAGGAATTAGTGGATAATAAAATTATACTTAGTATCTATGATTTTTTTAGGTATAATAAATTAACAACTTTTACAAGATCTAAAAACATACTAGATCTATTAGATAAATTTTTTATAGGATTTCTAAATAATACAAATACAGCAATTGTATTTAGGAATCTTATGAATAAGGAAGCAAGATCTAAAGTCCATAAGTCTTTAGATACTAGATATGTAAAATATTCTATTATAGATACTTCTGTGATAGGATATTATATAATTCCTACAAAATGTGATATTTATAAACACATAGATATTCATATAGCAGAAGGTACTTTTGATATCTTATCTGTATTTTATAATCTTAGAAACAAGAATACTATAAATAATATATATTCCTCTATAGGAGGAAATACTTATATAAGTCTAATCAAATATTTCTTATGTACTATTGGTTTGGTTGATGTAACCTTCCATATCTATATAGATAATGATATAGATAATTTTGTATTAAAAAATATAAAAAAGAAATTGATTCCTATCGGAATCAACGCATATATTCATATGAATATCTTTGAAGGAGAGAAAGATTTTGGTGTATCTCCTGATAAGATAAAAGAGTATGTATATAAATTATGCTAAAAGAGGAGAGATTATATGAAAGAGTTTGATCAGTATATTGATGAGCATGATTTTATTAGCATGAAATATAATTACAAATCTGGAATGAAATATTCAGATATTAAAGAGAATGAATTACAGATGAAAAGTTCTGACTTTGATCTTAACAGAACTTCAAGCAGTAATACAAAATCTATTGCTTTAATCCATTTTAATAGAAGTATTTTTACGAACTACAAATTTAAAATATTTACTGGTGTATTACAGACAATGCTGAAGGAAGATGAATTGTATGCGTATATTTTCTTCAAAATCAAATCAAAAGAAAACAGAATCATTTCTGCCAATATTTTTAGATCTTATAACCTTGATCGGGAAAACTTATTGTATCTATCGACTATTAAATATATTTATGAAAAAATCACATTAGCGAAAGCAGCTCTTGGAGAAAATAATACATTCATAGCTAAATTTGACAATTTGGATAAAGAAATAAATGCAAAACCTGTATATCTATTAGATTATATCTATCCTACATCTAGTGGAATGGAATCTATTAGAGATCTTGTGGATCACGCTAAAGAAGATCCCTATACTTATAATACCAATATGAGTATCCTAAATTTATTATCAGATATTTTCATCCAAATAGGATGCGATCCTAATAGAGATCTGAAGAAAGAAATTAAAAATATAAATGATATTGCTTATGGGAAGAAGAAAGAAGAACCCAAAACTCAGGAAGAACCTAAAAATACGAATGCTTTAAATATAGAATATGATCCTACTGTAGATTATAGAAATTTATCTACATCTAATAAGCCTAAAGAGATCAAAGGTCATCCTGGTTTTACCGTGTACAATTAAACCCAACATATCATATAATTATTATACCTACTTTATAAATTATATAATTCTCTATTTTAGACGGAGTAGTAGGATAAGGACTTGATGTCCTTATCCTCTCTCTTTTGTTAATACGTCACTACAAATATAAAACAGTGGCTCCAGTTCTTTTTTTTTTGTTAAAAAAGAACAAAATTCATAATAGTATAGAAAATATATTTTCTTTATTTATTATCTAGAGGAGGTTATATTATATAAATAGAGAAGAAAATATTAGAAAAATAAAAAGAGGTATTTTAATGGTTTAGGTTATTATATATTAAAAAAGAAAAGGCACTTCTCTATATTTCCTATACTACTACATAATAGTTTATGATTTAAAATTTTACTAACAATATTTTAATTTATTAGAGAACCATTTACTGATTTAAAGATTATTTTCTTTAAAGGATATGGAGGTATTTCTATAATGGATTTTGATTTAAGCAGAACTTCAAAATATCCTGAACATATCAAAACCGATGAATATCGTGAGAAAAAAGAATATATCGCTGAATTAACTTCTGCTGCATTATATGGAATAACAAGCAGAGCTAAAAATCTAATAAAAGAAAAATCTGAAGATTCAGGAATAGTAGATACTGTAAAGGCAAAAGCAAAATTATATCAATTGTATGATAAGTATACAAAAGATTGTAATAAACTAATCAATAGCAATAAAACTCTTACTGAGATAAAAGAAGAGTCTAAATTCGTTATTGAACTATATATAAGCAATATTTCTGAAATGATCTAATCCAATCCAGAATCCTTTAATTAGGATTCTGGACATTTTAATCTCACATAAGATCACATCTTAGTAATTAAGCCATTAACATAATTGGAGGTTAAAATTATAATGGGTGGTTTTACTAATACAAATTACAGAAAAACCTCTGAGAGTCTTGTACAAGGGTTACAAAACCGTTTGCAAAACAATCCTTATTATTTATTTATAGATAAGAAACCTACAGTGGTTACTTATTGGAATATAAATGATAAACACTCCACCCTAGATCAGGGTGATAAAGAAGTATATCATCAAACTGGTGAAAATACTCCTTTAAGATATAATAAAATAAATAATTTTCAGATATATGGTATTGAACGTATAATGGTAGATATCCAACGTGGTGAATATGGCCCTGAATCTCCTATTGAAGGAGAAGCTATTATTCTTCCTAATACTATTATACCTTGCCCTGATGATTATTTCATGATCACATATCTTAAAGATAATACTCTCTTATTTAGGGTAAATTCTGCAACTCCTGATACATTAGAATCGGGGGCTAACTTTTATAAAATAAAATATAATGCAGAAACATCTAGTGAGTTATCTAAAGGGTTTTTAGATAACAAACTTCTTGTAAATGAATTTGATTATAGACCAGGCAATATAGGAACCAATCTATCTACGTTGATAGTAACTTCTGATGCAGCTTTATTAGATAGAATACAAAGTCTATATAATATGCTGAAATCTTTCTATTTAGAATTATTCTATAAAGGGAATATTCAGACTTTTATTTATGGATATCTTGGGATGTTTATCTATGATGCCTACCTGATAGAATTTCTTATTAGAACTGGTATATTTTCCGAAGAGGGAAATAAATACCTTTATATATCACAAGCAGTACATAAACCGGATACATTCTCAATAGAATATTCTAGAACTATATTTAAAGATGTAGAAGATGTAAATCCTAGGATGCATTTGAATAGTTGCTATCCGGTACCTGTTCATGATCCTAATAGTTTATTAGTAGATAGAATGGAAGATTATTGGGAACTGTCTATCAATATAAGAAACAAATGTAATGAACCTATAAATTGGTTAGATATGGACTTATTTGATAGAATTGAAAAGAATCTTCCTTATGAAGATGATAAAAAGAATTTCTATAAAAATATTATTATCAAATTTATGAACAAAACTTCAGATACATTTGATCTTAATATAGAAGATATAGAAAGTGCAGAAGAAAGGGATTACTACTTCTGTAAAGATCTATATTATGAAATTCCTTTATTATTGTATGCTATAAGAGGATATATGACTGGATTACAATCTGGAGGTACTCAAGATTCTAATCCTGACTACCAAAAATATGTAACAAGTACTTCTTGTACTAAATCATATATTGAAGGTAATTAAATAATATTATTTACAACAATATAATGGATAAATTTTCATTATAGGAGGAATATTATGTCTGCAGCTGTTGATGAATGTCTGATTGAAGATATTAAACGAGATCTTCTTGAAGATATGATGATTGGCGATAATGATATCGCAGAAGAAACGTTAGATAAAATGATGGGCTGGAATGAAGAAACTCAAGAATATGATTCTGAAGATGGAGTATTATTCCCGCAACCTATTACAGAAATAGAATAAGAGAGGTATATAAAAATGAGCTTTGAACATTTGAATCCTGATATTATGGTAGAAGGAAAATTTGATGAAGATCTTCATGAAGATATTCTGATGGAAACAGTAGATCAGATGATTGATGAAGATGAAGAAGTAGATAAAGAAATTCTTCAAGGTCGTGGAGATGGAGAACTCGTAGATATCATCGATGATGAAGAAGATGACGACGATAATGAAGATGATGACGACGAAGATGAAGGCTACGATGATGATGAAGACGAAGATGATGATGAATATGACGATGACTACGATGATGAAGATGACGACGATGAAGATGATGATGAAGACGAAAAATGTGAAAAATGTGGTAAGAATCCTTGTGTCTGCGATGACGAAGATGATTATGATGAAGAAGACAAGGATGACGACGACGATGATGAAGAGGAGTATAAAGACTAATTATTAGGAGGAAATAAAACAATGAAAAAATTAGTAAATGTGTACTGTGATAAAGCTTTTTCTATTAATGGTGTAGTATTTTCTGGTGTTTGCCGGAATATTATTCTCAGAGATGAAGATATTGCTATTTGCTTAGAATTTAAAGCAAAGGTAGATGAACTTCTTGAAGGTGGTAAAGTTGTAAGCCTTGGTTTTGATAACTTCCGTAGTGGAAATGGTCCTTCTAAGATTCCTAATATCAATGAAAAATTGGCTATTACAGAATCCTATAAGAGACCTGAAGTAGAAACTATTACTGGTGATCAATTCAAAAAAGATACAGAAAAGAAAGAAAAACAAAAAGAAACTCCTGCAATTGAAGATCATCGTAAAGAAGTTGTTGTAAACCATGAAGAATCTGAAGCTAAAGAAGAAAATACTTCTTTAAGTGGTTCTTTAGTAGTTGAAAATAAAGACAGTGCTCCTAAGAAAGATGCAAGATCTTATTATAAGAAATAAAAAAATTAAGAGTAGATCTTTTATGGTCTACTCTTAAATTCATTATCAACTCACTATGGGTTAAAACATACATATAAATTTAGTAATTTTTTTAAAGTGGGTGAAATTAAAATTGGATATGAATATCGTTGGAGCTCTTATCTGTGAAGAAACAAGATCTAACGTAGAATTTAAGATCAAGAGTGAAAATAAAAACGGTTTCATCATCGCTGAAGGTATTCTTCAAGAAGGCGATGAAATTAATAGAAATAGACGTTATTATCCTACGGAAGAATTGTCTCGCTGCATTACTTCTCCTAGGACCAAAGAATTAGTTAAAACAGGTAACCTTAAAGGTGAAGCTGGTCACCCTTCTGATGCATCTTTAGCTCGCCAAAGTAAAATTGATCCTACTTTGGAACAGGTTTGGTATACTAAACTTTGGATGGATGGAAATTTCGTTAAAGCACATTTCCGTGGAACAAATAATGAATTGGGTAAATCTTTTAATGCTGATTTGAAAGATGGACAACTTCCTTCTTTCTCTCTTCGTGCTGTTGGTTCTCTTGTAAATGAAAATGGTAGAATGACTGTAAAGGGAATGCAGATGATCACTTATGACCGTGTATATTTTCCCTCTCATTCTAAGGCATATACAACCAGTATTGTAACTACAGAATCTGTTGGTTTTGGTGCTCATAACTATTATAAGATCAATCCGTCTTCTGAATTGTATCGTAAGAGTAATGAAATCAATACCATTGCTAAATTTGGTAACTTAGCAGAATCTACAGAACTCATTGTTCCTATTAATCAAGAACAAATTAAAAGTTTCTTAATTTCCGAATCCAGTAATGTTAAAAATGTGTTAGAAACATTTGATGTAGATCATAAGAAATTTAAATTAAATGAAGATGGGACTACAGTAACCATGGGTCTTAAGAATGGTGATAAAGTAGTATTATCTTTAGAAGAAGCAATTCAAAATGAAGTTATGTTTGGAGTTTCTAATTATTTCTAAATAAATTTTAGAGTATACCTTTAGGGGTATACTCTATTATTTTTTGATACAATCTATATATTTCTGTAACAATTAAATAATATAAAAAGGAGAGATCTCGATTATGAACAAGTCTAGTTTTTGTATAGCTATTGAAGGTACCGATGGAAGTGGTAAAACTACATTAGCTAATAATATCAAAGAATATATTAATTCTAATAGTAAAGAATTTAATGATTATCATGCCGTTACAATCTCTTTCCCTTTTCATGGTTCAGAAATGTATAATACAATCAGGGAGTCATTACTTCCTGGGAAAAATATCCCCACAGATATTTTGCAGACTTTGATGATACTAAATATGAAAGATGAGTTTGATAATTTTTTGAATGATTTATTAGAGAAAGAAAAAAGTATCATTATTCTAGATAGATGGCTATTATCTACTATTGCTTATAATATTAAAGATAATGGTACTATTTTAGATTCTGCTTTAAGATTTATATCTAAATATAAAAAAGAAACAGATGATATTATCTATACCAATAGAACTGGTACTTCTCTTAATTTAGATATCTCTGAATTTTCTAAACTATATTGTGGATTAACTCATATTCCTGACTATGTATATATTTTAGATATAGGAGAAGATAGGTTAAAGAAACATTGCGAAGCTAGAATTAAAGATGGAGAAACAATAGAATCTAATGATCTAACTTTTTCTAAAACTGCAAAAATTTATAAAGATATATCTGATGTATTAACTGGGTCTAAAGAGACATTTAGAAGAGATCTTATTATTAGTGGATATTTAAATAATGATCCTCATGATGAAATAAGTCTAATTCTAGATGAATCTGAAGTAAAGGTATTATCAGATCTTTCTAATTATATGAATCCTATAGATGATGAAACTTTGTATGAAAATCTTAAGCAATATATTTTAAAAGATATAAAAGATAAAATATTTTAATTTAGAGGAAATATAAAATGAAAAGCTTCATATCAGATCTAAAGATACAAAAAGACTTAGCAAATGTAATAATAACTCATTTAATACGTAAATGGAGATTACAAGTTGCCTTTTCAATCATTGCATTAGGTATATTTATAATGGGATTAATTACTCCATTTATAGTTAATTATTATTTCTTACTGAGAGATATAGATCCTATTTCTAATAAAGAAGTAGTAGAGCTTATATTATTATACCTTGTAATAATATTATCATCTTTCTTATATTATAGAGTATTAAAATCCAGTAATGGAAAAGATAACCTAATCAATGAAATTAGATATTTTGTATATACTTGGAAATATGGTAAATTGTTATATATAAAGACCATAAATAGTTGTGAATATGAAAATATTATGAAATATTCTAAAACTATGATATTGAATACAGAAACTGGAGATACATCCGTTATCGCTTTATCAGATAAAAAATATGAATATTTCATGAACAAAGTAATTAGAGCCACTCTCTACAATATTTTCAATATCTATCTTGATTTTAAAATAAAAAATAAATGTTTTACTCCTTTCCCCTTTTTAAATAAAAATCTTGTACTGAATCCTAATGCCTTATCTAAATTGATGGAAAATAAGAAATTAGAATACTTATATTCATATTTAGTATTTGAAAAAGGAAAGAATTGTGCAGATTGTTATGTTTATAATACTCTTTATAATAAGATCTTTAAAGAAGTATTATACTATATACAGAGTGATAAAAAAATAGAAGCATCTTATAAAGAAGAAGATGTAGCTGCTCTTGTAGATACTACATTAGGACATTGGTGTGAAATGCTTTTTGATATGAAACTAAAATATTCTCTTCCTAAATAAAAAAAGAGTATAGGAGATTCTCCTATACTCTAATCTTTATGAAAAATTTGTAGGAACTCTATTTACAGGAAAGATACCGAATTCATCATTTGAATAATCTTCATAATCAGAAAGTCTTTCCACACTCATAGTGACAGCATTATCATCTCTATCTATACTAAACCATATGTTTATTTTTCCATATAGCCCCATGCATTTAATCATTTCATAAATACTACTTACAAACCATATACCGTTTTCATCTTTTGCTAATATGGTATACTTTTCTTTTCTATTCCCTTTTATCGGATAATACTCTATGATCACCATAGGAGCATCTTTTAATAATCTAACTATTTCTTTTTTCTCTTCATCGCTTCTTCCAGGCATCATTCCTAATATAGTATATAATGCCAAAGAATCTGTATCCTCCATCTTATACATATTTTTATATTTTGCATCTTCTAAACATTTTTTAGTATGAGGAGAATTTAATACAATATTGTATGTAAAAGGTCCAAGATTTGTAAATATTTCTTCCTCTCTATTCACCATGAAATTGATAGCATTAAAATGATTACTCAATTCTATATCTAATTTATAATTATGATCGGTAATAGCTCTATTATAATCAATATACTGGTTGATATGGGATAACTCATGAAGGATTACTAAGTTAATCATTCCTTTATAATCTTCTAATTCAGTATACCCTAACGTTTCTCCTTCATATATTATTCTATCTATATTGATTGTAATGATACCATTATTTACTCTACCAAAATCATTTGATTTGGAGTATGTTTCATAAACTAATTGTATAGCTCGTATTCTATTTATTCTAGTATTAAAATATCTAAATGCTTGTTGTGCATAAAAGCATAAGTCTGAATAGCTAACTTTTTCCATATATTACCCTCCTTAAATACGTAATTATTCATAACTATAATATATCACCGAACTAGAATTTATTGTTTCGACATTTACTTAAAAAATATCTTTAGTATCATAAGGAGGCTTAAAATGCCTAATGATATAAATATGGTTGAACAGCAAATACCTGTTCACTATCATAGATCTACAACTAATAAAACTTTTATAGAAATGAGTAACTACTTAAAAGCTATTGGGGTTAAGAATAATAGATTTATGCTGGCCTTATTAGATCCTGATTTGGCTAATATAGATCCTCATGATCCTAATTTAAGTACTACTTATAAAATGAAAGTTTTGATGGAGGTTAGAAATAACTTCTGGTATTATCTTAGAGAAGTAGTTAGAGTACCAACCTCTGGTGAACCATCTAAATTCTTATTAAACCGTGGTAATATGGCATTCTTATATATGGCAATCATGAATTTTGATTGCCTGTTATTGCAACCACGTCAGACAGGTAAAACCATTGGTGCCGCTTGTTTATATACTTATATTTACAACTTTAGAACCCAAAATACTCAGATTTCTCTTTTGAACAAGGAAGCAAAAGACTCTCGTCTTAACCTTTCTCGTATTAGAGCTATTCGAGATTTACTTCCTGAATATCTTAGATTTGATGCTAAGTTTACAATGGATGGTAATAGAAAGAAGCAAGTACAGAATACTCAGATTTATATGGAAAACGCTATAAATCATAATAATATAAAAACTTATGCTAAAGCTAGAAATGAATTAGCTGCAGCTAACTTGCTTCGTGGTCAAACATTCCCTTTACTCTGGGCCGACGAATTTGCATTTATTCCCTTTATGAAAACTATCTACGGGAACATGCGTCCTGCTATGAGTAAGGCTATTGAAATAGCCAAACAAAACTTAGTCCCTTATGGGGTATTATATACAACAACCCCTGGGTTCTTAACTAATGATGAAGGAAAATATGCGTATGCTGTTTTAAACAATTCAAGCAAATTTTCTGAAATGTGGTATGATCTAACATATCAACAAGTTTCTGATATTGTGGATTCTAATAAACTTTCTAGTTTTGTTCATATCCAATTTAATTATCAACAACTTGGTTATGATGAAAAGTGGTTTGAAAAACAATGTAGAGATTTGGAATGGGATTGGACTCTTATTCGTCGAGAAATTCTTCTTGAATGGTCTGATGAATCAGAAAATAACCCGTTCACTAAAGATGAGTTAGATGGAATTCGTAAATATTGTAGAGATCCTAAAAAGACAATTCTTATCTTTGGGAAATATCAATTCAATATCTATGAAGAAATTCCTCTTAAATCAAACCTAGTTCCTAAATATCCCCCTATCATTGGTGTCGACCCATCTGGTGGTGTATCTAAGGATAGTTCTTGTATTACTTGTGTAGATTCTAAGACTACAAAAGTATTTGCTGATTTAAAATGTAATACAATTTCTAATATAGAATTAGCCAGAGTAGTTCAATACTTGGTTACTAATATGATGCCAAATGCTATAGTCAACGTCGAAAGAAATGGTGTAAATAAGCACAGTATAAGGAGTAATTCTTATATTCCTACAGAGTTAATTGCTTAGAAAAGGCTGTTAAGAGTTGCAATACCACAACGCAATCAGTGATGATAATCGTGATGGTTTAAAAAGTTTGCAAATGGCCTAGTTTAGCAGC